AAAACTGTGCTCCGCACCCGCGAGCCGTATATACCCCATCCACTTCAAGTAACGGTATACCTTTTAGAATAGTGTTTTTCTTTTGCATGTGATTTACCTACCAGCCCCATCGGTAGGTAATCGACAGCAAGCAATCACTACTTGATTAGGTCACTCTGTTTTTTGAGTTCTTCTCGGATTTCCATCCACGCTTTACCAAGAAGGTTCTTTCCACTTCCATCAGCGCCAATGCCCCAAATGTAGTCAAAAGGAGTGTCTTCAGCAATCTCTTCATCTCCAGTCTCAAGAAGAATCCTCTTTAGTTCAGGGTTCTGTTGAACCTTATACCTGAGAGCATCTTTCATAATACCATACTTGACTTCTTCCCAATCCTTGCGAAGCGGAGGCATTGGGATTTGAATACCATCTACAATATATGGTTTGTCGCCTGAAGCTATGTCCTTTGCCTCTCTTGGAGTTCTAAGAGTTCTAATGATATTCTGATAAAGAGGGTCTTCAAACTTCTTTGACTGATAGTAATGCTCTGTTGTTGGATACATCTTGTCATCAACAATAATGCTATGACGAGAGAAGTTGCTAAAGCAACCGTATGGTTCTCTTATTTTCCAAAACTTGATCATATTTCACCAAAATGCGGAGTAATCGGAAAAGTCCTTTTCTGGATCAAAGTTATCGGCGAGTATAGAAAGAAATTCCCCATGACACGCTTTGGGAAGGCAGAAACAACCTAGAACCTTACCTTTGAGTTCTCCTAAATCTGCTATAAGATGAGGCTGTCCCAAAATCCAATAACTATGCAGTTCTACGGCTTCTTGCCTTGTAGCAACAATGTATTTTGCATAGCTCTTAGGCTCATGACTGTAGGGGTTTCCCCATTTGGAGTTTCTACCGATGTCAACTTCAAATGGCTCTTTATATCTATTGACAACGGAAGTAATCATGAGTTCTTTCTGCTATCGTATATCTTCTCTAGTTTTTGCCATAGCAGTTCATGAACATAGTATAACCAAATCTTAGAAAAAGTATCAATTACTCCAACGACAGCGCCAACCGTAATGCTTCCTGTAATAAGAAAAGCAATAACGGAAGTAGCAATACTTCCAAATATTCGGTAACTAAGAGATTTGATCAGGAAGCGGCTATTTATCACACTTCATGGATCGACAACTTTTATGGGGAAGCATCACTTTCCCACTCAGATTCTTCATGGATTACTTCTGGCCTATGATGGTCATAAGGTTTCCATAAAGTTCCATCAGCCGCCCACTTCGTTCTTGGGTCAACCCATTTCTTCTTCGCCATGATTGCCTTAATTTCGTCTATGTTTATAGGACAGAAATTGTGACAATCAACGCCAGCATCAATAGCTAGCGCCGCCTCGTCATCTGGAAGGCCTCCGTGGGAATGCCCATAAAGATGCCAAGCCCCATAATGAGACTTGTTCCATACCTTTAGGGCATAATGACAGAGAACGATGTTCTTTCTTTGACCGTCAATCTCAGTCTTGAGATTGAGCATGTCATAAACTCCCGAGAACAACGGAGAGTTATATCTGATTCTGTCGTGGTTGCCAAGAATAAGGATTATATTCTTGCAGTTAATCCTGCCTCGCATCAGCTCAACATCACGATTTGCAAAATCGCCAAGATGAAAAAGCCTATCATTAGGCTTTACTCTTTTATTGATGTTTTCAAGCAGGACTTCGTTCATCTCTTCCGCAGAAGAGAACGGTCGTTTGCAATACTTTATAATGTTTGCATGCCCAAAATGAGTATCACTAGTAAACCAATCCATTCTTTCCTTTCTGTGGTCGGTTTCCTCTTTTGTCCGACCCTCTAACTATTTGTTATGCCTAATTATCGGCAACAGAAAGGAAAAAGTCAAACACTCACAAGAATTTATTTACATTCTTCTCGTTTCACTTCTAACCACCCAAGGCTTTCCGACTTGATATACGTTACAATAACTTTTGTAATTTCTTTTGCATGATCAATAGTCATAGTAAACTTCCTGTTACATACAGGGCATCTCTCTTGCGGCGATTCCATATCAATAAAATCGCCGCTAAGCAAGCATCTATACTTCTTGATTACTGGAAAAAAGACTCCATGACAGGTTCTATTCATTGTTTAGCTCCAGTAAGTATAGATGCACGGACGAAGCTGGTTTACAGTCTTTGCCCAATCCTTGAATACACCGACATAGTGAGTCCAAAGAAGAACCGAAGCAAAGATTTCTGGTCTATAGATTTGTTTGCATCTTGCTACAACTTCATCTTTTAGAACAGGGCAAGACCTTTCATCCCAGAGGCCAACAAGTCTATTAAAAATCCCACAATCAAGCCTGTCTGGCAAGGCGCTAGGTTTTGATTTCTTTATAGAAGGCGGTAAATCAAGAGAAACGATATCTTCTGGAGTAATTTCAATAGGAGGTTCATGCGGAATACGAACCATCATGGTATGAGGATATACGCCGCTATTGCCAGTTCTTTGATCTAGCCATTCAACCGTATTTCTTAGGTTTTTCCTATGCGAATAATAATCTATAATATCGTCATATCTATAAAAATCTTTTTGTTCTGGAGGAATGATTCCGAACATATAATCTTCCCCATATTCAAAATCTCTCAAAAAATGAAAATGAAACTCGGAATCAATCTTTCTTTGGTCTTCTGGTAGATTAAAGAACCTAGAAGCCGCAACTCCTATTCCAAACTGTATTCCATATACATCTGTTGCAGATGGGCCGTTTGCTTCTTCAAGTATACGACGATGTTCTTCGCTATTTTTAAGATCGTTTATCCATTCGAGGAATGGACGCTTCATCCTCTCTACACGTTCATAACATTCGTCAGATTCTCTATCAAGCATCCAATCTTGAAAACGATCATCGGCCAAGACGTAACCTTCTGTTTTTACATCGCCTAAAGCAAAGCAGAGAGCCTTCTTTATCCGTATTCCCATACTATCTCTCCACCTTAAATGTCGTTATCTTACCGATTTTCAAACGGTCAGCCCATAGCCTATGAACGTTTGCAATTGTCTGTTCAGAAGCGTTCTTTTTCTTATCTTTTGCTTTTAATTGCCAGCGTAAAGAGTCTTGAAGGTGGCTACATACAGCGTAATTAAGTAGCTCTGTCCAAAAAGCATCTCTCAATTCAGCATCGGAAAATGCTTTGAGTTCTTTATCTAAATCAAACTCTATGGAAAGAGATATTTTCATTGCATCTTATTTTTCAAGACTTCCATACAAAACTTGTGAAGTTTTGAACCTTCTTTTACAAGCAGCATCTTTGTCTCTCCGGTTTTTGATTCTTTTACAGGAATCATAACCGAACGAGGAATATCATACTTGCAAAGAAGACATTGATTAGAACATTTCATGCAGAGAACTCAACAAGGTAACGGAGACTATGCTGTGCGCGGTCAAAGGTAATAAACTCGTTGTTCATAACCTGACTTACATCAGCCTTGCCAAAGACGCAGTGATGACCCTTCGGAGGCTCGGTATAGCCTCTGGGACCGGGAGCGACAAATGGATTGCCAATCGCAACGTCAGCAACAAACATGAAAGCGTGCCGACCGGCAACCGCTCCGCTGTTGTAGCCGCCCCAACGGTTATAGCCAGACGTATAACCTGCGCTCTTGCGCCAGTCATCAGCCCAATACAGCCCGCCGCCGAACATAGCGCCAGTAATTACAACGCCGACCAATTGCTTTGGAAGACGAAGATTTTCCCTAAGAATACCAGGAACATTGACTGAACGAGTACCGTGGAAGAGCATAGAAACATTCGCCTTATCATACGAGGCGGAATCTTCCTTGCTAATATCAGTACGAGAACGAGGCTGGTGAAGAGCGCGCTCAGTAATGCGGAATTTGCCTTCTGCAATGTCCTTCACTTTCTTGCGCCATTCATTAACGTGAGCGAGCTGACTGACTGACCAAATGTTATGAATCTTCATGGGGCCAACGTCGCGATGCTTATTGCGGCTTGCGCTAGGCATCCAACTAATAATGAACTTACCAAGTTCAGACTTGGTATCAATCCAGCTCATGTCAATATTGAAGCCAGCAAGAGGGTCAACATCATTTGCGGCGCTCATATCAACAGCATAAAGAGCTGATTCAAACGCATCCAAGTCTTGATCCCATACGGCGATATTGCCCTTATTCAGGATCCAGTTAACGTCTCCGACTCTCTTAATCTTAGGAATACGAGAATACAACGTATTAGTCAATGACTTCAGAATCGTATCGTTCATCTGATCCTGTTCGTCATCTCCGACCTTCTTGACCTGCTTCTTGGCCTCAATAAGAATGTCTCTTGCTTCATCAATTGAAGACTGGGTAGGGATATTGCCTCCCTGAACGGCGGTCTTAGCATAAGCCACAGTACCAACATTCATGTCTTTCATGAGTTTGATGGTTTGAGCATCCCACTTGGGCTTGCTGGTAATCTTGGCGGTAGTTGTGTTTACAACTGCGGTCTTCTTTGCGCCATCATTGAAAGCAATCTTCTTGGCGTCAGGAAGTCCGGTTGTACGAGTTGCAAGAGGACGGACGAGATAGCAATCTTCTCCTGCCTTTGCTTGAAGAATCCGCTTACCAGCAAGAGTTGTCCATTCTCCGCGCTTATCATTCTTGGAATGAAGCTGTTTTTCGTATTCGCGCTGCGCTTCATCTTCGCTACCGCATTCAATGAAGTTGAAATCGGCTTTGGAAGCGCCGGTCCGGCCCCATTCAAAGTAAGCAAACCACTGACCGTTCTTCTTCGACTTTACTACAGCGCCGTGGTAATACTTGTTGCTATCTTTACCATCCTGAGTAAAACAGCCCATATCGGCAAGTTTCGTGCCTGAAAAGTTTCCATCCTGCGTTGCAGGAGGCCCAAAGCATTCAAAATCGCTGATTGAATGACTGTCAGGAAGGACGCCTCTGCCAAGTTTGGTTGCCATTTGGTATATCCTCAATGTTTGTCTGCTGAGACACCATTCAGTTAGAGATAGAAAGTTTAGTCGGCGTCTACTAAAAAGCAAAGCACCAAAAGAGTCACATTGGGACTCTCATCTCCAAAGACTTGCATGGATTTTTTTCAAGAGGAGAACAGGGCTGAGGCGTAGATAGTACATCTCGGTTTTTCTTTCTCTGAGCCTCTTCCATCTGACTGGCAAGTTTTTTAGCTATAGCGGAAACCTTTGTGTAGGTTTTTTCTAGGAATTCTGGAGTTACCTCTTTATTGGTTCTGCTATCTATACAAGATTGCATAAACAGAAGAGTAAGAGCAGACTCTTTATCATATTCGAATATACGAGCAAAAATATCTGATGGGAATGTCATTTCTTCAACCCTTTTACTTACATGAATTTCTGATGTCCACGAATGAGCGTAAAGAGTATAATTGTTAGGAATACATCCATATTCTTGAGAAAATTCAGGCTCAGAACTTAGCTGGTCGCTATTGCTCATCTTCGTTTTCTTGTTCTTCATCTTGTCCATTGAAATCGGTATCTTTGAAATAACCGCTACTTAGGCCAAGACTTATTAAAGCGCAGAAGTTATATTTGGCATCTATCGGATTTGCTCCGCTTAGTATAATGCCTTTAGTTTTCATGCCTTCTGGAAACTTGTTTTTGCATTGTTCAAATATGTCTTCAACGGTATCGCCATAAAAAGTAATAGAATCATTTGTGTCTGTTATAAACTTACAGCTTATTCTTGGCGGTCCTAGTAATCTAACTATTTCAAAATCAAATGCCGCCATCCTTTTCATAGCTCCTCCCTCGTTTAGTACATATCATTGAATCCAGGATCCTGCTCGATAACATTCTTCTCTCCTGCACTCCATATTGCAGAAAAAATATTCTTCGGAATTTCAATAAGGAATCTTTGATTATCTTCTGTTTCAACGATTATGGAACATGCATAATCGTCTACAGAAATAACAGACCGTATGCTGCCAAAATTGAAATCAGCAAAGTTTACTGCGAACGGACATGAAATAGAATCCAATGCTGCTTTACTGTGCTTTTCCATGTTTACTATCCATATTTCTTTACAAGGAAGAAAAATTCTTCCATGTTCTTTTTTGCTTCTTCATGGTCTTTCCCAGAAAACTCTATCGACTTATATTTGAAGTTTTCCGGAAATCTCTTGTGCATTTCAAAAAACACTTGAGTTATCGAGTTTCCTTCTATTGATATCGAATCGCCGTTTTCTAACATGAACCTTGCAAAAACGACAGGTTTGAATGGTTTACCAAAGGAAGGTAGGTTATCTGTCATATGAAGTTTCTCTTTCTACTTACCTACTATTTTTCAAGCCTTTGTCCTCCGATAAGTTGCTGGCAATACGAGAACATTGCAATAGCGCTTGCGCAACCAACATTTAGGCTTCTTACTGAGCCATACTGTCTTATATACAAGACTTCATTGCATCGACTTAGGACATTTTCGGTAAGACCAACGCTTTCTTGCCCAAAACACATGATAATATGTTGAGATTTATTCCACAAATAGCTATCTATCGGCTTTGCTTTAGGAACATCATCAAATCCAATAATAACGCTCCCAAGAGGTAAATCGTCCATCGAATCAATATTCACCAGATTCTCATAGTGGTTTGTTCCAACCGCCCCTCTTGCGTCAAACTTTTTCTTGCCCAATATATAAACCTTGGAAGCGAGAAAGGCGTTTGCGTTACGAATAACAGCCCCAATATTGAAGTCATGGAAGTGATTTGTAATCAAAACAGAAAAATTGTGGCGCTTCTTGTCAAGGTCTGCCTTTATTGCCTCTGTTTTCCAATACTTGTATATATCAATGACATTCCTGCTGTCTTTGTTCTTGAGACAGTTTTCTTTACAAGAGGACGCCTCAGATATGGAATCGTGAAACTTCTTGCAAATAGTGCATTGATATTGAAAGATAGACATAAGACATTATAGCATCAAGCAAAAAGGGCCGCCCGAGTGGACGGCCCTTGAACTTGTGCAAACTTCAAGTAGATTTAGAAGAGAACTTGGAACTGGAGACGGAGAGTGATCTCATTGTCTTCAGGTGAACCGAGGACTCCCGTATGAGAGAAATCGCCCAAAGAGCTAAGACCAGAAGTGTCATCCAGAGACCAGACCGCATCAGCAGTAAACTTGGCCGCATGACCGTAAAGGTAATAGTTTACGCCAGCGGTAAGGAAGTTCATGTCGTCGTTCGCAAGATTCCTTGCGCTATCAGCAAAGATTGCATCGTAACGAACGAACGGCTCAATCTGTTCAGTAACCCTATATCCGCCCTGAAGCTCAACGCCGTAATCGTTGAAGCTCTCGCCAAGATCGTCCATATTACGACCTACGCCAGCAAGATAGGCATTCCATCCGCTGTTCTCCCAAGAAACATCTCCCGTATAGGAGAATACATTACTCTGAAGGTCGCTGTCCTGGTAGTTTACAGCGCCGCCCAAGAGCAGGGAGTTCTGCTGATTCTGTTGAGCAGTAAAGTCTGAGAAATCAGACCTAGATCCAGCAACAAGATACTCAGCCCTTGCAGTCAGGGAATAATCAGCCTCAGCAGGATCTGTGTAATCCGTATTGGCAGAATTGAATCCGTCAGAGAAGGCTCCAATCATGCGGAAATCGCCAGCGTCATATGCAAACTGAACGCCCTGGGAGTATCCCTGACCAAAGATGTAAGACATGATGGACTTATCAGCAGCAAGCTGGAAGCGGTCGGGAGTGCTATCTTCCCTCAAGAAAGGAAGCTGGAACTGACCAAACTGCAACCTTCCATTATCCATAGCCTGCCAACCAATGAAGGCATTATACAGGTCTACGTCGCCGCTGTCATCGTTAAAGCCCGGCTCGATCATAAAGTCAAGACTGTTATGAATCGTTCCGTTGAAACGAAGACGGGTAAGAGGAATATTAAACCCATACTCTGCATCAGCATCATCGCTGTTGTTATAGGTATAGCGGAACTGGAAGTCGCCGCCAATATTCATCCTAAAACCGTCATTGCCGGAAAGAAAGAAACCGGACGAATCATGTCCGGTTACACCATTGCTGTCGCAGCCAGTTCTGGTCTGAGCATCAGCAATAAGAGCCGTAGTCAAAGAGCGGTCTTCATTAGAAACCGCCGTCTGGCCATAGCTCGTTGTAGCGAGCGCCATACCCAGAACTGCAAGCATTGTGTTAATCTTCAACATTTCATCGATCCTTTTCGAATGAAGCGAACCTGTTTTGAGTCATGACCCGCTTCTTAGCCATTGACCCTATCTATGAACTACCCTTATCGGTAGGTAGTAGATGCTAACCATTTGAGTTTCACCAATAACCCATCGTCTAAAGCCGTTCTATTTCTGTAATTTCGTTTCATCTAAAACTTGCGTCTATACGTCGCAAATATGAGAAAACTCGATTTTTAGCCCTTGTGGGGCCTAAAAACGCATTTCTGGAGGGATATCGCCATCATGGGGAACTAGGAAATCGCCAAAGACCTATCAAGCATAGGCAATCGTTTTTCACTTTTTACGGTTTCCTGTAACTTTTCACCAAACAACCACCTAAGATTTCTCCTAGGTGGCTTATATTTATTGAGCCTCAAACTCTTCAAGATGAGCGAGCATATTGTTGATCTGCTCAATTGTCAATCCAAGTTGAGGAACCTCTTCGGCAGTTGGATAAGGATGCCTTGCAGTCAAGTAAGCATCAACAACTCCCATAGCCTTCAGAGCATGGTCTCCCTGAAGAACATAATTCAAAGCACCGAAAACAGGATACAGCTTAGGTTCAGGCTTAGGCCCAACAATCTCGTATCCAGTCTTTTGTCCCTGAGCATTACGATACCACTTGCGAAGAATCCTATTTTGAGGCTCCTTCCTATTCCAGCGATTCCATTCGCCATTACGACGAAGAGCCTTCCAATAGAAGCCATAAAGCTTCTTAATCTTGAGGAAAGTCTGGTAATCGCAAGCATGGAAACCCCAACGGCTTTGATAAGCGTCCTGATTGAACTTGTTCTTCTGAATATTCTGAGTCGTAGTCATAAACTGTTTTCCTTTCTAAAAATGGTTACTTGTTTTCGTACTTTTCCTTGAGACGAGCATATTCTTGTTTATCATGCTCCTCATTTAACAAACGCATTCTTTCTTGCTCTTGCTGTTCTTGTTGTTTTTGCTTTTGCTCCTTTTCTATCTTTTGTTTCTCCTCATTTGCAAGCCTATTTGCTGTTGCGGTTTTCTTTTTCTGAACAACGAGTTTCAGAAGTTCATCCGTGTATTCCCAGTCTGTCGGAGTATTAATGGTCCCGTTTTCTCCGCTGATACCGAAGTTATCATCAGAAAAACTGTTCTTGGAAATAATCAAGTGAGAATATTCAAACTTTGGGTCGTGTTCTTTGGTAATGTTCCTGGCGATCTTTTCTTCAAACTCGCTATAGAAGTTAGTTCTTTGAACTTCATCAAAGAATTGTCTGTCAAGCTTTACGATATGATTGGCAATATCTTCAAGAGAGTTGAAAATGCCCGTTTCCATGTTGGCGCTTTTGCAGTGCCTCCAATCGCATTCGCCTCTGAAATAACTTCCAAGTTCGCAATCTTGAATATGGCTGATAACAATGACGGGAAAACTGTTCATATAGTTTCCTTTCGCGCAGGGGATAGCTCAGTCTCTTTTTGAGAGGTTTCGCCAGGATCTAAATTGAGAAGGTTGTAGCAACTAAACTTGCGGCGCAGCTTGGAGTCCGCAGGAAGCGGTTCCGTAGCGATAGCTGTTATTTCGTAACTATCGCAATTATTGTTTATTGAAGAAACAGTCGATACTACTTTATTGGAGGGGATATGAAAATTGAAATTCCTATTGGTAGTATCTTTGGTAGATGGAAGGTTATTTCTGAAGGCAAAAAACCTGAAGGGATTGTTTCTAGTGCAAAGTTTTTCTTTTGCGAATGCCAATGTCCTAATAAAACACAACGTATGGTAATGGGCAAGAGTCTTCGCAATGGAACAAGTAAAAGTTGTGGCTGCCTTGGTCAAACTCAAAACACTGGAAAAGATGAAACAGGCAAAGTTTACGGGAAATGGAAGGTCATTTCTGTAGTTCCTCGCCCCTCTCATATAACTGGAAGAGGTAGGTATTTTCTTTGTAAATGTTCCTGCGGAACTCAAAAAATTGTTTCTGGACACAATCTCAGAAGCGGAATTTCCGATAATTGCGGATGTAGTTGGAAAACTTCGATCAGGAATCCTGATGGACCTTTCAATATTTTGTTTGCTAGTTACAAGAAGAGTGCAAAAGAACGAAACAAATCTTTTAATTTGTCTTTTGAAGATATTAAGAGGCTTACACAAAGCGATTGCATATACTGTGGTCAAAAACCAGCAACAATACTTAAGCCATTTAGCAAAAGAGGGTTTGTTTATAATGGAATTGATAGAACTGACAATTCTTTGGGGTATACCAAAGAAAATTGTGTTCCATGTTGCAAAACTTGCAACATTGCTAAACTCTCGATGACCATTGATCAGTTTAGAAACTGGATTACTTCGGTCTACAAGAAGTTTTGTATCAATTTTGCGAAGTAAATCAGGTTCTTGGAACTTGGCGACCTGAATGCCAAAATACTGAAGGCGATCATGGGCCTTCAGTAGCTCTTCTTCGTTTTTCACGGAAAGAAGAACAAGATGCGGATGTTCCTGGTTCTAGCCGGGAGCAAAGGTTCGAATGGCCTCAATAACCGCATGCGCCGATTGAACGGCGACTTGAGAAACGGGTGTAAGGTCTTCCCTTACGAGAACATACAAGTATACGGGTTGTGTTTGTACCTACGTCATTTTGAACTCCTTTTATGCAGAGTTGTTCGAAAAATCTGGTAAACGCTGGTTGGGAGCCAACTTCCACCCTGATCATAGGTGGTGTACTTTTACACCCTACCCCTCTTACGGGCGGCGGCTTGCCCCGCCTTCAAAAGGGTTTATACGAGACATATACCAGACTTTCCGAACAACTCTACTCTTACTCTATCGGCTTTTCCGCAGAAAGTTTAGCCTGGGACCACGGATTTTTGTGATTTTTTTGAACTTCCCCCTGAACCAATTCGAAAACTTTAGCCAGGGACATCTGGTACTAGGATTCATATACTTGCCGGCAAGTATACCTTCGCGAATCATTTTTAGTCCAATTAGGTGAGATTGAACCCGAAGAGATATGGTGCGTCCAATATCTCCAAACTCGTAGTAGTCATCACCAAAGAACTCGTATCCATTATCACCTATCCACCTAAGCCAAGAAAACTCAGATTCGCAAGCGCCAATAGCGTCAGGGCCTAAATCCTCAAACTTTTCTTGCTTTTCAATGAGTTCTCTGCGATAATCAACCTTACTAAACTTCTTCCACTCAGAAGTCTTAGCAAGATTGCTTAGATATTCTTTGGCAATCGCAATAAACCTGTTTTTTTCTTCTCTAGAAATCTCTCGCCAACTCTTGTAGTCTTCTTCTGTATAGAAGCGAGCAATCTCTGGGTCTTTTTCTTTGAGAAGACCTTCAACATATCCATCTGAAAACAAAGACTCGAAAATAGAATCGCCTTGATCTTCTCCAAGAGTATGATCTTCAATATAGGAACGAACCCAATCTTCTGCAACTTCCTGACTCCACTCTTGGCCTCGTTCTCCGCATGAACTCGCTCTGCATTTGCCATTGAAGTAATCTAAGTTGCATCCGCCGACGAAATCAAGACTAATCGGGGCTGACCATTGATAAGTTGCTTCTCCAAGATCACCAGCAACCATAAGATAAGCCATCTTACAGTCAATGTAGTAAACAACGGCCATATTCCATGTACCGGGTTCTTTCCATTTGATTTTGATAAAATCATCTTGAAAAATGACAAGCTCAGGAATATGGTTTTTGAACCATTCTTCCCTTATCATTTTTTCATTTCTTTTGTAAAGATCATATTTTGTCATTGATCTCGCCTATTATTTTTGGCAGCAGAAAACCTATTTGGGCGAGTTTTCTTAAAGATATACTTGTGATATTTGCCGCCTTGCGGAGTTTTTTGTTCGCTGGCGGATTTGGAATCTTTTACATGAATTGTTTTCTTTGGTTCTTCCATTTATCGAATTCCTCTTGGTTAAAGGACTCAATCATTTTGGTAAGAACCAAATCGGCTTTTTGACCAGACGGAGATAGCCTAATCACGAAATCGCCAAGAGCGGGTTCTTCTATTGTCATAGAAGCCACGCCATTGCCAAGAACCTCATAAGTCAGTCTACATCCGCTACTTATAATAGATTCGTATTTTTCTTTAATATGAGACGGGAGTTCCACTTGAGCCACAATCCTTCTACCATTCGGAGGAAGAAACTGACTCACTTCAACAATAGTTGTCTTAACCATTAGGCATACTCCGGCTCTTCAACTGTCATTTCTTCGTACTCAGCTCCCATATCGGAACGAGATTTAAGTATAGAATAAGCAAGACGACCATTTCCCTCTTCCAGCGCCTTATTGACAGTCAAGAACTCGTTTCTATCATTTTTGTAGAACCTGAGACTTTGCTTGTAGTTTTCAATTTCTGCCAAAGCCATTTTCTTGACAGGTCCAGCTGGTAATGCATTAGCAGCATCTTCTGACATGCTTGGACTCTGAGGTTCATCAGGCTCATGGAAGTAGCCAAAATCTTTGCGGTCCTTAAGAAGTTCAAGAAAGAACTTGAAAAAACCATCAGAAGATTCAGATACAACGTTACGAGTCCCATGTTTTTCATGAAGAATGATTAAAATAAGACCATCGTTCTTGAAAACTTCGTCAACTTGTTTGAGAGAAAGAGTTGTGTACATTTACGCTGTCTCCAATTCAACTGTTATTTTAATCCTTTTACCTTCCATATTCATCAAAGCAGATTCTTTGAACTTCATATTATAAGGAAGAGAAATATGGATATTATCATTTCCAATAAAATCGCCATCAGCATCTTGCATGGAACACAGGTAAGTAATATCTAACTCCCGACAAGTATCCGGGCCGTTTACTTGCCGTTGATTTGCAATAAGAACTTTACCTTCTATCTCAAATTTCATTTTGGTTCTCTTGGGGTTACGATTTCAAAATTTCCACCCCTAGACCCCTGCCCAAAATCAGACTTGCGAAGATTTTCTTTTAGTTCTTTGAGAGTATTACCTATCTCTTTGAACTCTCTCTTTAGCTTTTCAAGCATTTCTTGTTCGTCTTTAGCTACAAAGAGCCAAGGCTGATTAGAATAGCAATCCCATGCAAATGCATAAATCATAATTGTTTCTTTCTTGGATAAGGTTCGTTTGCAAGGTCAGGCCATCTTTCTTTCCAGCATGGACAGTCATATCTTTCGTGACAGCTGCACCAGCCTCCGCCGGGAACAAAGCCTCCATTGTTAATATGAGTTTCAAAATCCTTGAAATCTTTTCTCAATTGAACAACAAAAGCCCTCCCATGCTTTCGTTCTAAATACTTGAAATCCATAAACGCCCCCGGCAGGACTCGAACCTGCAACAAAGAGTTTTAGAGACTCCTAACTCTACCATTGAGCTTACGGGGGCTTATATCAATCCCTGTTCAGGTCTTTAGCGCTAAACTTTTCAGGATCTGCAAGAATCCATTTGTCATGATCGTTATCTTCTACAGTCAAGACTTTCCCTTGAGAAAGCGCAATGCCTCCAAGGAAGTCTAAAATGCTATCCATATTTTCAAGATACCAAATTGGGAAATTGTTGCGGAACCCATTTTGATCATGAAGACCAATAAGGACAGGAAGATGCCTCTTCATATTCTTTGGGACAACTACATATTCATAGTCTTGATCTGAATATTCATCAGAAATGTAAAGACCTAGCTTATCAGCAACCTTTTGAAGGCTGTTCCATTTCTTGAGCATACTCTTTGCTTCTGAGGTTCCAATACTCATATTTCAATTCCTTTTATTTGCCATACCATGCAAAAATCGGCTTTATGATAGCAAATGCATAATGGTTTCCACCAACATGACCCCATGTATCGCAAGTTATTCTAAAACCATTACCAGTGCTACCATCAAAATCTTCTAGGTCTCTTTCCCATTCATCAAGTTCAAACTGAGTAGGATCTGTAGAAAAAACCCACGCCTCTACAAACTTCTCCCAAGGAATATCAAACTTTTTAAGTTCAACATTAAAAGATTTGGCAGTATCCTTATTCCATTTAGGATCTGTTATATACGGGAAGTCTAGTTTAACAATTTTATCATCTTGTTCATGCCAGAAAAGAACCAATCCTTTTGTGGGAACAATAGCATAGCGAACGGCTTTGCCGCCTGGAGCAATAGATTTGATATAATCCATTGCGGCTTTGAACTGCCCTTTATCGCCTCGAATGTCAAACAGTATGTTATCCATTTATTACTTTCCAACGCATAGAGGAGATATTTTTGCTCTTGTTGGGCCATAACTTGTATAAAAATCATGGATATTACACTTATCAACAAAAATATCTACCAGATCATTAACATCATTGAGAGTAAATCTCTCTCCATCATCATAAACACAAATCTCTTTTCCGACCTGATCAAGACAGGTAATAGCTATTGAAGGATTTACCTTGATGGGTTCCCAACCAGTATGCTCAAAGAACCTATCGCTAGCTAGGATAAGATCGTTCCTAATAGCCTTGCTTGTAAGGTCAACATCAAGAGAGCCAAAACGAAGGCTTCCCTGAAACTCATTAGTAACATTTGTCTTATCTTCGTACTTGAGTTCTTTTTCTTCGCTAGGAAATGGGCCTTGTCCATGACGGGTCATATACGCTCTAGTAACATAAGTTGCATCAGCCTCTTTAATTTCAAACTGGCGACAAATATCAAGAACGTTATTTAGGCCAGTCTTGCTTCTAGTTACATGAGGGAAGAAATAATGCTCTTCATCAAGAAGGAGACCTTGCGCTCCTTCAAACACAAGGTTATTGACTTCGCCGCCAAGATGAATGCCCATAGTTCTAAGACCCTGGGCATCCGTGTTGATTTCGATGCAATGCTCGGCAAACTCAATAACATTGTCAACATAACGTTCAAGTAAGGCTTCGGAATTGAAAATACTGTAGAATGAAGCCTTGGGAGAAAGTCCAATCTCCTTGATGCGAGCAGCGCAATATTCGTCGCGAATATTTTTTACGGTATTGACAATTTTATTGCGAGTCAGGATATTACACTTAGAGTCAATCCTAAGACGAGGAAAAGCAAACTTTTCCGAATAATGACGGGTTACTGTCTCATTAATCCCAACGCCGCAAGAGCCATGACGACCATCTCCGCGAGACCGTTCGATCTCTTCGTTAATTAGCATGTCATACGGAGTGGTTACAAGCCCGCCAGCATAGAAAACCTTTGGGTCAAAACCCATCTTCTTTAGAATCCCCAATTCTTTCTTCCAGAGAAGAGGATTGATAATAAAGCGAGGGCCAAGAAAGGTAGCGGCACCCGCAAGAGTACCGCTACCAAAATGACTAAATACATGGCGAATACCATCAGGAGTAACAACAGTGTGTCCAGCCTGCGCTCCGCCATTATGTCGTACCACGACAGTCTTTTTATCGCTGAAATAATCGGTCATTAGGCCCTTGCCTTCATCTCCGAAGTTAGCGCCAATGACTGCCGTGACGTTCATCTAACATTCTCCTGTTGAAGCGAGATTACATGCGAACCAGGTCGCTCGAACCGCTGGATGACTTACTCAGGTTCTTGAGAGCATCGCGAACAACAACAGCAGTTGAACCGTCCCAAGAATCAGCAACCTTATCAGCGTCAGCGCCTTCGTTGACCTGAATGGTTGAAACAATAATCTCTGCGAGACTATCCTTGTTGGGGATAACGATAGCACGTTCGCCAAGAATCTCGCGCCAGTTTTCAATAGCGCCCTGATCCCTTGTTGCGCTGGTTTCAACGATGATATGGAAGACTTCCCAGTGCTTCTTCACCTGATTGAGAAGATCCTTGGTCTTGATATCAGACTCTACATCATCGCCGAAAATCCTCTGGATCTGGCTCTTCGTAAGGCTAGGAAGAACCCTCTCGTCACCAACAGTGAAGAGATACCCCTTGCGCTTGCGCTTGCTAATCGCATCGCACTTCGTCTTATGAGCAGCGAAGTACCAGAGGAGATTGTAAGACTCGCCGTTGTTGCCGCCGCCATTACCTTCAAGGTAAATCTTCTCAATCTGCTTTGTCAAAGGCTCAACAGCCGCCTCAAACTGAGTCACCTGAAGAGGAGACTGGTCAGCAGCAGCATCGCCAACGCCGGCCAAAAGGCAATGAGGATCAGTAACGGGCTTGCGCTCGTAAATCTCCTTCATAACGATTCCAAGGCCTTCCTTGATAATCTGTTCAGCAAGAGCGCCCATTGAACCAGTTTCATCAACCCCAATCATAATGGGAGTTGAATTCGGATTTGCAGCCGAATCAACAGATTCACGGAACTTGATCTTCTTGGGATCAAGGGAATCATCCATTCCATTACTGGTAAAAATGGCTGCGCGAGGGGCCGAAGAAACAGAAGCGCTATAACTCGTCCAACTATCGCTATCCCAACGTGAATTTCCCATTATTCAATCCTTATAAATGTCGCTTGCTTCAATTTTCATTTCGACAAAGCGACGTTTGCCGAAACTGTCAATCAGAATCTTTTTCGTCCAACGTTCATACTCTTGAAAAGCGTTACCATCAGTAATGCTTCTAAAGAAATTGACTAACGGTTGAGGAGTCTTGCCATCATGTAGCAAAGTAGAACCAGAAGAATCACCAAGAAGTTCCAGCCCAATATCCCTGACAAGCATAAGGTCTAGTTTGTGGTCTGCAATCTTATCGGCCAACATCTCCATAGGAGCGATATCTGCCGACATTCTAGGAAGTGCCTCAAGCTTTTTCCCTACTTTTTGTGAATACCACCAACCTCCGAGTATGACCATGCTATGAAATTGTGGAGAAATGAAGAGATTGGTTGTTGACAGCGCGTTATGGGTTATTCCGGCGTATCTCATGTAGCATGCAAGATTAAGCATGCAGCTTACAATCCATGCCACATGCTTCGGATCAATAGTTCCGCCGAAATGGTCTAACACATCTTGAAGCAGGAAAACGTCAGGAGTCTTTGAAAGAACAAGAACCATATGACCGTCTTGAGTCTCGAAAGAATCAAGAGGATTAGGAAGATACCTGGAAATTTCCTCTTCCATTTCCTTGTTTTCGTACTTGAATCCATGCTTGATAGTTTCAAGTCCCCTGCCAAACAAGTCTTTGCAATCAGGTTTTACTACATAGCATACAACTCTATCGCCGTATGCAAAATCTCCCAGTTCAAAACTGCGCTTACGACGATACTTGACCGTTCTAACTTTACCATCAACACCCTTAAAAGTTAGGGTGTTAGGAAGAGACCAGGTTCCTTTTTGAATACGACCGATTACCTCGTCATAGAGTTTTTGCAAGTGAGATGTTACCTGCTGAGCTTCGCTGCTCTTATTGTGGTCTGGATGCCACTCTTTTATCAACTTCCGGAAAACACTCTTTGCTTCATCTTCCGAATTCGGGAAGATTCTCTCAGGTTGATTTTCAGGTATTGACAGGATCGCTTTCGCTTCCATAGTATCCTTCATCTCTGCGGCAAAAGTTTAGTCTAGCCGCTTTCTTCATCAATGGGAGGGCTTGGGACCGCTATTCTTGGAGTCGCTTTCAAAGATTTCTTCCATTTGAAGAGCTTTATTTCTTGCCGGAATAAAAAACAGCAAGTAAACAATCAGAAATGCGTTCGCAAAAAAGAACCAGCCATTTACAAATGTTCCAAGAAATCCAAAAGTCACAAAAAGAACAAACGACATCATCAGAGTCATAAAGGTATCCATCGTTGCAGCGAGTCCCTTTATCATATAACAGCCTTTTATTTAGTCGTCATCTTTCTTGTTTGGTTCTGTCTTAGAAATCTCATAATACATTTCTGATATACCTTTTTTGACATCATTTTCTGGCACACCAGATAAGGCTATGAGTCTTTTCGTAAGAGTATCGGCCATGTTTCTCATAGATGCTATGACTACGGTAAGCGTGCCAAAGGCCTCTTCTGGTGTTTTGCCCAAAAACTCGTCTGAAAAATAACCATCAAACTCTATGGTATCTTCGTTCTTTTGTATGATAAACCCGCCAACATCAGGTCTAGTTTGTAAAAAAGATATAACAGTGTCTATACTTCCAAACTGCTTTTTGTTTGATTCTCGCTTTGCCATTTTGTTTCCTCACGATGAAGAATGTTTGCAAGGAGAATCCTAAACTCGCCCAATAATTTAGCAGACTCCTCTATACCCTTATCGGTTGTTTCTTCATTAGAATATTCGCACCAATCACTACCAGCGAGCCTACTAGCTTCTATCCATAACTTTTTCAGTTTGGACTGTTCTTCAGGAGTTCCCTTCATTATAAGGGCATATCTTCTCTGTCTTTCTAAGAAGAGTTCTAGCGATTCATTTCTATCATAATATCCTGCGTTCAATTTATATTCAATCTATGTTATGGAGCAGGACTTGGGGAAGGAGACGGAGATGGTGATGGCTCAGGAGCCGGGCTTGGAGATGGGGAAGGTTCAGGAGCCGGACTTGGAGATGGGCTTGGCGGAGGAGGCATCGGAGGATCTGCAAACGTTGCCTTAATTATGACAGGAATAGGGAATCGAGTTATTCCTGCTATAAAGGCTTGAACTTGAGTTATAAGCAGTTGAACAGGAACGCCAGGCGGCAAATCGAGACCGATAACTGCCTTACCAGTAACATCTGGAAGGAAAGAGTAAACGTTTTTATCTGTTGTGTCAATGTAAAGTATGGCGCTCATTATCGGTCTCCTGCGTTAACATGGGTTATTTCGTATTTCTATCGGAGCATCGCCAATTCCTTCACAATGAAATAAAAAACAACAAGATTCCGTAGCCGCGATTCTGTTCTATTCTATCATTTCTCTAATGGCCTCAACCCGTCCTCATAGAGCCACCGACGCTCTCAGACTGTTTGAGTTGCTGCTTACGTTGTCCGAACGGCTGTTTAGGCCTCCAACGGTAGGTGGTGCAGTCGCGAACTTCCTCTCATCCCTTACGGGGTAGAGCGATAGATCGAACCTTGTTGTCTTATCTATTGTAGTCGGTAAATTTCACAAGTCAAGAAGGCTGATACACTCCGCAAACAGTATCCATAAGAACCATGCAAGCCTCGTATGGGTCTATATTTGCGGCAGGTCTTCTATCCTCCAAATACCCCTTGCCAGCCTTTAGGACGCCTGGCGGAATACGAATAGAAGCGCCTCTATCTGCATCTCCGTATCTAAACTGATGAATAGAACAGGTTTCATGCTTGCCAGTCAGTCTTTGTTCATTGCATTTGCCATACATTGAAAGATGTTTTGGAATATTGTTTTCCAATGCCTTGCAAATGATTTCAACATCTTGAATGTTGAGATTTTTTCTCATCTCTTCAGTGCTGAAATTAATATGACAACCAGTTCCATTCCAATCCCCCTTGACTGGCTTTGGGTCAAGCTTGATAGTAGCCTTATATTTTTCAGCAATACGATTTAACAAGAACCTAGAAACCCAATGTTGGTCTGCGATTGTTGGAGCCTCGCTAGGTCCAATTTGATATTCCCACTGAGAAGGCATAACTTCTGCGTTCGTGCCTGATATTGGCAGTCCGGCATCAATGCAAGCCTCAAGATGTTCATCGCTTATTTGTCGTCCCCAAGCAACATCAGAGCCAACGCCGCAATAATAACGACCCTGCGGAGAGGGATAACCATTATCTGGCCACATATAAGGATTCTCTCCATATTGATCGTAGATTGCATATTCTTGTTCTAGAGCAAACCACATCTTATGTTTTTTATGCTTATTCCATACTTCAGTCAGTTTTGCTCTAGCATTGCTTTTATGCGGAGTTCCATCCGCATTTAAAACTTCGCACATCACAATATGAGTTGAGTGACTAGAAGAAAAACGCAAAGGATTATTACAAACAAAAACAGGCTTCAATAGGCAATCGCTTTTATTGCCAGAAGCCTGCATGGTACTAGAACCGTCAAAACTCCAAAGAGGAAGATCCTCAATACTTCCTATCTTATTGCCTTCAATAACTTTTACTTTGGAACGAATGTTTGCTACATCTTGAGGATGTTCTTCATTATGAGCGTAACCATCTAACCACAAATATTCAAGTATTGCCATTTATCGTTTCTCCTGTGTTTGGGGACTCAAGATAGATTAACGACAAACGAGCAATATTCCTACAATGAATCAGTAGATTTTGTCATGAATTCTTTTTGGGGCGTTTATTATAAGATTTCCTTTCCAATAACGGATAGTAGCCTCCGTTCCCCAAACTTCAGGTTCAACAATATTTTCTATGAGTTCAATAATGGCTTGAGAGTTTTTCTCAGTAACTATATTCTGAGGTTGACCATCTCTAAATATGCTTCCCTGATTATTCCCGCTTAGAATAGCGCTCAAATCTAGTTGAGGAGCCTCTGTATAGTTTGGAAGGACCATTTCTAAATCTTGTATAGGATAAATAACGACGTATGGTTTTTCTTGTTCTGGACCAGCCATCAATATTGCAATAATTGCTAACAGTATTTTAATCATTTTATATCCTAACATGTTAATATTGGGTTATCGGATGGAATTGGTTCTTCTGGTAAATTATCTGGTCTATAAAAGCTTTTAATTTGAGAATTTTGAACTAAAAACTGATAATATTTATATTTTTTATTAAAGCTAGACCAACAATCTGTTGTATCTAATTTTAGGTTCATAAAAAATATTAAATCTGCATTAGATGTTGCATAATTATAGTTAGCATTACCTCCAACAAGATTATCATTAAATCTTGAATTAGCAGACCCTCCGTTAACGCTTTGAGTAAAAGAATCATTTGCATTTCCACCATCTATAATTGGCATAAAATATCCTTATGAGTTAAAAATGAAATATGGAGTTCCACTTCTATTCCCTATAAACAAAGTTTTTCCTTCTGAACTTGGAGTTCCACTCATTTCTGAACTAAAAGGAGAAACATTCCTTATTGAATCAATATTTACTACAACATAATAGTAAGTCACTCCATTTGTCAATCCATTAGCAACTAAATTGTCATCTAAATTATCAACAAAATTACTTGAGGTTGTTTCTGCTATCCAATTGTAAGGTCCGCTAAAAGTAAGAGACCTAAAAATGGATCTTTTCAATAGGCTACCTATACTTCCTAATACTAAAGTATTTTGACTTGAACCAGGAGTAATAGTAAAAGATGGAGCGGACGGAACGCTTTCTGTTCCAGTACATCCAGTTGACCATGTTATTGCGGAATTATCTCTATTTACAAATCTATAATCCCAATATACTCCAGGTTCTGGAGATGCATTTGTTCTTGCCGTAGTAAACCCAGATGAAGGAAGCCAGTTTGTAGAAGCATCTATATCTGCTAAAGTTAAAGTAGATTCAGCCGCTTCATTGGCAACAGTGCTTAGCGCATTCCAGCTAGAAAGATTCAAAGAAGTTCCGGCATTTCTCCAGTTAGTAGAAGCCGCTTTATTATAAACATTTCTTGATATATTAGCACTTCTTGATCCAAATGTTCCTTGTGAAGAAGGGTCTCTAAACCATGTACTGTTCCAACTTGATCCAGCAATGAATAAACTATTTTTGAACTCTAATCCCCAAATATCTCCAGGATTTGTTGTCCCATCTGCGTTTTCAATATTAACAATGCTAGTTGTCCCTGTTGTTGTTTTCCATGTTGTATTTGCAATTTGTATCCAATTAAGAGAATCAAGTGCTTTTGATGCAATCCAAGGTCTATCCATTTCGTCAAAAAATTGATTGCAGAAAAAAGACCCAAAAGAATTCCTTTGATTTGTTATTGATACGTTAGATTGAGTTATATCATTTCCGTCAAATCTGTTTCCCATAATATGAGAAACTACAGTATCCCCGTTAGCTCCTTCTGCATACGCCCACGCCATTTTATCAACTCTATTAGCCCAAATATCAACTCCAGACCAACCAACTCTTACAAAAGATTGAGCATTTGCAACTCCTTGATTATATTGAGCAGTATTCCAGAAAATATTAGCTCCATATCCAGTAGAACAATCAATAGTAGTAGCTGCCGCTAATCGTATTGCGGCTTCTCCTCCTGTTGTTGTTGCGCTCTTTACTATATTGCCAGCTATGACTACGTTTTTTACTCGGTCTCCACCTGCAAATAAAACGTATCTTCTAAAGTTACCTAAGTTGTTATTTATTATGAATATACCATCACTAGACCCTAAAGATGTTATTTCTACAACCGAGTTAAATCTATCTCCAATACAGTTTATAATACCTAACCTAGTATGACTATATCCATTTATCAAATAAGGAACTGTTGATTCAGAATAGGCAGTATAATCTCCAAAATTGATATCCTTAAATACAAGATCAACGTCTCCAGTAAATGTACCAAGCGCTTGACTTGCAGATATATTAAAAGTAGGCCTATTCGTTCCGGTATTAGACCTTGTTACTAAAACCCTTGTCCAATTGGATTTTGATGAAGTTGATGTTACATTTATTGTCTCATCATCTACTAGTATTAGTGTACAATCATTTGGAGTGTTTGTTAATGCGTAAGACCATGTTTGCCATGCAGTGTTTTCAGTTAATCCATCATTTCCATTATTTCCTGAAGATGGCTTCAGATATCTTTTTGTTGTTGCTTTAGCATCTATAATTACTGTTACAACATTGCTTCGTAATACACTTCCATTTTCTAAATACATATCAAAAAAGAATTTATACGAACCAGCTCTATCTGCATAAATAGAAATGGTTCTTCCAGTAAGGTCTGTTGACCATTTATGAGAAATCCCATTAATATCAGTTCCTCTTCTTGGATCTAATGTGGTCATAGACCATCCATCTGGACCTTTTATTGTCCATCTAAATCCTACTCTTTCCCATGAAGAATCTCCAATAATACTAGAATGAGCATCCACATTAATAAAAGTTCCCGAAGGCTGTCCTGTTGTTGGGCTTTTTGCTGTACATACGGCAGAGGGAGTGTCTTGCCAATATACCATTAATCCAAGAGCGTCCACGCTTGCAGTTGCCGTTCCTGTTGATTGAACTCTATAAGCAAATCCAAAATTTGTATCATTTGTCAAATCTGAATAAGACCAGGAAAGTCCACCAGTTTCATCATTATCTCTTCCATAATAAACGGTGTTTCTTTGAGATCCAACATTCTGACTAGATCCCAATTCAGACCCATTGGAAAAGCTATTTCCAGATATTACTCCAGATTTTATAAACTTGATTTCTGCATCAGTAATAGAAGGAGAAGTAACATTCCTTTTTCCTTTTACAACAGGACTCAATCTTATTATAGTTGCAGTAGCTGGAATGCTTGGAATTAAATTAAAGTTTGTTGCCTTTAGATATTGAGTATCATTATTTGTTAAAGATGCTGTAGCCCAAGAATCATCTTGCAACCCAGCATTAGAAGGATTTGTCCACGCAACAGAACCAGATGCCGCATCATTTGTAACCGCACCAGCCCAAGCAATAGAAAAATTTCCTTTTGGTCTTCCTGCTGACATTTATAATCCTTTATTGTTGAAAATATTATCCGCTATATGCTATTGGAAAATTAGCAGTTATCTTAGAGATTCTTAAAAAGATTTTAGGTCTTTTATTTGTAGTAGGAGTCCACGATCCTGCATCAGTTCTCTGGGCCAAGTGGAAATTTTGACCTCCACAAGCCATATCTAAACTTGATGCGTTGTAAAAATCATAAGTTCTGTATCCAATAGTTGTTGTAGTAGTTGGTTTAATAGAAAGGTAATAATATGAATTTGCTTCTAAAGTTCTTGAAGAAACAAATTCTATTTGGGTTCCAGATACTGATGTTCCATTTCTTTGATCTGAATCTAAGGACACGGTTTCTAAAGCAGTTGTTCCGTCTTTATCATATAAAACAATATCACAATTAGCATCTAAGTCAATGAAAACATAAGCTCCCGTAACTTCTACTTGTACTGGAAACTTGAATTTAAGGGCAATTTCATCTGGATTAGTATTACTTGCAATTGTTGCTGCATTATTAATGCTTGGAATTGCAAATGGAGAAAAAACTGTTGAACCATCATCATATTCTATTTCTACACAAGCGCATCCAGTTATTTTACTCCATACTGATGATGTAGAAAGCGAGCAATATGCTTCGTTAGTATCTCCAGTTGGAGTATTTGTCATGTATATAATCATATTACCTGCAACTCTACTATTAAATTCAAATACAATCCAAAATCTATCTCCTTTTGTAACTGCCCTTTTTGTTCCATTATCCGTTCCGTCACTACTCATTATTCCTGTTTGATACCATGTTTGTCCTGTAGTTACAGATAATGTTCTATATTCGTCTACTATGCCATCTGGATAACCTGTAGCAAGGTCTCTGTCTTGAAATGAAACTTTCAATGTATCACTAGTCGTAACACTGGAAGTCATAAATCTAACTTTTGATATGTTACCAGTTTTAGTACAAACATATGGCATAGCAATCTTGTCTCTTGTTGCATCAAGAATCAAAGAGTTAGGATTATTTGCTGGAACATAATTTGTATCTGGAAAAATAAAAGAACCAACTATTGATGTTAAAGCCATATAATTCCTTTTTTTATGGAACAGTTATTTTAAGAGAAACAATAACATAAGCAACTGTAGATATTGAATCTAATTTAAATCCAAGCCAATCTCCAGCTGTTATACTTGTGGTCCAGCCAGTGAGCGTATTATCAACAGATTTGTTAGATGATGATAATGTTGGTTTTGCTGATGCTGCTATTGATGCTGTTGGAGGATAACCTGCGTCATTGCTTTTTAATATATCAACAACAGCAGATCCAGAAGTTGCAGCTCCTGATGAAGAAAGACCAGTAATGTATGATGCTGTTATAGTTGAAGATGTAGGAATAACCATGTAAGCAGTATCGCCTTGCGATGTTAACATCGCTGATATAATCCTAGTATAAGTTCCAGAACCAGATCCAGAATATCCTGAGAAGCCTGAAATTGAAGAATATCCTGAGAAGCCACTTTGTCCAGAACCAGAATAACCACTAAAGCCTGATTCTCCAGAATATCCAGAGAAACCAGAATAACCACTAAAGCCGGATTGTCCATAACCAGAATAGCCACTGAAGCCTGAAGTATTACCAGACAAAGAAATAACAGGGTCACCTGCTACACCATCTCCGTTTGATATAGAGATTCCAGTTCCTTGTTGCAAGGTTCTAGCAGATGCTGTAGAAGAAGATGTTCTTACTATAATCCCATTTGATGATAAGTTTACTATAGCAGTTAATTCAGGATCTAATGCCTGAGCAGCTGTCCAAGTGCTATCTCCTCTTAAAAAACTGTTATTATTAGCGGTTCCTGAACCCAACCTTGCTGTATTTATTGTTCCGCTTATTATTTCAGAAGCGTCTCCAGAAAAACTAGAACCTGAATAACCACTAAAACCTGAATAACCACTAAAACCTGACGTTCCATAACCTGAATAGCCTGAGAAACCAGATTCAGCAGAATATCCACTAAATCCAGAATAACCGCTAAAACCAGAAGTCGAAGAATATCCAGAGAAACCACTATAACCTGAGAAGCCAGATTCAGCAGAATAGCCAGAGAAGCCAGATTCAGCAGAATAGCCAGAGAAGCCAGAATAACCACTGAAACCGCTATAACCGCTGAAGCCGCTCTGTCCATAACCTGAATAACCTGAGAAGCCGCTCTGTCCATAGCCAGAATATCCCGAGAAGCCGCTTTGCCCATAGCCAGAATATCCAGAGAAGCCGCTTTGCCCATAGCCAGAATATCCCGAGAAGCCTGATTCAGCAGAATAGCCAGAGAAGCCAGAATAACCACTAAAACCAGAAGTTGAAGAATAACCTGAGAAGCCACTATAACCCGAGAAGCCAGATGCTCCATATCCAGAATAGCCTGAAAATCCAGAAGTCCCATAGCCAGAATATCCAGAGAAACCGCTTTGCCCATAGCCAGAATATCCCGAGAAACCGCTTTGTCCATAACCGGAATAACCCGAGAAACCTGATGTTCCATAGCCAGAATATCCCGAGAAACCGCTATTTCCAGCATACACAAATGAAATTATTATATATTCGAGACCGGAAACGGTTGAACCGGCAACATAAGTAACTGGAACCGCATAATAATATCCACCCTGTAAAGCTAAAGCAGAGCCAGAGCCTGTAACTGTATAGTCAATAAATGTAGTTGGCGTGCTAAGTAAAGAAGCTCTTATTCTTCCACCAACAGAATTGGTAGAAAGAGTCATATTACGAACCCAATCAGCTATACTTACTCCATTTAGATTATTTTGATGTAGATATATAAGAGTTGTAGCATTCGTTAAGCCGCCAGCAACAGCATTGCTTCCCATGTATCCATTTGCATTAGTAATATCTTGAACAACGTCATCAAAATAGAATAGTTGACTATCTCCACCGAATAATCCAGAATAACCACTAAATCCTGAACGACCAGAATATCCAGAAAATCCGCTATAACCTGAGAAGCCAGATGTTGAGGAATAACCGCTAAAACCGGAATATCCCGAGAAACCTGATGTTCCATAGCCTGAATAACCACTAAAGCCGCTCTGTCCATAACCGGAATAACCGCTATAACCTGATGCTGTTGTAAGATCCCAAACAGTAGTCCAAGAACCACCTACGCCAGGTTCAGTGCTTGCTCCAGAAGTGTGCCCTGATGTACAAACATAAGAACTTCCGTTATGAGAAACTGTATCTCTCAAAACATAAGATACCGAAGCACCAGACCATGCTCCAACATAAGGATAATCTATTCCTGAATATCCGCTTATTCCTGAGTAGCCTGAAAATCCTGAACGACCTGAATAGCCTGAGAAACCAGAACGTCCTGAATATCCAGAGAAACCAGAATATCCTGAGAAACCTGAGTAGCCTGAGAAGCCAGAATAGCCAGAGAAACCACTATAACCGCTAAAGCCTGAATATCCAGAATATCCACTCTGTCCATAACCAGAATATCCTGAGAAACCAGATTCAGCAGAATATCCACTAAATCCAGAATAACCGCTAAAACCAGAAGTCGAAGAATATCCAGAGAACCCGGAATCTCCATAACCTGAATAACCACTAAAGCCAGAGTCTGCTGAATAACCACTAAAGCCAGAACCACCTCCAGCCCCACTAGCAACAACGTAATCAAGATCTATCCAACGAGAAACTCCATCTCCAAGTTTAGACTTAAGAGTATCAGTTTCGTATCCAAGTTCTCCAATTAAAAGAACCGGGTTATAAAGAACCCAGTTAGCAGACGTATCATGTCTTAATTGTATTTTTGTAGCCATTGCGCAATCTCCATTTGTAAGTATACAAATAATTGCGCAATTTACCTTGTCAGGTATTATTTAATTATGGACGCCAACCGTGCTTCATTAACTCTAGTTCAAACTTCAGTTTTTCTCGTTTGAAACCGTCTTTGGCGTCTAAGATTCTTTGTTCTTCCCAAGGGATAACAGGCCCCCAAGCAACAAACTTGTAAAGAAGAGACTGCATATGCTCTGGCTTTAGTTCGTTTCTTATTCTTTCTTTTACTTCTTCGCTAAGCCTATTGTAAAAATAGCCGGGCTGTCTCATTGGATGCTCCGGCCCTTTTCTTGTTGAAGATAGTATGCCAAACATATACAATCCCTGGTTGTATGCATCTTCGCAGATATCAAGGAATAGGGATTGTATTGATTGTTGTTTATTCATGCTGGATCTATCGTCATAAATGGAAACAGCATTGTATACTTATCTATTGGTTCAGATTCTTTAGGCTTCCAATTTAGAGCCTCTTCTAATGTTATATCTTCATCCGTTCCATAAACAAGGCAATCTCCGCTCCATCCATTAGGTATTCTATCTAAAGGATCTATAAAAGAAATACAAGAGTCGCTTGTGTATAAAGCCTCCTCTACTGCTCGTCTAAGATCGGGATGATTATAAATGGCGTCTTCATTTTCCGCGAAAATAGCAAACTCTATTTCAACATTTACTAAAAATGGCTTCTTTTCCATTGCTCAACCCTTCACGACTATTCTTTCTTGAATATCTGCAAGCATGGCATTGAAATCATTTTTGTTATCAAAGCTACCGTATTCGTATCCTTGTTCAAAATCCGACTTTTCACAATTTCCGAATGCCATTTTAGTCTTCTTATTGTAATAGTTACCTTTATTTGGGATATAACCTCTAAGAATTTCTCCATCCCAATAAATAATGAAGTAGATTGGATATTCCCAGTCTCCTCCTGCCTCGCATCCTAAAAAAGTCAAACCAGAAGAGGAGGTATGCAAACCCAATATCGCAGCAGAATCTCCGGGAGGATTGAATGGGGCGCTATAAAAGTTTTCAAGATCAAACTGAATCTTACTTAGGTCTTTCTGAAGCTTTTGATTCAAAGACAGTAGAATATGTCTATTAGTATAGAAAAAATCACAAGATTCACTGCCTTCTTCATTCTCAAAAAGAGAATGATTTCGTATGGCATCTTCAATTTTCTTAAGAAGCTTCTTGGGGGCTATTTTGGCAGCTATTCTAGACATTTTTAGATTCCTTGAGACTATTCACTTCTCCCGCTTTTCCATAGAACCAGTGGTCATCAGATGTTACATGACCTTTCCTAACAAACTTTGCAACGCTCTTAGAGAAATCCTTATAATGAAAAGACCTAACAAGTCTTACAACATATCCCTCATTTAGATCGTAATCAACAAAAATAGAGCTAATCTTTTCTTCGTCCCATTCTCCTCTATAAAGAACCGGAACAACAGGAATCCCCAAAAGAGCAAACCATTCGCACGAAGTATCCCACTCAAGGCAAGTCATATTCATCCATGCAGAAATGCCATAGCAATAACTTTCAAGTTCTATATATTTGATAGAATGCTTGGCATACAGGTTTTCTACAACAAGCCTCATGTCTTCTGGAATATCATGAGCAATGCTACCATGAAAGTTCTTAATCCAACTTTTAGACCAGTGCTTCTTATCAGACAAAGAGCGAGCATGAATGTAGTCATTGTACATTGTAGTATTTTCGCCGTCCATCTTAATAGTTACAACAACTTCTTGACCCTTGAATTGATCAGTGGTCTTGATAATGCGGTCATCTTTGGTTGCGCCAGGAGACCAGGGAAGATGCCACGTTCTAGGGTATTTAACGTATTTACTAAATAGAGAAAGAACATTTGCTTCGTTCAGTATTTTCTGAACAGAAGAATCGTCAAAAAGCTCTCCTCTCATTCTTCTTCCATTTGGAAGAATAGGATTCCCCCATTTGTCATAAGGCTGATCATCATAAAGGTGTTCAGGAAGAACTTTGCTATTTTCAGAAATACCGCAAGCGGCTCTAATATCCTCAACAGAAATGGTTGTCATTTCTGCCTTCAAATGGCAATCAGAACAGAGACTTGCTCCGTTATTCAAATAATAACCACCATCAGAAAACAACCTACGCTCTAAGATATGATGAGCGTCAACCGCTGGGGCCTTACAGATAACACAAGTATGTTTATCGCGTAGGAAAACTGCTTTGCGAAAATCATCGCGTTCTAGCAGTTTAGGGGTTATAACGTCGGCGGCTGGCATTGCCTAAAATCCTTGTGATTCAAGTTGCACGATGGGCATACTTCTCCGTTTTTTGCATTCCATTGATGCTTACATCCAAGACATTCCCATCGAGATTCTTGATTATATTCATGATACCAGTGTATATTCTGAGGCAGTTCAGACTTTTTACAAGCAGGACATGAATACTGAACTTTATTGTCTTTTCTCCAATCGTCTATGTATTGAGACTCGCTTACAGACCAAGTATGACCGCATGAACACTTGAACCATTCTGTCCCCGTATAACTGCATACATGCTTATGTCCGCAGTAAAAAAATCGAGGCATTGCTGTTTCAGGGATTTCTCCTGACTCAACTCTTTTGGCAAGAGATTCAACCTCGTTCATTAATTCCCGTAAGCCTTCTTCGGTTCCCATTATACCCTCCTTATCTGGGGTACTCGCCTCTGTTTGCAGCAAGGGCATAATACGGCTGTTCCCATTGGCGATTCATGTTATCTATTGACAAAAGAACTCCATATATAGAGTATGCAGGACTGTTCCCGTCGTCAAGATACCTACCAACAAAACCTCTAGGTTCTTTTTTCCAGAGCTTCGGAATTTCCGAACTGTTGCCGTAGTACCTGAGAAGAACCCTGTAGGTCTTGTCAATCATGTTTTGTACGAGTTCGCTGTTTCTTTGAACAAACTCGCCAGGTTCTATTTTTTTATCCTTGAAAGGCTTGAGGATATCATTTACCTCTTCGATAAATCTTTCCTCATGAGCGGCATCTTCCGCATGCTCGAATACTTTACCATTACTTGCTTGAAATACCTGCTTCATTGATCAATCCTTTTCCCGTCTTTCGTGACGGCGCTAGTTTTCTGAGGAGCCTCGTCATAAGGCAATCCTTTTACCCTACTTTCGTGATATCTTGCGCAGTTGCCCAAAAACTCTTCTCTCCCCGGAACCATATCATGTCTATAGCAAGCCAACGGATCAACCGCCTGCCACAATTTGAGATCATTTATCCAGCACAAGTTATCGCCGGTTTGCTGCCGATGTTCCCAAATCGCATCTCTTAGTCTTATAAGTTCTTTAACAAGATCATCTACTGGAAGAGATTTGGCATTTTGCCTAATGTAATCATCACTCATTTGAGAAACGGGAGTTATATTCTTCGTTTCAATGTCTCTTATTTCAAGGTCAACCATGTATTCTGCATCAGAATTGACCATTGCAAAATATCTTCCGCCAACTTGTAAGGCTTCCCATGTTTCTTCGCCAATCTCCCCTATACTGAAGTCTACTCCTTCTTCGGGTCTCCATGAGGGAATAACAACAATAATAGTGTGATCATTTTTTGCTACTACGCGAATTAACTCTCGCCAGAATTTTTTCTCTCTCATTTTATGACTCTCTAGGTTTGACGGCAACGTGTTTGTTCCAAAACTCAACAGAAGCCATGTACTTCTCTCTATCGAGCGGAACGCCTGACCCGCCTTCGCTAACACCAAGGGCGTTGCGCATCATTGTGATAGGAGGAATGGGAGGCTCAACAGCCTCCATGAGTCTCAAGATATTAACAACTGCAAAGTCTCCGTCGATTGCAGTGCCTTCTTTTGCCATTTGTTCTTTGTCATAAACAATGACGCAAAGATATTCAGCAAGAGGAACCCAGGTTCCCTCTAAATAGCGAACAAGAACTGGAAGTTCGGTTTCTCTACGAGCTTCATATTCGCTTTTGATCCATGCTTCGTTTTGATGGGTAATAGGAACAATGCCAACTCTGGCATGAGTCCAGTTCTTAAAGAACAACAACTTACAGAATGGAGCATAACCAGGCATTTCTGCAACTGGTTTCCGTTCATTCAAATCTCGTTCAAACTCAGCAGGAGAGGTAAACGGGATAGCAGGAAAATGCTTTGAATCATCGAAATGGCTAAAAGCAAATTCGGGGACAACGATCTTCATTAGAGTTCCTCACTCTCTTTTAGACTTTACCAATATTATTCGAGATTTTATCAACAAGAAAGGATTAGTTAATTCAAACTCGTTAGCAGAAGGCATCTCATTATCAATGTAAAATATATTGCCAGAACAAGAAACAAGAATGTCACCGCTTGAAGGGCTATAAGAAGACAGATTTACTATTGATGTTTCTTCTACTCCGGGCCTATTCCATGTCCAAGTTATTATTTCTTTGGAGTTGTCTTCATATAGATATGCCGCTCTTCCTACTGAATAACCATTCCATAACATAGAAGGCAAAACGTTCCATCCTAAAACAAGTTCTTGAGTTATTGGAAAATCATCCATAGAACGAAAGATGACTTCCGTTCTAAACTCATTAGTATTTCGTACAAGCCTTGCAGTTACTGAAGACATAACGTAGCTTATCGTCATTAATCCTAATACAAGGATAAACAGCGATATCATTACTTCTATAAGAGAAAAGCCTCGCCTTTTCATTACCATCAAAAAGAGCCTCCACTCCAAACCTGTCTTCCCTTATCATCATAGACATATGCCTTAAGCATTGTTCCACAATGCTGTTGCGCTAACTTAATAGCGTCATTGAGATTATTTTTCTCTCCATGACAACAATCCCCGCCATCAAACGTATCAACAGAAATGACCCTAAACTTGCCTTTTGGGGCTTTAAGCTGAAACTCTTCGCCAGCGCCACGATTGCCGCCTTCGCTTACGGGTCTTGGATCGTATGGCATATGTCTATCATCCCTTTCTTTACTGCATCGGAGTTGTTGGTACGGAATAAACCTTCTTAAGCGTGATTCTTGCCCAAACCCAAGCATAGTTTTCTGGAGGGCCTTCCATAATCCTTGTTTGAGTGTAAGGCTCAACTATAATAACATGAGTATGACCTGCATGAGGTCCGGTAGACGGAGCTGGGGTAATTTCAGAAATCAAATTCGCATCAACCCATACAGGTCTACTAGTATATTGAACAGGGTTTGTGTTTGGAACAACAACCCTTTCTCTCATAAGCATGATCGCTCTTAGGTCAGCGCCCGATGTTGAAGTCTGATATCTTCCAGTTGAAGACGTTTCATTAACCCATGCCGGGAATGGTACAAACCCATCTGTTCTTACTGTTGGTTGTTCTTCAACCATAGGCTTTTCTGGAGATGTTGCTCCAATCATAGATGAAAAGCCAGCAATAACCAAAATCCCTGCAACGCTCATAATCTTCCAATTCATACTACCCCCTTTGTTGAGTGTGTTATTTTTATGGTTCAAACTCATTTTCTCTTATTTCAAGAATGCAATCTCTTAGTTTTGCAAGTTGCTTCTTGACTTGATCAGGTAGTTCATGAAACTCTTCTTGTTTCATTTCTACGAGAGAACAGTCTTCTGTAAATGTCATAAAGCCAGCGCATTTGATACAAATAGAAACATCGCCCTTTTTAGGCATATCTTTTTCATTATCAATACCGCTTATGGCATCAATCTTGTAACCGCAATAAGGGCATGTGCTTTCTTTTGTTCTTGGCATTATACACCAGCCATTTTGAGGAATTGTTCTTCTGTAATTAGTTTTGTTCCAAGTTTTCGTGCCTTAACTGCTTTGCTTGAAGTGCTATTAACATCGGCAATAACCAGGTAGTTCAAAGTAGAATCCACACTATCAGAGAAGATGCCTCCGTTATCATCAACAATCTTCTGTAATTCCTTACGGGTCTTATTGGCAGCACCAGTAAAGCAGAATGAAAGTCCTGACAAAGAACCTTTCGGACGAACCTTCGGCTGAATCTTCCCCTCTTGTACATTAAGGATTGCAGCAAGACCTTCAATGATATCCCAATTTGTTTTAAGGCTTGTGCAAATACGACCAGCCTTGACATCCTGATATCCGCCCAATTTAATCAAGTCGGAAGGCTTCATGTCTTTCCACATAGCAAGCGTAACGAATCCTCCATCAACGATGTTCTGCGCCTCTGAGCGGCCCAACAGGTCAATAGACAGAGAACCAATCAAATCAGAGAGAGTAACGTCCATAGACTTCCTGATTTCCTCAAGAATCTTCTGAGACATTGCCTCTCCAAGACCGGCAGCAACCATCTTACCAACCGTTAAGAAGTACAAATCCTTTACGCAAGAAACATCGCCAGATTCAATCAGTTTATCAAGAGCAGAATCTCCAAGGAACATGATTTCACGCTTCTTGATATACTTCATGATCCTCTTATTGAGGACGCCTTCGCATGAATCGCCAGCAGAACAACGCATGAATGGGCCGTCCTGATACACTTTGCTACCGCAAGCAGGACATTCGTTACATGAAATCTTCTGACGAGCGCTTCCTTGCTTGACAACCCTAACAATCTTGGGAATAACATCGCCTGCGCGAACAACCTCAATATCGTCGCCAATCTGGATACCAAGACGATCAATCTCGTCCATATTATGAAGGGTTACATTACGAATTGTTACGCCGCCAACTTCAACAGGAGCGACAATAGCAACAGGATTGATCGTTCCTCTTGTTCCAACATCCCATACAACATCAAGAAGAAGGCTAAAGCCTCCCATTGCAGGGAACTTCCAAGCCCTTGCCCAATAAGGAAGCCCGTCCTTCTCTCCAAGAGCATCTTGGTGTTCGCAGTTATCTAGGCTTACAACAAGACCATCAATCTCGTAAGCAATCTTATCCCTGTTTTCAAGAGTTTGATCAACAACCTTCTTAACTTTGTCAGGAGTAACAAAGTATGTTTGAGTTATTTCAAACCCGTTATCATTCAGCCATCCAAGCTTTTCCTTATTCGTTGCCCACTTCTTTACTCCAAGAATATTAAAAGCAACGCAATGGATATGCTCGGAGTTGCGACCATCAGTGCGACGAACCGTGCCTGCGCAAGCATTGCGAGGATTCTTGCCTTCCTTATTCAGGAACTTGTTCCAGTCGGATAGACGAAAAAGGGCTTCGGCTCTTACTGAAATATCAATCTTCTCATTAAGTTTCCTGGGAAAGCCTTTAGCGTTCTTGATCGTATGCGTTACGTCTTCGCCAATTTCTCCGTCTCCGCGAGTAATTGCCTGAACAAACTCGCCATTACGATATACAAGCTCAAGACTTGAACCATCCAATTTCCAGTTTACGCAAAGAACAGGATTGTCTCCTGTGGTTGGCTTTACAGAACCAAGCCAAGTATTGAATTCCGCTTCGGAGTTGTTGATCTTCTTCAACGAACCCATAGGGATTTCATGCTTTACTTTCTTAAGTTCGCCGCTATCAACTGGAGCGCCAACAGTTTTCAGGAAAGGATGATTAGGATCAAGCTCAACAAGTTCATCCTTGGCCCGATCAAAGTCAGCATCTGACATAATCGGATCATCGCCATTGTAATAAGCCTCGCAAGCGCTCTTGAGTTTTGAAACCAGATCTTCAACTCTATTGTTATCTGTCGCGTTCATTGTTTTTCCTCAAAATCAATGCTTTACGGAATTACAAACTCAATCCACGGGCTTATACCGGAAGTTCTGACGATGTTGGTATCTGGGAAACTATATGCAGACCTTAGAGCGTAGCGATACTTACCAGATTGACGAGCAGGAAGAGTGTAGGAAGTTCTATTCGCCGCTATCCTAATCAAAGGCTGACGAACCCAAGCTCCATTTACCCACTTATCTTCCAGTAGATGAAATACCGTTTCGTTGGTTGAATTGTCCTGCCATACGAAGTATATGGTATTGTTTGGATTCAATATTCCCCCAAAATTAGAAGGGGCAACAGGATTCGGAAATGTTCCATTGACTAGAAGATAAACATAACTAGTGGTATTAGAATACTTAATTACCGAAGGAGTTGTGAATATTATATTCTGAAATGTTTCCAGCGTATTACCTAGAACTCTTATTTTGAAATTCCAAGTTTCTTCGGCAGCGGACATTGCAGAACGGATAGAGAACCTGTAGTATCCTGCCTGAGTCTGATAGTCTATTGTAGACTTGTTTGCCGGAATTCTTATGTACGAAGGAAGCTTTACCCATTTATCTCCAATATACTGTTCCGTAAGTATATGGAATGCAACCTCATTATTAGAAACGTCATTCCATGAAAACCTAACTTTTTGCGAACCGAGGTCTTGCGCGGCGAATGCTGTTGGGATGGCAGGGCTTTTCCATCTGGTATCAAGTACATAGTTTTGTATTACTAAATCTGACCCTCTTGATTGCATCCAGTAAACACCATCAGGAGGTAGCGTTAACTCAAATGAACCTCCGGTTTTCCAGTCAACAGCTCCAGCGGGCCATGTACCAGTTGCTGGACGAGTATTCCCTCCGCTATTTTTAGGAACTCCAGACCAGTATTCGCATTTACCATTTACAACCCATGTATCAATAATCGTCATAGTAGAACAGGTGGGTTTTTCTACCTGCGGAATCAAACAATGAATTTGAACAAAATGCGGGTTATTGAGCTTAACAACTGTATCGCTTACCTTCTCAAACAACGGAGGAACCTGATTAGAGAATGCAAATGCTGTAACTGAACATAGCAGGTTTGAAGCCAGAGCTATTTGTACTAGATTCATACTCTTCCTTTTTCCGACAAAAGTTTAGTCTGCTAGACCGCCTTTCAGGACAAAAACGCAACAATCAAGTATATCGTTGCGTTTTGAAAATTCAACTTTCAAGTGCAAATCTTCTTTATGGAATTGTGAATTCAATCCAATTTGTTAGAGAAGAAGTTCTAACAATGTTTGTATTTGGAAAACTATAAGCAGACCTTATTGCATAGCGATATTTCCCGGAAGTTCTAGAATCTGTAGTGTACGATCTGCGATTTGCAGGGATTTTTATAGTTTGCTGTCTAACCCAAGCTTCATTAACCCATTTATCTTCAAGAATATGGAAGGTGCTTTCTTCATTTGAATTGTCCTGCCATACGAAGAAGATTGTATTTTCATTTTTGATAGTTCCGCCAAAATTGGTAGGAGCCAATGGTTTTTGGAATAACCCATCAACAAAGAAATAAGACCAGCTGGTAGGTGCAGAATATTTAATAATAGAACCAGTTTTGAATGCAACTTCCTCTGTTGTGCTATTTATATCAGCAGAAACTACTCTCTTGAAAGTCCATGTTTCTTCAGGGTTAGAAACTCCAGCTCGAACTGCAAATCTGTAATAACCAGGAAGAGCTTTCCATGTAGCAGTGGTTACATTCTTTGGAACTCTTAAATAAGGTATTCTTACCCATTTCCCGCCAACATATTGTTCAATCAAAACATGGAAAGCGACTTCTATTTCAGAGTTATCTTTCCAGCTTATTTTAACAGTTTTACTATCAACTTTTTCAATAACAACATCAGATGGTGGTTCGATTTGCACCCAACGAGTATCAACTACAAACGTTTGAAGTCTCAAGTCGGCCCCTCTTGATTGGAGCCAAAATACTCCTCCCTTTGGGAACTTAATAGAGAACTCTCCTCCGCTTCTCCAGTCTATAGCGTTTTTATCCAATCCCTCCCATGCAACTTGAGATATTCCTTGAGTATTGGTTGGAACAGCTGATACAAACTCCACCTTGCCATCTGTAATCCAAGTATCCGTAATGGTCATTTGTTCACAAATGGGAGTGTCTTTTTGAGGAATAAGACATCGTATCTGTATAAAATGAGGATTGTTCAATATAACCTCACTATCTCCTATAAGTCTGAAAAGAGGGCCACTTACAGAAGATAAAACAGGAATTCCAAGTATTGTATTTGGAACAATAAAGTTAGATGGAGTTTTGCTGCTCATTTGAAACTATCTCCTTTCGCATTTTTCCTATTCCTATAACGTCTTGGAATAGCTTTATCGAGGCTTTACTTCCTCCTGCGATTGCGGCTGCTGTAATAATAAAGCCAAGAGTTTTACCAGGCTCCATTTTAAGCATCATTGATATTACATCTATCGACCACTCTTTACAAACAAAAAAGCATAAACAAAATGCTAATATTTCTTTGATACCTTTACCGCTTAGCATTTTGCTAATATGTTTTTGTTCAAATATAAGAGCCAAAGATCTTTCTAGTATTAGCGCCATCATGGTAAGAAACATAATAGCATCAAAAATAGCTGAACTATCAATTTGCATAGTATCTCCATTCAGTAGACATAATATACCTACTGTTGAATATATTTCAAGCCATATTAACAATTAACCTTCAAAGAAGGCATTGTCTATAGTTGGTTTATTTTTGATTATGGAATCTGTTGCCCATATTCCAGGCGCTAGGCCAAGGACAAACTTGAAGATGCCATTTTTCATGACCCCAATCATAGGGACCAGTGCTACTTGGATCTAAAACATTAGGAAATGCCATGCTGAAACTTATATTAAGTTCCATAGCATCTTGTAATCCTTCTCTAAAGTTTAGATCAGCAATGCTTTGTGCGCGAAAAACTCTTCCAAGGCAATATTCGCAGCGACAACGCCAAGAGTTTACGCCATTTCTGCACTTTCCGTACAGAACATCTCTATCTTTTTGACTTTTGCGATAAAAGAGCCAGTTTTCTGGAGTTCCGTGATAATTGCAATATAACCTACGGAAGCGCTTCTTTGCAATCTTCTCTGTACGAGACCTTCGTTCTGCTTTGTTCATTTAACTCTCCTTGTAATGTTGGAACATTACAAGGGAGCGAATCTCATCCAGTGGTACATAGCATTTTCCTATCTTTATTTATTTGCATTACTGGCACAGTCTGCGCACCAATTATCGCCAAGTATGGCGTGACAACTATGACATCTTGGTTCTTTTATTTCGCTTAGAAGTCTAGCATTTTCTTTTTTAAGTTTTGCGATTTCTTCTTCTAATGAGTTTTCAAGTTTTGGTCTTTTGAATACCAAAAACTCACCAGCAGTTTCTGCACACATTTCCCAACCTTGCTCTCCTAAAGAGTTTAGTTGGTCTGTGTAACATCTTGTTGAGGATGCGCCAGTCTCGGATGCTACTACTTTATATTCCCAAATCATAATTCACCTAATGGAGCCGGCGGGATTCGAACCCGCGTGTCTAGCAAGTTTTCAAGGCGTTACTACAAGCTTTTTCGATGTTTTGTCTTAGTTCTACGCCTAGCACCGATACCATTCGCAGAAAGCATCTTTCACTTATTCTTAACCTAACTTACTGAAAGAAAATTGGGTTAGGTCCAGCAGAAGTTTTTCGCTAGCCCCAATATCTGCGTCTTAGGGTTTGCATGCCGCTTTGTTTAAGCAGCCATTGCGTAACTGTTGCCAGTTGATTTGTTACATACTTTTTACGAGTCCTGCATGTTCCTCGGCTTGCAACGTTCCTTTATTTCTCCTAGGTCGAATACCAAATCGGCCCCTTATTCACTATACATTTCCAAAACATACCTTGCATCGGCATTTTCTGGATTTCTTTGTATAACTTCATTTGCAAAATCTAAAAGAATTTCCTCTGCGCTTTTATTTCTTGCTAACGCTAGTATTTCGTCAATCGCTTCTCTTCTTGCAAGTGTTTTCACAACTTCGGGAAACCAGTCATCATGGTGTCTTTTACCGCCCATGCCTGTTTCTGTACCTCCCATTATTACCCGGCAAGGGGTCTCTTGTACGAGGCAATTGCTGCCCTGGAATGATATATTTCCTAGCTGGAGAATATCTTTTTTGCTGCGGAGGGGCGCAGTCGTGGCAAGGAGACTCATTGTAATCAATCTTAGGCGGCTCGGGAATCACTTTTTTGAGGTTCATGAGCTTCAAATAAGTATCTTTTTCATGAACCCTAATGTATTCCTTATATTTTTTGTGAAGATTCAGAAGTTCAATGGATTTCTTTGCAAATTTTTCCATATCCTGTCTGTCATCTCTTTGCATCGCATCATAGAAAAACTGCAAGTTCCATTTAATCAAATCTGGTTGCTCAACAACTTCTACTACTCTTATTGGAGCGGGAGTAGGAGGCTCTTTATAGTGACATGCACAACCATGATAAAGATGCATGGCAAGGATAATGGCATTGAACATAACATTCTCCTTTCAATAAGACTGCAAGGCCTTTCAACCTTGCAGCTTGGTTCAAAATTCTTCGCAGTTTCTGCTTTCAAGAAGTATCTTTACTGCTTCTCGAAGCTTTGCTCTATCTGCTTCCCTGTTTTTGGTATTGATGCCAGTCGGAAAAGGAATAGGCATTGTCTGAATTCTATGCATTTCTCGTAAGAACTGCAAGACTTCATCAGTTACCCGATCAATCTCTTTGTCGTCTGGCATTGATGGACCCATACAGGGCATGTTAATCCTTTACACTAAACAGGTAGAGCATTCAGGGCAGAACTTGTTACTAGACTTGCAGGCTCTTCCGCAGGTTGGACATTGAACCTTCTTGCGAGCAAGAACAGGCTGGACAATAGGCTGTCCATCAGCTTTTGCGCCCTTGAGCTGGAATACTATTACATGAGTCTGGTTTTCAAGGTTTCCAAGATATGTAGTCCCAAACTTCTGATTCACATGAGAACCAGCAACAGTAATGCCGTCATCATTTGGCATCGCGCAGTTGAAGCTTTGGCAGGAAATCTGACCATCAGTGAACGACTCGGTTCCCTTCAGTGATGAACCCCTCAGTGGGCCGCCAGACTGATACCAAACAGGAGGAGCATAAGGCTGAACCCAAGGATCGATATCCGGCCTACTCTTCTTGAGTCTTGGCGAACGAGGAATCAAAACTGGTCTTGGTTCCTCAAACTGGAACTCAATACGAACAATCCCGTCATCAATCTTGTTCCCGCGAAACTCCCTGATCTTGTCTGTTTTTTCAATGAACTTGAAAGCGTTCTTGGCGAGATCCCCTGAAGAATCTAACTTGCCTTTGACTTCGCTTTCAGAGTTAGCCTCAACAACTAACTGGTGACCTGACAAAACATCATCTCCATCAATGGAGATTTTGACAGCGGCCCTACGATTTTCTTGGTTCTTGAGGCGGATGCTGTATTCGCATCCAAAGGGCAGATAAACCGTACTGGTTCCTGCCGAATTCATCTCGCGAACGATTTTACCGTTCGCCACTATCACAGCTACGAGACCTGACTTGTACATCATTGTGTACTCCCATTCATTTTGAGCGTTCCGGTTAGCCGCTCACCTGTTTGAAACCGGATGGGTTGCTGGTTAGGAAACATTTCCTATCAGCGACTACATTGTATCGACCAAATCTCCACCTGTCAAGCAACTTTCACGCTTTCATAGTAGTTTGGTCATTTTCCTGCTAATCTTCTCTTTCCTTTTTTCCAGTTCTTTTATGCATCTATTGTAGAATGAGGTTCTGTTATTGAATTTCTTTCTATCACCAAGAGTTGCATCAAGATAGATTTCCATAACCTGTTGAGGCATATCTTCAACTTTTGCATTTGCAAATAAAGCATCTACTAACGAGTGCTGGTTATCTTTACATATTTGATCAAAAGCAATAAATACCTTATTGACCTCTTCGTAGTTTAACATTATGACTCCTTATATTAGAATAATACACGGTGCAGTAGTCGAAACTGCAATCTCTCGATTGTTATTTACTACGGTTTTCGGCTCTCGCCGAAGTGCGAAGTGATAGCAAATTTCATATCAAGGCTCTACCTTTGAGCTATCCGTGTATATTTCAATGTTAATAATCAAGCGCATTTGATATGGCTCGTTATTCTATATACTCTATTTTACTGAAAATTCCTTCAATGTCTACGGCGCTGGAGAAACAATTTCAATAAAAGCCTTGTATACAGAAAAGTATTTCCTCATTTCGTCATCTATGGCGCTGTAGAACAGCCTTGCGTCTGGCTCATTTACAAAAAAGACGCATTCTCCATATTTAGACGCTTCGGTTTTATTCGGGTTACACATCCCAAGAACCTTATTCGGATCAGGAAGGTTCCCGTCTTTTCTTTTTACGGCGACAACCCAAATTTCGGTTTGCATATATGGAAATCGGCAATAAGGTTTATTTCTTCGCAAGGTCCACGGTAAAATGCTCAACAGATGACTTAGGATTATCTAATAGAAGAAAAGTATTTTCTATTTCTGCTTTTGTTATTGGAGGTTCAACGGTAACGTACCCATCTAAAACGCCAGTTAGGACATGAACGATTCCAAATGTTGATAAGATTCTTTGTCCAGGAAAAAAGCCTCCATTTTCAGATGTTGGAAGTTTTTCTCCATGAGACCCAAGAACAAGAGTCATGCATTCTTTTGGAGTTGATGATATGTAAATACCGCCAATCTGTTCCTTGGGATGAACAATAACATAAAACAATGCAGAAGTCTTATCATGGAACATATATCTAATTTCGATATTAGTATCTTCGCTGTCCCATTCATTATTCATCAATTCTATTTTGCCCCAAGCATCGCTTTGATGTATTTTATACGTTAGAGCAGCCTTCTTAGCAACCTCCAAAGATGTTGCTTTTTCTTCAGGCTTTACCTCTTCTTCTAGTTGTATAAAACCCTCTTTCATGGCTTTATAACCTAGAGCATATACAATAACTCCTACTACAGAGAGTAGGAATGTACAAAACAAAACAGCAGAGAATGTCGATGTTGCCCTGTTCATGCTTTAATTATCGGCATAAATCAGGTTTTACCCAATAATAGATTCATCATCAGCATCAACAAGATCACGAAGGCAGGCCCTATCGTTCTTTAAGAGTTCGTTTTGAGTAGGAATACGGTCAATTCCACTATTATGAAGTTTTACTATTCTATCATACATTACAATAGAAACAGCGGTTGCTAGATTCAAACAGTGGCGAGTCGGTATAACAACTCGCCTATGACATTTTACCAAATCATCTCTCTTGAGGCTACCGTCTTCTGGACCAAAGACATAAAGAGCATTTTCTGGATGCTCAAACTCATGAAGTTGTTCTGCTCCATCCTTTAACTCAACAGCAACAGGAACGACTTCTTTTGAAAACTGATCAAAAAAGAAATCATGTTGACATAACTGTACGTTAGCATATCCCTTCATTCTCTCTTCGCGAGGGATTCTCTCTTTGCCAGCAGGATCCAGATTGATCCTATTGCCGCTAAACCATACCTGCTTCATTCCAAAACAAGCAGCAACCCGAATAACCGCTCCTACATTTCTGGCAAACTTGGGATTGACCAAAGCTATAGATGGCGCTTCTCCAAAAACAGGAGCATTCTTGCCAAGTATTCTTTTTTCAAGTTGCTGATTCATCTTGTTTCCTTATTTCTTTATATATTTCTTCAAGTACCTGTTTTGCTTCATTAATTCGTTCTTCTCTGCTTCCAACTGCTTTGTGACAAGAAGGACACAGAGCCTTAAGCCACCAACCTCCATCAGCGCTAACAGTTACCTGTTCAGTTGAACCGCACTTTTCGCAAGTTGCAAGAGACCTGTTATGAACTTCTTCCATCTTTTTGCGAAGTTCAAGCGATTGCTCTTTTGTAAAATTACCATCTAGATAAATAGTAAGAGCAGCAAACTTTTCTTTAATTTGACCAAAATAAACATCAACTCCATTTTTTCGCTGCGATTCTAAATATTCGCAAACCTCTTCAAGTATAGGCCACCACCCTCTATCAACACCAATAGCCCCATTCATGCAAGTATGAGGTTGGCCTCTTTCTTTGAAGAGTTCAGGATATTTTGACTGTAACTTATCAGCGAAGTCTACTTGATATTTATATTTATCTTCTAAAATGCCCATATTAACACACCCAGTTTACGATACCGAAATGAACGCTTACATTCTGTTTGCCATATGCTTTTTCAAGTTTTTCTATTTCTTTGCTAAATTCTTTCTTGAACCATTCCAAATGAGAAGAAACAGAATCAGGAATAATCTCATGGAAACCAGTCTCTTCTCTTTTTACATCAATAGATGGAGGAAGCTTTGGCTCATTCTTCTTATGCTTATTAGGAACGTAATAATCAAAATCATCATTTGTATCTAAGTAAGCAAAAGTTCCATTTTGTGTCATTTTATATGGGTCAACAGATTCTATTTCTTCTTCAACATTTCTTAGAGAAAGTTTTATTCCGCAAGCCGGACAAAAATTAACCATATCTCCAGAGAACGTTTTATTATGGATTTTGCATCTACTGTTGCCGCAGAAGAACTCAGGAAACGACTCTGTTTCCATCTTTTTGAAACACTTGACATAAGAAGTAACCATGATTGTGTAATCAACACCCATAAGTTATTCTCCCTTGCTCAAGTATTCGGTAAGAACCTTCAAAGCAGTTTCTGCATCTTTTCTATACAGACTCCTTTGTTTTTCATCTATCTCGGTCGGGCCATTCCATAGAACATCAATCATTTCTCTGAGTTGTTCTCTGGAACAGTTTGCTTTAATAAAAGCACCAGCATCGCCCACTAACATCCTGTTAGTTGCAATTTCTTTTCCGATTTCCACAATAAGTTCTTCCGGCGGGTTCGTTATGATTTTTTCTATCTTCTGCATTCTTCACCGTCGCAATCTACAGAACCGCAATAATCGCAGCCTGTCCATTTGCCATTTTCATCTACGAGAGGTTTGAAATACGGCTTACTCTCTGGTGCCGGTTTGATTTCAACTTTATACTCAACTTTTTGTATGAATCTCTTTTTACCCTCTTTCCATACCTTAAAGTGTTCGCCAGAAGGAGGATATACAACGATTCCATTTGGCTGATCTACCCACTGGAATGGACCAGTGTTACCAAAATGAACCTTGGTTCCATTAACAGTAACTTCCCTATTGAACTCTGGATCCAGTTCTATCTTATTACCTTCGCCAAGCTCATACCAAGGATAAGACATATTGCAGGGAGGGGCTTTTTCAAGCGCCGGTTTTCCAGAAAGAAGTCTTTGCAGCAATGCAGAATGCGTTGCATCGGCAGAGCTTTTTGTGTTTCCAGCGATATCAAGCCACTCTCCAACCTTATGAGCGGCAAACATAGACTGGAATCCCCCAAGAGACATTAGGTTTATTGGGAATTTTGTCATTTGCCCTATCGCTTTTATAGCAGATGCAAAATGACAGAAGGCATCAATTTGTTCATTGAATTCCTTTATCCTCTCAATGAAAAAGGCATCATCAACCTTCTTGCAATAATAGGCATCGCAACTGTTCTTCTTTTTCTTCTTACCAGAAGGTTTGAAGTTACTATCAAATAGAAGTTCATAGTAAATCATGGAGTTCTTTTGATCCCCAGCTTTACCGTAGCGACCCTGGAATCTATCTTCTTCATCCTTTGTAACGATTCTCTGTTCAATAGAGGTTACAGCCCAGTACCCCTTATGAAAAGCGGTAATGATATCGCCAACCTTGATCCCATTGTCAGGTCCATTTACATTGAAAAGCGACATAGTTTTATCCTACTACGATTGACCTAGCAAAACCGTTATGATTGACCAGTGTTATCCTGTCGTAATCAAAATCGCAATGTATGACATCTCCCGGCTCAAGAAGATAAACTTTGTAGTCAGGAAATTCATTTCTAATTGCTGCCAGAGCTTCGTAGGCTGGTCTGCCTTCATACTTCTCAAGAGACTTATTGGCTTCATTGAACTGTCGAATTAGAAGTTCTTCTGTGCTTAGCTTTCTTGGGATGCATTGATTTACAAAGAACCCAAACGCCATTAAAGCCCAAATACCTTCAACAGCAGCCGCTTGCCAAACTTTTCCAATAACGCAAGTAGCGCAAATAAATCCGGCCCCAGTAAAGTTGAAAAAGTGATACAGCTTCTTCGCTTTAATGCGGTTTGAAGACACAAGAGCATACATAGCAAGGAGTTGTAACGCCCCAATCCATGCAGCAATGTCAAGTAAATCTATCATTCTTCTACTTTCTCTTTGCTCTTAGCAATCATCTTGCGGATTTCTCTTTCAGACGACTGCCTAGCCTTGAAAGACTTAAGAGCAGTATTGAGATTCATAGTTCCGTTATGAATAAGGTCTTGGACCAGGAGAGTCTTGATCTCTTCAAGTTCAGCAAAAGACAAATTATGACTCTCCTTGACAAGAAGTTCCGTGTTTATGCCGTTCTTAATATCGTTGTGCCAATAATCAGTAATATACCTGCGCCTGAGTTCAGCTTCAGGCGGGTCGAATGACATAACCTTGTCAATCCTTCCAGGCCTTAAGAACGCCGGATCAATATCAAAGATAGTTTCGTTTGTGGTAAAGATACGAACAACGCTACACTTGAAGTCGGAGATTCCGTCCATCGCGGACAGAAGAGAACAAGCCATATGCGAATCGCTAAGGCGATTTCCCTTCCTGCGAGTAAGATACGTTATGTCAATATCATCGAAGAAGATGATATTCGTTTTGTTCATGGCGTTAGTAAGCATGTTGTTCTTTTGGTAGTAATCAAGAGTAGATGAATTGATTGTAGAAACAGACAAGCCAGCCCTCTTCGCCAAGACTTGCAGCCACTTGCAGGTCATGGTTTTGCCGTTTCCTGGATCTCCGCGGAAAATAAGACCCCTAGACGGTCTTGTTCCGTACTTGGCAAACTTATCATGATTCTGAATAAACTCGATTGAGTTTTTGATAATGTCATCCATGAAGCCATCTCTAAGAAGAGGAGGCCTATCAACAAGTAGGGACATGGTGACAAGTTCGTTCTGGGAAGTAAAATACCTTAGCAGTTTTTCTACAACATCAATATGAGCGACTATATACCTATCGCTATCATAACCTTCGGTATTGATTACTACATATTGCAGATTGCTTTTTCTGGTTTGGAATAGGATGCAACCGTATCCGTTCTTTTTGCACCCTCTCTGTACCGGCTCTCCATTCTCGTCCAAATCACTTTCTTTGGCAAAAATGAACGGCCCCGAGCCATTCAAACCAGCATATGAAATCTCTTTGTCTCTTAGCTTGTCATAGTCATGGAAAACAAGATTCCCGCATTCTTTCAACAAAACAAAGTCGTTTCTATCATGCTTTCCTGTAGGGTCCAATAGAGAAATACTCGCATTCATCGAGCCATATACATGATACAAACATGATGTAGAAGCAATCCCAAGAACATTAGCCTTGATTGGATTACTTGTTTTGAGATTTTGATGAACTTCCATTTGATTCGTGTTGAATGCAATCATTTCGTTATCCATTCCTGTGTTTGAAAAGTCTTCTGGCAATATCAACTATCAGGTCATTTTCATTTATTGGTATTCCAAGAGATTTAGATGCCTTTTCAACAATCTCATCTTCCAGGTAGAAATCATAGACAGCCGACTCGTCGCTAATAAATAGCGGTTCGATTTCCAGCATTTTCATAATTTCATCAACTTCATCTGGAAAACAGTTGACACCATCTTGGGGAGCAAGTCTGAACTCGATTGGTTCGTCTTCTTCCATAGTGTAAGTATAGGCAAGAAAAAAGCCACTTCGCCTCTAGGCTTTAGCAAAGCGGCTGTTCACAAATATCAGACCTAGAAGAAAGGACTATGCCGCTAAGCCTTTTCGCTCCATCTCGTATTAGGTTTTCGTTCAGTGTAGAGAACGAAAGCCTAACATATCCAGTAAACTCGCTACCAAAAGCAGAGCCAGGAACTACTGCAATACCATTTTTCATAAGTTTTTCAACCAGATGTTCTTCATAAGGCATTTCTACGGCCTTGAAGAAGGTGTAGAATGCCCCTTCAGGAACATTTGCTCCAAGAGCATCGCTTAGGCTTTCTATAATAGTCTGTCGTCTTTTGCGCATTTCATTCCAATAGCTTTGTTCCCATTTAGAACGGTCAGGATGAGACAATGCTTTAGAAAACGCATATTGCGTTGGAGTTGAAACTCCTGCTGTTTCTGTATAGTTTCCGCCTGTAAGGTATTCAATGAAATCTTCTCTTGGAGAAGCAACATACCCTATTCTAAATCCAGTAGCAGCAAACGTCTTAGAAAACGTATTGACAGAAATGATATTTGGATAGTGAGTCTGAAGAGGACTATAAACTACATGAACATCCTTATAGATAAGCCCTTTATAAGCTTCATCAGAAATTAGAGTGACTCCATACTTTTCGCAAAGAAATACAATCTTTACAATATCCTCAACAGAAAAAACCTTGCCAGTTGGGTTATGCGGAGAGTTGAAATAGAATATTTCGGAAACAGCAAGCGCCTTCTCAAGTTTATCCCAAGGGATGCTCCATCCATTTTCAGCATCAAGAGGAACAGAAAGAAAATTAACTTCAGTGTACGGAATTATGTTATCAAACATACAGGACCAGCACGGAGTAAATGCTGCGCATGTTTGTCCTCTAAACATTGAAAAAGTCAACTCAAGGCCTTCTTGACCGCCATAGGTTGCTACAATGTTCTTGCGAGATAAAACGACATTGTTGTTCAAATACAAGTCGCTTACAACGGCATCTTTGAAATAATCTTCTCCGCCCGGCTTAGGATACTTTGTAAAGCCTTTTTCTATTGCCTCCTTAAACGCATCAGCAATAAAGGGGGCAGTTGGATAACCAACCTCTCCTCGCTGAAAATAGATAAATGGCTGACCAGTTGATTTCTCATATTCAGGGGCTACTACCTTAGCCTTTTCTGAAACCTGAACAATTTTTGACATACCGATATCACGGAAACTCTTATGAATGCGCACTGTTTATACTCCAAATATTGAAACTTGTTTAGTTTCTTTTCTTGTTTTTATGATCTGTTCAACTTCATCAGTAAGAATGTCTTCTAATCTTTTACTAGATGTACGAGCTATTTCTATTTTAATAGCTCTTACCTGTTTATGCCACATCTCTTCCAAGTTCGGACATTCAAACCTATCATGTAAATGTTTTTTGCCAGAAAGTCCTTCAATAAATGAAGTCGCTTCTAAAATAGCTCTCTTGACACCCATTTTATCTCCGCAGATGCCACAAAAAGCCTCTTGAATTCCTATAGAGGCGTCTGGAGTAAAAATACCAATATTACCTGCTTCTGGTCTTTCTGTTTCGTTTTTCATAGCTCACCTTTTATCGGAGATTTTCTTACGAAACCACAACGTATGGAGGATATTCTACTTTAGATTTGTAGGTAAGCAATATGAAAACAATCAAAACGTCATCGTTTGAAAAGCTTACGGAAAAAGACCTTATACCGGGAGGGCTTGCAGACAATAAGCCATCATCTCGTTTCAATAAAAAAGAACTTGGTAAAGGGGTTGGGGTTGAAAAAGAACATACTGGAAGGGAAGATGTTGCTAAAGAAATAGCAAAAGATCACCTAACAGAAGACCCCGAATATTATACAAAACTAGACAAGGCTGGATTATAATCCAAGACTTTTCAGGTTGTCTATATCGCATCTTAGATTGATAGCGATTCTATGGAGCAATAAGAGTTGCTGTCCAGTTGGGCCTGCCGCCCAACACTTGTTTCTAAACTCTAAGTAAAAAGCATTACTTTCCACAAACTTAGCTATCTCAAGCTCTATTTCTCTTAGTAGCTTCTCAAGATTATAAGATAGCTTCTGTTCCATACCTTTAATTTGGTATGGAACTTAATACATATCCTTTATAAGTATGATATTCTATTTGCGTCTTCTAATTTTACCCAAAAACGGCCCTTTATTCCCTTGATAGGACATTCTTTAATAGAGAATGTTATAGAGTCGTAATCAGAGGCTCCGTTTCTAATATAAATTCTACTTACGCTTAAAACGGTCCCTTTTGGAAGAGTTACACTAATGGTCTTTCCATATCCAATACTTTCTGGATTTGGGGTAGTTTTCTGGCAATTATTCCAAAAAGCAAAATTTCTATACTCGCTATGTAGTATAAACAACCAGTCCTTATCCAAGGTCAGTAACGTGCCTATCGTCGGTATATTTAGTATTGGCATTAGCAAAAATCTCCAGAACAAAAAGAGAAGCCCTCTTCGTCTTTCCAATCAATCCCGTCTTTTACTCTTTCAATCCAGTCATCAAAACTATTAGAACACTCGTCAAAGTGGTTACGAGATTCCTTCCTGGAACCCTCCACAATCGCTATAAACTCAATATGCGTTATAGCACGGTCATATTCGTCCATTATCTCTCCAAGAGGCAAGATCTCTTTCCATTCAACCCAGGAACGGATTCTGCTCTCTTTTATGGAAGGTCCATGAAAACAAAACTGCCAACCAAATGACTTCTTACCAATATGGAAAGTGTCAAATCTACCGCAGCATTCGCATTTATTCATTATGAAATAATAGTTTGTTCCCATTTAGAAAACCTCCGCAGTTTCTTCGACTCTATTCCACATTTCAGCAATCTTTTTACCCCATTTTGCAAGTTCTGCCGAAGCCCATTGAGAAGCCTTGTTAGTACAGTTTCTAGGACCAAAAGATTGAACAACATTCCCATACTTGTCAAGCATTATGGAAGCCTTTTCTTCCTCATAATCGCAATGGAAAAGGAAACAAGATCCAGAAACGGCTGATTCGGCATAAGATGCTATACAATGACCCATTTCCCTACCTTCATCTCTTATTTCTTTCATTGAAGCAAGGAATCTTAGTTCTTTATGTTCTGGTAACGGAATAAGCGGTTTCTTTGTTAGAGAGTCTTTTGTATCCAAATCCTTTGGAAGATCAAATTCCCATCTTGCAGTGCGATGCCATTCATCGGACTTTTCTGCAAGCTTAATGAAACCTCCATGATGAGGTTCAGGGAAATCGCACGTTGTACTAATAAAGTTACAAATAGACTTGCTTCCTCTTAAGTTAAGTTTCCCTTTACTGTATGGATGCTGTCTTTCATGGTTCTTTTTGTGTATATAGAATGCTTTTCTTATTTGCTCAGGTTCTGATTTCATTATGCAGTTAAGATGATTTTGTCTTGCATACCTTATAGTTTGAGCTGCTTGCAAAATGGCAATAAGCTTTACTCTATCACTAACCGGCACTGAGAGATGAATATTGGCAAGATAAAAAGCCATATGAGCAGGAACTCCTCTAGGCCAGTTATCTAAAGTCTTATTAAGAGCTTTATAGGTTGTTGGACAATCGGAAAACAAAAGTCTCCAATTGCGAGTTTTCATTGTATGATATCTGTTTCCATAATTCAAATATCCCCCTCTGTGTTCGGGGTCTCTTATTTCATAACAAACTTTTCCATTCAGTATACTTGCTTTTTCCAAGCACAAGTGTATTGAATTATAAGTAAGAGCATCTTTTACAAAGTCTTCGTCTTTGTAGGTTGCCTCAATTTTCAATATATCAGGAATCTGAACCTTTGGTCCTCGTACAGAAATAAACTTCTTGTATATTTTGAGAATATTAGGATCGGCCTTGTCTGCAAGCCTTTTCCATTCTGGGAAAAGAATATATGTTAATCCTTTAGAGAAGGCCTTATCAAGCCATTCTGAAAAATCTTTATGAATGAAATCGGCACCTTTTTTATTAGGCTTCTTATGCTTGTCTTTTTCGTTTCTAAGCCAGTTGCCTTTTACTTCAGAAATAATAACATTCTTCAATCCTCTGAAGTCTCCTACGAACATATCTTTTTCCGTATGTGGAGCAATACTTACTTTAATAACAGAATCAACAATCTTCACTGTTGCATCCACATAGCCTTTTCTAAATATACGAAAAGAATCGTCATCTCTTTCGACGGTATAGAGAGGCTTCCGTTCTGTTTTATTTTCAGTCATAAAGCCACCGACAGGACTTGAACCTGCAATATCTTTCGACGCCGCTTTACAAAAGCGGTCCCTTACCATTCGGGGCACGGTGGCTTAAATCAATCTCTTCTATACAGCGGTATTACTTCAAAAAGTTCTTCGTCTGTTCCTAACGATTGATTATTTTCGTCTGCTGCTTCTTCTGCTTCGCCTTTGTATGCATAAACTCTGTAGTCATATTCATTATTTTTGGGACAGAATACGAGCCAGGCAAGAGGTTCTTCTTTTTCTTCGCCAAGTAAAGCGATTCTTATATTATCGGCAATAGCTTTTAGTTTTCGTTGAGATTGAGATTGCTCTTCTTCGTTAAACTCAGTACCCATGCCGCCATTTTGTTGCATTCCGCTTATAAGAGAAAAGGCTTCATCAAGCAAGTGATGAACAAGAACCATCTCTTGACCAGTAAAGTCTTTTTCTGGGTCTGTTGGATGCCCGCCGCCCATGAATATTTGCCGGGCAAATATTTTCCTATCCGCTATCGTGTCAACCGAATAGTCGTGTCTATCAAGAATCATCTTTAGTCTTGGATCGTTTTTCATGGCATTATCTTCTAAAGATTTCTACGCCATCAATTCTGGTTGAAAGAGCATTATCTGTTGCCGAAATAATACTTTCTTGAAATCTTTGAATCTCTTCGCACATCTTGCCAACCTTATCTGGCTCTTTAGCGGATAAGCATTCGTCGCACTTGCTCCAGAAATACCTATTAAGGTCAGGAAAGTTGAGATTGCGGCACTTCTTATGGAGTTCATCGTACAAGCGTCTATAGAACGCTGCTATGGTCTTGTTTCTAAGAGTAAGCGGGAAAAGATGAGGAGTCCAATCGCTACAGCCAGTGTTGAAATACCCGCAAGATACAGTAGTAGGAAGAAGAGTATCCTTGTCGATTTGAGTTATTTGCTTAATTTCCATTTCGCAAATACACCAATCTCCTAGTTTCCAATTGACATTCTTAATGGCCTCGGACTGATACTTTTCTAGATCAAGCTCATAATCACCAAGGCAATTAGTCTTATGAGGAACTTTCATTTGCGGTTTCTTTTTTGTCATGCTTTTTGCCATATTAACCTCTTATTTCTTAGCGCATTTTGTCTTAGCCTGTATCCAGGCACTTTCAAGCTCATTTGCAAGTTTACGAAGATTTTCAGGAGTAAAAGAGGCTCCCATTAGTTGAAGCGATGCGGAGTTGCAGTAGGATTGCAAACCGAGTTCTTGGTTTGTAAAGATGCCGGCCTCTGGACCGTCTCCATTGTCAATAAAGTCGGTTATAAGAGAAAGAGATTCGCCTCCGTTATCTTGCGGGTTGAAAACAAAAACATGCCTATGTATTGATTCGTTTTTCATTTTTTGATTCCTAATAGCTTCTTCTCTTCGCTAGAAAGACGGTTTAGTAACTCTTTCTTCTTCTGTTCTTTCTCTTTTTTAGATGCCTCTCTCTTGGCTTTTTTCTGCGCATCCTTCTTGGAACATCTTTCAATCTGTTTTTCTATGTACTTAGTAATTTCATCATCATTCATGAACAAAAACTTCTTAGGAATGCCAAGAGTGTAATCCCATTCAGTTGTTTCTAAGAACTTCTTTTTGCTATATTTATTTTCGTTTTCATAAACGTAAGATATCTGAGATTCATCATCATCTGGAAGATGAATGGTTCCCATTTGGCCTTCTTCTGCTCCATCGAAGTACCAATTATAGTCATCTGTATTTTCACCAAAAACAGCATGAACAATGTCTAGGATTTCAGTAATCCGACTATTCACTCGTTCATCAAATGTAGCAGCGAAGTGATTTGCTATTTCCCAATCACGAAAAATACCCCTGTCAAGAGGCCCGGAGGCCCCTGAACAGGGGTTTAGGATTCTAGCACCATTTGAGCCGTAACGGTTTTTGACTATTACACTACCGTTTATGACCAAATCGGCCATAGCGAGTTCTTGATGAGGAAGTGTTTCGCCAGAATCAAGATGGATTACCGTACCTTTGCGCATATCTGAAATCTCCTACTGCGATTTCGGAGACTTCATTGCCAAACTCAAACCTTGCACGAAACTTTTGAAGCAATTTTCTAAGCACAAAAAGCAGACGAAGGGACTTGAACCCTCGACATTCACGTTGGCAACGTGACGCTCTACCACTGAGCTACGTCTGCATTAATGCGGGTAGGGAGACTCGAACTCCGACTCTAACCTTGGGAAGGTCATATGCTACCATTACATCATACCCGCTTATCATAACATCGTTTTGCACGATAACATGAGTAATGTTATTATGCAAAATTGTTGTTATCCACTAAACTTTCCAACCAGCCTTTTCCATTATTTCCTTGAATTTTTCATCACTTATTGGTTCTCTCTTAGGTATCTCTATGTTGTTAAGATAATGCAGATTCCCTTCATGCTTCCAAAGATTTTCCATCAAGCATTTATAATCTGGATTATCTGCATCTCTATTAACAATGTGTAGTAATCCGCAAGTACAAACGCCGTTAATTGCATATATCCAGCAATCACCATCATGGTGATATTTTCCATCAGAACCAAGAAACGTTTCTAATCTTCTCATAAGCGGCTAGGGTGGGGGTTGAACCCACTCGCTTCCAGTTAATCTTTTCTCGTCGGCCTCTTGCGAGACAAGTTTGTGAGCAAAGAATTTGCTCCTAGCCAAAAAGGGTTGCAGGTAGGATTCGAACCTACATAAATCAGGATTATCTCCCGTTGCGTGTTAATCCTATCTACATCGACTCCGTAAGGAGTAAGTTATCGAGAAGGAAATTGCCAATTCCGCCTCTGCAACCATCTATATCGGTCTTATCGACCAAATTTGAATCGAGAAATAAAGAAGGCCCCTTTCGAGGCCTTTCTTATTATGTTGGTTGTTCAACCCTGTACCATTTGGGATTGAACAAGTGATTGTGACTGAAAACAAGTCCAAGATCAGAACATGCTAGACTGTAATTGTCAGCCATAAAACCGACCATCTTCATTTTAATACAATCATAGAAGAGCTTGTCTAGCTTATCTTTTTCAACAGAGTCCGGGATGCTGCTGTTAGCAACCTCTTGCGGAACCCTCTTGTCAAGTTGTTCGTATCTTTCCTTGACGACTTCAACAGGGATTTCTCCATGTCTAATTTGACGCAAGAAATCTGCGTTTGGACGGGGGAACGTAATCGTGCCTGTTTGAAGAAGCTCAATGCACTCTTCAAGCAAACGAACTGCATGATATGCGTTCTTAACGCTGTACCCGAACTTCGCAATATGCTCTTTTCTTTGAGCGCCAAGTTTCCTTAGTTGCTCAAAGTATTCTACAGCCTTCTTCCATTCGCCAAAGGCAAAGCCTTGCATTGGCTTGATAAGCTGCTTAGAAACAAAGAGATGCTTGTTATCGATCATCATTTGACCGACTTCAGTAATCTCAATAATATGTTCCTGCGGAGCAAATAAGATTTCAGCGGTGTTAGGGCTGAACCTCTCAAGCAAATTAAAGAACTTCGCAAAGTTCCAGATTACGCAGTCCGGGTCTTTGGTTTCATGTTGTTCCCAATTCTTTCTACCAAGCAAATACTCAGCAGGAGGAACAACAAGACCTCTCGTATCTTCATCTGAGGTCGCAACTGCGCAACCATACAAATGAGAACCAGTTCTAACAAGTAGATCTGGCTTTTTGTAAAAATCAGTCATTGCTACCTCCTTTCATCTATAAAATCGACTATCTGAACTCTAGGCTTAGGATTGATAGGAACAAGTTTCCCAACAATTCTAATAGGCTTCATTTTAGAAGGACCGCCGCTAGATATCAAGACAAAGTTACCTTTTCCAAATACTTCTTCAAGAACTTTGTTTATTTCATCTGTTTTCATAAAATAACCTGTCTGTTTCGCCAACTTCCTCACGTCCTATTACTCTCGGAAGTTCCCTGTAATTAGCAGAGCCGGCTCCCTTATTTTTACTTAGGGTGATCCCTGGCATAAGCTGGACCCTATGACCCGAGGCCTAGGTTCGGTAGCCCCAGTCACTTTCGCCTTAGAAGCGAAACAGAACAGGTTTTAAGTCAGAGTGACTGGATTCGAACCAGCGACCTTGTTCACCCCAAGAACACGCGCTACCAAGCTGCGCTACACCCTGATTATTCCTTACCATAAACTTCGTTGTAAGGATCGTCTTTATCTACTTTAATCTCAATAACATCCGCTTCATCTGGAACTGCAAATCCGAGATTTTCCCATCGTCCCGTTATATAGCAAAAAGGTCTTCCAAATAACAATGGATATTCCGTAACTCGATACTTAACGTACTTTTGCACAATTTCTGTTTTTTCTAACCAACGAACTCTATCATCAATTCGTAATGGGAAAAATAGAAACTTAGAGACTACTCTCAAATCTCCGTGTTCAGGTTCTGGTTTTGATGGCTTTACTTTCCATCTCATATTACATATAGCTTTCTTTGCATAGACTATCTTTTTCTGCAATTTTCCCAAGGAAGTCTTTCACAACCTCTATAAAGTTGTCTCCCTCGGAAACTACAGACTGAACAGTGCCGCCATATCCATTATCTACTCTAATAGAAGATTCTATCTTCCATTTACCCCATTTCTGCTTCTTGATATCTACGTCTTTCCAATAAGGGCCAAGATTGCCAAGCTTGTCAAAAAGCTTCTTTATTTCAAGATAACTATTAGCATTTCGAGTCTTGTTTAGTTCAAACTCTTCTGCCATTTCTTTAGCCTTTAATTCGGCGGCGTATATTTCATGACATACAGAACACTCTGCTCTTGGCTTATAAATTCCAAGATATTTTGGATGTTTTTTGCATTTCATTGTAACATCCCTTCTATATTTACAGCAATCAAATAGTCTTGCGAAACCTCAGCATCAAGGCTGTCTATCTTATCGCAGTACGCCTTGATTAGTTCAGGGTCGTCAAGTTTTTCCAGTTCTTGAGAAAGTTCAATCATAGCATCGAGCTTACTTACCGTTTTTTCAAGGTATTCTTTTTGAAGACCGAGAAGCTTTTTTCTCTTTTGCGCATCAATGCTAGATTGTGTACTGTTCATACCGAAACATCGACCTTTTCGGTTCTCGATATTACGGTATCACGACGTAGCTGATTCACTAATCAGCTTGTCAAAAGTTTCTCTAAGATAGCTTTCTCTTGACAATCCAGTAATCTTGTCCACAAGTTTTCCGCCCTTGAAAACAAGCATTGTAGGGATATTGCTAATCCCATAGTCTCTTGCAAGTGCAGAGTTTTCATCTACATTCGCCTTGAGGAATGTTATTGATGGAAACTCGCTAGTAAATCTTTCTAAGATAGGAAGAAGCATCTTGCAAGGCATACACCAGTCAGCCCAAAAATCAACAACTGCGATTCCGTAATCAGAAGGGTTGAATTGGGAATTAAGTATCTCGTTCATGTTTCTTATCCGAATATTTTATCAAAGGCTTGTTTAGCGAGAATCTTCTTTTCCATCTTTCTTCGTTTCTTCATTATCTTCTGTTTTCTAGTTTGACGAGTTGAGAATACTTCAAATGGCATTCTTTTTCGTCCGCATGTTCCGCAACCAAGACCTTTACATTTCTTACATATATCGTGCTGTTCGCAGAAGGCTTTAACTGTTACAGTTTTACCTTTAGAAGTTTGTTCATTAATCCATTTACGAGCAGCAGAATAGAAAGAACCATAATAAAGAGTATGCGTATTCTGATACATAAGTCAGGGAGACAGGATTCGAACCTGCGGCCTATTGGACCCAAACCAATCGCTCTACCAAGCTGAGCTACACCCTGAGAAAAGACAAGTTAGGTTCTGCGCTCCTAGGGATCCAGACAACTTGCTCCCATGTCTAGCATGGGCTGGTTTCCATCCAGTGAGAAACCATCTTAAGCTTCCCTTTGCATGAATGTTAACCTAAGACGCTTCGACTTGTCTTATTTTGTCATCGACAATCAAATGCTTCCGTCAGTACCATTCACTCCTTTTTATTGCCTTCCTTGCGAAAGGCAACCACATTCCCTTTGTCATCATAGATAATAATAGCACCATTCTGGTCCACTCCGACCTTTCTGGTGCCTTTTGGAGCTTTTATAGAGAGCTTTTCATACCTGCCTGTTTTATCATTGATCTTTGTAATAACCGACTTTGCTCTTTTCATAAGTGGAATCTACGGGACTCGAACCCGTAACCTCAACACTGCCAGCGTCGCGCTCTACCAAAATTGAGCTAAGACCCCAAAAAGAGATGAACAGGACACCATCCTGTCCATCTCGACATGAAAGGACCAGACATTAATTAGTTCGACAATAAGCCGAGGTTTCCTTTAACGACTTCTTTGATGTTGTGAGTTTTTTTACCAGTAACATGGTCGGAAACAAAACCTTTGTAGAAACAATAGGTTCTTCTAGCGCCTCCCCTACCAGTATCTCCAAGAATTTTCTTTCTTCTTGCGGCATATTCTTTATTCTGCGCTGCAAACTTCTGTTCTTGCACTCTTCCGCATAACAAAGCATATGCATGAGACTTATTCTGTTGAGGAGAACGATGAACTTGAGACTTGACTGCTATCCCTGTTGGAATATGTTTCATTCTACATGCGCTCTTGCATGTATTAACTCCTTGCCCTCCGGGGCCGGAAGCATTTTGAAACGTTATTTCGATATCTTCTTCTCTTATAACTGCTGATTTGAAAGCAAAAAGAGGAAGAACGCCAACGGAAACAGTTGATGTATGCCTACGTCCGCTTCTTTCGGAAGGAGGGCATCTTTGAACAACGTGTTTACCAGATTCGTTTTCGAAAGCGGCTAATGAATCTTTACCGCTGATTTCGAGAGTTGAAGAACCGTTATCAATATCAACTATCGTGACATTTAGGTTCTTTCTTACTGCGTATTTCGCATAAATAGAGGCGAGTTCATGAACAAAGTTTTTAGCATCTTCGCCGCCTTCGCCTGCCCTTATCTCAATAAGGATAGAAGACGGGTCAAAGCAACTCCTGATCCTTATTTTGGAGGCCCTTGTTCCATTCGTTATTGTACCTACTCATGGCAAGCTCCTTTCATAATAAAGCGCCACTAACCAACTGTCTTCTATCAAAAAGTAGAAGGATGGATTCGAACCACCGACCTTCCGATTGTCCAAGACCTTAGATTCCCAAGCTTGTACTTCACCTGATCATTACCTAAGATTTTGGGGCGGATGCTCTACCTCTGAGCTACGATTACCTGCATTATTCACTTCTTATTCTTGAAAACACAACCTTTCCCATATGATTCATAACCTTCCCAATATGATTCATAAAGCTCATCGGCTTCTTTTCTCTTCCCTAAGCTCCAGAGCCTTGCGCACTTTCTTACTTCGTTCACCCATTCATCATCGTAGACATAATATGTTCTTTTACCATCAGGAGTAAAAGCAACAAACTCTCCGAACTCTTCCCTGTTCCAATATCTTCCTCTTGCGGCAATCTTTGCTTTCTTGACTTCAGGCCATGTAGCATAGCCTCCATAAGTCGGAAACTGATCGCTAGCAAGATTCTTCTGTCTGTCTGTTAGTTTCTTTTTCATTTGTCTCATTCCTAAACTGGCCTACTAGGATTCGAACCTAGACACAAAGATCCAAAGTCTCCGGTGCTGACCGTTACACCATAGGCCAATAAATCATCCTTGCAAATTCAAATATCTCAACTCTGCATTTGCCTCATCTATTAGATTCTCTTGTTCAAACTTGTTCAAAGAATCTAATGGAATAAGTTTTCCTGTTACAGCATCATATACTTCAATCCTGTCAACTCCCTTATAGGGAAACTGACGAATATGAGCATTCACTCTTACCTGCCGCAAATCCTCTCCGTAAGTTTCATTACAAGAAATCTTAGAACCACTTAAAACGGTTGCAAATGTGAACATTACTTAGTCCTTGCCTCTCGCCTCTTCCTACGAAGTCTTTCCTGATTCTTGCGATGCTTTCTTGCTACGTTCTTCTGTTTACTTGTCATTTTTACCCTTTCTGATTAGATTATGCGTTGGAATTCAACTCATAGGCGAATTATAATGCGTAATCTAATCACCAAACAGCCCGACTAGGATTCTTCTATTACAAGAATATCTGGGTTTGTCCAAACCCAACCCTTCGTATCAACATCAATAGGAACTATGCTTGCATATGCAAATTCTATTCCTTCATCTTTAATCCATTCCAAAAATCTAGCTTTTGTACCTTTTGGTATAAAGGTGTTCGATTTTTTGTGATAATCAAATTTCACAAACTCAACTATGTCGTTTTCTGCAACATTTGCAGGATGTATAGTTCTTTTCATAACAGCCTGACTAAGATTCGAAAAGGATATTTCGAAAACAAGTCGAATATCCTTATATGAAAACTTACAAAAACACTTGTGCTAACTGTTTGCAAGAATACGAAAACGATCCGCATCTTGAATCAGGATCTAGAAAACACAATCCCATTCTGCGATTTTGCAGTAGGAAATGCCATTTTGATTATCGAACAAAAAACTCTATAGCCCAATGTTTCACATGTCAAAATTGTCAAAAATCTTTCAAAAGACTTGCTTCTCAAAACAGAAAATCAAATAAAGCTTTCTGCTCAAAATCCTGTGCTGCCAAATACAACAACGCTCACAAAACACATGGAATAAGAAGAAGTAAGCTAGAAAAATGGTTAGAAGAAAAACTCAAAGATAAATTTACTGATCTTGAGTTTCATTTTAACAGGAAAGATGCTATCAATTCAGAACTTGACATTTACATACCGAGTCTAAAGATTGCCTTCGAACTCAATGGTATTTACCATTATGAACCTATTCATGGTCCTGAAAAACTCACTTCAATCAAAAACAATGACCAACGAAAGTTTCAAGCCTGTTTAGAAAACGGTATTGAACTTTGTATCATAGATACTTCTAGTTTTGATTACTTCAAAGAAGACAGGGCTAAAAAGTTTTTAGACATCATAAGTGATGTTATTGAAAGTAGCCCGACTAGGATTCGAACCTAGACTGAGTGAGTCAGAGTCACTAGTGCTACCGTTACACTATCAGGCTATAACAAGTGGACCTGGGGAGAGTCGAACTCCCTGCCTTTCCCGTGCGAGGGGAATGTTCAACCAAATTGAACTTCAAGCCCATTAATCAAGATCATGATCGAAAAACCTATATTCGCTCATTAACGTATTTTCGGCAACATCTTCAAGCAATCCTAACAATTCTAGGATTTTCTTTTGCAAAGGAGTTGCAGATTTATCTTCTTCGCAAAGCTTTTTACATTCCGCTAAAACTTTGCGCATATCTTTGACCTGATCCATTGCGTCTTCTGTATAGTACATAAGTGGAGCCTGCGAGATTCGAACTCGCCGCCTATTGCTTGCAAAGCAATCGCTCTACCAAATGAGCTAAGACCCCTTCATTCTTCTTTTCGGCCTTCCATTGCCTCTATTTTTACTTCCAAATGTATCCCATCAAAGTGCCCCCAGCGGGATTTGAACCCGCAAACGACTATTTGTTCAAACTGACTTTCTTCGATTCTCGTTCTTCCCAATGTAGTTTTTTATGGCAATTTGAACACAAAACACTACATTTTTCTATTTCAGCTTTTATTCTTTCTAACCCATATCCAGCATTAATCGCCCAGCTTATTTCGAATTCTTTTGTTGATGCATCTTTATGATGAAATTCAAGGCATGCAATGTGATTTTCTTTACAGTTCAAGCATCCTTGTTGTTTCTTGAAATCATTTGTGTATTTGTAAGCCTCTTCAGCATGCTTGATTTTTAGTCGATTAGCATTTTTGATGTGTTGTTTCTTGTTTCTTTTATACCATTCTTTTTGATATTTCTTCTGGTAGGCTTTATGGTCTTCGATATTTTTGTAAGGCATAGATATCTCCTATGCCTTTAATCGACCTTTTGGGTTTAGAACTTCAATTTTATCTTCAAATGCCCCCGTAGGGTAACGATCCCTCTTCCGCAGCTTAAAAGGCTGCTGCTCATCCACTAAAGCTTCGGGAGCTTTGCTTTACCATCATCGTCAACCAATTTTCAAAGTTTCAACAGAACACTCCTTGTTTAGTCAAAGCCTTTTCTTACATAAGGAGCAATACACACTTCTATTCCTGAAAGAAGTAAGACCATTTTGTAGCTTCTAGGAAAAAAAGGAATCCCAAACCAGCCCGAAAGAGGAACAACCCACTTCAACAAGTATAGCGGCCTTCTTTTCGTAACGTAATCCTTTATCGGAGGATCAACGTTTAACGCCAATCTCACAAAGAACCACTGAAAAAGCAGAAAGTTGAGCAATCCTATCAAAAGCAAAGACTTGTCTGTGCCTTTTATCTGTATGTTTTTCATAAATAGCGGAGACAGGATTCGAACCTGTATAGTTGAGTTTATGAGGCTCACGCTGGGGCCAATTCCAGTCAACTCCGCGATCAAAATTCTATTCGTCTTGAACAAGCCTAGTATAAGGTCTTTCAAGAACTTCTGCTGCCTTTGCAAGTATATCGTCTATTTCGTTTTCTTCATTACCTTCGTTGCCGTGATACTCGCCAGAAGCAAGTTCAAACAATGCATTCATCTTGTCTCTTGCATCGTCAAGTAACTTTGCAATGGCTTGTTGTTGTTTGTCTTCAGAGACCTGTAAGATCTCAATAGCTTCTTTCAGTTTCATCTTTCTCATAAAAGCTCCCAGTTGGATTCGAACCAACGTGTCGCAACAAGGCGAGTCTGCTTTGCAGGCAGGTCCATTCAACCTCTCTGGCACAGGAGCATATTACAATAAACAAGGTATTGGTTTGGAATGCCTGAACCACCTAGGCGTATCCCTATGAACCCCCAAGGCTATGACTCTTAGGGAGGGATGGAGGAGTCGAACCTTCGATAATCCATTCCGTTCGGCTTATTGTAAAAAGCTCGCTACAGGACTCGAACCTGTACACTTCTGCTTTGCAGGCAGAGCCATTTGTCCAATTTTGGTAAGCGAGCATAAGCTAGTATGTTTGTTGGTCTGGGGTTAGCTCTCTAATCTTGCGATTTTGAGAGTTGCCTTACCGTTAGGCTACCCCGCCATAGTTTTAAGAGGCGGGGATAAGAGTTGAACTTATAATGTTAACCCATTCCATTCGACTAGCTAAACCTAGTTATCGGCTTTTCAACCAACACTAAGATTTCTTTACACGCTTATTCCAAGCCTTAACCGCTTTCTTGATCAAGTGAGTATCAAGACACTTATTGCTATTCCAACGAGCAGGAAGATTCTGATATCCAGACTTCGCAAAGCACTTTCTACACCTTGCATGCCAAGCATCTCCGCTTAGCATTATATCCGCCTCGCCACCGCAAAAAGGACATGGCAACAAGTCGTCATGTATTACTTCTTTATGACAGAAGTAGCCATTTGAGTCTTTCTTACTCCAAATTGGGGCTTGAGTAATCATTATTTCTTTCTTCCTGGAATACTATCATATCCCAACGCTTTCCAGTACATCTCTTCTGTTAATCCATTAAGTTCTTTTTCAAAGAGTTTGTAATCTCTTGAAGACAAATGACCATTTTCGTGCATTACCTTCCAATCAAACTTTTCATAACCTTCTTCTATGGCTCTTTGATAGAGCCTATGCAGTGAAAACAATCTATCAAACTTCTCATAATCTTTAGGATTACAAACTTCGCCAATCAGTTCTTGAATAGAAATGAATATGTTTGTTAGGCCAAACGTTAGTTCAAAACTGGGCTTATTGTCTTTCTCGTTCATCAGCCTTCTCCAAACATCTCTCTCCACTCTGGATCTTTACTATTATCTACCAGTTTGCCGTCTATAATTTGGTATCTTTCGTTACCATTATCATAACTAGAATAGACCTTGTGAAGAGCATTCTTCTCTTTTAGGGTTATTTTTCCTGAGTGATATAAAGCATAGATATAGCCAAAAAAGAAGTCTAGCATTCGCTCATAACCAAGAGCAAGACGATCCATTTTCTTTATTTGCTTGGAATATTTCTCTAAGTTGTTCATTCCATTATCCTATCTGGATCCAGTCCGATAGAAGACCAATGATTTCTATATCTCTGTATAGTTGGCTGCATATCATACGGTTCTCCTCGAAGCCTTGCAATAAAAGCTTCAAGTATGATACCGCTCATATCGTCAGCATGATATATGCCAAGTTTATTGAACCACAAGACAAATGGAGTATCTTTTTCCCAAAGACTCCAGTTATTGCGGAGCCATCCTCCAAATCCAAAATGGACTGAAACGCTTCCGTTTGCTTTGAGATAACTCTTGTCAGTCTCTGCAAGACCGTCTAGTATCTCAAGCGCTTCTTCAAGATTCTTAGGTACTTTATCGAGGTTCAACATGCCCTAGTTCTCTTTACAGGTGATTCCCGCATCTTTCGCAATAACGAAAATCTCTATACCATTCATTTCTACACAAGTCGTAGTAATACTTTCTTCCAGTATCATGTCCGACAATCAAACAAAGCAAATATCTTATCATTACACTTCCTACCTATTTTGAGCAATTATATCGCTCATCTTCCTAACTGTACCATCAGCATTAACTTCTACTTCTTCTTGAAATAAGAAACATTCATATTCAAACTTAGAAACATAGAAGAATGCTCTTTGCTTTTCATCTTGTTCATTTCTATATACCACAAAAACTTTATACTTTTCAGGAACCCATTCTTGATGACTCGCAGGAATAACTATGGTTATTTCGCCAAAATCCAGCGTTTGAGAATCATCAATTGTTATGAAGTAACCAGGTATTATTTCTTTACCATCAACAATACCATAAGCTGTTTTCATATTAGTGCCTGGCAATGTTCTTTCGCAAGAACAAAGAAGCATCATAGTAGCAGCCATGATTACTAAGAGATTTTTCATAAGCGGATGGAGAGGGAGTCGAACCCACAGTACCCCTTGCGGTGTACGCCTGCTTTCCAAGCAGGTACAGAAAACCAGCTATCTGAGTTCCATCCAATCAAAACTAAAGGACTCTTGAAGAAAACTCCTCAAAAGAAGCAACTCCAATTCCAGTAAACCTTTTCCAGAACGAAAGGTTTTTCTTGTAATCCTCATATTCAGGCGAGGATCTACTAACTATTACGCTTTTCCATTCGCCAAATAGTTCTTCTTGCAATTCCCATTGCCAAGGGAGATTTCCCTTAGCCCATCCATTAACATGATACAGCAAACCATCCCAATCAGTTGCGTTTGAATAGAAACCGCAAACCTTCTCTTTTGTTTCAAGATTAATTACCCTGTATCTGTTCATAGTTCCATCCAATCAAAGCGGAGAGCAAGGGATTCGAACCCTCATTGCCTTTTAAGGTGCAAAACGGTTAAATATCTCTTGAAACTATATCTATTTTCTTTCGCAAAACTGTAACGTCTTCTAGATATTCTTCTGAATCTAAACAGTGATTATCAAAGAAGTCAACAACATCTCTAGCTATATCTTTCAGAGATTCTATCCTAAACAAAAGTTCACTTTTCCATTCTTCTACAGTATCGCCATCTGATTGATTGGTTGATGCCTTGTGTTGAGAATGCAGCATTTGGCGAATCAACTCTTCAATAGATGCGTTTTTATGTGATCTTTCTTTCATAAGCGGATGGAGTCGGAGTTGAACCGACAGTACCCCTTACGGAGTACGGCAGTTTAGCAAACTGCTGTGGAAAACCGATATCCACGTTCCATCCAATCATATCTTCAAGATATCATCGCCATTTTTGATGGCTTTGATTTCCTGTTTCTTCCAAATCAGAAGCTTATGATTAAACTGATTCCACTTGCTTCTGTCTTTATCTGTCTCGAATCCTTTTACTTCAAGATACGAGTCTATATCTTCAATGTAGAAATCAGGAGTATAAAATCGCTCTTTCCCTTCATAGGTATAGGCAAAACGATTCTTGTTTCTCTTCCATTTCACGCCAATCCTATCAAGATATTTAGCAACTTCAATCTCCCACGTTCCATCAACCTTTATCAATCCAGCAATCGGACTGTTGTAGTCAATTTTCTTACATCGACCAGCTTTAGGCATCCACCCATTTTCATATCGCTTGTTAATTGACTTTCTTATTTTTTCTCGTCGCTGGTCTTCTGTTTCTTGAGTTCCTGCAACTCCTAGATTAGGATTGCCAGTTAACTTGACTGATATTTTTGCAGAGATTTCGTCTGCTCTTTCTTTGCCGAAAAATTCAATGTTACTTTTACCTTTATTCCAAGGTATTGAACCAGTTTTACCCTTATTCCAAGGCTCTACTCCAATTTGTTTCTGAGCTAATTTGGCTCGTATTGCTGGACACTTAGAAACGTTCTTCTCACAACAATAGTTCTTTCCAATTAAGTATCTGCCTTGGCGACCGCATCCGTGTTTACAGATTATGTCCATACTTCATATATCGACATAATCTGATTATTTCTTCAATAAATACAAACCGTCGCAGCCAACCATATCTGCCTACTCTCCAATAATCTATTTATTACAAACAGGACAACAACTACAAGAAATATCGTCTATCCAACATTCGCTTTCTTCAATTCCTGAATCTTCATCTTCCCAAAAGCGTTTTGACTTCTCCATTCTATCTAGAGCTTCCTGCGAATGTTCTGCACAAAAGTTATGACCCTTCTCACAAGCAGCCCAACCTGCTTCTTCGCGAGAAGTTGTTATTAGACAAAAATCAAAGATTTTTCCGCATATTTCACACGCGCCATAAATGTAATCGCTTGCGTTTGCCATATTAATCCTATCGTCAAAAGTGGGGACGGGTGGAGTCGAACCACCAAAGCCGTGAGGCAAGTAGTGTACTGCTACCCTTGCTCTCCCCGGTGAAAACACCTGCTGTTCGTTGAACAATTCATACACCGATTCTCCCCTAGGTTGTACATTCCTAGAGTACATCTCTCGGTCTTCATATTGTTATTCCTACTGAGCTTGCCGCGACCCCAAAAATACCGATATTAGATTATGAATCCAACATGGGTTTATCAAGAACGTATGGGCTTTGGCGATTTCGCCAGGATATGTCCCACTATTTTGACATTAGCCATACAAGAAAAACGCCCTATTCCTGTCTTCTTTAATTTCAAAGAACTAGGAGAAGTCTTTTTAGAAAGTCCATTCATTGAGGTATTGAAAAAGAAGCCTACGACGCCGCCAACCTTTTTTGATACAATCGTTTCATATGTAAACGTTGTATTCAATAAACACTTCAACAAGTATTACGGAGCGCATAACTCATTTCATAAACATGAGAATATGCTTCCTGCCAGTATGGGAATAGTTAAGCCATATGGACTTACATGCAAAAATCCCGTCGCCGTTTTTAACGGATGTAATGTTAGATGGGCAAAAGAAGGGACAAGATACGAAGCCCAAAAGAACATACTAGATATCAATAGACAAGGCGTAATAGACGCTCTCATAGAAAGAGATTTTACTCCAGTAATACTGGGTACAAAGATTGACCATGAAAGATTCTGGTCTAAAATCAACCTTGATAAATGCGTTGTTCTTCTTGGAAAAACAAAGTTCTATGAGGCCGTCAGAGCTATAAACGAATGTATTTTCTTCGTATCTAATGATACGGGACTTTATCATCATGCCTCAATGATGCAAAAACCAGGATTCGTTTTTTGGTCAGATACTCATTACTTCTTAGAAGGAAACCCTTTTGATAAAGACTATGTATTCCATCATCAAGGATCAGATAAGAGTAAATACATTGAAGCTTTTAGGTCTTTCTTAGACAACAATACAGATATTTATATCAACGCCAAAAGGGAACATGAAAGAAGCAAATACATTCAAATAATGAGTACAACTAACTATGGCTCCTCAAATCATGGCAAAAAGGCGTATGAAATGGTCAAAAGTATGAGGCCTTCTTTCATTGTTGACTTTGGCTGCGGAAAAAATACGTTCATAAAAGATATGAAAGAGTTTGGTATAAACGGAGTTGGAGTAGATTTTGCGGCCAAAGAAGCCGATGTAAAAAGACCAATGCATGATACTCTTATTAAGCCCGGAACGGCAGACTTGGTTACGGCTTTTGATTCTATGGAACATTTGCTTCCAGAAGAAGTTGATGACGTTCTGAATGAGATGAAGAGAGTAGCTAAACCGTCTGCAAAGTTCATATTTTCTATCAGTACAGTTCCAAGTAATGTTCTTGTAAATGAAGAAAATCTCCACCCTACTGTTAGAGAAAAAGAATGGTGGAAAAATAAGATAAACAGAATAGCTATTGTTGATCAAAACTCGCAAAACGGATATATAACCGGCAAGTTTAGATAAAGCTCTCTCGGAGAATCGAACTCCGCCTATTCCTCGTTACGAGTGAGGTACAGCGCCATCTCTGAATAGAGAGCAAACGGGCCTAGGCATTACCGTAATGCTAATCCCGCCGTTGGGCGGAATGATGGAATTGAACCATCTTGCTAGACCCTGCTTTTATTTTGGGCTTCTATCGCAGCCTTATGAATGCGACAAACCCAACTATGACCAGTATTTCTCTCTGGCTCCCAATTGTCAAGATCGCAATTACATTGCATTGTTTTTGCTAACTCTTTAACAATATCAAGCAGAGTTTTATTTGCTTCTTCCATATATTTCCTCAGCAATAAAGTAGCGGTATCTGGAATCGAACCAGAATCTCAAGCTTATGAGGCCTGCGCCCTAAACCATTTGGACCATACCGCCATCATCAAAACACTAACAAATCTCTTCTATCTCTTCCAATACCAATAAAACCTATATCAACTCCAATGCTGCTTTCAACATATGAAAGGAAATCGTCAAACTCGGAATCTCTATAATCATTCCATATTGGCATTTCAACCATTTGCCCATTGTTCTTAATCTTGAAGTGAGTCATATCGTTTTCTATACAAGCCTTAGAAAGAGTATCAGTATGAGTTATCGCAATTGTTGTTGCGCCTGTATTCTGAACTCCCTCTCTAACAATATCAAGATCTAACCACCCAACTCTTCTTGGCCTTCCGGTTGTTGTTCCGAACTCGTTTCCAATCTTTCTTATTGAATCGCCAATCGCATCAAACAACTCGGTTGCAAGCGGGCCTTCTCCAACTCTTGTTGTATAAGCCTTTGTGATTCCAATAATACAGTCAAGTTTTACATTGGGCAAGCCGCAAGACTGAGGAATATAAGCAGGACCAGTTCCGCTACTTGTTACATAAGGATAACATCCGTGATCTATATCAAGATGAATGCCATTAGCAGATTCAAACAAGACGTTTTCATCATTTCTTACTTTCTCTCTCAAGAAAGAAGCGTCATCACCAATAAACTGCTGAAGAAACTTGGCAGCTTCTAAGTATTTTTCAAACCCCTCAAAATAATCCCCAAGCTGCAAATCTGTTAGAAGAGTTCCTAATCGGATAGCCCTTACTCTATTCATTTTGTCAGCATAGCAAGGACCAATTCCCTTACCAGTTGTCCCTATTATACCTTGGCTCTTTGCAATATCTTCCTGAATGTGCCAAGGCATTATACAGTGAATTCTTTTGGAAAGCAAAAGGGTTGTTATCTTGCTTTCAAACTTAGAAATTTCTTCCATCAAAGAAACTGGATTAACAACCATTCCTCCGCTTAGAACAAGAGTCTTAGGAGGATGAATCGAAAACATTCCGCTTGGAAGGTTATGAAAAGAGAACTTTTCGCCATTTACAACAATGGTATGACCTGCATTGGGTCCGCCATTGAAGCGAACAAGAGTATCATATTCATGGGTAATAGCATCAACTATCTTTCCCTTGCCGGTATCGCCAAACGCTAAATCTGTTACGCATGTAAGCATATAACCTCTATCGTAATCAAAGAACCTTATTCTTCTCTATCCACTTGTCTAATGCGGCTTTTTCTTTCTTTCTCTTCTCTACAGCAGCTTGCGCATTTTCGAGCGAAGAAAAACAAGAAACTCTTGCAGTAAAGTGACCATCATGAGCAAGATCAAAAACCCTATCAGGGTTTCTATCTTCTGGATACTTCCATAAAGTCAAACCTCCAAAACCCGATATAAATCTAACCATGCCGGTTATAATCTTGCCGCTATCATCCCAAGGATGATATTGCCATACTTGCATACCTAACTTTACATCAACGCCATCTGCAAGTTTGTAAGGCTTTTTACGAATACAAGGCAAGTAAACCTTGTCATTGACAATCATTTTGTGATAAGATTTAAAGTGTCCGCAGCGCTGACAAATCTTATCATCATCAATTCGCAATGGCTTATCAATGGTTGGCATATCCAATTTATCGACACAAAAGCTGACGGTGAGATTCGAACTCACGACCTGTCCCGTACCAAGGGACCGCTCTAAACCAACTCAAGCTACGTCAGCAATACTATCTAAAGGGGAAGGTGGGACTCGAACCCACTACCATTTGCTTAACAGGCAATCGCTCAGCCATATGAGCTTCATCCCCGAAAGAGGGCCGAAGCCCTCGAACTTACATTTTCTTAATCACCTGAGACAGGATTGTTTCTCCGGCTTTGCCTACTTCTGTCATTGCGTTCTCTGCTCCGACAAAATAAGCATCGCCTTGATTGAACCTTTTCTTGTGTGTTAAGTCGATTTTTGCTATCGCCTCGGACAAGACAGTTTCTTGGAGAGCATTTGCGATTAGGTCTTCAGGGACTTCGTGATCTTCTCCCAATAAGGCCCTAATGTAATCAACATATTGCTCTCTTGAATCCCATCTCTTTCTAGAGATCCAGTTCTGTAAGAACTCTCTGCTTGATGGTCTTACTCCAACCCAAGGAGCATAACCATCTTCATCAACACCATCGCTTGCATCTCCAAAGCCATAGACTCCGCAGCCAATCATGCCTCTGAAAGTGTCGTCATGCTCATATCCAGAGTGAACAAAAGCATAGATTCCGTTTTGCGGTCCTCTGATTGCGTGGATTGATACGTCTTTGTAATCAATTACGCCTTCAGAAATTTGCATAACAGTATCTTTGACGAACTTGCCTCCATCTTGCCAAGCAACCGGATCTCTTACATAAATCCAGTTCTTGTAGAAAGAGACTTCAACACCTAAAGGAGAAGTAAATGAACCGTCTATTTCTTCGCCTTTTAGGTTTACCGCTAACGTGTCCCAGTTGCTAAGAGCCATTGCTACTTCTCCTTTTCTAAAGCGGTGAGGGTAGGATTTGAACCTACGACGCAAAGCTTCGGAGCTACCTAACTCCCGCTCTACCAGACTGAGCTACCTCACCAAAAGCCTCCTGCCGGAATCGAACCGACTATTTCTAAGGTACAAGCTTAGCGCATCGCCAGCAATGCTTAGGAGGCAATTTCCTCAAATCTACCATCTGCAAACATCTCAAGGGGCCTTATCCATATACGGCCATCTTGCATAGACTCATAAACAACCATTTCTTCTTGCGTTTCTGTATGAGTCCCAATATGAAGAACAAGATAAGTTGTTTGCTTCTTCTTATGACGAACTTTCATATTTTCTTTTACTATCATCATAAACTCCAGAGCTAGGATTCGAACCTAGATTATCCTAGTTAACAGCTAAACATTGAAATTAAGTAAATCTTTGATAGCTTTTAATGCTCTTTTTTCATACAGAGCATCATGTTCTTCAGCATGACAATTCTTGCAAAGCAATTGACATTTATCAACTTCTTTTTTGAGTTTTTCAAAGTTACCCGTTAGTTTTTTTGTAATTCCAAATTCCTTGGCTTTAGGATCTTTATGATGGAAGTCATATGCAGGTGGACAGTTCTTGTTATAACCACATTTTTCACACTTACCACCTTTATATGCAATAAGCTTTAGTTTATTATTACGTCTAGCATTGATAACTTTCTCAGCATTTCGTTTTTTATTAGCCATTGTTTTATTGCAATTACGTCTTTTTTGATACAGTTCCCATTTTTCTTCCCCCATTTCTAACCTACGTTTTGATTTGCCCATATAAGTACCCTCCATGACTTATATTCAAAAGTATTTTGGTAATTCCTTCTTGCGAATTACCGAAGGTTATTCGACTCTGGAATAAAAACTCCCCGGGTAGGATTCGAACCTACAACCTAGCGGTTAACAGCCGCTCGCTCTACCGTTGAGCTACCGGAGAAACGCCCTTTTCAATTCTTGCTTTCATCCCGATGCCCCGGTCCAGCAAGAGTTTATTCGAAAAGGATTTTAGGCATTTTATTCTATCTTACTTGATATGGCAAGTCAAGCACAAAGTGCTTGAAGAATTGCTAAATCTTAGCATATGAGGATAATTCCCTGTATTATGAACCGTATGACAAGTAGAACAACCAACTACATTTACAATAGTTCCATTATCATCGAAAAGACGCAAAGAAACTCTATTAGGAGAAGTTCCGACTGTGCGGCCCCTTCCTGGAGTTGAACTAGGGCTACTAGGCTGAAGGCTTCCAGGACGACCTGCGTCTGGATAAATGGCGTCTCTACCGATTGGATGGTCATTAGTCAAATCTGTTCCAATGTTTCCGCGAGGCCCAACAAAGTTAGTACCAATAGTTCCTCCGAAACTATCAAGAGCAACCGTTCCATCATGACAGCTCATACACATACGGCTACGAGAATCAATATCCTCAACAGCCGATCCCTCTCCTTCGTGCATTTGATATGTAGCAGTAGTTAATGCGTGATTCCATAAGAAACCTACTTCGGCATTCGCATTGTGAGGGGTATGACAAGGGAGGCAAATCTCCCCTCTTGACCAACCATAAGAACTGAAGTTATGGCGAGACAAAGATATCTGAGCATTAGCCTGAGATGCAAAGAAACCACCAATAATCGCAACCAACAAAGCAAAACGTTTCATACATTGACCTTCCTTTCGTAAAAATAAAAAAACAACTACTCAATCTTAATATCGACAATAAAGCAGTTTATTCTTCATTTTTACACGTTTTGCTCTATACCACGTTAAAGAACCAAAACGAGGCGTATGGGAATCGAACCCATTAGGAACAGATCGACAGTCTGCTGAAACAGCCATTATTCGCACGCCCCAAACTATTTTAGCCACTAATGTCTGGCTTTATTCTTTGTAGATCCTGAATCAGTTCGTCTATAAACTGATAAGAAATAAGCATCGTTTGTTTGCCTTTAGGACAATCTTCTGAAAGATTCTTTTCTTGCTCTTCAGAAAGACAAGCGCTCCATCCTATCGCAATTTCAGCAAAGGGAAACTGCTCTCCCTTTACCCACACTTGTTTTACGAAAGGCTTCCATCTGATACCGGGATATTCTATCCTCTTCCTATCAGGAGGGTCAAGCTTTTCTCTTTCTGCTTGCTCTGTCATTTCTTTTTGAAATTCTTTAATAGAGTTTTTGAGAGATTCTACTATATCATCAGGCAATTTGTCCATTTGTATCTCCAATACTTTCTTTATCGGATATTTCAAAATGCACCATATGGAGAAGGGACTTGAACAAGACTTCTTTCTCTATACTTCTTTGGATATGCTAATGCTTTTTTGATAGAAGCTTCAACTGTGGCCGAAAGAGAATCATGAATAATGTCTTTTGAACGACCTTCTTGTTGAGCATCAAAATCAAACATTAGATCAAGATAAGTATTACGATAAGAGTCAACAGGCCTACCATAAACCATTTTTCTTGGCTTTCGTGCCAGCCAAAAACCGTGTTCATGATTGGTTGTCAGTCCAATCAGTTCTTTTGTTCTAGGAATCCAGAACAGGTTTATATCGCTCGCGCAAAGTCCTGCAAATTCCCAAGCAGGAATCCAAAGTTTGCCTTTGTCTGATTCGGTATTTGATGTAAACTCAGGAACAATCAAGATACCATCAAATCCTTGTCTTTTGAATTCTTCAATGGCTTCAAACCGCCAAGAAGTTAGATGAGGTTGATGACCTCTAACAGTTGGTCCAGCAAGAAAAATGATTGGACGAACATCGTTAATCAAATTCCCGAGAGATTGTTCATAACGATATACTTCTAACATTTGTGTCTCCAATACTGTAAACGCCGACGAGGGGAGTCGAACCCCCAGCCTTCTGATAGACAATCAGTTGCTCCGCCAATTGAGCTACGTCAGCAATAAGTGAGGGCGGTGGGATTCGAACCCACAAGACTCCTGTTTAAGAGACAGGTGCTTTGCCTGATAAGCTTAGCCCTCATAAATAACCCCGAAAGGACTTGAACCTTCAACAAACAGATTAAGAGTCTGCTGCTCTACCAATTGAGCTACGGAGTCAAGAATGAGTGGTTTTTCTAGCGCTTTCTCCGTATAGATTCAAGATACTGCCGTATTGTAGCCTCTCGGCTGCACTCGTCAATACCTAACCTAGAAAAATCCACTCCAATGACTTCGGCGGGAATTGAACCCGCAACCGTGAGCTTAAAAGGCTCCTACTCTGCCTGATTGAGCTACGAAGTCGAAAGCCCCTTACGGGGCATAAAAATCAATCTAATCCCAACCTTCTCTTTTCACAATCTGACAAGCCGAACTGCATGATATCGCTCCATGAAGATGCAACTACCATGCTGTTTCCAGCCTGGCAATCCCATCCAGTATAGTCGCAACTTCCTTGCGCAACAAGATACCTTCCGTCCCTCAACAAGAAAACCCCAATCCATTCCTCTCCATCATTTTCTCCATTGACGGCGGCGATAATCTCAATAACATCCTCTCTGCTCGCTGGTCTTGTGCTTACATCTGAACCCGGCGGAACTTCTGTTGTTTCCTTTGTAGTATTTCCTGAACTTCGATCTGCAAAGACTTCCGCCCAATCATAGCTATCCTTTAACTCTTCTAACGTTATTTCAACTATTGGCATATATTACCCCTTTTATTAACCTGTTAAGCGCTCCCGGAGAGACTCGAACTCTCATGCATCTGGTTCGAAGCCAGAGGCCCTTCCATTAGACCACAGGAGCAAAAGGTTGTAGATTGGAATTTTTATCTTCTTTTGTTATCCCGCTAAGAACAACAAACGAAAATAAAGCACCAATAAAGCGCCACTTCAGTCTAAGCCGCCGCACATAGCTTTTACGGAGTAGCCAAACAGAAATTCAACTTATTGTTGACTCTTGTTTCACTCGTCACCAAGCTGACTGGTACGGTAGATATCCGTACTTCTACAACCAAGCATCCCCGGCAGGACTCGAACCTGCATTTATCATCTCTTTAGGAAAGAGAGGCACTTCCATTATACCACGGGGACATTATTCATTGAACCAAACCTCATAAGCATAAGGATGTTTGTATCCTTTTGTTATGAATATCTTCTTCTTTCTACTCAATTCTTTCTTTATATAGTTAAACGTTTCTTCTTTGGAAAGAAACCAAGATACTCTGTTTGTTCTAAATGAAGCAACATATCTTTGAAGTTGTTTTTCTCCGCAATAAACTTCCGTTTGATTCAAATAGACTATTGCTCTTTTGTAATTTTTTGTTTTACTCATAAACTGCCTCGGTAGGAGTCGAACCTACAACTACTCGCTTCAGAGGCGAGTGCAACTACCAGTTGTGCTACGAGGCAAACTAATCCCACTTTATCATTGAATCAACTTCTGTCTTCAGTCGTTCTTTGATAATCTTTACATACTCATCAGAATATTCCATAACAATATACTTGCGACCGTTTATAGCGGCCATAACAGCCGTTGTTCCGCTACCGCCAAAGGGGTCAAGAACGATTTCATCTGGCGCGGAAAAACATTTTATCAAATCGCCGCAAAGTCTATCAGGATACGTTGCAGGATGCTGACTCTTTATTTTATTACCTTCTCTATTGCTAGATGGATAATCCCAAACTGTTCCGCAACATTTCAAATCTGGGCACAAGAAATCTTTACCATCTTCGGTTTCTCCTCCCTTATGCCTCTTATCGCAAGAAACCATCTTGCCAGCATTCTTAGAAGGAATCTTCATATGTTCTTTGTTGAAATAATGAGGCTTTTCGCCCTTTATGAAGTGATGAACATATTCATGGTCAACTCTAAATCTCTTATTCCAAAATACGCCCGGAGGACCGTGCCTTGTATAAATCGCCGTCTCAAACAATCCCCATCCCATATCCATCCATTCAACCGCAAGCCTAAAACTTGTTCCGCTCTTTCTTCCGCTAACTGTCTGATCCTGTATAACTACAGAACAAATGCTATTGTCTTTCAAAACTCTTAGACATTCTTTACCAAGAATTTCTCGGTTGTCTTTATTGAATGGAGGAAACTTATCATAATCTCGCAGATTGTCATAAGGCGGAGAAAAGATTATATAGTCAACGCTATTATCTGGTAGCGTCTTTATTAGTTCATAACTATCGCCCTGAAGAATCTGATTCATACAAAGCACTCCCGGAGAGACTCGAACTCTCCGTAGTTTTATTTTTTATCATACCAACCCAACTGCTTAAATGTTCTTCTTATATGGCAATTAGCGCATCTAATTTCACATTTTTCAATCTCTTTCATAATAGTCTTCCAAGCACAACCAGAAGATGCCATTTTGGGTACTAAATTTCTCTTTTCCCCTCTAACGTGATCAAATTGAAGAACTATTATATCTTTTAGACCACAATCAACGCAAGGATGTTCTCTCAGGTAATCAAGCAATTTTGTTTTGTTTTCCTGAGCAACTCGGTCTCTTCTTTCGTTATTCTTTTTGAAGTAGTATGATTTATTTTTATAGTAGTGTTTGTTTGTTTGTTTTTTGAGACAATCTTTACATTGAGAATGTAAAATACCTTTAGTCTTATTCTTGTAAGGGAAAAGACCTGTTTCTTTTTCTATACTACAAACTGTGCAAACTTTTTTCATAAAACACCCTTTCAATAGTAGTTCCATGAAAGGGTTTCTAATTCCTTCTTCAAATTAGAAACTATAAACGCTCCTGGAGGGATTCAAACCCCCAACTTTCTGCTTAGAAGGCAGAATTTCTGTTCAATTGAATTACAGGAGCAAACAAAGCGTTCCCAGGAAAAGTCGAATTTCCAACCTTCTGATCCGTAGTCAGATGCTCTATCCAATTGAGCTACAGGAACAACCATCTCATCTCTTATGAAATTCTTTTCTAGTAATGTGTTTACCTCTTTTAGTAATATCGCTCGTTTCTAAGTCTAAAACAATAGATTCAAGTTTGCCATTTGTAAACTTTGCAGTATATTCTCTACTCCAATACTCTTCGTCATTTACAGTAGCAAAACCTTTCGGACCAATAGCGCATAGATTTGAGCCATAAAAGGTAATCAATCCATGAAAATCAACTTCAACCAGTTTTCGACTTCCTTCTTTTTCTCTCATGCAACCAATAATAGGAATATTAGGATAAGGAAGTTCATCTTCTGGAGTAGATTCCCATTCTACATAATGAAGCAAAAGCCTTCCATCAGCAGTAATGGTATATACATTGAGTTCTCGTTCTAAGTTTTTAGTTTGGAATTCGATTCCTTTTGGGTTAAACCCATCAGGCAACTCGCATTCGCAAAAGATTCTATCAAACATTCCCATATTTATTACTCCATTTAAGCCCCCTCAGACAGACTCGAACTGTCAACTTTTTCCTTCGCAGGGAAACGTGCATAAATCCGTTACACTTTGAGGGGAAATACAAAGCGGATGGTACTGGAATTGAACCAGTAGAGGCTTATTATTCCTCGCTTGTTTTCGAAACAAGTACGACTAACCTATATTCGTCTACCATCCAAAAGCGAATGATTGGATTTTCACCAATAAATTCAAGTTGCTACCTCGGGATGCTTCTACTGTTTCAAAAGAAGCGTGGGCTTTAGAGTTAGCCTACATTCGCAAAGACTCGCTACGGGAGTTGAACCCATACTGCCGGGCGTTTCAAAACCTGATCAGGTTGCCCATGCGTGCTACCATTACACTAAGCAGTCTACATTCTTTCATGTTGTCAATCCAGTTTCGGCATAGCCGTGACTTAGACGGGTCAACCCTCGTTTTGCGTGTTCGCTTGACAAAGTTGCTTACCAGGCTCTTTGTGGCGAAAAACACGATTCATGGAGTTTGGGCAATTCCAGGTAAAGTGGCGCTGACGGGAGTTGAACCCGCTCCTTCTTATAAACGCTTGTACATCCAAGTCGAATATAAACTGTTCGGCCCTGCCATATGAACTTCAGCCCCAAAATTGCCCCGACAGGAATCGAACCTGTACAAAACTGCTTCAAAGGCAGTCGGATTAAGCCATTCTCCCACAGGGCAGTCAATAACAATCTCTAACTCTTGAAGAACTATAACCAACAGAAGACATTAAGCCATCTCTTAGTTTCATAAAAGCTTCTTCGCCATAAGCATCGGCTTTGCCATCTCTACGACGAGCCTCATTTGCGGCTATCATGCCTTGGGCTTCGATATAAGCGGCCATAGCCTCAGCGTTAAGTTCTGCTGCTATCATTGCGATTTTTGCTGCTGTTTCGTTCATACCCTTTTATCGCATGTTTTGCGGCGATTAGGGCGGCTATTCACCGCAAAAGCGGATGGGAAGGGATTCGAACCCTCATTCCTTTTTAGGGGAAGCTAGTTTTCAAGACTAGGAAGACCTTGCCTATAGTCAACACCACATCCAAAATCGTATATAAGGGACTTGAACCCTCATCCTCCCGCTATGCGCGGGTATGCTCAGCCTATACACTATATACTAGATGTCTTTCCATCAGTCCATCCTCTTTTATTGCTTGCTGAACCGCACCCAAGCGGGAGCGTGCTATAGCGTTAGGCGTTAGGATAATACCTACCCTCGTTCTGCTTATCTTGCCGGATAAGACTTACAAGCGTATGGGCTATACTTGGCAAAGTGGGAGTAGAGGGACTCGAACCCCCGTAGTCTAATGACAACTGATTTACAGTCAGCCGGAATTGCCTCTATCCGATACTCCCAAATGCAGATACGGGGAATTGAACCCCGTCGAACTCGTTGGCAACGAGCCATGCTTCCGTAACATCTTATCTGCGTAAGTCGGCCAGAGAGGAATCGAACCTCCAAAGACTTACTTGATTGCGGGACGTTTACAGCGTCTTGAACTCACCACACTGTTCAACTGGCCGAATAAAGAGGCATAGGGGAATCGAACCCCTTTGAACCTGCTTGGAAGGCAGGCAATCAACCAATGACTCAATGCCTCATAAACATTAGTTTTCACCCTTTTAGGTTTGGAACAAAACTAATAAATCCTGGTAGGCTTTTAACTCTCGTTGAGGAAGCATCTACAACCTCACTAATATGCTATCAAATGCGCTGAACCCGGATTACCAAGTCCATCAACCTCATAACTTGACTCTATCGTAAACCCAAATCGTTCAAGAACAGGAATGAGTATCGGATTTACAACCCATATCCTCATCATCGTTCTATCTCCGCTTTCTTGAAAATCCATCTTTTCTTGATTATATTTCTTTATAGCATCCTGAATAAGTTTCAAACCAACTCCTTGACGACGAAACTCAGGTTTTACTACAAGATCAAATGAGAAGACCATTACATCTTCACCATAACCATTATCTCTATCCCATCCGCTTGCAAGAGCGCCAATAACAACACCATTTTCTATTGCAACTTGACTTACATTCTTATCTCTTCCGTATCGAATACCTTCTGATTTGAATACCTGGTCAGCCTGTTCAGCTTCTTCCCAGTTCTCTTCAGGGTCAATATGCATGAAATCAGCATCGTCATCCGCTTTTTTGTACCATTGGCTCATATCTTTTTATTCGGAAACAAACGGTTATTACCTTCATTCCTTATCGAATAAATATAGGAGTATACTTTCCCATATAGGCCCCTAGAACATTATATTCAAAATACTCTTCAGCCTCATCTTCGTCCATTCCATCTCTTTCTATTAGGATTTGAATGCATTTTTCAATGCTATAACATACAACCGGAGCAGCCGATGCAGTTATACCAATGATTGCATCATCAAATCCATTAGCGAATAACGCAAAAGGGTTTTCCTCTTCTAGCAATTCTTCGCATTTTGCTCTTAAGTTTTCCATAAAGCTGCGCCTAGGATTCGAACCTAGAACCTCGACCTCCAAATGGTGTTAACCTTCATCCTATCGACCAGTAAACTGGTAAGTTGCCGGCGAAGATGTTTTTTCGCGCTCTACCATTGAGCTAACGCAGCCAAAGTCAGGATGACTGGATTTGAACCAGCAGTCTTCTCGACCCAAACGAGATGGAATACCAAATTATCCTACATCCTGAATGAACCAGTAAGTTGGAGATCAAGGCGTTGGAACAATTTCAAGTTGTTAACCTTGGTCATTCGACTGATTCTAAGCCGTTCAGCAAAGTTTAGTCTGCTGAACGAGTTGTTTCAAATTACCCAGAGTGATATGGAAGGTATGGTTGTAGCCTTCAGGAGGAACAATGTAGGGGCTATGAACAATCAAGCCTAGTTCCTCTCGTATTTCTTCGAGTCTCTTACTGAATACATCGACCCAGTAATAAACCTCTCCATTACGAATCACGTGGCTATACTCAAATTCTACGAGTTCGCCAGCGTACTTGCCCCAAAACTCCATTTTCGGAGGAGTTTCTTTCCTTACAACAGAAATATGGGCATCATACATTTGAGAGTTAATTGTTATGGACTTAGGTAACAGCATCCTGTAATACCTAACGATTTCCTGGTCAACATCAAGTATAAGATTGGTTTGTCCGTACCTAATCGTGCCAGATGATTTGAATAAGGGAATCATAAGTGGACCTGACGGGACTCGAACCCGCATCGACCGGCTTCATACCTCGAAAGGTTGCGATCCTTTCTTACAGGCCCATTGTAACTATCGACAAGTCAGGGTTGTAGGATTTGAACCTACGATCTTCTGCTTCCAAAGCAGACGGATTTCCAAGCTTTCCCAAACCCTGAATAAACCAGTAAGGGATTGACAAGACGTTTTTTAGGCTTGTTAGCCTTGCTTTACAAGAGCGTTAATCTTAGTCATTCGACTGGTTTCTAAAGTGGAGCCGAAGGGAATCAAACCCTCCCATCGTCCTTGCAAGGGACAATCGCCAATCTTGGAACATGCGACCCCGTTTGTTAGTACATGAACGGCTCTAACAGCCGGTTAAGTTCTCGACTCATGCTGTGACTTAACAGACCATTTCTGATAAATCAATGAGAACTTATAAGTCAGAGTGACTGGATTTGAACCAGCAGTCTCCTGCACCCGAAGCAGGTGGAATACCAAATTATCCTACACTCTGTAAAGTGGGAACGGTCGGATTTGAACCAACGACGCCCTGCTCTTATTTCAAGAGCCTTCCCTTATAGGCTTTAGCATTCTCAAGCAATGCTAAATTATCAAATCTGTCTGAATGTTCTATCCTATGACAATTAGAACATAATAAATCGCACTTATCTAGTTCTTTTTTGACTATTTCCCATTTCCTGTTTGCTACATTACTTATCATGAAATCTTTATTTTCTCTATGATGAAATTCCATTGCAGCAGGATGTTTATTGTATCCACATCTTAAACATTTACCTCCTAAATATTCTATGGCAGCAATTTTTGTTCTTAGCCTTCGAATTTTTGTATTGCAATTATTACATCTTTTTCTGTTTCTACCTTGAAGTTGTTTGAAGTTTTTATCACAAAGAATGCATTTATTCATAATTAATCTCCTTAGATTAGTTATTCATAAATAACTGGTAGAATCCTTCTTGTTCTACCAGATTTAAGTGGAGAAAAAAGGAGTTGAACCTTTACCTTCCCGTCTTCAGCGGGACGCGCAGACCCCTACGCCATTTCTCCAAGACATACCAGGGCTTCTCGCCATGCTGGTATGAGTTTGGCATATTTACAGAATCCACACAACCTCTTATACCACAGCCGTTAGGCCATGAAGAAAGTTGTATTTCATCTTTCGCGGTTTATTACCAGAGCCACGTTCGGTGGATAGCAACTCCGCTTATTCTATTGTCAAAGAACTCTAAACAGTTTTTACAAACTGTTTTTTGAGCCATCCTAATGACTGCTACCAAACAATCATTAGGATGCTCAAAATGGGAATTTCTAGCTTTCGCCAGTCAATTTCCTGTTTTCTCAAAATAGTGCAATTCAGCATGACAATTAGCGCACAACGGAATACATTTTTTCATTTCTTCTAAAATTCGTTTCTTCGACCAGTTATTAGCCACAGCTTCTGAAATACTAATTAATTTATCTTCTGTATGATGAAAGTCAAGAATATACCATCGCTTATCCCCGCATTTTGAACAACTAAGTTGCTTTTTGATGTTTTCGTACCAGTCTTTTTTCCTTTGCCTTCCTTGATGAGAAAGCTTAATATGTAATGAAGGATTTTCCTTATATTTCTTATTCTTATGTTCTCTATCGCATTTTTTGCATTTGGCTTGCAACCCATCGGGTCTCGAACAATTTTTCCCAAACTCACTTAACGGTTTCATTTCTTCGCATGTATAGCATTTCTTTTTCATTTCTTACTTATCGACCATTTGCCTGAAAAACTTGAATCTTGCTCTTCAGGCAAGCGCTTGAACCTACTCAGCTAACATCCCTTATATTTATTTACTTATCCCGAATCTCAATCATTATACTCTTCAAAAGTTCTTCGTCAATCTTTTTTGTGCATTTTCAAACAAAAAGGCCCAACTTTCGTTGGGCCTCTGGTATTCTATACTTTAGGTTCTTTAGAACAGTTTCTGGTTACTGTTCTCCCAAAGCTAGACCCAGAGGCCCGATCATATCGGGACGGCTATTAAAGCCGCATCCGGCGGTTTTTGCCGCTGGCTTCTGTGTATAGGATTGGGACGATGAAAGTAACATGGAAAACTCTATCCTTTGATTTGCGGCAGCACCAAGCTACCGTTGCATTACTATACGCTATCTATCGGCTAAAGTCCTCTACCGATTGCAGTTTTTTATCAAAAATATTTCAAATCGTTGTTTTTGACTCAAAAACGCAGATTTAGGACTTCGTATTTTTGGTGTTCTTCGTTTCACTCCGTATGAACGATATTTTCTTGAACATGAGCCGCTTCAATCTTCTCTTTCCAGCTCTTTTTCACATCATTCTTGTCGAAAACTGTTCGCAATATGTCAGTCTTTTGTTCAACAAAATGATCGTAGTTCACAGAATCATATGGATTGAACATAGGAGCCGGCTGATCATAAACGATTTTTGCGCCAGGACAAGTTTCGTGTCCTTCGTCTTTCCAATTCCAATATTGCGATAACCCAATTACTCTGTTTCCTACATAAATAGCTTCATTGATTTCGTGAGTCACAATCAAGCAAGTAAACGGAGGATCTCCATCCTTATTGCCATTATTCTCGCTATCAGCCCTCAAAGCCAAAAGAAGTCTCTGCTGCTTTTCTCTATTCGCCTCATCGAGAGCAGAGAAAGGTTCATCCATCAACAGAATCTTTGGTTTCGTAATCATAGCCTGCGCAATAGCAAGTCTTTGCTGCATACCGCCAGACAACTCATGAGGATACTTGTATTCAGAACCTTTTAGTCCTACCTTTTCAAGCCACTTTGCAGCTTCTTCCAGATGAACCTTCCTGAGTTTTCTCCATGCGATAGGCGCAAAAATCCTATAAGGAATACTTGTCTCTGCTAATTTGAGACCAAAAGCAACATTTTCAATAGCATTCAGGAATGGCATAACAGTCTTATCCTGAAATACCATTCCAACATGCCTATTGGGTTTACGAATATCAATAAACTCATTATTCCCAATATGAACGTAGAAATTTCCTGACCTAGGAGGAAGTATACCGGATACTCCCTTAAGCCAAACACTCTTGCCACAACCAGAAGGGCCAACGACAGAAACTATCGTGCCAGGCTGGATGTCAAGGGTGATATCAAACAGAACTTTGTTCTGTCCGAACCAGTGAGAAACTTTTTTGGAAGCAACAGCAGGAACCATAATTATGTCCTATTAGAAGCGTACCACTTGCAAAGCTTCTTCTGAAGCTTCTTGAGACCCCAATCAACAAGGAAGCCAAAAACCGCAAGAATAATAATGTAGATGAACACCGTGTTCATGTTTGTAAGTTTAGCCTGCATGCGGATGCGGTAGCCAAATCCCGAATCAGCGCAAAGGCTTTCAGCAGCGATAAGATAAACGATTGCCGGACCAACCGCAAGTCTTATTGCATCAATGATATTAGGAAGAATATACATGAAAACTACATTATAGATTGTTTCGCATGTAGAAGAACCAATAGTATAGGATTTATGAATAATTTGCTCAGGAACTTGTTTAACTGCAAGCATTGTGCTTATTGCTATAGCAGGAGTAATTCCAAAGGTAATCATTGCAACGAACATTTCCATGTCCGTTCCAAACAAGATAAAAAAGACTCCAAGAGCAGCAGTGGGAGCAATTTTAGAAAAGAACGATAAAGGCCAGTTGAAAAAAGCCTCAATACTCGCAAAGCATCCCATAAGAATGCCAAGAAGCGTTCCTGTAACAATCGAAATTGAAAGAGACAAACCGAGTCTAGAAGCCGTAGATAGCGAATCCATAACAAACCAACTTTTCGCAAAAGACATTGTTTCTTTTACAGTGCCATCTTCCAAAAAGATTCTATCTACTCTTGGGGTAAAAATATTCTTAAAACCTTCTACAAAAAGTTTTACAGTAGGAATCGTAGTATTATCTGGATTCGCCTTGCTTTGATAATATGCAAGCGAAAAGTATCCAACTATGATAAACAGTACAGAAATAATACCAATCATCAATCGCCGGTTATTAGGGATTGGAGTTCTAATCATGCTCATGGCTGGATTCCTATTTGAAAAGCCGGGTAGAGCAACGAAGCCCTACCCGACGATGGGGAGAAAGTATCTTGAATTACTTAACATTCTTCTTTAGAGGAGGGCTATTGAGAGGAGAAAACCCCTTATTAGAAGAAGGAAGTAAAGACCTCATATATTGAGAATCGAAATACAAGTTATAACCAGAGACATTCTCAACAATCTCGCAGCTATAACCAACTGAGGGAACCTTACTAATGATACCAATGCTTACAGAACGGTCAAGAACAACCTTCATAACAGACTGAAGATTTGTATTAGAGGCTACAGTGTCGTCCTTAACAAGAATGGGAGCGGTTGAACCGTTGATAGCCCTTCCATCAACAGCAAGCTGCTCTCCGCTAGCATAAAGGGGCATATTATCAAAGAGAGCAACACCATTAGCAGGAGTTCCAAAGAACCTTGTCTGCTGAACAACCTTCCTCATATCAGAAATGGGAAGATTGCTAAATTTCTCTCCAATCAAAACGAGAGTTTCATCGCGAACGGACTGGTCTTCGCTATTAAGGCGGGAAGCTACGAAGTAATATGCTTCGCATATCGCTTTAGCAGCAGCGTCTCCCTTGTCTCTTTTAAGAGAATCAGCACCAAAAACAACAGAGTCAACAACTTCAAATGGGGTTAAAGTTGAACTGGCAAGAATCTTTACATCCTTGCGCTTCTTGAGAGTATCAAGAACAAAAGGATTCCATACGATTCCATTACGAACCTTTGAATCTCCATTCTGGATTGCAACTGCAACCTGCGATGGGTCCATATTAGCAAATGTAATATTGGAAGCATCAGCATCTTTCACGCCATTAGCGCTAAGGATGCCAGAAAAAACATATTGACTTACGCTTGCACTAAGGCCATAAACAGTCTGCCCTCTTAGATCCTGAATAGAAGAAACATTTGAAGGAACAATAAGAGCATCAGCGCCATAGCTTGTAGAAGTAGGAAGCACAACGACCGAATGACGACCCAACGAAGGGCTTAGCGCGTCAATGGTTGTAATGCAAACTGCATCAACGTTCCCATTTGAATACGCCTGAATACAAGCATCATAATCAAGCAACTTAAGCTCAATATCAACGCCGTACTTCTTTTCAATCGGACCCATTTTGCCAGCCTTGCCATCAATCTGCCCCAGACTAGAGGCAACATCAATAGCCGACCATGAGGGATATTCGCTCCAAGCGAGTTTGAATACCGGAGTTTGCGCCATAGCATTTGAGGCAAACAGAGAAGCAGCAAGAATCAAAAGCGTCTTTTTCATATTATTTTCCTTTGTTTCTAATATCAATCACCAAGTATTAGCGATTAATGGTTACAGAATCGGTCTGAACAATGGGATTCACTTCAATGACAGGGCTTGACTGAGGAAGAACGGCGACCGGCTTAGCAACGCCAATCATTGCATCAAACTCGCTATTAGCGGCATTGCGAACCGCCATTTCAAGATACTCTTCCTCGGCGCGGCGAGCATCGGTTCCGGCGACTTGCCCAGCGATCTTAGCGCCAGCCTCAGCCTCCATAACCATCTCTCGAATCTTATTGCGCTCAGCACCAATGTTGCCGGTATCAGCAGAGAGACCAGAGATCATTTCCTTGAGTTCGCGTTCCTGGTTCGCGCCAATCATGCGAGTAACCATTTCGCCTTTCTCTTTCTTGAGATTCTCGTATTCTCTCTGGAGAGACTTAAGAACAGAAAGATTGTCCCTATTCGTCTTTTCTCCCTGAGCAATAGACTCTTCCAGTTCCTTCTTCATCTTCTTTTTCTCAAGAAGAGTTGAAGAAAAATCATTATAAGCGGAACGGTGCTGCGTATATTCAACACTATTAAGAGGATCTTTTCCCTCGGCTTGCAACTTAGCAGCAACCTGAGCGCCAATATTCTTAGCGCCATTCATAAGCTGTTCAATCCTTGCAACCTCTTCGTCAGTTGTCTTGAGAGTTGCCTGTTTCTTTGCAACATGAGAACTAGTGACTGCGGCAGCATCAATATACTGCTTAATCTTAATACTCATGGCGCTAATCATTTCGTCATACTTTGCATTCATGACGTTAGGATTAGAATCAAGAACCTTTCTCGCGCCATCAATACGACCCGTGAGAAGATATCCAATAGCTTTCAACCAACGACCAACGGCTCCAAAAACGCTCATTTCAATACTCCTTTACATTTTCGAATACTGTGCAATCAACTCGGGACTTACTCCACTAAGCTGGAGACTCGCTAATTGTCCATCAAACGTTTTGGCTGCATTAAGCCTAACAGAAAGTTGTTTTCTAACTTCCTCGCTATTATCTCTTTCGCCAATCGTCTGATATTCTGCAACAACATTTGCTGCATATTCAACATTCTTTTTAGCATCATCATAGATTTTCTTACGTTGCGTTGTAAGAACTTTTGTTGCGCTTTTGCTATTTACTGTAACATCTGTGATTTTACTAATCTGAGGAATCCTGAACAGCGTTATATAGGTTTGATCAAGAAGCTCTTTGATAGAGGACAAAACTTCACCCTTTACAACATCGCTCGCTGTCATAGATTCTAGCACTCTCTTGAGTCCGATGATATCGTCAAGAAGTGCTTTTTCATCTTTTGCAAGATAGTCTCTCAGTCGTTTTTCTTCTTCAATTTTACGATTTCTTTCTTCATTAGCAATCTCTTCAAGAACTTTCTTCTCAATAACCTTACTATTGAATCCTCTATATATTGCTATTGCAGCACCAACTACTACGCTACCAGCCGCTACTGCAATCCCAATAACAGGAACGGTTCCAAGAGCAAACAAAATAGCTCCTCCGGTTCCGCCCAATACAGCTGGAACAACAGAAAGAGGGCTTGCAGCTGCCTCAAGCATTGCTCTTTTTTCTTTCTGGTCTACAGTAGACATATTTGTTCCAAAAGTTATTTAGGAAGTTTTCCAACAACAAAACTTACGGTTTGAGCTTCGCCAGAGTTTCCAGAAGGACGAGAAGGAATCGTAATAATTCTATTTCGTGCCAATCCTGCATTAGCGAGATAATCGGCAGTTGCCGCAACCCTTTCCTTCACAAGTTGATTTGCAGCATCTGCATCCCCATCGCTTCGAGCATTCCCAATAACAACAAGGTAGTAGGAAGGTCTGTCTTGGAGAGCGGCTACCGCTTCGTCCAAGGTTCTTTGCGACTGCTGAGATACTTCGGATTTGCCTCTACCAAAGGTAATTGGCTCCACAACAACATCTGTAGCAAGAACAAGTTTTTCCCAATCCGAAGGATTTATAGGCTTGTTATCAATGGTTGCATCGCAATTTGTGCTATCTGGGTCGCATTTATCAGCAAGAACTTCGACTACCGGCTTGCCTCTAATTTTGGGCATAACAACATACCTTGTTACAGCAGATCCTGCGCTGATAATAACCAACCAGGAACAAGCTGCTAAAACAATACCCTTTTTAGTTCTAGTAGACATATGATTATCCGCTGATTTTTGCAATAATGATTACAAGACTAGACACCACAGTGATTCCCGACAAGATAATGATAACTATATCCGTACCACTAAAAGTGCTTGGGTTTTGTATGGGAGGATTAGAGTTTACCGTTGCTGTAGATGAATCAGACTGCTGAGAAACAGTCGCAATGGTTTTAGGTTTTTCAAACAAAGGCTGGTTCTCCGAAGAACCAAGACTTGTTAGAATTGTCTTACACTGTTCATCAGAAAGACTCTTAATGATTTCAAAATCATCATTAACATTGGCATCAGTCATTACAGTAGTTTCTGCAACGATTTCTGTAAGAGCCTTATTAAGGGACTCAATATCATTTGCAGCCCTGTACGATGTTGATACCTTTGCTAAAGTATGCTCGCTGGTCATCCCAACGCCTACAACATCCAGGGCAATCCCTCTGCGCAATGTTTCCTTAGCAACAGAAACCATTGTACTCTTATTATCTGCCTCGCCATCAGTTACAACAATAATCTGATACCATCCATATCCAAGATTCTTTTCTCTTTGCAAGAGAATCTGGTCAGCGGCCCTTCTAATATATTCAGTAAGGGGAGTGCTTCCATTTGGATAAACCGGAGCAATGGCATCGCTAAAGGTAGCATCATTCTTTGGCCCAATCGGAACGGCATTATCCCTAACACCGCCACCAAAGATGAAAAGACCTACATTTGTAGACGCAGGAAGACTTGCAACAACCTGCCTAATAGCGGCTTTTGCTGCATCAATCTTTCTTGTCCTTCTATCAATCTTTTCATCCATACTACCAGATGAATCAAAAACGATTGCTATATTCCTAGCATAAACGTCGTTCTGACTTTTTTCTTGCGCGAAACAGTCATTTACAATGGAGAGAACCGCTAACAATCCTACAATGATATTTTTCATAGTTGTTTCCTTTCTTGTTCGCAATACAGAAGAATTAGAAGTCAAAATCGCCCTGCTTCGTAGGTTCAGCAGTTACTCGAACAAGACGGAATTCAACTCTCATATTCTGACCGGCCTCGCCAGCGTTGCGGGGCTTAGAAATCAGAGGCTCTTTAACACCTACGCCAGAAGGCTGAATCTGGCTCGGGTCAATCCTTATGTTCTGCTTTGCAGCATAATCAATAATGGCTTTACGAACAGCCTCGGCCCTCTGCCTAGAGAGATTCAGAGCAGACTGCATCGTATCGCGAGGATTGATTCCGTTTGGAGAGCCATCAACAACGCCATTATCAATAGCATTGATAACAGACTTCGTATCAGAAAGGTCAAAAGCCTTACCATCGAGGTAATATGAGAAATTTCCAGTTGTTCCGCTCTGGCGCAAAGTTCCCTTTGCAGTACCAGCCTTAACAAAGTCTGAAAGAGTCTTTGTTGGGTCCGAATGACCACGAACGGCAATAACAGCGTTACCGGCCTTACTAAGAACGTCGATCACTCTCTGAAACTCGTTCCCGTAAGTATCTGCGTTGAATTCAACCTGATTAGGAGAAAACTGAATCGAGAAGGATACAAGAGTGTTAGAATCAAGACCGCCAGAGTTAGTAAGTGCTTCGATTTCCTGCTGAAGAGCCTCGCCACGGAAACGTTCTTCCCTATTCACCTTGACGCTTGCAAGATATCCAACAAAGAAACTGCTCTGATAATCAAAGTTGGGACTGAAGAACGCAAACCTATTTCTAATATGGCCGCGAGAAAGAGAAAGGCCAATAACATCTTTACTAACAGCATCGAAACCATTAGCATTGTTCTCTTCGGTGAAGAAAACTACGTTACCAGGATACCCAACAAATACGGCATCAGCAACAAGACCAGCAGCATCCTCTTCAAGGGTAGGTAAAAGTTTCTTGCCAAAAATATCCTGCGACATCTTAAGAACAGCAAGATAAGGCTTAGATCCCTTTGAGTTATATGCCGTCTGCATTTCCATAACCTCTTCCGAGGCCTTGAAATAGCCAGCAACAAACTTCGTCACAACATCTTGATTAGAGTCGAAGAAGTCTTTACGGCAAACATAAACGTCAGCAATAGAGCGAGAAAGTTCGCTGGTAGAAGCAACAACTCTTGCTCCCTTGATCGTTCCTTCAGCGCCAGAACCTACGTTCTGCAATCCGCCAGTCAAAGCGATCATATCAGGAGTAACAACAAAAGCCGCATCAACATCTTGACGACGCTTGAAAATCCCAACGGGAGAATCAGTATCGCCAGTCAGGTCTTTTGTGTACACAATCTTAACATCATCCCAAGTCAGGTTAGCAACCTTGAGAACGTCATCAAGAAGCTTGACATGGGGACCAAACTCTTGCAATGCGATTGTACGACCCTTTAAGTCGGCAAGAGTTTTGATTCCAGTCTTGACAACAAGGTGATCGCCCTTGCTCCAAGTAATCTGCATAATCATTACCGGCTTAGTTCTTGGGTCTGAACCAATAACATCAGACGCCCGAGCGATCATGTCAGTCGTTCCGCGAAGGAACGGAGACTTGCCGCTCATATAGTCTCTAACCTGCTGAACAAAGTCGTCTTCCTGAATGAGGTTCAGGTTGAGACCCTGTTTCTGGTAGATAGAACCGTTAGCCGTCTTCAAGCCGCCGTTCGCATGGAAGGTGACAACATCGCCTCCCCAGAAGATAAACGGAACCTGAATCGGACCATTCTTTTGAACATCATTGATCTTTACCGGACCAACAACATCAGAAAACGCACGGTCCTGTCCATTTGCTGCAAATGAAGTAATGCAGCAAAACGCTAAAACAACAAACCAAACCAGAAAGTTTTTCATTGAGCTTTCTCCATATACTATTCAATACCACTCCCTCGCAATGAGGGCCATGGGCATCAACAGTATAGGAGGAGAAAAACCACTTTTTCAACTTTCAAGATCTGCGGACTTGTACATTTGTTCGATTTTGGTGGTAAAATCAAGCTTTGTAACAGGAGAATAGTCTGCAAAGATATCCATATGACATTCTTTTGCTTCTTTCACAATCTTCACATCTTCTGGAAGAACATACTCGTAGAGAGGGTTTCCGGCAGCCTTCTGTTCGGTAACTATCGTGTCATAAATCTCTCTTGTAGTTTTTCCTGACTTGAAACCAAATTCTCTTCTTCTCTCAACAATATCAAAAGATATTCCTTTTCTTTCTCCAACAAACTGTTGAGTTGTTTTATTAAATCTGGAATAATTCTGAATACTAATAATATCTCCGTAGTCTTCTTTTGAACCAAACTCAAAAAGAACCAGACTAATATCTGTTAGTGGAAATAAAGATTCATCAGCATCGCCTAACACAATCTTTCTCAGGATAACTCTTATCCTGTCAACAAGCAATGGGTTATTATTTATGGTATTAATGACATTTTTTACAAACAATTGTACGCTAGTATATTCTTCTTCTGTAATAGAATCATTATCAAGTATTTTGCAAAGAGTGTCATTTATATACCAAAGCATTGTGTTATGCTTTGTATCAAAACTAAAAGCAGTATTTGGTGATGGAACTTCTTTTCCGTGAAGAGATTTAACCGCTTCTCTAATTTCCTTATTTGGAATAACGTCTCTCTTCATTATTCCATTACTAACATGATAATTAATGTCTAGTTCATCTTTATTTGCGTTTTCAAAAGCAGAAACTACGTCATCAGCTACTTTTCTTACATTTTCATCTGTTAGTAAATCTTTTATCTGACTCATTTATTACCTTTCTTCTGGTTTTGAAGTCGCATTTTTTACAAGGAACATTCCTCTTACGGCTTCAGCGTGTCTTACAAATGTTTCATCGGCAAGGAATCGTCCAAGATATGATTGTGCTTCTGAAGAATCAGGACCATACTGGTTTACGAGCATAGTATAATGACTAAGAGATGGAAAATCTTTGTGACCTGTCTTAAATAAACTCATATTTTTTCTCCTTTATATAGAATCACTTAATCCATATTGAAAGGAATTTTACCATTTTCCTTCAAAATTTGCGCAACATCAACAGTCTTGACAAATACCTTAAGGTTTCTCTTTTTAGCCTCATCAATCATATTTTTGGTTCCAGGAGAGGTTCCATCCCAAATTGCTATCAAAGCATCAGCATATGCCGCCATTTCTTGATTTCTAATAATTCCTGCTCTACGTCCGTAAGCTTCCCAATCCGCATTTGCAACCGTTAAAGGAATATTATTGGCAGATGCATAGGTTTCTCCAAGTTTATCAACCCCTCTTGCTCCACCAGAAACAACTTGCGTAATTTGGAATCCTGATTCTTTTACAGCATCTTCTATGACCTTGTATGAGTCAATGTTACGACTACCTGCAATGATGGTTTTCATGAGTTTAAATCCACAATTTGTTCAATACTGAGAAGTTCAATCAAAGTTTGAGTATATCGTCGCCAAGTTTCTCTTGTCAACGGTTTTTCACTCCTTATGAAAAATCTTTCGTAGTTATCGCTAAGAGGATATATGGATAAATTGTTATCAAACAAATCTAATCTTTCGCTACAAATCTTAATATTTTGGTTATCGCTTGGAACATCAAAAGTAATCCAGTTATTTATGCAATCTTTTACATATTCCGCGGAAAAAGCTTCATAAGAAGGCCAAAATACTCTATAATTTGGATCTTTATATTCAATTGATTTTCCATCTAAAAAAAATAACGGAATACCATTTTTCCTAATTTCTTTTTCTTCTCTCTTTATTTTATTCCACAAGAGATCCATTTGTTCTTTAGTTTGATTTGTAATAAACAAAGAAGAAACCAGTTTACAGTTCAACTGAATCAGTTTATCTGCAAAGATTCTATGGTCTGGGTCTATTTTATTGATATTTGCAGATTCGTAACGCGTTGCTTTTCTTAGAAAATAACTTACATTTTCAATAGAAAATAGACGAGAATACTCTTGTTGATTAGTTTGCGGTATTTTACAATCATATTTATTGGGCATATATTCCTCCAATAAGTTATCGTCTTTCAAGGAGTTTTTTCACAAAATTGGAACTAATATCTTATGGCATGGTATAAAAAAGCATCTAAAAGTATTTTTGCGCCCACTTCTGAAAGTGTAGGAAAAAGTCAGAAGAGATGGAACGCCAATCTTGGAGACTACCAAAGATGGGTAGTTGATGCATATGAAGCGTCTGTATATATAACACAAACTGATTACAAAATAGCTGTTGCTGTAACTGTAAACAAAATACATTTAGGAACAATAATGCTCCAAATGTTTTGGAAATACTCTCTTAAAGAAGAAAAAGCAGCAGAAAAAACTTATAAAGAGGTATGCAAGGCTGTTGGAAAAGTCTTTGATGAACTTTCTGATACAGAATCTCCATCTTCTTTATATGAAAGCATGATACGCCATGATTGTAGCAAAATTGACAAAGAGCATATGGCAAAAACAAATAATCCAATCATAAACTACTCTCAAGATGTAAAATATGAAAGAGATTGGAGAAGTTCGATTTACGGTAATCGTTACCCCAAGCCTGGGGAATTCAACGAGTTTTCATAAGGAGCATAAACTTGATAAAAGCAAAAGCACACATTCAAGTATGGAGACCAGGAATATCTTTAGAATTAAATCTTCTAAAATGGAAATTTCTATACTCTGTATATAAAAATCAACATGCGAAGTGGATTTCATTTCATTTTGGACCTATTTCAATAAGCTTTACATGGGATCTGGACCTCCTTAATTAAAATGATATACTTTGATCTTGCAAAATTTAGCGAGGGTCATAAAAAACCCGATGAAAGCGAACTTGGCATAAAGCGAATGTTCGGTAATATAGTCATAAATGTTGAATATTTGGCTGGAACAGAAAGAATTGGTATTGATAAAAAAGGCAAAGAATGGCGCTCTAAGATGAAATATGACTATGGCTTTATTTCATCTATCGAAGGAGAAGACGGAGAGGGCCTAGATACTTATCTCGGACCCAATCAAGAAGCAGAAAAAGTATACGTTGTTCATCAGAACGATCCAGATACAGGAGAATATGATGAAGACAAAATAATGCTTGGTTTTGATAGCGAAAAACAAGCAAAAGAAGCATATCTTGCGCACTTTGATAATCCTGACTTTTTGGGTTCAATAACAGAAAAAACATTTAAAGAATTCGAAAATATTGTAACAAGCAAAAAGCCAAGCGCAAAAGAAAGACTTATCTGGAATGTAAAGGATAAAAGAAAAAAGAAATTGTCAAAAGAGGCATATTTTCAACTCTAACTATGTGGTACAAAATATCACAATCCAAAATACTTTATATTATGCGAGGGCCAAGCGGTGCAGGTAAAAGCACTAAGGCTAAAGAACTTGGCATAAGCGGAACTTCATTGTCTACCGATGATTTTTGGATGATCAATGGAGAATATGAATTTGATACAAACAGAATAACAGAAGCACATCAATGGAATCAGAAAAGGGCGAGAGAATGCATGAGAAAAGGCATCTCGCCCATTATTATTGATAACACTAACATTGAACCCTGGGAAATGAAACCCTATGTTCATATGGCTCAAGAATACGGATATCAAACAAGACTAGTTCCTGTGGAAGTTAAGAATACCGCAGAAGAACTAGCCGCCAGGAATAAACACGGAGTTCCGGCAGATGCTATCCAAAAGATGCTTGATAAGTATAATCCGAATATCAGCATTCGAGACATTCTAAAATCTCAACCGCCAGAAAAAACATCAACAACAAAAGGATGGTATAAACTATCTCAAGTTGACCTAAAAACTCAACTCATGTCTCTAAGAGGGCAATTTGCCCAAGCAGCGCAAAGAGTTTATGATGAATGGAATGTTATTCCTGGTGAAGAAATGGATGACGAACTCGGTGGAGGAGGCATCTGTCAGGATATTGCTGAAGCTATTGCCGAAGTTGTACAAATGAATATACAAAACGTAGAACCTCATATAGTTGATTCTCAAGGCGTTGGCGATCAGCATGTTTGGGTATGCGTCTGTAATGAAGAAGAATGCTTTGATGTTGATATCCCTCCAAGTATCTATGAACGAGGCGGAGGATATTCTTGGAAAAAAATACCAGGCGTAGTATTCTCTCCAAACTGTATAAGCATATACCGTCAGAAATATAGGCCGGAGGACTTCTAATGTGGTACAAAGAAGCCTCTTTAGAAGATAAGATTAAGAAACTTGTAAAAAAGTTTCGAGGCAACGGTATAAAAGTCTGGGTTATGGACAAACCCAAAACCATATTTGTTAGCTTTGGAGATTGGGCAGATGATATTGGAAGGTTCCTCAAAGAACTTAAATGGGCCGCTGGCGGTGCATACAAAATAGAACATGATTTTGAAGTTGGAAGCCCATCACCTGATAAGAGAAAATGGAAAAAAGTTGCGGCTGGAAACGTCCAAATATACATGGACGATTATGCCTCATCTTTGCGCAAAGTCGTAATGGACCTTGTTGCTTTTACAGAACGTTCAAAAAATCAAACAGCAAACTTTAGACTCAACTGGCCTCTTGTTCAATCAACATTCCAAAAATACAATCTTGGCTGGCAATGGATGCAAGACTTGCAGAAGATCGTACAAGAAAGAAACCAAATGGATCTTCTTCATGGAGTTACATTCTTAAGCAATTGGATTGCAAGAGACAAATACGTTACTCCAGGAATGTCAATTCAGCAAAAGAGCCAAGCCCATTCAGAACTTACTGAAGCCCTAAGACAGCTTAGAACCTATGCTGACCAACTAGAAGAATCTGCGGTTGATTATCAACCATACGACGCAGTAGCAGCAGAACAAGACATTCAAAGGCTTACGCAAGAAACATATGCTAACATGCAAAAGTTGGCAGTCTTTGTTCAATCTGCAATTGGAAGAATAGAAGAATATAATGGAACGCCAGTAACCATTATGGCTAGAAGAGTAGACAAAAACGACCAATACTTTGATGCAGAAACAAGCGCATCTATAGAGTTCGGGCCTCCCGGCGGAGATATGTCTCCATCGTTTACCATATTCGAGATAAGCGAAAAAGGAGCCGTTATAGATGATGTTTTAGAAGCAGGGGATACCGACTTCTTTACCGATGCGGGGGTTCAGGCTGATTATTTCAACCTTCTTAAAGAACTAAAGAATCCTGGTTCTTCTGCATCTGGAGGAAAGGTATTAACTCTTTATACAGCAAGGCCAATAAAAGACAGACATCTATACGAAAATGCTACGCAGATTCCATCCAACATATTCCTTACAAACAGTTTATCTTCTGCCGAAGGAATAGCAATGGACCTTGGCGGGTCAAACGAAATACGAGACGTTTGGAAAGTACAAATAGATTCTAGATATCTTGTCCAAACTCTTGAAGGAATGGAAAGACAATATCAAGTCGTTGGTAAAGGCATGGTTCCCGTAAAAAGAATGGTTCTCATTTCTCCGGGAAATCCAAACAGGACTAATGCAGCAGGACTTGATTAATTGGATTTTTCTTTCTCTCTATTTTTGCTGTAGTAATATAGCTTATTTCTCGTTCAGATTCAAAAGATGTTCCAGAATCGTTAGTATACCATTCTGTCAGCATAACGTCAGCTTCTGGATCTTCTTTCTTAAGCTTCTCTATAAGCTCTTTTACTTTCATACCCATAACTAAAGCCTTATATTTGATTTCTTACGATCTGATACTTCGTTGAATTTATCAATCGTTACTTCTGCCAAATCAACATCATATCTTGCGGCGATAAGGTCAAGATAGCATTGAATATCTGCCATTTCCTTAGCAAGTTTACTTTTGGGAACCTTTTCGCCTCTCTTCATCTTTTTGATGAAGTTGCACAACTCTCCAACTTCGCCGGATAAGGCGCAGGCATAGTCTGTTCCAGACCAGCTTTTGAGTTTATGAAAATGCTTATTACATCTCTTAACATTTACTGTACGAAGCATATGAAAAGTTAGTTCGCTCGGTTTCGTTTTAGCCATTGGTTCTCCTTAATGAAAAAACGGGAGGCAAGCCTCCCGCTTATCGGAATGGGTTGCGTTTATTAGGTCGTCTTTTTATCAGGATCAGTCGGCGGATTCACAGGATTTTGCAGGTTGGCATTAGGGTTTGGTTGAGTGAAATCAGCAGCTTCATTAGTTGCAGAAAAGAAGTTCATACTTGTTGCCTGTAAATCTTCATCATTACCAACCTTAGCTGCTCTTGCAAAGCCCTTGACATAAGAACCTCTTGCTGCGCTAAGATTCCTAAAGGCCTGTGTTGTACCAGCATCATTGCTAGTATATGCAGCGACATTAGATACGGCAATGTTGTATTTGGAAGCAACTTCCAAAACATCCTGATTAGCGCCCATATACGTTATAGTCCAGATGATATCCTTATTGGACTTGAAGCCCTCAATCATCTTGGAAATACTTTGAGCATTGTATTGCTTACTATAGTTTTCAGCGCCATCAGTAATAATGGTTACAAGTACGCTTACTGGACCGGAATTCTTTTCCGCAAGGATTTCCTCGTTAAGGCGATACATAGTTCTTCCCATAGCATCGCAAAGAGCGGTCCATCCATCAGGCATATAATCTTCCGCCGTCAAATCCTTGAGGGAGTTTATATCCTGTCTCCAATAGACATTCTTATTTTCATCTGAGAAAACAACAAGAGTAACGGTATGCGTTTGGCTCTTATCTTTGCTGGCAAGATTTCTAATATTGACAGCATTCTCATTGAAGCCATTAATAGTAGAATCTCTAACTGTCGTCATGGAACCACTCTTATCAAGAATGATAACATGATGGAAGGTTAGAGGAAGGACTTGTTTTGCAACTTTTGGCTGTTTGTTATTGGTTGTTTTCTTTGCAACCTTTTTGTTCTTTTTTACGGCTTTCTTAGCTTTCGTTCTCATATGTTTCCTTTCTTCATCTTAAACAAACAAAGCAGGCGAAGGGATTTGAACCCTCGACGTACAGCTTGGAAGGCTGTCACTCTACCACTGAGTTACGCCTGCGTTGGGCGGGATTTCACTCCCGCCGTATCTTCTTTCGGAAAAGAAGAAGCATGTTCGCTAGCAAACACGCTCAAGTTTGAATTTATAGTTTACCCTTCAGCTTGGCTATCTCTTCCATAGCCTCGGCATAAAGCTTTTCAACTCCTTGCTTATTCTTCCTGCCCACCAGAATACCAACAACAAATCCGATGACTAGCCCCAAAATAAGTCCAGTTACCATGCTCATGCCTCCTTCTAAAAAAGATTAACAACAAAGTCTGTTGTCTAGTTATGTATTCGACTTAATTGCCTCTTTTTCCTTCGTACTCGATTTACGCCTTCTTTTTACAGGTTCAGCAGTCGTTGTACGAAGTACATATCCGCCTTCTCCATCAAAAGCGTCAGGTTCCCAACGAAGTATATGACCTCTTTCCCTGAGCCTATTCCCATATGGATTAGAACCTCCATGTCTGGTCATTGTCTTAATATTTGTTTCGACTCTTGTTCTCCAGTCATTAGCGTCCTTTTCAACAACGCCGCTGTTTTTGAGAGTCTTAACCCTTGTCTTGTTCTTGAATCGTTCCCACTTTTCTGGGTCTCTTTCTTCCATAAGCTCTGCAATAAGATTGATAAAATCATTCGTCTTAATAGGCTGATCATGATGTTCATAGCCTATTCTGAGAACGGCCCAATAACACGACCCCGGTTGAGCAGGTATAACAAAAGATTGGTCCCCATCTTCAACTACGTCTAGAGTTTCCTGATCCTTATGCAAAAAGGAATAGTTTCTCTTTGAGGACTCTATATTCAATGAATTTGTGCTAATTGCTTCGTCCATACGAACTCCTTTATCTACAAGGATATACCGTCAAACATCACTTATTCGGTTAGATTTGTGCAGAATTCTTCACTTACAGTTTCACTCTTCTTTTGCTGCAAAGCAGCGAGACGACTACCATTCGGGTGTCATTCTGTATGTTTGAATCACATTTGAAGAAAACTCGTTTACTAGCGTGATATCGAAGAGAAGCCCATGCGAGGCGTCGATTTCACCAAAGTTGGAAAACGTCTTCATAAGCAAAATCGGAGATAATAATGGGCTGGTATAATACTATTCCGTCAAAAACAACTCTTGAATCATGGATAAAGCACAAATTCAATGTTCTTTTTCATGGTCGTCATGGAGTTGGTAAAACATCTATGGTATTTGAGGCTTTTGACGGCCTTGGATGGCATCTTGGAAGAGAGTATCTATACTTTTCAGCCGCAACTATCGATCCGTGGGTTGACCTAATCGGAGTTCCTGCAAGAGTCGTAGGTCCGGATGGGGAGGAATTTCTCAAGCTTATCCGTCCTGAATCTATTTACAAAAACGAAGTCAGGGCCTTTTTCGTTGACGAACTTAATCGTTCGCACAAAAAGGTTCGTAATGCCATGATGGAACTTATCCAGTTCAAATCCATCAATGGAATGAAGTTCCCAAATCTTGAAATCGTTTGGGCGGCAGTCAATCCTGATGACGATGATGAACTAAAGTTCGATGTTGAAAAGCTGGACCCCGCCCAAGAAGATAGGTTCCAAATTCAAGTTCAAATTCCCTACAAGCCAAGCGAATCATATTTTGCCGAAAAATTCAAAGATCCAGAAATGGCAGAAGCGGTGTGCAAGTGGTGGGATGGTTTGCCCGACAAGGTAAAACTTCAGGTAACTCCCCGTAGGCTTGAATACGCTATTGATGTTTATCAGAAGACTGGCGACCTTCGTTATGTCATTCCAACCGAAGCTAACGGAGCAATCCTAAAGCAAGCTATTCAGTGCGGCAACCCGGAGAAAACGCTTATGCAGCTTATCTCCGCCGGTGACGATATTGAAACCCGTAAATGGCTTGCAATAGAGAACAACCTCAATGCAACTCAGAACATGATTTGCACAAATAAGCAGGTCTGCGCCGCTGTTCTTCATTTACTTTCCGAAGAAAGACTTGTATCTTTGGCAACAAAGCATAAAACCATAATTGATCAACTCAAAGCAGAGCCAAAGAAATATGAGCAAGTTATCAGGAATCTTGCGGATAACTCTCAACAAAAGATGCTAAAGGAAATATGTATTAAGTTGAGAAACAACCTCGATTCTCTTGAAAAGTCCCTTGACAAGATAACAGTACCGACAAGATCTTCAAATGAGATACAGATAAGTCCAAGAAGAAAAGCCCAAATCTTTACAAACTATACCATTCATAGCGATAACTCCGTTCTTCATATAGGGAATATGCCCTGCGATCTTAGAAGGCAAATTTCAACTATTGCTGCTGAAACAACCTTTGCCAGCAATTCTATGCAAAGAGGAGAGATTCTTCAGAAGCTCGGAGAAATAGTTCATCCAGATATGAGCAAGGAAGAATCAGAAGCTTGTCTAAAAATCTCGGAAGCCATTGCTGGATATATGGCAACAGAAAACTATATAAAGAAGTATATACCAGTCATTAGTACATGCCTAATTGCATGGGCAAGAACTCATGAAGTCAATACAGTAGAAGCCTTGTTTACAAGTTATCCGTTCCTCACTATGATACTTACTGAAATCGCTGATTATCCATTGAGTTATATAGAATCCGATACTCAAATGGCGCTATTCAGGAACTATAAGAACGAGGAATTTGCCAATCTGTCTGACAAAATAGAAACCAGCAGAAGGCAGAATGTAGAAGGGTTACTAATCTAAAGGATATTTGTGCCAGAAATTAATGAACAAAAAGACAAGATAGTTATTGACTACGCTCCTACCAGTATATCAGAACAGGAAAGAGCGGAACTTCTTGGTATGAATATCCAAGAAGAATTCAATACTATCAGCAGAGACCTTGATAAGTTTCATGCAATTTTCTATCAAATATGGGATATGGGATATCCAAGATTATCCTTTGATATTGAAACCGCATGTATAACCTTTGATAAAAAAGGTCGCAGAATCGAGTTCTTGTTCAATCCTATATTCTGGAAGAAAAGCAGTACATATACAAAGATGTTTGTTATATGTCATGAATGTCTTCACGTTATTCTTAACCACGGTAGAAGAATAAAAGACCTGAAAGGCGGCAAATTTTGGCAAAAAGCCGCTAACTACGCATTGGACGTAGTTATCAATCATATGTTGGTTGATAAGTTCAATTTTGATCGCTATTCCATTGATGGACAAGAAAACTATTGCTGGATAGATACCGTCTTTGGCAAAGACCATAAAGACGTAGAAAGAAACAGATCGTTCGAATATTACTTTGGTCTACTAAAGCAGAAACTCGTAGAGTCTGCTATGGCTAGCGCCAAAATGAAAATAAAGAATCTAGACGGTAGTACATCTGATGTAAATGGAGAACTTGTTGATGCCCACGAATTCCTTGAGGGTTTAGACAATGAATCTCTTAAGAAAGAAATAGAAGAAAATATCAACAACAACATAAATGAATATGACAAGAAAGACTTTGTTGATAAACTGGGCAAGACAGGAGAAGGTAAAGAACAGATAAAACAATCCGGCAAGGAGGCGGGAAGCGTAGCCGCCGGTATTGTTTTCAAGATGAACCTATATGAGAAAGTGAAAAAGAAGAGGAAATGGGAAAGTGTTATTAAGAAATGGTCTCTCAAGTTCATCAAAGATGAGCAGGGCGTTGAACAGTGGGCAAGAGTAAATAGAAGAATAAATGGGTTGAATACAAACCTCATGCTTCCAAGCGAGGTTGACGACCAAAACCTGCATCAAGACAAAATAGAGGTATGGTTCTTCTTAGATGTATCTGGCTCTTGCGTACATCTCAAGGATAGGTTTTTTAGGGCTGTCAGAAGTCTTCCTGATGATAAATTCATTATCAGACTATACTCCTTCGATAATGAAGTTTATGATGTTGATATGAAGAAAGGCGAGGTTTACGGCGGCGGTGGTACAAGTTTTGCTATTTTGGAAAACAAGATACAGCAAGAGATGAAAACATATGGTAAAAAATACCCAGAAGCTGTATTTGTAATGACTGACGGCTATGGTGACGCCGTAAAACCTCAATTCCCCAAAAAGTGGTATTGGTTCCTTAGCTATAACTACAGAAGCTATGTTCCTCAAGAATCAAATATTCATATGTTAAAAGATTACGAATAAAAGGAATTATAGCAACATATTCAGTAAGTTAACTCAGCCCAACTAGGCGGAAATGAGTTAACTATATATGGCAACTAGCGACAAGTTCATAGAAAGCATGGTTGAGCTTCTTGATAAGTTGATTGAAAATCAATCCAAGAACGCTTCTATCCTTACGGAAATGAAATCCTCGATTTCTGAACTTAGGAACGAGACTAGTTCCATTTTAACAAATATAAGAGATAGGCTTCCTGAAATCATATCCAGAGAACAGGAAGAGAACTATCATAAGCTCATGCAAATTGCCAGTAAGATAGAAGACAGCAATGTTAGACTAACAGAAAATATCAGAATATTTGAAAGCGATTATCATGCTGTCAAAAATCTAATAGAAAGAAATGAGCAAAGCATTAGAGACAACCAACAGTTGCTCAAAGAAATCCTTTCTATTGTTTACGAGAAAAAGGAACAAACGGAAAGAGCCGAGGGCGTTCTTAAAGATGTAAAAGGATTTATTGACGGACTAAAAAGCAAGAAGGCGTGGGTAGCCCTTATCGTTGCAGGAATTGCTGCGGTTGCTACTGCTGTTTCCGCTGTAGTAGGCGGAATAAACTCAATAGAAGACTTCCTAAAGAGTAAAAATACAACAAATCAACCAATCAAGACTCCAGCCAATCCTGCCCCACAACCTCCATCGAATCCAACTCCTTAATAAAGAGATTAAGCAATGATTGAGCGAAAAGGTATTTGCAAAAACTTGACAGGCACCAAGACCTCAATATTGGTCATTAGTAAAAAAACGAACATTGCCAGCAATCTATCCAAATATATAAAAGATAGCGGCCTAAATAACTCTACAAAAACTCACAAAGGAAGCGGCAGAGGTAAGATTAAGAATCATGATGTTTATGTTATAGACACACAAAATATGGTGGATTCTGAAATTGCAAAAATCCTTAGAAGAATATGCAAGACCAATCCCAAAGCGCAACTATTTATCAAAGGCGATATACAAGAAAGCATAGCAAAAGAATCTATCGAGAAGTATATTGATCCGATAAAGATGGGAGAGACATTTGTTAAAATTCCCCAAGATGAAGATTTATCAGGGGTTATTGAATATCTCTCTTTCTTAGAGCATACAAAGAAGAAAATGGCCGGTCTTTGGCAAAAACTAGAAACACTGTAATAGATTTTAGGGAATTGATACATGGCAATGACTATACATTTAAGAGACACACCGCTTGATCCAAAGGCTCAGTTTTTACTTTGGTCAAAGCCAGAGGCAGGCTCTTATCTTGACTCGCACGAGCTTATAACACATCCAAATGTTTCTATTATAGCCAGAACAAGAGCTGAACTAGTTAATAGCGATAAACCGCCAGGCGCTCCAAACTATACAATACATAGCACCTTATACAGCGAAGCAAATGCAATCAATGTAGGTAAAAGATTTGCAGATTGGTTTGAATATCAAGGACTGTACAAAGGCATGGGACAAGCTTTTGATGGTCTTTACGGCGGCGCTGTTTATATGCAAAACTGGGGATCAGGAAGATGGTCTCCTCTTTCTTTAATGATGGACCCAAATGACAAGGTTAGCGGATATGCCGTTGGATATCACGCCAATGCAATAGCAGATTCGGTTGATACTCCAACAAATACCCCTTTATCTTTGAAGACATTTATTACAAAAGTCTTCCAAACAATGAAAACCGAATGCGATAACAGAAATCTTTGTTATCCAATGTCCTTAGCATGGGACTTAGAAGAATTTGTATGGCCTACAACAATAATTGGTCTTCAAAACGGAGGAGCCGCTGGTTCTGCTCCTTGGTTAGCCGCAATTGCTTCTGCAAAATATAACACAGAAACAGTTTATGAGGAATGGGACGGAACCGCTTGGGTTGGCAAAACATTACAAGATGCATATCTTGCAGCCGGAAGTCCGGTTCATGATCCTTCCGTATGGTGGTTCCAGGGTATAAATAGAAACTTTGTATGCAAAATGTATCCTTATTTTGTAAGAATAAATGATCATGCATTACATAACGCTTTATATCTTCCAGCAAAACAATCATTTCCTAACATTCTATGCGGCAACTATGGTATAAAAAGTTGTCTATCTCAAACTCAAAGTAATCAGTTTTGGGAAATACAGAATAACTGGTTAAGATTTCCTAAACAACTTTTCTCGCCCGGAAAATACTTTAGAGGAGATTATAGTAGTCCAACTTGTTATTCTCCCAATATGATTACTGGTTTCTCTACAAGATACAATCCGTCTTATAATGTTAGCTATCCAGCTCCTGAGTTTTCCGGACATATATTCGGAAATACAAAGAGAGATGTATATAGAAACTACATTATTCAAATAATAAGAGCTTCTATTACTGACAATTCAATACCATGTATCCCTTGGATAGAGTCGCCTTTTGAAGGGGCCGCTTCTAGCGACTTCCCTGAAACTCACGTTCCAGATGAAACTGATATTCTTTATATATTACAGCAGAGTTATTCTTTAGGATGCAGAACTTGGAACGTATTCAATCCATCTCATTCTGGATCTGGAGCTTCAATACAAACAAGAATAGACACTTTCATGTCAACAATAAATAGCTTCAACGAATGGGTACAAAGTACAAATAAAACGATGAGGGTTAGGAGTGTCAGTTGATTAACAAAATTGCACCTAGGATTATTTGAAAACAAATTGAACAGGATAGAATATGATATTACTAAAGAACACAGCAAGTCAAGTCGTTTATGCCAAGATGATTGATACCACAACCAGCAAGGCATACGCCTCTTATACCCCAATTGGAGATCTAATAGCCTATATCTCTAAAGATGGAGGAGCAGAGACTCCGGCTTCTAATGCTGTATCCGAAGTAGGAAACGGCATTTACAAACTAACTCTCACGCAATCAGAAACCAATTGCAGCACTGGAGTTATTAACTTTGTCAACTCAGCAGATTCTACTTATCAGTTTGAAACTCTATATTTCCAAACAACAGAAGCCAATCCTAGCGTAAACGTTTTACAAAATAATGATAAGACTGGATACTTCTTGGATGATGCTCAAACATTTACTACAACCGGAAGCGTAGGAAGCGTTACGGATGCAACATCAATAGAAACTCTTATAAGAAACTCTTCCTATGACGGAATAACTCAAGTAAAGATATACGAAATGATACTCGCTTTCATGGCAGGCAAGGTTGTTATTACTCAAGTAGACCCAAATACTCGTTTGATATCTTACAAGAAGAGAGATGGAACAACGGAAAGATTCAATGTTACAGTTTCTACAGTTGATGGTTCTAGAACAAGCGGCGGAACTATTGGGGCATAATAAAAGGAGGCTTCATGTATTATTTCATTCCCAAACACGCCGTTCCTGCATTTTCTTTACCAGACATATTAAACCCAAGTTCTCCAAGGAGAGTTTCTAAATGCAATATGGATTCCCGTCGTTTGGAATACCTTCTTTTGGATTGCCGTCGTTCGGGATCCCCGAGACACCATCCGAGAGTAGTGGTCTTCAAAGCGAAACCATAATATATTTTGAATATGAGATTATTGGATTTGTTTCTCCAATAACTCCGCATCTGTACAAATATGTATCAGACCAATATGGGCTTGTATATCAGGCCATACTATTCTGCAAGAATGGATTTAACGGAGCCGCTTCTTATATTGCGCAAATTGATAATCCAGATGCCAAAATTGATCTACTCAAACCAATAAGAACAACTGCTAGAGAACTTGACCAAAACAAAATGACAGCCAATCTATATCCGGCGGTTACTTCAATCAATAATCACGTTACTAGAAGATATAACGTAAGCGATATCAATGATTGGCTATCATCAAATAGCATCAAGGTAGTTAGAGAATGGGCAGAACTCTGCGAACAAACCGGAACTACCATTGAAGAAGAGAATATTGTCTAAATAAACTTCTCTTCGCCATCAATAAACAAATGAAGAACATTCGCTCCAGATGTTGATAGATAATATCTATCAATCACTATCTGTCCGTCATGGACTCTTCTGTGACATTTACAACACAAGGTAACGCAGTTATCTCTTGTGTAACGACCCCCATTATGTCCTTCAAGTATCCGATGTACGTCTAGTACAGCGGGATCTGTTTCTCCGCAAATCTTACAGGCTCCAGAAGCTTGTTTATAGATTTTTTTGTCAATTAGAGTTTTTTTCCTAGCCATAAACAGGATATCGACAACATGAAACTGAAGATTTATCTTGACCTTGACGGAGTTCTTTATAACTGGACCGATTCTGCCGTTAAGGTTTTCAATATAGACCCTCATGATAAACACAACCGTAAAATACTGAAGACATATCATGACGGGATAGAAATGATACGAAGCAAACAGGAAGTATTCGAGAAAATCGAAGAGTTAGGAGCCGAATACTGGGAAGGTCTCAAACTTTTCCCTTGGGCAAATACTCTATATGAAGCTCTTACAGAAATAGGAGATGTTACAATTCTAACTTCTCCTGGTTCATGGACTTACGCCGGAAGAGGGAAAATCCTCGCTCTCAAAAGAGATTTTCAAATCAAGAACTTCATTCTTGCCAAGAAAAAGGAAGTCTGCGCCGCTCCTGATTGCATCCTCATAGACGACAAAAAGAAGAACGTTTTGAGGTTCAGAGAGGCGGGAGGATGGGGGCATTTATGGCCTAATTCCTTCAATATTGAAGATGGAGACCCTACTCAGTCTGTAGCCATAAACGATTGTCTTGAATACGTCAAAAAAGTGAAAAACAAGGTAATTGATAGGCAAATACCTGAGATTATGAATCTCTTAAGTCACGATAACAGTAGGGATGACATACTTGAAGAAGTGTGAAATCTACTATTGTGATTCAACGAAAGTCGATTTGCAAGTATGAAGATATATAGTTGCTTTCCTAACTCAGAAACACTTGATTTCTGGATATCAAACAATTTGAATGTATTGTTTCATGGCCGTCATGGAGTAGGAAAGACCTCCATGATTATTCAGTCATTTGAAAGAAACAATATCCGATTTAAGCAGTTTTCAGCCGCGACGATGGACCCTTGGGTGGATTTTATCGGCGTCCCCAAAGAACAAAAAGACGAGAATGGACCGTTTCTTGAACTAGTGCGGCCAAAAGACTTTAGAGATGATGAAGTAGAAGCTATTTTCTTCGATGAACTTAACCGTTCGCACAAGAAAGTTCGTAATGCCGTTATGGAGTTGATTCAGTTCAAATCCATCAATGGCAAAAAGTTCCCAAATCTAAAAATGATATGGGGAGCAGTCAATCCAGAAGAAGATGAAGATCTAAAATATGATGTTGAAAAGTTAGACCCAGCTCAATCTGATAGGTTCCAAGTCCAAATTGAGATACCATATAAACCATATAAGCAATACTTTGTGGAAAAGTATGGGAGAGATACAGCAACCGCCGCATGCGATTGGTGGGATCAACTAACGGACAATATGAAGAAAGATATATCTCCTCGAAGGCTTGAATACGCTATACAGATGTTCAGGCTTGGAGGAAATATGGTTCATGTCATTCCTCCATATTCCAATGTTAGCAAACTAGAACATGCGCTCAAGAATGGATCTCCAATAAGAGACTTCAAGAATCTATTAAAATCTGGCAAAGAAGATGATTTGAAAAAATGGATTTCCGATGAAAACAACTACGCTTCTGTAAGAGAAGAAATCATCAAAAATCCGCAGCCAGTGCTTCATCTCCTTGAAGAAGAAAAGATGATATCGCTTGCGTCTATAAGCAAAACGATAGCTGATTATCTCTTCTCTAATCATACTAAGTTTGAACAAGCAATCAAAACAATTGCAGAAAACTCGCCTAATAAAACGCTGAAAAAACAAGCGATTACTGTATTACAAACCATTCCAGGGAATAATAATCCCGGCAAGCTCTTAGAAATCAACAAACCAGACATTCCGGCAACCATAGAAAAACTACAGAAAGAAGTATCATCTTCATATCAATGGAATAAGAACTGCAATATCAATTTCAAAAAGGCCATAAAGAAAACGAAGTCATCAGAACTTACGATTTCAGCTTGCGTAGCGGCATGCCTAAAAGCTTCAGAACAAACAACAGAAAGAATGAAGATATGTAACTCTGTCATACGAATCATAAGCAACAAAACAATAACCTCTCTATCTAAAGATGAAGCAGAATCATCTCTAAACATTATTGATTGGATTGCAAGCAAAACACAAACCCCAGTGTTATATAGTAAAACTGAAGAACTAGATACATGCATAAACGTATGCACTATGGCCCTTAGAGGGCATGGGGTAGTAAGTGAAGTTAAAGAGTTTGCTAATAAGTATCCTTTCATTTCTGGCAAAATAATGCACTCTCAAACTCCGCAATTCTCAAGTACAAAGGTCATAATACCAAAGGTATAATATGGGAAAACTAAACGAAGCAATTTGTTATCTAAGCGGGCCAATCGACAAGGCCAAAGACCTCGGCAAAGGATGGAGAAAGGACTTTATTGCTAAGTCATCTCATATAGGGATGAGCATAATAGACCCGTGCAATAAGCCAGCATCTTTTGTTCATGAAGTTACCGGCGATGTTAGAACAGTAACTAAAATGCGCGAAGAAAGAAAATGGCAGGAACTTCAACAGTTTGTCAAGAAGTTCAGAAGAGAAGACCTCAGATTCACTGACGTTTCAGACTTCCTTGTTGTCTATATTGATCCAGATGTTCCTTCTTACGGAACGCTAGATGAGTTATTTACTGCTGAAGATCAAAAGAAGCCTCTATTTTGCATTGTAAAAGGCGGTATTGATAAACTTCCAACATGGCTTTTCGGTGTATTTAGATTAGAAGAAATCTTCTCCAGTGTCGATGAATGCGTTGCTCATATAGAAAAGATTGATAGAGGAGAGATAAACATCGAAGAAGATAGAAGATGGGTTCTATTTAGAAAAGAACTAAGAGAACAGTGTCTAATGTGAAGAGGTGAAAATGTACTTAAAATGGATAGGCGGGAAAACCGGCGTTTCTGAACAAATCCTGCCATATTTCCCGGCTGATATTGATATTTATGTAGAACCTTTTGTTGGTTCTGGCGCTATGTTCTTCTCTTGGTATAAGAGCCTAGAAAGCAGAGCCAATGGGAATATCATGAGTACGGTAAAATTCCCTAGCAAAATAGTTCTTTGCGATATAAATAGCCATCTCATAAACTGTCATAAAATGATAAGAGACAATTGCGATGATGTTCTATCAATAGTTATGCAGTTAGAAAAAGAACATAATAGCAGGAAAAACTACTTGCCTATGTTCAAGAAGATTAGAAAAACTGTTACTGATGAAATAACCGATTCAAATAAAATAGAACTTGCAGCCAAGTTCATATACATTAACAAGACTTGTTTCAACGGTATTTGGAGAGTCAACAGGGATGGCAAGAATAACGTACCTACAAACAAAAGAGAACATATACGCTTCAATGAAGACACGATAAGAGACGCATCAAGAATTCTCAAAAAGGCCGAACTAAGAGAAGTCAACTTCGTAAACCTTGGTTTTTCTACTTGCGAAGGCGTTTTTGTTTATATGGACCCTCCATACTATCCAATATCCAAAACATCCAACTTTGCTTCATATAACAAAGAAAGAGAAAATGACGATAATCTACTTGCCAAACTAAAGACATACTGCAATATGCTAGATAGTTGCGGAATAAAATGGATTATGTCTAACAGCAATGCAGCAAACGTTCTTAGCACATTTGCTAACAATAGAATAGAAGTCATTAGCGCCCACAGATTCGTTAGAGCAATCAATAAAGATAACGAAAAACGAGAGAAGATAATAGAAACCATCATAATGAGCAAAGCATGATATTCAAATACTCAGGAAACAAGTGGAAAGTCCTCGCAAAACTGAACCTCAACCTGCCGCCTCACAAAAGGCTTGCAGAGCTATATCTCGGTTCGGGAGCATTTCTTTTATCTAACACTGGCCCTTCAATCGGAATCGACGCCAATCGAAACATTGTTGACTTGTGGAACTGGCTCAAAACCGTAACTCCTCAAGAACTGTATGAACTTGAGAGAGTTAGACAAACTCATGTTGATACAGCAAAAGATAATAAGCCAGATGTTAGAACGATGGGGCTTAGCCGTGGCGCTGAACTTTACATGAGGGTAAATGTTACTGGCGTATATGTTGGGCAACTAAGTTCATGGAAGGTTTATCCAAAGTGGAAACTCCCGGTTGACAAAACCATAAAATGCCTTGAAAGAGTCAAAGAAATAGAGATAAAGCTCGGAGAAGCGCATAAGGATTATGTTGAGCAAGATGGGGATATCGTATTTCTTGACCCACCATATGTAGGCACGAAAGCGAATTATAAGCAAGATGCAAAGGTTGGTATAGAAGAAGCATATAAGCCGCAAGATACCGTAGATCTTATTTCTAGGCTTTCGTGCCCAGTCATTTTGACTTATGGAACGGATGCAAAAACGGTTTTCCCGCAATATGAGTGGCGAGAAGTATTAAAGAAAAAAGTCCCGCTTATCAGAAAGGGCGGGACCGTTGAAAGAACAGAACACGTTGCTTTTATAAATTGGGTTCCTGCATAGGCTGAACATCTAACCCGTCATTCTGATTTGGTTGCATGTTTTGTTGTTGCCCAAACGGATTTGGCATTGCAAACGGGTCCGAAAAGTTTTGAGTCCTTGACTGAATATGATTTATAAGCTCTTGTTGAGATGGAGTAAGGAAACCTCCCTGTTCAGCAGAGATTCTATTTGAAGCGGTTTGTATGGCGACATTGAGAGTGGCCTGATCGTCTGCTCCTTCCATTTGATGAGTAATATCATCATGAACAGAAGCAGAGTCAAAAGCATTTTTACAATTGCGCAGCCATGTCTCGATAACAAATTCAATGTTACCTGCTAGCGCTGCTCTTTTATACCATCCAGTCATGATTCTCTTCTGTACCCCATTCTCCACAAAGCTTTCGACAAATCTTGTCCAACTTCCTTAACTACAGCTTCATCGAGATCCCAGAAACAAGCATGTATCATCTCATGGATAATGAATTCTAGTTCTTGGTCACCTGTTAGTTGACTGTGAACCTTAATGACTCTATTGGAGAATGAAGGATCAGTGCAATATCCCCAACAATCATTTCCCACGAGGCCTGTTCTCTGGAATTTGTACCTCTTTCCTCTTATGTTAATGCTACATTGAGATTTGTTTCCAACTCTAGGTTTCTTGCTTACGTTACAAGAAAGTTTTTTCTTCTTGACCTTCGGTTTAGAGCGAGTTGTCTTACGAGGTCTTTTCATACCCTACTATTGCAATTACAAGGGAAAAGTATCCTCTACGCTCTAAACCTCTTTAGCCAATTTCCAAAGTTTGTATTTAACAAAACTTCATCTATTGTTGCATTTGCGCTTATTGAACTTTTATCAATTCCGCACAAAAGCCTATCTGTTGCATCTTGATTAAATCTAAAATCAAAAATACTAGAAAGTAAGCTTTCATTTCTACTGCAATCCAAAACGGCTGTAGACCCACTATTAAATCCTCTTTCGCACGCAGCGGTCGAAATTCCCATGTATAAGGCTTTATACATCATACTGCTTGAATTTACAATCAAAGCCCTACAACGACCAAGACTTTCAAAAGCATCGCTTATAGTGTCAATTTCCCAATTGGGATATTCCTTGCAAAACTTGCCATAATTTTCAACAGTCTTATCTCTATGCAAAGGATGCTCTCGTATTATAACTTTTGCATCTTTTGGTATAAACTTTGCGCATTTTTGCAATAAATTCAAATCAGAATAATATCTTGACTGAAGAGCAATCATTACAATTTTATCTTTTACTGTAGGAAACTTTTTCCAACCAGCCTTTATTAACTTTTCATCAAGAGCATTGATATCTTCTTTAGAGCATGGTTGAGTATTATATCCCTTAGCAACAACATTCGAAAACTGACCATATCCATTATCATCAAGATAAAATGATCTGCCTCTATCAAGAAGTCCATTCTCAAAGAAAAGTATATTTGCTTTCTTCTTCTGTTCTTCTTGCGGAATTCCATAACATAACCAAGCTATGCTATTTTTGCTCTCTTCTATGGTTTGAAAATGCCCTTTTCCCTTTAATGCATCATCAAGAGAAATTCTTTCTAGATTTATATCAAAACGACTACAAGCCTCAACAAGAGAAGCAACAAGACCATTTTTTAAGATTCCAGGCCAAGTAATTATTGAAGCGTTTCTCAACATTTGCTCGTCTCAAATACAGAAGATGCTTTGAAGTTATTCGACACGGTTATTCCCTTAATGCATCTTATTTCAAAATTATTACCGCTTAGATATTTAGAAACTTCAGAAAAAGACTTAATTGTTTCTGGGATATCAAGAACCTTATGCAATATACTTGATGGGAAGGCGTATAGTCCTCCATATAAGGAAGAGACCTTTTCGTTATTTATAAGCAAACTTTTTCTTTCATGAAGATTAGGCCTTATCCCGTAATCATCTTCTAATCCGCCATAACAAATATGAGACTTTTTATCAGAAAAATCTATACTTGCAGCACAAAATACAGAGTTAGGATATTCAATATTCGCTGCTATACATTTTTCTATATAAAGCTTAGGAACTTTAATATGACCATCAATAACAATAATAAGATTGCCTGATGTTCTTTTGAACACTTGTCTCAATGAATCAACATATGAAGACCCTGCTGGAACAATACGAACTCCATCAATTTTAGAAATAAGCTTCTTGTCAAAATCACTAAGTTTATATTCTGAAATAAAGATTTCATCAGGAGCAACCTTGCGAGGTATAACAACCCTTAGTAACGAATCATAAGTAGTTCCAATATCATTAGGCATAATAATAACGCTAACTTTGGGAACATGAGAGACAGATACTCCCCCAAATTCTTTTGCCTTATCAATGGCATGAGGAAAGTCTTTTATAATTCGAGCAGCAATTCTACCATATATCTCTCCGGATATTAGCTTTTCCAAATTAACATGAGCATATTTGGTAAAATTCTGCTCAGTAAGCCCTTTGAGATACTTTGGCGTTATTCCCATTTCTTTAGCAACACAAACAACACCGTACTCATCAAGAGTGTATTGAGGAAAAAACGGAAAATTGTTAGGTTTACTAAAGCTATTCCAATAATCATTTGTATTGGCATTTATAATATCAAATATGGATTGAGATAATCTTCCAAAGTATTCAAAATTACTACCACCAATTATTCCCAACTTTGCATGGTTATATTCGTTTTTCTGCTTGTACGAATTCCACCAAGAAGGCAGTCCATTTGCTTTTTCCAAAATGTTAGGACTACAAGTTGTTCTTCTAATACTTATTTTAGGATCATAGGAGTTATACTCATATTTTTCTAATAAAACTCCACTATCAAAAAGACTCTCTGGAATCTTATCAAGCAAATAGAAATCATAATCAAAATGAATAAATGGTTCTCTTTGTATCCCAATTGTATAAGTCTTTCCAAGAGAGAAAAACCTTGGATTTCTTTCTCTAATATCATTAAGAGACAAATCAACACTTTCGAAACTCAATCCGAGTTGATCTACAAGAAAGTGTTTACCGGCATCATCTGTATATAAATGAGGCTTTCCATATAACTTAGTAATACATTCTACAGAGAGTATCCAAGAAAGATTCCATGAGTTTTCATTTACCCATTTATTATGAAAACCTCTAATATACGGTTCTGACCAAAAAGACATTATTGGCTTCATCTACTAATCCTTTTATGCTTCTGTTGTATCTCCGGTGATAAAGAAAGCATCTCCAACCGGAGCTTGTGTAATAATACTATACGATCCATCTCCAGGACCAATAGGAGCAACATTTGTTCCCATTCCACCACCGCCGCCGTCGATAGTTCCAGTAACTGTTGTTCTAGTGGTAGTTTTAGTTGTTGTTCCTGTATTATGTACAACAACGCCTCCAGCCAAATAGCTACTATACTTATCAATCGTCAAGTTGTAAGTATCAACTGTTCCCCACACAACTTCAACGCTTTCAATATTGACCTCTCCACCAAGGCCAATCATCTTGTATCCCTTTTTGAGATTTTGCGCCTCAACATATCTCCATTCATTAGCAATTTTTACAAAGAACGGATGTTCATATGTTGCTTTTATAGAACCATTTATAACAAAATGCCTATCTTCTTGGCCTTTCATTGTTTTAGAAACAACTGAAGAAGTAAAAGAATGATCCTCTCTATTCTTATACGAAACAGAAAGCATACTTTCAATTTCTGAACTTACAGAAGGGATACTATAACAACGGACCTTATCTCCTATTGCCATTTCTTCGATTGGCTTTTCAGAACCATCCTCTAAAGTAACCAAAGTTCCTTTTAAGAAGCACCCAGGACTTGCGCTGGGGCTAGGAGACGGAGAAGGAGAAACTGAAGCAGAAGGGCTAGGAGACGGACTTGGGCTTGGAGAAGGGCTTGGAGACGGAGACGGAGAAGGAGATAGACTAGGACTTGGAGATGGGCTAGGAGATAGAGAAAATGCAAGAGATGTAGAATACGGGGTAAAACACAAGCCAGTATGCCAACAAAGGGTAAAATTACCAGAGGCCGGCGCATTATCTTCAATTCTAAAAACGCTTATGAGATAATAATGCCTTCGTTTTACACATACTCCTCCAGGGTTAGTAGATAAAAGAGGATCTATTGCCCAGCCTTCAGCACAAACAGACGGCATGCTACCTACTTCGCCAGCATCTTTTACAAATATTCTCCAATTTGGATCAATATTTCCATATTGATCAAAAATGAAAAACTCAAGCGAAAAATAATCATCTACCAAGTAATCGCCATACTCACCAGAACCGGGAACATAAAATGCGAACCATACATTAGGGGCCGGAGCGCCAAGATCAATGGTTGCACAAAACGTTGTTCCAGAAACGCATCTCGTTTCTGATGGAGGAGGCGGACCTGGAATGCCGGCTCTACTTCTAACATCTATCCAAAACGGAGTTGCGCATTCATCATTTCTAGGAACACACCCTCCTCCGCCTCCCGGATCTGATAAAGAAGTTTCGCAATAATTATCAAACGGATATGCATAAGCCATTTTACCATGAATGTAAACAAGGACATTCAGGGCATAAATGATTTCGTTTATTCTATAACCTATTTCTTGAGCAAACTCAATAACATTTGTAGATGTAAATGGGTCAGGAGGGGCTGTAAAATTAACTCCATTTTGAGCTATTGCTGAAACACTAGTAATATTGATACCATTTGAATAATGGAAAAATCCAATATAGGTATTACAATCTGGTAACTTTCCATATTCTTCCAATAAACTTCCAGAAACAAACTCTCTTATTGCATCTTGAAATCTTTCAACCGAATCAGCGAGACCAATAGGACTTGTTGTATCATAGGATTCTACGTTAATAAATGCATTTTCTGGAACTGAATATCCAATAGAAACTCCAGACTGTCTCATCCTTATTGCTTCTGCTATTTGCGAAAAAATAGCGTCAAAATCTGCAAATTGAAATGTACTAGGAACGTACTGAGACGCCTTATTGAAGCTTGTTACATATTGTGTTAGATCAAATGGATCTGGCATGTTTATATTCTCTCAACATTATCTCCAATCAATATATGAACCAAAAGAGTTTCCAATATACTGAAGAACGGACACGTTAGATGCAGATACTCCAACCGAAACTATTCTAACGCCAGGATTAGCTGCTATCAAGTTATTCAACGGGCTTATTATACTATCGTCCCATTCGGATTGAGTATCACCGCAGTCATCAAGAGTTCCATCTGAAAGTATAAAAACAGATTTCAAATCATTAAACTGCTGAGGAAGATTCGCTAATACCGAACAAAGATTCGTAGAAGAACCAGATGCAACGAAGAATGTATTTACAAACGCCAATACCTCGTTTGCATCAGCATAAGTTACAAGCTGTTTTGTAACTCTTATAGGGTCTCTATCATTGAATCCTATAAGCGTTATTTTGTCTCCATTTCTAACATATGATTGCATCATGCTAGTCAATGCATCTTTTATTCTTTGCAATTTTGAACCATCTGACATTGAAGCGCTTATATCAATCAAGAAAAGCCAATGCGAGTTTCCAATAGCAAATGGGAACAGCGATATTCTTGCATCTTCGCCATTAATCGTTGATGCAGCCCCAATAGGACTTGCTCCTAAAGATATGGAAGCATCAACCGTGACTCCCTGCGTAAAATTAATGGAGAAAATCTGTCCAGATTCATTTGTTGAAAATGCAACATTGTCAGATATTGATTCATCTGGATTTTGAACAAAAGCCATTGTAAACATACCGTAAAACTGTCCATTATTGAATGAACTTGCATCAACAATGCCGCTTGAAGCTATTTTTGTTAGATTTCCCTCTATAGCGCAATACGCTTTTCTATCTGTTTGAAAATCTTGAGGGAATAGAATGTCACCAATAATATATGAACTAGAAAAGCTAGCCTGTATAGTATTTGCGCTAAGCAGAGATAGTCCTGTATTATCTGAATACTGTAATGTAAATATAGATGGAGAAAAAGTTGGGCTTCCTGAACGTGGAGTTGTCTTTAATGGATAGAATACATACAATATATTTTCATATATGTTATACTCCATCTTTGGCTTATAACTTGATTCTATAGATGAATTCATTGGGAAAATAGATTGTTGAGAAGTAAGTATATTCCCGTTGGATATACTAATAAGATCTCCAAGAACAGCATCAGAATAGTCGCTTCCTGGGAACACTCTTCTTATACCATCGCTAGCAAGAACAAGCAAAGAGTTGTCAGTAGGTATCCATGTAATATCATATAACTTTACACCAGGCGCTACTGAAACATCAATATCTCCTCTAAAAACTAAAGCACCGCTTAGTAAAGCAAAATCATATGAACTTAAAGAATAAGTATAGTTACCATTGCCATCATCTTGTCTATTAAGATACCAAATTCTTGTTGCTCTTCCAATCCTTCCTGGCTCAGGAAGTTCAGGACTTGGAGCTGCAAGTTCAACAATACAGCATCCTATTTGGGTATATTGCAATATAGTTGGATATCTAAATACATTACTACTAAGTTCGTTTGTAATAGTTTCATGAGCAAATGTATCGTATAACGAAGGACTTAGATTATCACAACTACTATATGCGGCTGTTCTTTTGAACTCAAATATTCTTCTGTTGTTAAGATTGATAGCGTCTTGATATGTATGAACATTTATAACAGAAGCACCAAGTTCCGTAATAGACGGTCTAAAAACAAAATATCCTGGAGATTGGGAAGCATAAAAAGAAGGAACAGGAATATCTGTTATTTCGCAAGAAAAGTTTGGATACGCAAGAACAGAATATGGATTTGCATTTATAGCAGGAGAATTAAGATTTACGCTTGTTATGGATTCAATGGTAGAACCGCTCTCTCTGTCTTTTATGTTCAGAGTAGCGTGCCACCACTTTCTTTTTGTTCTAGATTCACCTGGCATTAACTAATCCTTACGTTTCCTTTTGATTGTAATAGTATCTGTAACACAAATCAATTTGAGGCGATGTATACAACCCCTGCGGGAATAACAGATTCACACCAAACACTATATCGTCTTGTCTTGAACCATTAGTCCAGTTCTTAAAGACGTAGCCTATTCCTGCAATAACTATTTCATTTGGATTACAATCTTTTATATTATCATCTGGCGGGAAACTGAACTGTGGTTTGACATATAAATACGAATCCTCAGAAGCCAAAAGACTTCTAATCTGATAAGAGTCCGTAACAGGATTCGAGTTATTTGGTAACAACAAGAACTCTCTATTCAATCTTTGCATAAGCGGAAGATTTGTATTTATAGAAGAACAATTTGAAAAATTCAAAGCTTCTAGTTCATTTCCAACTGGGAAATAAAATCCTTGAACTTCAGGAGTATAGCTAGACTTAATAAGAAGTAATGCATTTCCGTTTTTGAATGTAGGAATATTATCTATAGTAAGGAGTATTGGAGCATTGATAGCAATATTGAAATTAATTGGAGTTGTTAGATTTGCGCAATCAACAAGAGTTTCATATGTAAACTCAAGTCTATTCTGTATTATATCAGGACCAGTAGGCTTGGGCGGGTCAATAAGATTCCAGAAGAAGTCGCACAAACCTATATCATATACGCAAGTATAATCATGATAAATGGTAACTCTTGCTGTTCCCTCTACATCAGTCGTTCTGCCTCTAACCAATATATCAACATCAATATAACAGCCAACCTGAGATTCTTCATCATCATTTGCGGCAAGAAGATCTCCCAAATACTTCTTGACTCCATGTTCTATTCTCAAAATCCATACTTGAGGATTTCCGGGTATAGGCAAAAGTGATATAGAGTTTCTTACGGCTTCCGGTAGCGTATTCATTATAGAAAAATCATATCCTTCATCATCTCCAAGAACTTCTCTATTATACAAAGATCCAAGATGGAATATACTTCCAGATGGGTCTTGTTTCATAATGGCTTCAGGAGATATCATAACATCCCATGAACCCCTATTATCAAGAACAAGACCAAAAACATTACTAACCTTAGACTCTGTTTGAGATTTGTTGTTATTTGTTCTATTTATTGCCAAGAAACCAAACTCATCAATTGCGGATGGCTTATTTACTATCTGTACACTAATAGAATCAAATATGCAAGAATCTTCTATAGATATTTCCATAGTAGTTGAATAAACGGGAACAGCAATAACGGTTGGAACTCCAACTGAATCTTCTGTCCAAACACTTGTAAACTTACTTTCTCCGGGAACAAATGGAACAACAGTATAGGGAGGATATCCATTACTATACTTAACCAAACCGGAATAGCATGTATAGTTTGAAGAATATGCGGTTCCGCTATTAGTTGTTTCTCTTGTTCTTATTAGTAAGTAAACAACATCTGCGTCTACCGTTGTAAAGCTTATTGGGAAAGAAGTATTATAAACAGGTTCAAAGAAAGTATTTGGAGCAGAGTAGGGATAAAATACTCCACTCTTTTCATATCCGCCAATAGCGACTTGAACTCCAACAGTTCTTTGTTGAGTATTCCCTCCTATATCAGATGCAAAACCAATAAGATATGATAATGTAACATCATATGTCGGAGTAATTGGGGTAGGAATACTGTTTACTAATCCATTTACAATCTTTGGTAAAGGAGATGTTTTTATATTAGCTATGAAGGTTGGAGCAAACAAGTTACTAGGAGAAATATCAGAATGAGATAGAGTTGCAGGATCTATTGAAACGGAAATGTTTGAAGAAAAATCATTTTCTATTGCAGTTACAAGCCCTTCAAGCGTTGGGTACTCATTTAGTCTATATCTTCTAATAAACTCTTGATCTATGTTTGCATTTACATTCAAGTTTCCATTAGTTGCAAGATTCCAATTCAATATGCTTGCAAGGTCTGACAAGTGGACAGATGCGTAACTGGAATCTACTAGGCTAGCGAGCAAATATGAACTATAGTTATTTGGAGGAGTTGATGAAGAATTGTTAATATCATCAATAAGGTTACTCAAATTTTCTAATCTATCAACTGGAATGTTGAACTCAACAGAAGTCGTTGCTCCTTGAGCAAAAATCATCTTAGCAAAAGTCCCGCCAACGCTATTACCATAAGAATTCCCTCCAAGAGGGATAGTATATGGGCCAGGAATGTAATATGTATAAGTATGTCCAGATACAGTATAGTTACAAGTGTTAAGAAGATTTATATTGCGGCCTATCGTTGTAGAACTAGCAGCAAGATCTAATAGATTTGGATCAAAAACACTTATTTCTACATCAGAATAATAAGAAGAATAGTCGCATGTAACCGTAAAAGGTCTCGGAGCATTTGTAAATTCTATAACTTCAGAGAAGTTTTGAGGGATTATTTCATTCAATCTTGTTGCAAGATATCCTGCTATTTCCGAAACCGTAGAATACGTTGATACGTTTATAGATATTGCATTTATGTTTGTCAAATAATTAGTAAACGTATCATATTGATCTCTATGAGTGCTGAAAGAAGAAATATCAAGAAAAGCATTTAACCTACTATTCATTTCTCTCAAGTTTGTAACACCAGAAGAAACAATTATACTAGTTGAATTACCATAACTTAATACGGTTGGATATACCGGCAGATCCATCCACTCTGTTGTATTTGGAATAAAGACATTGAGTTGAAGACCATAACTTCCAAAACTTCGTTTCAAAAGAGAAATGAAATCTCCAAATGTTAAACTTGTAGCATTAGTATTACTATGCACAACAAAAAGATCTGTAGTAAAAATAGTGCCAGCATTGTCTGGGACAACTGTAAATCTTATAAACTGATTAGGCTGTATGTTTGTAAATGAATTTGTTACAAAATCCTTCATACTAGCATACTTGTACAAATTATCAATTTGTATTGGGAATCTAGTTATCCATGCAGGAGCTTGAGAAGCAAGAGCTTCGCCATATCCAGTAACAAACTCCTCTAGGGTTATGTCATTAGAAAATCCACTATAAGAAAATGTAAACAAAGAACCATTTAGAACGCTTTGTATTTGCAGACTATTATTATTTGAGTTACTCTCATCTATAGTAAGAGATATATCAGCAGTTGCATTATTTCTATTATCTATTCTTAGCGGTTGTCTTGTCTCTGCTCCTGTATCATCACAATACCATGATATTGTTGCCTCTAAATTTGTAGGAACAGGAGAAGGAGACTGACTCATACTTAACTGTTCATTACAATATACTTTCATGTTAGGAGCATATGAAAGCAATAAAGCAGAAACAGCTCCAGATGAAGATGGTTTTGCTATACCATATTCTATATTGTAAGCAACTCTATAATCTAAAGTTGAATGATAGTAATCAAACACTCCTATTCCGCCAGATACAGAGACAGGAGTAGATCTCCATAAATAGAAACGGATGCGAGCATTTAGATTTGCCGTTGTTGTAAGACCGGAAGAGTCAGATGACGGTAGTTGAGTAATCCCATGCGGGGATACTCTAATAATCTCTTTTCCAGAAATATTCTCTGTTATATCAGCTTCTAAAGTGCCAATGGCAGCGCCAGAATCGTAATTCAGTATTGCAGAAGTAATGTTTCTATTCGAACCCCAATTACTAGATATTCTCAGAGCAGGAAGCGAGCTGGCAATATTGCCGGCATTTATAGACAACTCTCCATTATCAACATTAAGGCTTATTGGATTGACAAAAGATGGACCAGCCGCACTTCCATCAAATCTAAGGAAAGGAATTTGAACAACGTTATTAGGAATACTTATGTTTGAGTCTTCAAACGGGATAGTAACATTGAACGAACTTATTCCAGCTCTAGCAATAGCAGTAAGACCTATGCTAATAGTTGCATAATCATCAAAACCATCAGCCGCCGGATTTTCAACCAATGATATCGCATTCTTAATTGTAGAAATATGACTTTGAGTAAGACCATCACCAGTTACAGAAATAGCAGGAGAACTAGAAGAAGAATTTCTTTGAATCCTAAACTGTCCGCTATAAATTGTACCATTAGAATCAGAACCAGGAACGCCAGTAACAGTTAAATCAGTAACGCTTGTTTCCGGATTTGGCAACTGAGAAGAAATAGAAATGTCATAATCAAACGGCCCAGGATATGATACGTCAATAGGAACAGAATCGTAAATAGAAGAAATCCCTATAAACCTCTGTTCATGAAACCTTATGTTAGATATATAAGACTGAGACATCCTTTAATTATACCTTTATATACTTCGCTGGAAGCTCTACCCCTATTTCGACATGACGCTTCTTGCCTTTTGAATCTTCCATAACAACATGACCTTCGCCTTTGGATACAATCTTATATACCTCGTCATGTCCTGGTTCAAAAGCAACACCAACTCCCTTACTTCTATATCTATCTCCAACAGTAATAGCAGCAGAGGAGCCTGGGTCTCTGTAAATCATTGTTTTTACGCCATCCCATTCGGACGGGGAGCCTTCTCCGGGAAGTCTTCCGCCAGTTCCAAACTCAGAAGCAGAACTTGCATCAGCAGTCTTCGCCCTAGAATACCAGTTGGCGTTTTTGTTATTTTGATTATACATAGATTCAATCTCTCCCCTCATAGATTCGATAAACTGTACCGCCTGTTGCTCGTTGGAAATCGTTCCTTCAAGTTGTTCTTCAAGTAACTTATCTTGTATAAACTTGATAAAGCTAGGCTGTCCTTTCAATGGTTTAGGAGACAAGCCGGGGAACATCTGTTGCAATCTATTTCCATCAATTAGAGGTTTCATTTGAATAGGAACAGGCCTATTCAAATATTCTCTCATTTGTTCTCTATGCCTATTCTTTAGATCAAAATCAGGCTGATCTCCTTCTTCAGACTTAGCCATAGTATCAGCCTGGGCATGCATCATTACAAAATCCCAGATATCATTTCTGTTGCTACCGGGAATCTGCGTATCTCTCATAAACCTACCAATAGATTTATTCGTCCATGAATCCGTATGAGGCCTCATGTGTTGGCGAACAACCATGCATACAAACTTTCTATCTTCATCTCCGATGCCTATTCTTTTCATAACAGCATCAGCGATATCAGATGATTTGTCTTCATGTCCTACATAGGTGTATTCTTGAGGATCTTTTTCTTTTGGTTTTCCTATCTCTGGGTGAGCTTTACCGTAATCATGGAAAACGGCAGCCATAAGCATATTGATTCTGTCTTTTTTATCAACTTTTCTTTCCTTCATCATCTTATCTAGATGTTCAACAACTCTAAGCGTATGCTCAAGAAGATTGAACTTATGATGCCTATTCTTTTGGTCCATCTTAAGAGGTAATAGGTTTCTAGTTTCCTCGGCATCAAAAATAGCAGCATCAAGACCAGTCGCAAACATGGCTCTTATAGCTTCTGCCGGCCTTTCTGCTCCAAACATCTTTATAATCTCTGGTCCTGCTCTTTCAGGAGCAACCTTTGTTCTATATGCATTATGAACTTCAGGATCTCTCATTGCAGCAAGAGTGGACTCATCTATAGTTGCGTTTGGATAGCGACTAAAGAAGCGGAAAACCCTAAGCATTCTTAGAGGGTCATCCATAAACGTCTTTCTTGGATCAAGAGGAGTCCTTAGCGTCATTGTTTGCAAATCTTTTAGACCACCAACATAATCCTCAACCTGACCAGAATTGATATTATAGAACATCGAGTTAATAGTCAAATCCCTACGCTGAGCATCAATAGCCGGATCCTGTATGTCTCTCTTGACAGGAACTCTGCTATCCTCGCCATAGCTCTCGTCTCTCAGATTAACGAAGTCAATCTTCAATCCAGCTATATCAAGAGCGGTTGTTTCAAGATGCTTAGACTTTTCAACATTCTGCTTTACAACATATGCGGAGTCCATCTTGATTGGAGAGTTCGGTATACTCTTGGAATATTCCAATGCCTTATTGACGAACTGTTGTCCAGTCATCTTATCTAGCGCGATATCAATATCATCACTTGGGACTCCAAGAAGTTTATCTCGAACCCATCCGCCAGCAACTCTAAATGTCAAACCAAGACCCATCTTCTGATTTACGTCAAGAAGGGTTTTGAATATTAGTTGCTCTTGTTCTGTTAGCTGTATCTTGGGCATTTCTGCTGCTGCTTTTCTATGAAGACCGATTGGGCGAACAATGCTATCAAAGAATCCAGAATTAGCCCAATACTCAGCGGTATATCTCTCTGGCTTCTTTTTGAAGAGTTTTCTATCCGGGTGTCTATCCCATCTAATAGAGAGTACATCTTCAAGGGCTTGCATCGGATTAATGGCTCTGCATTTTTCCTTATGCACACCAAGAGAAGGAACATCTACTTCAAATACATGCATTTTTCTTGCAAACTTGTACCTATCAATACCAGGTATAAAAGAAGTAGTATAGATTGGGCAACCAACACCTGTTTCTTTAGATATCGCTTCTACAACCCTTACCTGTTCATAACCGCCGCCTTCTACAACAATGCAATTTATACAGTCATCAATCTTTAAAGAATTGATATCAAAAATAGCAATACCACCATAAACTTCAACTTTGCAATTGTTCTTCTTAGCTAACTTTTCTGGATCTAAACTTAAGAACAATCTACATTTCTGGTCTTGACAAACTCTTTCGGAGGCAGCATTAGACAATACTATAACCTTGGAAGTTCCAATAATAGCCTTCTTTTCGAAAATGCCTCTAATTTGAACTATATCGCATGGATAAACGGCTTTATTATAGAAGTTTTTGTTTTCAAATATGGTTTGCAAAAGATGTCTTGGTGAAGTCTGAAGTATTCTTTCAGTATCTCTTATCGAAAGCAATGCTCGTATAATATCCTTTGCTGCTTTTTCATCCAATGAAGAACCGCATACGCTAGTATATATCTTACAAGCATCTTGTATTATAGTTTCAAAATCCATTATCTACCCTTTTTTCTCCTACATCCGCCGCAACCGGGTTTTGCAGGAGGCGGAGTTTGAGGCTTTGGTTGTTGAGCGGTATTAGGCTGTGACGGCTGTTTCGGTGGAGGATTTGACGGAGATTGCTGTGACATTTTTATATTCGATGGCATCTGTGGTTTTCCTAAACCTATTTTCTGAAAGAGAGTTTTTTTCTGAGCTACTTCATTTAATGACATTTGTAACCTCCACTTCTTTTACTATTACATCAAGAATCTCTTTAATAGCTTGTTTTGCTTCTGGACTTTTTGCATCATTCCATTTGATCATCATTACATTATTGAGTCTTTCTACCAATATTTTCACAGGCTCATTATCTTCTTGCATTGCCTTTATTCTTTCTTGAACCTTAACGGCCTGATCAATGAGCTTTATGATAGTTTCATGACTCTTTCTCATTTCATCAGCATTGATATAGTTTATAGCAGATGCAAGTAAATGGATTTGTTGATCAAGTAAAGATGAGTACATTCTCAATCTTTCTTCATCCTTCATTCTAATACGAGAATAGTCTTCAAGATTTTCTGCATAAGCCTTAAGCCTAGCTTCAATCATTGGTTTTTGATAGTGCTGAACAAAGTGATTATGAACTGCCCTATCAGAAATTTCTTCCTTTTTAGCTTTAAGCCACTTATAGATATAATGAGAGTTTTTGCCTTCCGCAAACATCTCTTCCGCTTCTACCCTATAAACGGAGTTACAGAGTTTACAGTTGCTTTTTACGATAGGTACGCAAGTAAGGTCTTTGGCGTATTCTATAACTGTGGCGTATTCTTTAGGGCTTTTTATCAAAGCCTCTTGCGCTGCTTTTTCTATTGCTTTATCATCTGGCACGGCTATCTCCTACTATTAGAACAATCCCTTTTTAGGCTTCAAGTAGTTTACTGGACCATCAGCAAACTCTTTTCTAAGAGACTTAAGCTTATTTATTCTTTGGTCAAGCTCAAATGCTGCGTTCTTACATAATTCGGCGAATTTTGGCGGAGAATCCATTGCTAATTGATCGGCTTGTTCTAAGATTTCAATGACCGAAGGAAACGAAGAAACCTTTTTATTGTTTCTAATTTGAGCAGCAACGCTTCTTGCCCCTCTTTGCGTTTGATAAACAAGTTTAGAACAATAATCAAGCATATCAGCAATATCGCTCAGGTCTCTTATCTTTTCATTGATAAGATTCCTATCTGCGAAGTTATCAATCTTAAATGATTGTTCTGGATCAAACATTTGCTGACAGATTTTGTACCACATTACTGTTCTCTCTTTATATGAACTTGGAAGTTTTTAGTAACATCTGCAAAGTCGCCATTTTCTTCTTTCTTCAAAACAATACCCTCAACATTGTCTCCATTGACTTGTATATAAAAGGCTTCTGAACCGCTAAGCTCTCCCCTAACAATCATGGAAAACCTATTACCTAATATACTGAATACCGTCCTCATTCCGCCTTCGCTATAGTAGAAGTTTTGCGCATTTTTGGCAATTGATTGCGTATTTGCTACAATTCTTCTAATCTTTATTTCTTTAGATGCTTCTTTAATAGCTCCTGCAAGAGCCTTGATATCTGCCTCGTAAGAATCCTTTGAGAGGGGTATTTTTTGCAATTCATCCCAAATGGGCTGATATATACCAAAGTCTATACTTTCTGCTTTTTTCTGCTTTCCAGACGATTTTACGGTCATTTTAGGAAGAGAAGAAAGAGACGCAAGAGACGAGACTAGGCTATCCTTATCAAAATGGCACCCTTTGTCATCTATAACAAAATCATCTTCTTTCACTGTTTCACCGCTTGGTGAAACTGCCTCTTCCGGTGAAACTTCTTCTCCAGCGGCTACTTTCATCAAAATATTCTCAAAATGAGACTGATCCAAATGAACGCCTTTGTCATCTACTAAGCGACCATTGATGATTTCTTTTGCGCCTCTAATGTTTGTCATTTCATCCATTATGGTGTCTCCTAGTGTATTCAGCTATAAGTACAGCTTCGGCCTTACCGTCGTCTTTCTTCAATTCAAACGAATCCCTCAAATTAGGATACAATATTTTTGCTAAATCTCTTGCATGATCTTTTGCAAGTTTTTTGGCTTTATCCATCTCTTTTTTATACTCTTGCTTAGTCTCTTTGTACTTTTTCCTATCTGCGGCAGACAATTTGTTGATTTCAGCAGTCTTTATCTTGAGTATATCAGGCTTATCAACCTTCTTTAGAAGCTCATTAGGCCATTCAGATTTCCAAGTAAGAGGCGTTGTCAAGGTTAGATTGAATCCAAGACATCCAACTATGCCTTTCCATATTCCAAAACCTTCTCCAAAATGGAACATACTAACAGTTCCTTGTCCTGGCATCGCAGAGACCTTTTCAAGACAAACATAAACATTCTTACCATATAACGGTCTTAGAATCGAAGAAATGGCAGCAATATCATATTCGTTCTTTGCTTTTACCTTGCCTTTGGCTTTTGTCTTTATAACAGGAACGCCATAGACATTAGATTCAACAATCTTATCATTCTCAACACGAAGTATTGCAAAAGCGCCGCCGAGGCCAGGATCTATTCCAATAAAGTAACATTCTGTCATTCGATAATCTCCAATATTCATTGGAATTATCGACTATTAAGTGTTTACAACAAGAAATGAAACAGCCTCCCGCTTGGCGAGAGGCCGTAATTGAATACATTGAATTATAGTTATTTCTTCTTAGCCTTCTTTTTGCTAGCCTTTTTAGTAGCCTTCTTCGTTTCTTTTACTTCAGTCTTGACAGCATCAGGGAATGTTATCGTGCCAACAGCAGCCTCATTCTGAAGACTAGACAAAAGCATCCACACTTCTCCTGCAACAGACCCAATCACCTGTCTATATTCAGCTCCCGGATCTTTACGAATTCCTACAACAGTAAATGTATCATTGTACGAAGCGTTCTTGAAATGAAACTTAGAATTAACAGGGAACTTGAATGACGAAGCAAGTTTCTTATTTATGATTTCTCCATGAAACAGAATGGATTCATCAGGTGACTTAGGCATTTTTCTTCTCCTTTTTCATATGCTTTGCAATCTTCTTCCTAAAAGCTGTCGTCTTAGGAATACTATCGGCACTTTCCTCTTCTGACAGCTTCTTGGCAATCTTCAAAATCTCAGGAGTAGGCTTTGGGGTTTCAATAGATATGATTACAATAGAATCTCCTCTTCCTCCGCCTCTCTTATAAAGACCCCTACCTCCCATAATAAACTGTGCGCCATTACTGGTTCCTTGCGGAATAGTAAGTTCTCCAGATTCTCCATCTGGCAACGGAATAGAAACCTTGGTTCCCATAATAGCTTCTGACATTGTTATTTCGCACATACAAACAATATCATAATTAGACAGTTCAAATAGTTCATGTTTTTCTGGGAAAATTCTTATATAGCAATCGCCTTTATTCCCCTTGGGATTGTTATGCATACCCTGTCCGGCTATCCTAAGAGCAGTTCCATATACAAAATGTTTTGGGATATCAATATCAATAGAAACGTTCTTTTCTTTTAGACCGCCATTACAATGCTTGCATATATCATTACTATCAACAGAAAATCCTGAACCTTGACAGTCTCTACATTCTGAAACCATTTGCATTGTTTGATTTGGTCCAAAATTATGAATTACAGAAACCTTTCCTCGACCATTACAGGTTTTACATTTAACCTTACTAGCTCCCTTCTTTATCCCCTCGCCGCTGCATGATGAACATAGGTCTGTTGTCGTAAAAGAAATAGACTTTTTACATCCCGAAATGGACTCTTCTAATGTACAAGAAATATCTACTTGGATATCTCTGCCTTGCATCGAAGCTGCTTGGCTTTGATTCCTAAAGAACTCTCTCATTACATCATTTACGCTAAACCCATCTGATCCTGAAGGATTACCGCCAAACGGTATTCCTCCAAATCTCCTCATGTTGTCATAATTTTTGCGTTTATTAGGATCAGAAAGCGTATCATATGCTTCTGATACTTCTTTGAATTTGGTTTCTGCTGAATGATCTCCGGGATTTCTATCAGGATGATATTTCATCGCCAGCGAACGATAAGACTTCTTTATGTCTTCATCGCTTGCATTTTCCTCAACCCCTAGGATTTTGTAATAATCACTCATTATCATTCTCGTCAGTTTCGTCTTCGCCCGGTTCTTCTTCTATGTTATTACCATTAGAAATAGAATCCATTGCAGATCTAATAACATCATCCAAAGTAAGAATACCTTGAGTTACATCCCATATAATAGCAATTGTTTCAGCGATTTCTTTGAACTCAGCCGGACTCTTTGGATGAACATCATCTTCAACATACTTTGCGTAAAGCTTATGTATTAGATGCTCGCATATCTCAAGTATTCTATCATGATCTATTCCATAATCATCCAATGGAGGAACTTCATTGTTCTTATTATTGTCGTTGTTGTTGTCTTTTTTAGCCATAAAGCGGTTACACCTTATATCCAACATCGGTTTTTATAGAATTCATTTCGCTATCATCGCCAACAAGTTCTTTTACAAAATCTTGCAAACAACCGTCCATTGCTGCGCCGGCTTCTTGATACTCTTGTACAGCCGCAGCAACAATATCAAGATTCTCTTGTGTTGGATTAGTAAGCATTGTTTGACAAGCATTATGAATCTTAGATATAGCAAAAGTTGTTTCCAAACATTTCGTTTGCAATCTATTGAATTGTACAATATCGTTCATATTCTTTCTCTCGATTTTTCAAGACTCATTTGTATCTTCTTTATGGAATGACTATCAAGCGAAGAGCAAATGGTCATAAAAATCATATCGGCAATCAAATAAGCTTCATTGTCATATTTGCACGTTCGAGAAAAGAACAAAGAGTCTTCTATGCATTTAACAATCAAGTATAGTTCTTTTCTGCTATAAAGTTCTATTTGCGGCTTCTTGCCATAGAACCCATTCATAGCATTTATGCAAACTTTTTGATTCCACATCGGAACGGGCTTGCCGGCATCTGGACCGCTTTCTATAAGATTCGTTTTTGTAATAGCCTTTATGCCGCTTCCATTCAAAGCAACCTTTCTAATAGATGAAGCTTTGATTATCGCATCTTCTATAGAAGCCTTGTTAGCAGTAAACTCCTTGAGAGACAATAATAGCCTGTATTTCCATGCCATCATATGTATAATCTCATTGATGGCTTCAACAGCTCCATAGGCTTCTGCGCATTTATTGAACGAGTCAATACACTTATCAAAGTTTTTCTCATCGCAACAATTCAAAAGATCCCATATTACAAAGCTATTATAAAACGTAGCCGTAGAAATAGCATCCGTCATCGTATAATGCTTCTTATCGCAATTGTTCAATATCAGTCTTTGCAAAGCGTGTTCCATAATATCAATTGGAACACCATCTTTAGTAATTCCTGAATTTTCCGCTATTGCAATAGCCGCATCTTCTTCTACTTGTATTCCAAGCTCTTTTGCTCTACTTGTAATCCATCCTTTAGCTTCGTTCTTTGGAATATGAGAATCATAGTGGTATATTCTACCAACCTTATCAACGCTATTATAGATTGATCTTTCATCAGATGGATTGATCATAAAAAACACGATCAACAGACCGTCTGACACATTTTCTATGATAGATTTGAACTTCTTCTTCTCAGCATCTGTCATATCAGGAAGGCTATGTATTACAACAACCTTATTTTCTGAAAAGCAAGACCTACTAGTAATGAAAGATAACAACTTGCCAAAGTCTGTATTTTCATAACAATCAAAGGTTTCCACTCCAGCGGTTGTTTCTCTTACCTTGTCAAGCGTTTGCTTAGCAAGATAATAAGCCCCGCTTATCCAAGCCACCTTTACCTTTTTATTGTCGCTCATAATAAAGCCAATGCGGACATTTCTGCCCGCAACTGGCGGTCCATCTCTCAAAGATTACTCTCTCGTTGTCGCAAAGAAAACCGAATATCTCTCGCTGAATCCGTCATCGCTTGGCTTGATAAACCCTTGGTAGTCACCAACGCCAGAACTCGCATAGTGACGAACTACTACAGGCTTATCTGGGTTCTCAATCTCAAACTGCAAGAACTCTTCATCTCCCGCCCTACTAATGATATCATTCATAAACTTAGATACGCAAAGAATCTTCAGCTCCTTCGTATCCTCATTTGTTCCTATATCTTCAATAGGAACCTTCCTGAACGACTTCAAAGAGTTATCAGTTTTGGTTTGAATAACCTTTCCAGAAAGATCAAATCCAAGAGAACAAACGTGAATCTTGTTCTGTTGTTTCAAATCATCGCTATTCGTAGCAAGAATGCCCTTCATTGCATTCTTCCAAGAACCAGCCTTCGTTGTAAACTTAAACTTACTATCCCTATTCAAGAATACATTTTCATCAGGCCACTTAACTTGAGGATCGCAGTTATAAATATTGATTACCGTCTCTCCGCAAGAAATGCAAACGAACTTCTCGCCAGACTCAATCTTAATCATATCGCACTTGAGACTGCCAAGAATGCCAACCAACGTTGCGGTTTGATCGTTGGGGAAAAGAATGGCCTCTTTACCTTTAGCATCAGAAAGATTTTTACCAACAAGCTCAATAATGGCGAAAATGTTTCCGGTGCCAGAAACAAAACGAAGATATCCGTCCTTTTCTGTTCTAAGAACCCAATAAGTAAACTCTTTGAATTGCTCAGAATCTCCATGAGCAAACATAATCTTGTTTGCATAATTCATGAAGAGTTCTCTTTTAACTGAAAGGCTAATAACTTTCTTTCCTTTAGCATCAATCTCTTGGAAAGAGCAAGTAACAGGAAGAACAGGAATAACCTGACACTCATCTTTCTCAGTCGTACTTGTAATTCTAACATTGTTCCCATTTTTACCGGCAACAATCTCGAATATAATCGAATCCGAACCGTTGAAAGACTCTAAAGACTTTTGTAAGCTACTAGCATTAACTGTTACCGTTCCATCTTCAATGCATTCATAATCAAAGTTGTAGTTACTATTGCCAATATTCGTCTTGCCGCTAACCCTACCGCCATCCGCCATAACTTGCAGATAGTCTTTCACTGCATTGAGAGTTATAACGTTCTCCATTTCATAGTTCTTTTGAACGCCCTTAGAAGCCACAACAAACATGGGCTTCAATCCTTCAATCAAACCGCCAACTTGAGCCTTAAACTTCATCTGTTTCTCCTTATTACTTCTTCTTTTCGTATTTTCTGAGAATTTCTCTCGCCTTATGCTTTATTCGGCTCAAAGCATTGTCAACACCCTTGATGTTCACTCTAACTTTTTGCCTTCTACTGTTTATTTTATCAGCTATTTCTTCATATGAGTATTTTTGTGCATACAAGACGTACACTTCTTTTTCAAAACCAGACAAAGCCTCTATGAGAAGATTTTGTAAATCAGTGTAGTATTCGTTTTCAGCAGACTGGTCTCCAATATCCAACGCATCTGGATCGGAAATGATATTTGACAAAGAAACATCATCCTCATTGCTATTGCTTGTGGTTGTTTCCTTGTATATCGAAACAGACTGGTTCAAGACTCTCTTCTTATTTTGATAAGAAGACTTAAACTCTGTTGCTAAATGTCTTCTAATGCAAAGAAGAGCAAACTTATCAAACGGAGCTGGACCATCACCAGTACCTCTTTCTTTATCGTAATCTTTAATGGCTTTGTATCTTAGGGCATAAAGAGCTTCTTGCATTATATCGCTATGGTCGCATCCCGGTATTTTGAATTTAGAGACAACCTTATATATCTTAGGTATAAGCATCTCTAAAAGTTCATCAAACGCCTTGTTTGTCGATTCTTCGTCTTTGTTTTTTCTAATGTAGTTGATTAGTTTTATACACTTAAGATTGTTCTGATAATCATGTTCAATCTTCTCTTTTTCAAGATCCACTACTATAGGTTTTTCTTTCGGCTTAGCTCTTTTTACCCTTACCTTGTTTTTCTTTTTAGGTCTGGGCATTAAGTTTCTTTCTATGCCGTCGCAGCCGCCGTTCTCCTATTGAAGATAATCGAGCAAATAACCAGTTTTTCTAACAAGGTTTGAGGATTCAAGTTAAGGGCCATGCCCTTATTTACCTCTGCAACCAAATCTATCATTTGCAAAAGAAGTTCGATGCCCACAGTTTGACTTTGCGCAACAAACCTCTTTTTCTCTTCATCAGTCAAGAACAGTAACTTAGACGTATCCTTTGCAGTTTTAATAACCAACAGAGTTCTAATATGTCCAACGAGTCCATCAAGAACCTCCCCAACTTCGCGTCCATCTCCCAGTATTTGGTCAATGATACGCATAGCTTCACCAGCGTCGGGTCTAAGTATCATATCGACAAGATCAAAGTATTTGTTATCGTCTACTGCTGACAAAGATTGCTGAGCCAATTCACCAGTAATTTTGTTACCGCCGGAAAATGTCAACATTGTTTGCAAGTTCTGTAAAGAGTTTCTCACAGAACCTTTAGAAAGCTTTGCAGCCACTCTAAGTGCGGCATCCTCATACTCTATGTTTTCGCTTTTCGCTATCTTCACCAAATTAGAATACAACTGGTCCCAGGAAACCTTGTTGAACCTAAGAGGCATGCAGCGGCTATGTATCGTGTCTTTTAGGTCTTCCGCATTAGTCGTACAAAGAATGAATATTACATTCTTTGGCGGCTCTTCAATCATTTTAAGAGCTGCCTCAGCAGCATCTCCAGTCAACCTATGAGCCTCGTCTATGATAACAAAACGATAATTCAGCTTTACTGTAGAATATCTAATCTCTTCTCTCAATGCTCGTATATCATCAATAGACCTGTTAGAAGCAGCATCTATCTCTTTAACATCTATTGATTTGCCTTCAAAGATCGCCTGTATATCAGGGTCTTCCATATCCGGCGTCAAAGTCATTCCGTCTTTACCATTTACAGATGCTGCAAAAATTCGGGCGCTAGATGTTTTGCCACATCCAAACTTGCCAGAAAAGATATAAGCATGATGAGGTTTACCAGAAAGAATAGTATTAGTCAAAATCCTGACTACAGAATCCTGCCCAATAAGATCTGCAAGTTTCTTGGGCCTATATTTATTCGCTAAAACAACGCTCATTATTTATCTCCAAGCTTCTTTGAAAGCCAATCCCAAACAACATCTCTTGTTTCGTCTATACCAAGGCCCTGCGGAACGATAACCACCCTATCACCCAAACGTCCCCAATCATATCCATCCAAAGCTGTTTCACTTGGATGCTCGTCTCCCATACTTACATCCCTCGTAAGCCTTACCACAAACCCTCCATGAGACTCTACCCCTTGAATCTCTGATGGGAAACGTAAATCAGGGATAATAGCAAAATCAACCTTGTCTTTATCAATAGCCCTAAAAGTAGAATGAACCCAAATGAACTGGCTGAACATTCTTCTGCAAATATCAGTCCCCATCACTTGCATAAGTTCTCTTGCTGTCATATGTCCGCTCTTTAGATTGAACGGGACAAAAGAAGGAAAAGACCCTTTTGAAAGCTTTAGAGACCAATATAGCTTCTCAGGAGAAAAGTCGTTTACGCCTATAGACTGCTCAAAAAGAGGTAGTTGAACTTCGAGATCGTTTCCTCCAAAATCGATCCATCTACCACCATTTTCCCATCTCATAAATTCTGGCAAATGTTCCCATAGATACGAAGTCTTAGTGTTTTTCTGTTCATCAGTACCCCAAACCTGTTCGGGTCTAAGCCCCATAACATCAACAAGAAAATTCTTCAATCCATCGGCAAAGCTGTACTTCTTAACAGTTCCGCTTAGGAGTGGAGTTATCCCATTAAGCAGAGTGTCTTTACCGCTTTGCTTTTTACCAGAAAAACCTAAAACAACCGTCATGAGTACCTCCGATTACTTATCAACAGGAACGATGAAATAAATAGTTTTGCCAGAAAGTAGCAAATGAGAAAGAGAACTTACTTGTTTACCCTTTTCGTCATTTAGGTAAATTCGAGTCTCTTCATTCTTACCATTTTTCTTAGAGAATGTAGAGCCAACATAAATCCTTATAGGAGTATTCTTTGGCTCAAACTCTGTAGGTTCAACGCTAGCAGACTTATAAGAAACGTATTTGCCGCCTCTCCTGTTGCCTCCATAGAACAAGGAATCGCTAGAAGAACCTTTCTTATTGAGCATTTCAACAAAATAAGCTTCTATATTGCGCATTCTATCTGTTGTAGATAGAGCGTTTGAAAAGTTGGCATCAGTAACCAATTTTCTTGCTGTTTCAGCAGCGCTTTCGGGAGAAGCAAAGCTTCCAACGATAGCGCTAGTTCTATACTCGTCTTCTGTCCAAAGTTGATATTTCATTCTCTTCTCCTTATTGTTTCCAGGCGGTCTTGCCATCCAAAATATTCTCAATAATCGGCTCGCTCATATAATCGACGCCTAGAGTCCTGAGAATAACACTATGGTCTTTCTTATCAAATGGGATCGTGCTTCCATCAATCTCAGGAGCCACAGACATCAAAACGTCTGCAACAACTGCCGCCTTACGAGCTTCATCGAAAACATCCCAATCGCTAGAATAAAGAACAACAAAATAAAGCTTAGGGCAGAACAGCGTAATTGGAGCCTTTACTGCCTTCAAATCCCAAACCTGCGACTTCTTTTCAGGTCTTGGCTTATTCACTATTTGAACAGCAGCGATCTGTTCTGGTTGTATATCCGGGAAAATTCCCGGGTATATTTCCAAAACCTTCTCCATAAGTTCGATAAATTCTGGAAGCTCTTTATATTCCGGCTTAACCTTCGCCATTCGTATCTCCTTTGTCATCTATTGATGAAGGGGTAACAGTCCCCCATTCAAACTTTGCCTTACTATCATTCACGTTTGCTGCATAGAATATGTCGGCATCAAAATCTGCTATTTCGATAAGAACACCATCATCTTTCCGACTTACTCTAAGAAGAAGAGAACCATCCTTAGAAAGATATTCCCCAGCCTTTAGCCCTCGTATTTCACCCTTCATCTTTCAAAACTCCATTAATAACATCATTCAAAAATGAATCAATAGGAAGCGCAAATACCTGATATCCCATGAAGCTACTTGGAACATTTATTTGATCATTTTTCGGCATAAACACAACTATCTTCTTTGGCTCTTCATAACACCATCCAAGTTCTTTGGGTAAATACCCGCCATTCATCTTAAGAAGTCTTTTATGAAACTTCAAACCGACTTTACTTATTCTTTTGCCTTCTAGATCGTTCATATTCTCTTCCAATGAGCTACTATTTTACTAAAGCTTTCTTTTTCCATATAACTCTTTTTGAAAGGAGGTTTCCAGTTTTTCATTCCAAGAGTATGATCTGGCTTCTCTTCTGTAGCAAAATTCAACATTGCTATAAGTTGAATGCCTCCATTATTAAGAATTTCAAACCCCCACTCGTAGATATTAATTTCTGAAACTGATGGTATTACAAATACGCTTTTTGCGCTGTTTTTCAACTTCTTCCTAGAAGAAACCTTATCTGGCTCTTCTATTGGAACAATATCCCATCCGTCATAAAGCCTAATATCGCTAGACCAATCAGATACAAAACAAACATTACTAGAACCATCTTTAAATAAAGAAAGTCTGAATATTGGCAAACTATGCATGTAATGAAAGCAAATCTTGTTCTCTTGACTTCCAGCATAGAAAAAGCAATTCAAAAACGGAGACCTTTGATAAAAAGAATTGTATATTAAACTCAATATTGATCTAACATCATGTATCTCTGAATTTTCCAAATGCAAAGAATCTTCATTCATTTTGCTTTCTCTTTCATTTTCTAAAAGAGATATCGGATTGCCATTACTATCATAAGTGATAGAATTGCCATCAACATCAATCGTTATAGTGCCAAAAGGATTTAAGTTGATAAATGGACTTGTACTAGTAACCTGATACGCAACAGGATTAGCAGTCCAGCCCATAACACTATTCCAATTAGGACCATTAGTGCCACATTGACTCATTTTTTCTTTCTCCTAAAGAAAAACTTTGGCTTTGTTGATGGGTCTTTAGGCTTGATTTCTTCTTCTTCGGAGTTTCTCATGCCCCTGCATTTTGGATACTTACTACATCCATAGAAATCTCCAAACTTGCCTTTTCGAAGAATCATTTTCTCGCCGCATTGAGGACATGGTTCTTTGCCATAAACCTTTACAACAGGGACTCTCTCTTGAGGTTTTCCATCCTCGCCAATATTCGCAGTAAACTTGCACTCTTTATCTGTACAAGCGAAAAACTCTCCAAACTTACCATGTTTCTTGACAAGTTTTACTTTACCGCATTTCGGACAATCAAAATCCGTAGCGGCCAGTTGCTGCTTAGTCTTTGTCGCGTTATTTATATCGCCTTTGAGTCTATCCCAAAATTCAGTAAGCACGCCAAGCTTCTTTAGCTCTTTTTCTCCAATTTTATCTAACTTCTCTTCCATATTAGAAGTAAACTTCAAATCCATAAAACAGAAGTCTGATTTTACTAGGAAATCGCAAACCTTCAATCCCAACTCGGTAACAACATATGAATTACCAGTTAGGTCAATATAGCCGCGAGCCTTAAGCGTCTTTGTAATACTAGCATAAGTGCTTGGACGACCAATGCCAGTCTCCTCATACATTTTTGTAATAGAGGATTTGGTATAACGAGATGGCGGCTGAGTAAACTTTTGCTCAGATGTAACATCTATAACATCACAAGGATCGCCAACATTGAGCAAAGGCAATGGCCTATCTTCACCAGCAGACCAATGCCAAACTTTCTTCCATCCATCAAACAAAGAAACGCTACCATTAGCGCCAAGCTCATATTTATCAACTTTGAAACGAGCAGATACGGCAAGATTTTTTGCCTTTTCCATTTGACTCGAAACTGTTCTTCTCCAAATCAAATCGTAAAGCTTTCTAGAATCCGCATCGCTAGAAACCTGAGTTACCGTTATATCTACAGGACGAATAGCCTCGTGAGCCGCCTGAGCGGTGGCTTTATTGCTATAGAACATTGCTGTCTTTGGAAGATAATCTTTGGTAAAATTCGTTTGAATATAGTTTCTTGTATCAGATATAACTTGAGGAACAATGGTAACAGAGTCAGTCCTCATGTAAGTAATATGCCCATTCTCGTAAAGAGATTGAGCAACTTTCATTGTCTTATCTTGATCCCATCCAAGAATAGATGCTGCGGTTTGCTGAAGCGTAGAAGTTGTAAATGGCGCTCTAGGCGATACATATACCTCTTTGCTATCATACTTCGTTACTGTGGCTATCTTATTTCTCAATCCAGCAACTATTACGTCGGCTTGCTCTTTATTCTTTACATCCATCTTATCTGGATCTACAAGAGCAGCAACTATCTTGTCTTTCTTAGGCGAAAGAAGTTCGGCATGAATTTCCCAATATTCTTGAGGAACGAATGACTTGATTTCTTTTTCTCTTTCAGCCAAAACTCTCAAAGCAGCGCTTTGAACCCTACCGGCAGACTTTCCGCCAGTCGCAGTAGTTGTTATAAAACTGCACTTATAACCAACAAGCCTATCAAGTATACGTCTCGTTTCGTAACTATCTACCAAATCATAATCTATATCTGCGGCATTTGCTATTGCATCTTGAATGGCTTGTTTGGTAATACTATTTGTTTTTGCTCTTTTGAAAGCCTTACCTTTAGGAAGTTGACGACTGATATGCCAAGCAATAGCTTCGCCTTCCCTATCTGGGTCGCTCATTAAATATACAAGATCAACATCTTCCGAAGCCTTTACAATGGTTCTAACAACATCCTCTTTACCAGGCATAACTCCATAGCTAGGCGTAAAGTTTTTCTTGATGTCAACATTAAGACCCTTTGCAGGCAAATCAATAACATGACCAACGGAGGCCATAACTTTGTAGTCTTTACCAAGATAGACCCCTATCTTTTTCGCCTTTTCTGGGGATTCAACTATTACTAGATATTTAGCCATTTGTTACTCGTCTTGCCAGAAATTCTCTTCATCGCCTTCTGGATCAATGTTTTCCCTGTCATCTTTGATATTGAACCTATCTCTAAGACCTCTTAACATATCAGTAATCTTTACAATTTCTTCAGGTTCCACAGAACTATACATTGTTTGTAATTTGAGCTTATGCTCAAGAAGAAACTCGCATTTTTTCAACAAACCAAAAAGGTCTTTGTTCTCTAGAAGTTTCTTTAATGCAGGATCTGCAAGTATGTCTATAAGATGCCTAAGTTCGTCATTAGTAAATGACTTCTTAAGTTCCTTTTCCAAATCCATTGTAAGAAGATCTATAACTTCAGGCAAAACCTTATCATAGCACTTATCATAAGTGTCAACAAGATGCATATTGATGGCAATAAAGCCTTCTTTTGCGTAAGCCAATCTTTCTTCGCTGATATGCGGGTTATATTTCTTCGTAGATTCCGCAATAAGATCGGTTTTCTCTCGAACCTCTTGCTCAATATCTTTTCTTTTTTCCAATATCTTATTCCTACCATCTAAATAAGAACGAAATGGTTTAAGAAAAGCGATTGCTACCTTTGAAGCAAGTGATATATTTGACATTTCATCTCGCTCCCCTTCTGCTCTGGGCATTATCGGTTCTCAAAAAACCTCTACCAACAAACCCAGAAGCAAGTCCAGCGATATGACACCACGCCCTAACAGAATTCATCATTTCCTCTTCGGAATTAGCATTACTCATAAGGAGAGCGGGATCTCCTAGTATAGATGAATTCTGCACAAAGACCCCGTTGAGTTGAAGTCTCTTATAAGCATACTCAATAGCATGCACCGAACAACCGATATTATCTGCTATTTCAGATGGCTTGAAGCTACAACCCTGCAAACAAGCAAGGCAAATCGCAACTCCAAAACCACCATCCCTCTCATCATAGGAAATCTCATCAGAATTCCAGTTGTCTCCACAAATCAAACGAACAACTTTCTCGTATTGAGCCTTCATTATTGTCATCCCATTAATCTTCTATATTTTGCAATCTACACAACTGCATGAAAATACAGATTCCTCTTTCCTTAATGAACTCTGGTTATCGCATGCGGGGTACTTTCGACCCAACCATGATGTGAAATCTCTATAAACACAGCTTTTTCTTGTAGTTCTTTAATACTACCTGCGCCTGAATATGTAAAACCAGAACGAACGCCTCCAAGGAGTTCAGTAACTATTGCATTTACTGGACCCTTAGCCTCAACTTCTATCGACTCTCCCTCAGCAGCAACATCAATTTTGCCTATATCTTTCAAGAAATGCCTAGAAGATTGCCCTCTATACATCTTGAATGGGCCTTTCGCAAGAGTAAATATCTCTCCCGGAGTCTCATCGCAACCAGCAAGCATACTGCCAAGCATTACAGCTTGAGCTCCAGCGGCAAGCGATTTTATGATATCTCCGCTATTCCTAATACCTCCATCAGCTATAATGCTAACATCTTCAAATCCTAATGCATCCAAATCTTTTCTAGCGTTAATAATAGCAGACAACTGAGGAACCCCATGCCCTGTAACTATCCTTGTAGTACATACAGAGCCGCAACCGACTCCAACCTTAATGCATTTTGCTCCCGCAGCGGCAAGTTCAACAGCTCCATCGGGAGTAGCTACGTTTCCAGCTATAACTGAAACATTAAGATGCTTCAATCTTTGAACCATTTCAACGCTTTGCTCCATATGACCATGCGCAACATCTAAGCAGATTATTGCGTTTTCTTCGCCAACCATTGAAATTGCATGTTCAGAAAATCTAAACCAATCATCTCCGCAACCAACGCTAAATGCAACCCTTCCGCATGTAGAATAAACATCATCAATCATTGAATAGTAATCTTCGTAACATTCATGAAAACGATGAAGGATACCCAGGCCTCCAAGACGGCACATTTCTTGCGCCATATTAGAACCCGTAACGGTATCCATATTAGAACTAATGATTGGAACTTTTAACGATACACTTGGAAAGATACTAGTCTCTAAAGAGATTCCTTTATCATTTCTTGACTTGAATCTAGACTTATGAGGCTTTAGCAAGACATCATTGAAGGTAAGCCATGATATCGGAGAATATGGCTCTCCCAGGGCATTTTCAAACTTCATTAGAAGGCCTCCAATTATTCTTCAGTAACGAGCTTGAGCTTATTGATCGCTTCTGACTGCGCTGCGTTAGGGACAATCAAGCCCCTTCTTGCCTCGCTTCTCTTCGCCTCTTGTTCTTCTTGCTTCTTCTTGAGATCTGCAAGAACCAAATCTGCGCCTGCTGCAAACTTTTCAAAAGCTTCTTTCCTAGAAGCAGCTTCTATCTGAAAACGAACGTCTTGCGGCCTTACATCAATCATCAAGGGGCCATTCGGGGTTGGAACGCTAACCCCAACAGGTATCTGTAAAACACCAAAATACGCATACTTTGGCTCCTCTTCTGTAAGCTCTTTCATTTGCTCATCAGTTGCAACCATTCCGGTTTCTGCATCAATCAACGGAAGCTCTTCTATTTTTTCACCTTGTGGACCGAAGTAAGTGTTTACGGTTCTAATCAGCATTCGTATTTCTCCTTATTGCTTATGCTACATCGACGCCTTTACCGACACCAAACTGAGATTCACCAATATTCAGAAACACTGGTCTTCATCTTTAAGTTCATTTTCCAATTCTTCATCAAAGATATACATATCATCTGAAGTAACAACTTCAGGAGGCGGCTGTATCGTATAATGTATACCGTCTAATTTTTCGCGCTTTGAAAATGTCATTTCCCCATCTTTTAGAATATGTTCTACGACTGGAAAATCTATGGGGTCTACAATAAGTTCTTGTTCTATTCTAGAAGTTTGACATTCGCTTATGATGGAGTATATCTTGTCCATCTCCATCCCAATTGCTTTTACCTTGATTACCTTTGCCCTTCTCTTGCCTTTTTTAGTCTTAAGTTGTTTATCTCCCTTTTTGGCTATTTTCTTACCAAGCTTCTTCTTCATATGTATTCTCCCCGTAAAATGCTAGAACATACATTTTTCGGAGATAACATAAGAGCATCTTGCGCGTTTCACAAAAATCAAGGTAATCGAGGATTGAAGCCTATTTTCTTTCGACGTTCATAGTTAACACCATCTTTGTTATAGAATGACTCGTTCCTTACATGCAGTTGGTCCTTGCCAGTATAGTTTACCCAATCATGTTTTATGATAACCTTATCAATATATGCGGCCTTGTTCATCTTATAAACCGAATCATGGAACTCGTTATCGCAATACAGGCTCGTATAACTTGGATGGTAAATGTATCCAAAGTAATCATACATAGGCTTACCCATAATTGAAAGAGTTATAAGCCTTTGTCCAACCCTTCCATCATTATAGTGCAGCGCTCCATAAAAATCTGGATAGATTCTACTCATATCATCATAAATAATCTTATCATAGCCCTGCATTACGGGAGTCATATCATCGCTTGCTAACAAAAGGATTCTCCAATCATTATGCTGATGCATATCTGCATTTATGGCTTGCACCTTAGATTTAGAATCTCCATAATAATAGAAGATATTCTGACGCCCACCATTCCCGGGACTCAGCCACCATTTCATATCATCATTATTCATCCAATGGTCGTCAGCATCCATCGTAACGACGAACTTTACCTTCAACTGACCAGACAACATGGAGTAATACTTGTCAAACTGATTTCGAAACTTATCTGGGCGACCTCTTGTTGGAAACTTGATGAGTAAGTCAAACATTTTTTGCTTCTTTCAATAACTGTACATAATCGCTACAAACACCTATAAAACTACAACTATTCATATCGTCTTTATATTTAGCCACAGCCCTCTCTATATTCCATTTTTGTTCAAATTCTGGCTGATTCAGTATCGAACCTTCAATCAACTTATTAGGATACGCCCAAATTAAACCCATAGAGGTAAGCGTGCAACAATCATTTTCGTGCCAAAACCAATGAATCATTTTATTCTTATTGAACATTTCAACGGCAGAAAAATTCTTTGCATGGCAAATAGCTCTAGGATTTTCAAGTAAAGCTATATCGCAAGGATAAACACCCTCATCATGACCTAAAAGGATTTTATTGCCATGAACCCAAACATCAATTTCAACGTAAAACATCCTATTCAAAGCTTGGTTGATATATTCAGGATTGTTTTCAAAATCAGGCTTAGGGCCGTCAACATTTCCTCTGTGCGCTATAAACAAAAACTCGTTCATGTTTACACCTCGTATTTATCATTCTTTACGCAAGGCACTTTTACAGCTATAATAGAAGAATCAACTAAAGAAACAAACTCCACAACTTCACCGGGTTCAACAACAACAATATCCCCTTCTTCATATTCGTTGCCATTCATGCTGACTTTACCGCTTGTAACGAGAGTGTATTCTGTGGCTATTTTATGATAATGAACGCTTTCCTTTTCTCCAGCCCTGAATCTTTTGAAACATATCTCAAAATCATCTGTATGAAACAAAGAAGGTTCAAAGTTGCCAATAAACCATCCCTTAATAAACTTATCAATTTTGTGTACTTTCATTTATGAACTTCTCCAAATCTTCTGGAGTTCCAAGCCCGGCTACTTCATTGACTATGTAAGGAACGATCTTCATTCCAGATACAAGCATGAGATTGTAAGCAGGAGCAACATAAAACTCTCCATTTACCCTAATGTTATGTTCTATCATGCTCTCAGCAGCAGAAACAAAATATGAACCCTTAGCGTAGTAATACAATCCAACCGTTGCTAAATTACTAACAACTTGCTTTTCAACAACCTCAATAACTTTATCTCCATTCATTCTTACATACGACCATTTGGGATTGTCATTAAGGAAGCAAAGGATACCACCATGAGCGGCTCTCCTTCTGTAATGTTCTATTGAACCATGCATAAAGCATAAATCCAAAACAAGTTGATCGCAATTGGCTATGATTAGCTCGTCATTATTGTTGATTTTTTCTTTTGCCAGCAAAACGGTTGCAGCTGCTCCGCTTGTAACTTGATCAACTGTTACAATATTGAAATTAAGACCATTCAATAATCCATTGAAACGGTCTCCATATTCATCAATGAAAGATTTCAAACAGATAAATGTATAGCTAACATCAATATCATCTGTTGTTAGATTCTCTATAACACGAGAAATCATTGGTCTACCTAAAACGTCAATAAACGGTTTAGGATCTTTATAGCCAACATCCGCAAATCTCTTTCCGCGGCCAGCCATAGGTATGACAATATTCATCATAAGAAATATACTCCAAATCCCCATCCGACAGGATGAAGTTCCTCAAATTCCATTTTATCGCCCTGAAGTTCTTGCCAGAACTTGGCGCATCCATATTCTTTAGCCAAAATATCATCAAACAAAAGAAGTCCGCCGGGTTTTACCTTGCCAACCCATAACTCAAACTCTCTTTTTGTCTGCTCATAGGTGTGGTCTGTATCAATGAATACAAAATCAGCAGGAGCCAACGAACTAACTAAATCCGGATTAGTAGAAGAATCCTGTCTAAATGTAAAGTTATAACCCTCAAACATTCCAATATTTGCTATATCAGCCACATCAATTCCAACAGACCTATATCCTCCGCCTTTTAGAAAATGCAAAGAAGCCGCTCCGTACTTACAGCCAACTTCTATTAGATTTGGTTGCTTATCTTTTAGACGTTTACCAAGTTCGTACAAGAACCTATAGTAAACAGGAGAGTCGTCTCTTGGAGATGCCTCATTATATTTGTCAAACAAAGTGTCGAGCAGAAAATCGCCGGTTGGCTTATTACAAGATGAAACTATATCTAAAACTAATTCCTTCATCATATCCCTGATTCCTCTCTTCCTCTAACGAGGTTTGTTATGTAAGCAATTATTTCATTTTCATAATCGTATCTTTGGACTGTATTGTATATTGTATGAAGAGCATATCCATTGCGAATAAATAGCCAATCATATCTCTTTTCTTGTCTGTACAAATTAAGTGGAACTTCATCATAATCATCTCTGAAGAGATCTTTTCTACTATTTATGTCTCTCCACACAGAAGTTTTCATCATAAATACAGAATTACAGAAGTATGGTTTTTGAGAATGCATTATATGCATAGAAGATTTTGGCGGAGTACAGAACTTATCCCATTTACCAACAATGAAATCGTTTATTCTTCTATTCGCTTGATAATTCACTCTAACAGGATGTATGCCCTTGAAGAAATGATTATTACCATGAGCAGGACCAATTGTTGAAACAGAGTTATAGAATGATTCAAAGTCCCAATGCTTAGCATTAACTGTGTGCTTGTTTAGGAACCTATAATCAACTCCCCACATGTTTGTAAATGAAGTTGGCAAAAAATATCTTCCAATTTCATCTATTTCATGAGGCGCTAAAAAGTCTTGCAAAAAGTAATCGCAAGTTGGAATACCGTTAGAAAGAACTGGCGTCATAAGATAGTTTCGAGGATTATTGAGCATCTCTCTATTTTCTATCATGAAGTCTATGACATTTTCGCTCATGAAACAATCTTCATCAAGTTTTATAGAATACGGAGCATCTTGAGCTAGAGCAAACTCTATCTTAGACATATAGTTGCGATGAGGACCAAAATCTGGTCTTACTTCAACATTAACTCCTGCCCTAGATAAAATGGCCGCATAATCGTCATACTTCTTATCATGCTCTTTGGTATTTATGTCATAATCGCATAGGAAAAAGAACTTGAACTTGTCCTTGTTTTTCACTTTCTTCAAAAAATACACAAGGATCTCAATCGCTTGAGGCCTCCTAGATGACATATGATAAATATTAACTTCAGCCATTTATGCTCTCCCTATGTATTCTAAAAGAACAATACCTTTTTTGGTATTACTATTACTTACAAACTCTCTTATTGGAACAAAGCCCGGAATGCTTCTATTTTTCATTTCGTTGTAAAGTCGCCCGATGTCCCCAACGCATGCATGGTCATGGAACATAAACATAGCCCTCTTGCTGGCGAACTTCATTGCCAGCAATGTATCTTGTAAAACCCCGCTATAAGAATGATCTCCATCAATAAAGATGAAATCAAACTTAGTACCAGTTTTTTCCAACCACTCTTCCGCTTCAGGAGAATGACTGTCGCCAGTAAAAGCGCTCATTTTCCCTGAAAGTCTCAAATTCTTTATGTTTTCTTGATACGCAGCAGGAATCGAAGGATGAGTCCCAAGGTCCATAAGAAAAGCGTTTTTTACGTTGATAACATCGCAAAAAAGCCTAGTAAAACCAGCGGCAGCTACGCCTATTTCCAAATAATTCATTACAGTATTCTTCCTGCTTGACACAAAAGCCAAACATTCACTAACTTCTTGAATATCTTGCTGTAATTGATATCCGCCTTCAAATCTTCCGCCAAACACCGAAAGGCTATTCGAACCAGCTTTCAAAGCCATTTCTGTTATTTCATGAACATTTTTCATTATACTCTCCCCATAAGTGCTGCATAAAACTTTTCGACCGGAAACTGCCAAGAAGTGTTGTGAGGAGGCGGTCCTGATTTGCCTCCGGGAGATTCCAGTCCAAGTATATCTCCATATAAACAACACTTATCTAAATCGTATCCTTCTCTCTCAAAAGCATTTCCAATCGCAGCTTCCATGCATCCTGTTTCATTTTTCGCTCTAGGAATAACGTTTGACATGCCTTTGTCATAGAGTTTCTGCATTAACTCTCTTTTGCAGAAAAATATTGGGCCATACACGCCTTTGCCCTCATCAGTCCATTCATATTTTGTAAGATTCCTAACTTCATCTCTTTTACAAATAAATCCTGGACGATTTCTTCCAAAATGACACAAGATTGTAAGGTCTTTTTCTTTCATGTAATCAAGATTAGCCTTAACCTTCATAGAATCATGCATGAAATAAAAGAAAGGTCTATCATTGTACTTTTTGAACGCATGCCAATACGCTCCAATATCATAATTAACATTGTTTATGTCTTCTATGTAAAGATTCGGAACTTTTCTTAGGTCTCTAAAATAAGACTTATCCTGAGAAGCACTATCAACAACAACAATCTCTTCTTTTGGATGATATCTTCTAATATCATCAACCAAAGAATGAATGAAATTGAATTTAGAACTATATTTGCATGGTATTACAAACATATTATCTCCTACTTGCTGAAAAATCCATTCCTCCAAGAGAATAACCTTCTGGTATTGATCTGCCATATTGTATATTCGTAAAACCTTGATTTTTAAGGAAAAGGAAAAACGTTTCTGCATCAGTCTCATAAGGCAAATCATCCAAACCTAAAGGATGATCTCCGGGGCGAGGAACTCCTCGTTCGTCATTATTATTGTTATACAACCAACTAAAGAAATGTAACTCTCCTACTATTTCATCAACATATTCCAACATTTTAGAAGTATACAAGATTGGGAATTCAGAACCTTCGCAATCAATTTTTAGAAGTCTCACTCTGTTACCTTTATTAACTATGCTTCGCACTATATCATCAAATGCTATCGTTTTTACTTTTGAATCCCCGTCATTATTGGTAACAAAACCAGCCCCCTCATGTTGCCCATTATGAAAGCATAAAACTGCATCTTCTTTATCGCTGCGCCAAACCGCTTTATTGTAAACAAAAAATCTTGGGCCTTTAATATTCATTGATAGCATTTCAAAGTTTCTTTCTTGAGGCTCAAAAGCATGAATCTCGCTAGCTCCTTTTTCTATACACAAAAAAGAAAAACAACCTATATTGGCTCCGATATCTATTACAATACCGCCCTGAACTCTTTCGTCTATTTTGTATTCATTATTAACAATAACGGCATTGAAAATTTGCTCGTCTACCGAGTTGTCAGTGTTAGGTTCTCCCCTGACATTGAAAACTCTACCGCTACTTGTTTCCTTGGTTTTTATCATATAGAAATCTCAGATATTCCGTCATTTCTTTTCAAATTGAAGGCAATCGCTGTTGGCTCTTCAGAATTAGGTTTCAAATCATTTATCAAAACACGAACCCCTCCTCCAATTCCCATAATCAACTGATCATAAAACAGTCCGCTTTCTTTGATTTGTTTCTCTGTTATTTCCCTATGACTTTCTCTTCTTCCCGTAACAAGTATTATATTGTATCCAAGCATATCCCATTCTACAAATTTCTCTTTGACACCATTAAGGACTCTCGAAGGAATGGTAACTTGCTTTTCAATGTCTCCAAAATGATACAATATGGTTCCATCTATATCAAGAAATATCGTTTTCGGCTTACTCATTATTGTCTCCAAATAAATGCATCGGGAACTTCTTGCCTGTATAAATTTCAAACTGCATCGAAGCTTGCCATAATGAAAGCTCTTTACCAGTATTCGTATGTATCAAACAATCAATATAGGAGTTTGACTCATCAAGCATCTTACTTATATTTTCGACAGGAGTGCAATTAAAAATCAATGCATCCTTGATAGAATGCAGACTTGTCCAATTCTCTCTTGTGATGCTCAGGCAATTCTTACCGAGCAGCTTTGCCGCATATAACACCGATTTCGCATATCCACCATTACCCAAAATCGTAACATCTTTATGGGGAAACTTGGAAAGCTTTTGTAACGCTGCAAAATAATCGGTATTATACGCTTTTAGAACGCCATTCAAATTAGTAATAGTATTTGCAGATCCTATATGATTGACTTCTTCAGAAACTTCATGAACAAAGTCAAGGCATAACACCTTATATGGCATAGAAATACCAACGCCTCTAATATCAAGAGTTATCATGGCTTCTATAGCCTGTTTTATACTGCCAACAGAAAATGATTTGTAGATAGCATTGATGCCATAAAAATCAAAAGCAGCATTATGAATACGGCATCCAAAATTCCCGGCAGAACGAGAAAAAGAACCAAATAGTAATGTATCCTTATTTATTGAATGCATGATTTGATTCTATTTGCTATGGCAACTGCCGAAAGTCCATATTTTTCATAAAGAGACTCTGGCTTTCCTGATTCTGCGAAAGTATCATTTATGCCTATTCTAACAAGTTTCTTTGGGTACTCGTCGGTAAGAACTTCTGATATTGCGCTACCTAGTCCGCCAATAATGGAATGGTCTTCTACAGAAACAAGCATCTTGTTCTTATTAGCAAAATGAATGATGGCTTCTCTATCTATTGGCTTAATCGTTGCAATATTTATGATAGCGCATTTGTGACCATCATTTTCAAGTATCTTGCAAGCATCTATAACATCTGGCAAAACGCATCCGCTTGAGAATACAGCTATATCATCTCCGTCTTTTATTACATTGGCCTTGCCAAAATGGAAACAATACGAATCATCAAAAACTTCTCTTACTGGCTGCCTTCCAAGTCTCAAATAGCATAGATTATTAGAAGAACATAGGTATTTTGTAACAGCCATAGCCTCTTTCGCTGTTGCTGGTTGAATTACATCAACTCCTGGAAGCCCTCTCATCAAATTAATATCCTCAGTTCCCATTTGAGTAACACCATCCTTGCCGATAGCAAGGCCAGAATGAGTCCCAACGATTACAACAGGAGCTTGAGAATAAGCCAAAGAACATCGTATAATATCATATCTTCCTGTTAGGAAAGAAGCAAATGAAGAGATGAATACTCTATACCCATATGAAGATAATCCGGAAGCAATGCCTATCATATTTGCTTCCGCAATACCAACCTCAATATACCTATCTGGACATTTAGACTTGAACACGGATGCTTTGGTAGCCTTAGAAAGATCGGCTCCAAGAACCACTATGTTCGTATTTTCTTGTCCGCAAATAGCGAGTTGGTCTCCAAAGCCGTCTCTTGTTGCCTTATCCATTTGTAATCTCCTCTAAAGCCTTTTTGTATTCTTCTTCTGTCGGAACTCTAGAGTGCCATTCAGGATGTTCCATAAATGAAACTCCCTTACCCTTTACGGTTCTAAGCAATATACAGTTTGGCTTTGTATTAGAAAGCCTATTCATAGCCCCATCTATGCTCTTTATACTATGTCCATCAATCTTTATAACGTTCCATCCGAAAGTCTTAATCTTATTTTTGACCTCTCCTATATTAAGCGTATCAGAAACGTATCCATCATTTTGACCGCCATTGAGATCAACAAATGCAATCAGATTAGAAAGCTCATATTTAGGAGCAAACATAAATGACTCCCAAACTTGTCCTTCTTGAATCTCTCCATCTCCAAGTATACAAAAAACCTTGAACTCTTTATTTTGCATTTTAGCAGCTAAAGCATGACCGATAGCAATACTCAGTCCCTGTCCAAGAGATCCTGTTGTTGCATGCATTAAAGGCAACCTACATTTATCAGGATGCCCTTGCAATGGAGAATTTATCTCCCTAAAGTTTGCCAAGTCTTCTTCTTTAATCTTACCTAATTCATACAAAGCGGCATAAATGGCAGGAACTGCATGTCCTTTTGAAAGTATGAGCTTATCAGAATCAATATCAGAAGAAGCAAGGTTGTATGTACTATATAAATATGAAATCAATTCCGCTATAGAAAAACTTCCGCCAATATGCCCGGACTTCTTAGAATACACCATATTAAGAACATGCATTCGTATTTTTTTAGGATCGATTTTCATTTTGCACCTTTTGTTTTAATATACCAGTTGCGATATGCGAAAGTTTAGATACTGAATCTTCAAAATGGAAGTTATTGTTATTCTTACCAGTTTGCCCCGGGAACTCAGAATCCCCAGTTATTTCAACAACAAGATCCGCAATCAACCCGCAAGAAGATTCCGCCTTTTTGGTTATAACAATACTTTTTACGCCAGTAGTCTTGCCATACTTTATAGCTTCAAGAACATTCTTTGAGTTTCCAGATCCGCTTAGACCTATGAATAAGTCTCCAGCCCTAGCTGATATCTTCATTTGTTCGCTGAATATAAAATCAGCGCCAACATCGTTCAATATTCCGGTTATAGTTGAGGTAGAATCCGTAAGATTAATACAGAACATTCTTTTGGAGACATTCATTGGCTTAGACTTATCTTCTGAAACAAAAGGGTGTAAGTTGAGGTCGGTTACAAAGTTAGCTACATAAGCCGCATTGCCGCCATTGCCACATATATAAACCTTACCTCCCGAATCATATGCTTCAAGAATCATCTCAACAAACCGAGTTATCTGTTCATTGCTAATGGAATTAAAAGTGCTAGCCGACTCTCTTTTATACATTTCTATCAAGTTCTGCATAACTGTTCTCCAAATACTTCTGAAGCTGCAACTTACCAAACAAATACAAGAAATTCGAATACTCACCAGAATGCATAGGCGATATATTGATCCATTGTAAAATGCCTAACAAAACAATCCTATTCCAATCCAATCCTTTTCTAAAACAAAAGTCTCTAAACTTATTCATCAAAATCATTAGATTCGATCTAACATTTATATCGACTGAACCTGCTTCATTATCTAATAATACATTGAAATGCTTTTTCCTAATAACANNATACAGTTTACCAAAATCATAGTACAAGTCGCCTACAGAAATACTTTTACCAAAAGAATCTCTCCAATCTAATAGAACTACGTTACCATTTGAAATAAGAATATTTTCAGGCTGCAAATCTCCATGAAACCTAATAGGTATTCCATTATTACAAATTTCATCCCAATTAATCGCATCTAAAAGCGACCTTATTGGCTTTACTGGTATTCCGTTTATCTCTTTTACAGATTCAAGCAAATCAATATTTGGATGAGTTAATATCCTGTTATATAGTTTGCCTTTATGCATTGCAGTACAGTCTTCATGGAAGCCAGCCGGAGCATCAATCTCAACCATGAATCTATCCAAAAAAGAAATGAACGAATCCATTTCAGATTCGCTCACGACATTTGACAATAAGGTTCCATCAATATAGTCATAACCATAAATGTTATCATCAATCTTGACTACCTTTGGCACATATTCTTTTAGTATAGAGGCTCTTTCAACCCTCTTATCAACCTTGCTTGCATCTGAAAAGAATTTCGCAACCCTACCATTATCAATAAAGATTGCTTCTTCAAACTTCTCTTCAACAATGGTATTTGCAAACTTATTTTTGGCATAATCATGGCTATTTTTGTTTCCAGTATCTAGCCATGAATCAAACCATTTCATCTTTGGCTTCAAAGCAGAAAATCCGTCTATGACTTGATGTTCATTTCTAACAATATTTGGTTTCGCTAGGCTATCCCAAAAAGATGCATAATTGAAAACGCCAGCCATACCTATATAAACATTACTCTTCTCGCCAAACGAAAATCCATTATCCTCCGAAAAATTACAATACTCAGTTCCGAAATCCCAAACAGGAGACCCAACACCAACCCAGTCATACGAAGGTTCTAAGTTATTTTCTAATGGATCAACAAGGGTATCAACAGATGTAAACACGAAAGGACAATCAAGATTATGTCTACATGAAAAAAGGCTATAGCCTGGGCCAGAGCCTTTTTTATCGTAATTGTCTACATATACAAACTCAAAGCTCCTATTTGGATGCATAAACTCCAAATAAGAACGTACTTGATCGGATTTATAACCAAGGGCAACAACTATCGTGTTGTCCTTGAATTGGTCCATGATACGAGATATAGTCGTCCTATTACGCAAAGGAAGAAGCGATTTATGAAGATTAGGATATGACTTTATTCTAGAACCAAGACCGGCGCTCAGTATACAAACCTTATATTGCATTACCTTTATGTTCCGATTGAACCGTACCACTGCCTCTTCCAGCGTCATCAGCATAACGAATTATGTCATCCAAATGAGGAGTAGAAACCTCAAGAGCCGTATAGTCTGTCTTAGCTATAACTCTATGCTTTTTACCAACAGGAACCGACCAACCTTCTCCTACCTTGTAAATAGTAGAAACCATTTCTCCAGCATCATTCTCAAGAAGAACTTCAGCTTCTCCAGCAATGATGTAATTTGCTTCTACCTTTTTCTCATGAGACTGCAAGCTACAACGGCACCCTTGCTTCATATGAATAAGTTTGTATGCATAGTGTTCATTTACATCAAGCCAAACCTCATATCCCCAATGCTTCTCAACTCTATAAGTGCTAAGGTCAAGCGGTTGCTTTTTCAAAGCATCCATAAGAGGCTTATAGGTCTCTAGCGTTTTCTTAACATCCGGATCTGTTACATGGTCGTACATATACTACTCCTTTTGGTACATTTCTCTTGGGTATCTATGCAGGTGCCTTGAATATTGATTTATTCCGCAATCCCACAAAATCTTTGTCTTAGGCTTATTCATTCCTATCCAAAATTCCGCATTATGTCTTACAGAAATAACATGCGGGGCGTCTGGTCTTGACAGTCCTTCTATACAAGGTAAAGAGGCTATATATCCTCCTTTTGCCCACCAAAAATTGCCAGAAAAATGAGGCACTGGGTCCGTTCTCCAATCAACCCCAACGGTATCAAATTCATCAAGATAAGAAATGCAATCCTTATATTTCTCAATAAGAAAATAACTCATGTACTTTCGCCAATCGTCAATACACGGATTTGCTGGCGTACTTACGCCTTTTGTATGAATATACAATACCTTAGAAGAATGATTACGTTTACAGTAATCCTGCAAACTTTTTAGCGTAATAAACTCGCATTTCTTAACATCAGCATTTCTATATAGAATAGGGAACTTTGGACTATGAACAGTTACCGGGCCATTCCCTACAACCCCCAAGCCAACAAAATCTACATTATTCAATATTCCAGATGAGTTGATACAGCCAACCATCTCGTTCATAATAGAAACGTATGAGCCAATGGTTGCAATATGAAAAAACACAGCATTAGGCATGTATCTCCAGCCATTTTTGTATATTCTCCAAAATAACTTCGGAAGAATCTTTTACTCTATGGAATTTTGCTCCGCTAGCGCTTGCTGACATTATGCCCTTGTCAGAATCTTCTAAAATAAGGCATTCATCATTATTGGCTCGTAATTTTTGTATGGCGAAAATGAAAGGCATAGGATCTGGCTTGTTCTTAGAAACATCTTCATTGCATACAACAAAATTCATATAGTCGAGCTGACCAGTTCTATTCAACATAAGCTCAGCCGTTTCTCTAATAGAGTTTGTAACACAAACAGATTGTATACCTAAAGACTTAGTATGTTTATGAATGAGAATTTTGTTTTCATCTATTTTGCCATATTTTTCAATTGCTATCTTTGTAAAATATTGCTTTCTATCAAATATCGTTTCAAACAAAGATGGATCAACTAGTCCCTTTTTAGACAACAATAGCAACTTAGTTTTTGTTGGTAAACCATTATATGTAGACATATGTTCATCATATGGGATAGAATATCCAACGCTTTCCATAAGCGCATAGTTTAGGGAATGATAATGCCAGTCGCATGCATCAACAAGAACCCCATCAAGATCGTATAGTAAGTATTTAATCATTCCTAATAACAGCCATATCCGAAAACTCATTTTTCCATTGTTTATTGAAGTTTTGCATCGCCCATTCAGAAAGTTCTGAAGAAAGAGGAGACCCTCTTAGATTCATCATTATTACGAACTTATCATTCAATACTTTCTTGATTTCATTTAGATCATCTATCCTAAATCCGTCCATAGCTAAAGCATCAAGAAACACAAAGTCGTATTTCTTAGTCATTTCAGATATTCCTGATGGAACCGGCTTAACGTGAATATTGACTAAGTTCTCCCACTCAAATTGCTTAATCAAAAACTTCATCAAGTTATGACAATACGAATCTGGATAGACTTTCTTAGAAGTATGATTTTCTATAATATCATTCATGCTATTACAGAACTGCAACATATAAGAATCAACAATATCCAGTTTCCCTCCGAAAGAAGACAAAGCCCAAGCAACAGCCAGGGAACTAAAACAATCACAAGAGCTTACTACAAGGCTATTCGATGGCTTTGTATTTCTAACAAAGTTCCTTAGCAAGTCGAACTCGGCATAATGTATGCTTTGTATATTTAGATTGTTATTTGGCATCAATCGACTGTTAGAATGAGAAACCTTATATTCCGAGTTCTTATTGACAAGCTGTTCAAGTAGCGAATAATGAATAACTTCTCCAACAGTTGCTTCTGGATTTATCCAAGACACTTTCTGCTTCGAACTTTGAACAAACGAATATGGATTACACTTGTAATTCCACAAATCTCTCACTCTAAATGACCATTCTACATCTTCCCATTGATTCCATACATGATTTTCATTCAACGGATACTTAAGCATGAAACTTTTCTTTGCGCACCAATAAGTTCCAGATATATACATTGCCTTAGAAAAAGCTCTCATATTGTAGGGAACGAGGAATAACGGGTTTTGAGTAACCCAGTCTCTAAATCTCGTACCATCGCCATTCAATATTGGGTTAAGAGCAACATCCCAATTATCATCCGCAAATTTCAACCAACCATCATACCATCCATCATGGAATATGATATAATCATGAGTTAGAACAATATTATCAAACTTGGCCTTTTGACAAATAATGTTCTTCTTTCTTGTAATCCAATTAGCCTTTTGCGATTCATCAAATGGGATGTGTCTTACATTCTTTCTTGCTATTGGAGAGCCACCAACAATAACTATTTCATACTTGTTAGATGGAATATTCTGCCTCTCAATGGAATCAATCATCTTATTGATTTGGGCTTCCGCGCCGCCCCCGGTGATTATTCCAAACGTCCATTCATTTATCATACTTATTCCTTTATGGTGTACCAAACATCTCCAAGATTACTTAATGAAAAGCCATCGAATATACTACGGTCAAAGCCGCATATCATTTTGCCAGTATTCAATTTAGATAACCAAGGCCCAATATCCTTGTCAATTAAGGCCGATAAATCATATAAAAAGATCATATCAAAGTATCTGTCCCTAAATAACGATATTGCCTCATTACTTGGTCTTGAAATGCATATAACATCATTATATATCTTGTTTTCCCTAAGAGACTTTTTGAAATCTTCTAGTTCTGATTCTGACTGTTCGGATATAACATAAATAGCCCAATAATCATTGACATTTGGTTGATGATTATTCCTATTTCTTAGACCTTGAATAAAATACGTCAAAAACTCAACACTAGGCTTTCCAATATAAGCAAAAGCGTAATAATCCTTATGTTGATTGATTATATCATTAAGAAATAGAATACTTTCCATCATTTTTCATCCTGTTCAGGTGGAAATATCAATTCTGCTTCCGTTACACTATCATTATACCTATAATAATGCAATATTTTATCTATCCTATACTGTGTACTAACTTCTCCAAGAACTTGCTTAGCCCAATACCAATCTTCTCCATATGAACAATCTGGAAACTTATACTTTATAGCAAGTTCTCTTTTCCAAGCACAAACGTGAAATGGCTTTCTAACAATATCTTTATATTGTCCGTATGGGTCCATTTCCGCTTGTTCGTTCTCAAACTCAATACCAAAGCGAACTCTAAACTGATTGTTATTTATAGAAGCTATTTGATCAAAAACTATAACATCAGATCCTTTGCCTTCATGATATATCGCATTTCTTAGTTGTTCTACATAATCATCAGAAATATCATCATCATCGTCAACGAATGCAACATATTTACCTTGAGCAGCTCTTAGAAGAGCGTCTCTTTTTAGACCTATACTTCTTTTCTTATTATCCAACAAACACAGCACTTCTACATCAGAAACTTTACTAGATTGACTTTCAAGTTTGCTATAAAGCGGCTTTAAGAATTTGTCAATTCTGGACGGGATAGATGGAACTAGTATTGAAAGAACAATGTTACTCATATATTGATCTCTTTAGTTAAAATGCCTCTTTGATAAATCCGACTTCAATGCAGCAAGCCTTTCTGCCATATCTTTTTTCATTATTTTGTCATATAATTCAGAGTTAACACTATATTGTTCTGGTCTCTTATGAGCAATATGCAAAACAGCAGTATCTCTACATTCATACATATTGGTTAGATTTCTAATTCTCCCCCAAAACTCGCAATCTTCGCTACCATAACCATAAAACTCTTCGCACATTCCGCCTATATCAAAAAAGGCTTTCTTGGTAAAAGCGATAGAACCGCCAGAAAAGTAATCAGTCCTTTTACCTCCAGACCAAACAATGCCGCTTCTACATAAATTAACATTGTAGATTTCTTTAGCAAAAAAACAAGAATCATATACCTCTAAAGTCTCATCTATTCTAGCTATATATCCTTTAGGAGGGATAATATCAGCGTCATTCATAACAATTTTGCTATTAGTAGCAAGACAAACGCCCACATTTATTGCTATACTCTTATTGAATGGTTTTTGAGAACGGGTAAAGACTTTCCTTACTCTTGAATCTCTAGCAAAGTAATCAACTTTTATTCTTTCATAAGCATCTTCTTCAGAAACAATAATCTCTAAAGGATGAACATTTTGCATCAACATTCTAGAAATACAAAAATTCAAGTTATTCTGTCTGTCTATTCCTCTTACAGGAATAACTACTGATACTCCTGTTATAGGAGATACAGAATCAGAAGAAAATTCAAAACCTCTTCTAATTTCAATAGGAAGATCTGTTACTCGTTTTGGGAATATCATCTAAATCCTCTAGGATATGGCCTGCTGGCTCTAGGAATATTTGAAATAGGAACATTTGTATTATTTGTATTCGCTGGACCTGCTTTTTCATACAAATAATGATATATAACTCCGCTTATAAACCTTTCTTCTTTGAGTAAAGGATAGAGTCTGGTTGAAAAATCTCTGTCTTCCCCAAAATTAGTTTCTGGAAATTTGACCTGAAGAGCAATGCTTCTCTTTACCGGATTTAAGTGGTTTGGGCATCTATAATAAACATTGTTCTTTTCAAACCATTCCTTATACTTCAGTGAATGTATAAACATCCTTGGATTTCTTCCCTGAAAAGTAATAACGCCCTGCATCCCGCAGCAATCCGGATTGGTTTGTATTGCATCAAGTATTTTTCTTACATAATCATCAGAAACCAAATCGTCATCATCAACAAACGCAACGTAATCTCCAGTGGATTCATCAAGAAGTATATTTCTTTTTTTACCAATTGGGATTTCGCCATTATCTGTCTTAATAAGAAGTTCGGTATGTTCATTTAGCTGAGGCTCTAAAACAGTCATCAACCTTTGAAGCTTATCCGCTCTTGAAGAAAGGGAACAAATCAGTATGGATAGTTTTTTATTCATGTTATCTTACCTCTTCTATTGAGCTTGATAGCTCTTTGTTTACTATACGCTTTCACCCATCTATTCATTGCTGCTAACCTTTTATCGTTTGGATTTGTTGGCAACATCTCCATTGGGATTTGGGCATTCTGATCAGCCAAAACTTCTCTTCCTTTTCCGGGAACCAGGTTAGACCATTGAACAAAATTCTGACTCCCTCTGTTATACTGATTCTTTTTCATCCACTCTCTACCTAGATCTCTGATAATAACAGCTCTAGGCTCAAATGGAAAATACAAGAATCCGCCGCCCTTGTAATTGGGCTTCATATTCCTTATCTGAACCTCTGGATTATCGACATCATTCATATTTTCAGCCATCTCTCTGCAAAAAGTTCCCCTTAAAAAGCTAGGAGACAAATAAAAGTTACCTTTTACATTCTTCCATGCTCGAAGAGCAATTTGTTGAACGATTGGAGACAAAAAGAATTGATTGAAAACGGAGACCTTGACAGGAACTAATAATTCCCAGTCATCTTCCAAATGAAAGTTATAATATGTTTCTATCTTAGAAAAACACCATCTAACCGCTTGTGCAAAGTTAGGATTTTCCGGAAGATTTGCAATAACATTACCGAAATAGTTTCTTGCTACTTCAACTACCTCTTTTCTCTTATCATCATCTCTTCCGTCTGGGAACCTATCAACGTTAATATAAAGAGTTGCTTTTTTGAAATCAAACTCCAACATATTCTTTGTAAAAGAATCATATGTCTTCTTAATCAAATCAGGTCTCGGCATAGCCGTCGTTGTAAATGTTAAGGTATTTTCAGTTAGCGGATACACTTGGCCCTCCAAAGTTTCCATCTAGTTTAGACAAATCAATATCAGCATTCTGATCCCAAATAGACTGCTCTCTGGCTCTTGTAATAGGATTGGGCAAAAAATTCCAACTCTTCCAATCATCCATTCCTCTTCCAAAAGGCTCCCCTTTCATCCAAACCCTACCAAGATCTCTAAGTATGATTTTTTCGCTTTCATAAGGCCAATAAATAAAACACTCTTTCATTCTATTTTTATACGGATTCATATCTCGTATTTGTTGTTCAGGATTCTTAGCTACATTCATATTGTCAGCAGCAAACTTGCAAAAGCTGGCTTTAAGAATAGAAGGACTTAGAACAAATCGAGGGTCCGATTTCTTCCAAGCCCTAAAACCAACTTGCACTAAATCAGGATTATCAAAAAACGATGGAATGTAATCTGGAATATCGCAAAGCAATTCCCAGTCATCTTCTAAATTGAAAACATATTCGCTATCAACTTGAGAAAATATCCATTTTACAGCCTTCGGGAAACTAGAAAAACCTTTATTAGAAACAACCTCTTTGAAATATTCCCTACCTATTTCTAAAACTCTTGCATGTCTTTCTAATATATCGCTATAAACGTTTTGAGGAAAATCATCAACGTTTATAAACAACTTGCATTTTTTGAAGTCAAGCCAAGGAATATGTTTTTGAAACGATTCATATGTCCTAGCCAACAATTCTGGCCTAGGCATTGCTGTTGTGGTAAAGCAAATATTGTCAGAACACGGTCTGCCCATACATATGTTATCGAACAATTTCAACTAATGCTTTATCATTTTAGACGGAACAATCATCAACCAAACCTCATCATCAGATTTCTCGGCAGAATCTTTTTTGTCGGGATCTTTTATCTCTGTATGAAAAAGATTCTCAGCGCAGACACCTTCGCACAAAGCGACATTATCTTTGTGTATGTTAACAAACATTTTCTTTAGGTGGTTGTCAATATAAAAAGCCCTAAGCAGCTCTTTCATTATATTAACAACGTTAGCAACGTCATAGCCTTGACGAAACTCTTGACTATATTGATCAAGGTAAACGAATTTGAAGTTTCTAACCATAGACTCACTCTACTAGTAAATACTAGAAAAGCAAGCCTTCCCCTTTGATCAAGATAATAAAGGCCATTCTATTTTTCTAAGTTTGAATAAATATCTTATGAATTCATACACGGCACCTTTGCCTCCGGGAGAATGCGAAGAATAAACTGCATGCTCAACGATTTCCGGTATAGCGTCAGATGGGCAACCAGAGAAAGATGCCTCTAAAATGCATTTATAGTCATTTTCTGCATCACCAATATAAGCAACATCATCCCAAGTCAAACCTTCTCCAACAATATGTTTGCTCAAGTCTACAAACTTATTTTTAGACCCATGAATGATATGAAAGTTCTTACCCATTTTAGCATAAATTACTCTATCTGTAGATCCTGTTATTATTACTACCTTAAATCCTGCATCTTTTGCTTTATACATGGCATTGATGTCTCTAGTGAAGAAGTTCTTGTAAACATCCCCTGCTTCATTAGTGTAAAAATTGCCGTCTGTCAAGGTTCCATCAACATCAATTGCTATAAGTTTTATTGATTCTATACTCATTCGTTCACCCTTAATTTATTTCTTTCAGCAATCTCTTGTTCGTCCGGAAGTTCTGGCGAACGAGTCATTGCACGATAAACATTATTCAAATCTCTACAAAGTTTTCTCAGTCCCTCTGGTTCTAAACTAGCAGAAGCATCCGTATGACGAATAGTTCTATCATCAATGAAATGCCTTTCAATGTATTTAGCTCCCAACATCCATGCGGCAATATCTGAAGCTATACCATAGCCATGATTGGAAAATCCAACCCTAAGACCAGATTCTGCCAACTTACTAATTTCCAAAAGATGAAGTTTTTCAAAAGGACACGGATAAATACTAGTGCAATGATATACAACAAATCTTTTTGGAGAAAGAGACTTCAAGTATTCAACAAGAGAAGTTCTTTCAGAAAGAGAAGTCATTCCTGTTGATATATGAATATCTCCATAGAAATGACCAAGAATATACTTTATCAAATCCCTATTATGATTACATGCGCTAGGTATTTTGATAAACTCGGGATTGAGAGATATTATATCTATAGCTGAGGTTTTGTCCCAAACAGAACATGCATACTTTATCCCAATATCATTACAATATTTCTGCAAAAGATAATGCTGATCAATAGGTAGCTCTAAATTCTTTCTGTGTTCTAAGTAAGTTTTACCATATGCAAAAATCTGATTAGGATGCGGCTGATTTTTCAGATGTTCTGGAACGCATTCATCTGGATTCCTTTTTTGAAACTTTACATAATCAGCGCCGCAAGCTTTTGCCAAACTAATAAGTTTCTTGGCTCTATCCATAGAACCCAAATGAACGCATCCTACTTCGGCAATAACTTGAGCCGGACTGATTTGATTCATAAAAACGTTCCATAATATTCGTAGAGACTTGTCATTATATCCAAATCTTCCTGAGTATCAATTTGCATACTTTCAAATCTTTGCGTTGGATAAACTTCAACATGACCAGAAACTCTACATTTTGTATCTAAAAACGATTTTATCTTTGTTATGTATATGTTGCCATTGTCATGATAATACATATCCTTTTCCGAGAGTTCCTGTCTCATAGGTCTTGCTACAAGATCATATGTTGGAAGATATGGATTATATTTATCAAGATATGAATGTTGGTTTTGCGCCGCTATCCAAAAGAAAGGCGTATGGCTACTTACAGTGAGAAGGCTGTCAGCCCCAGAACTGCCAAGTTTATTGAAACAAGAGTCTATAAGGTTATTTCTTCTGGCAGGAGAAGTCGCTTGTAGCATTATCATGTTATCAAACTTCTTTGCCAAATCATTTGTAGATAATAAATGAGAAATGGCTTCTTCAGTTTTACTTGTAGCCGTACACAGTTCATCAGGCCTTCTAATAAAGTATATAGGCTTGACTCTTTTTGCAAATCTATCTACTACTTCTTTGATAAACGGGTCATTAGATGAAACAAAGATAACATCAATGTAACAACTCTTTATTGCAGCAAGGATAGTCCATTCAATCAAAGAATGCGGACCAATTTTCCTAAACAACTTATAAGGAAGTCCTACAGAACAGGTTTTTGCTGGAATAAAAGCAAATGTACTACCTTCGCCTGCCATAACTCTTCTCCCAAACCTTATGAAAAATCAATATCAACATCAGGGCACATGTCAAAGAACTTAACAACAGCACTATAAACGTCATTAAGAGCTGTTCTCTTGTTACTAGCAGAACTTTCAACAGTTATGTTAGACATAGCTTTTGTAATAGACTGAATCGCCTCATTGATTCTCTGCTCGTTCAAGTCTATCCATACCTTTTCTTTTGAATGCTCAAACTTTGGACCATTCAAATCCATATCTACCCTATTTTTTTCCCATATTTCTAGATTTTCTTTTATGGTCTTACTCTTATTTTCCTCATACTGATCAATAGCCTTATTGATTTCTTCTTCGTTTATACGAGTCATAAGATTCATAATTGCTTTTACTAAGTTTTTAGCAGATATTTTTCTAGGCTTCTTATTTGTTGTCAAATACGCTCCGCCTGGTTTTCTAACTAGTCTAGCTTTTACTTTCTTTGCTCTCTTCTTAGGCATTTTTCTTCCTTTCACCAAACTTTTCCATCACTTCTGTAATCGACATCTTCGGAAAGATATTCACGATTCCACTATCACAAGAATACAATATGCGACCCTTAAGCAATTCTGGATTCATTTCTGCAAAATGGCTCCAATACAAGTCATACGCAATACAGTGAAAATCAACAGGCTTGTCTCTCAACAAACCTTTATTTGGCACAGAAAAGACTTTGTTATTGTACTCTATTGCTTTAGGTTGATTTGGAAACTGCCAATAGTATCTATTTCTCCCATCATAACACCCGTCCATTCCAATCAAAACGATTGGATCGCAACCCATAATATAAGCAATATGCATTGCTGATGCAGCGGATGTTCTGGACCCCATAATCGGCCTTTCAGGATCATCAGTCATGATAACATTTTCTTTATGATAGATCAATCCGTTTGGAGAACCGCTAGCCCAACCAACATGATCAAAGAAAACAACCTCTTCTGGCCTAAGATGGCTTGTGTGAGTTACTAGTTTTTCTCTGTACAAGAACTTAGTACAATGACTATCTCTTGCGGTAATACACCAATAGTTCCAAGTGCTTACGCCTTGATCGTCTGTAACAAAATAGTCACAATTAGGAAACTTGAGCAAAGCAGAATTGGCCGTAAAAACAACGTAATCCTTTAGCCCATCAGTCTCAAAGTGCCTAAGAGAAGGACCGGCTCCTGCTATAAAAGCTAGTTTACCTTTATGTTTATTAGCGAAATCCCTAAGATGCATTTGTTTCCTCAAAGACTTGTTTTTCCCTAATCAACCTATTATTAGCCAAATCAATATATTCTTGCTTTCCGTCTATCCCTATAAACTTTCGCCTATTCCTTAAAGCTACTACACCTGTCGTACCAGACCCGCAAAACAAATCCATAACAACACAACTAGACACGGTATCAGAGTTACATGAACAACTTTTCTTCCATCCAATTGTACTCGTATCTGTAAGGTGTCTACCGGAATCTCGGTTAACAAATCCTGTCTTATCTTTCTTATTATGACGCCCTGGCCTAGTTGCATATCTCTTTTTATGTATCTGTCTTATATATGGAGCGCCGCACTCTGAACAACACCCATATTCGCTAGTTGAGGCCAAAATACATGGTTCAACAAGTTTCGTTGGAAATACAGCAAAATGAGCGCCCTTAAAAGATGCAACAGGAACCGTCCAAACATCTCTCTTTATTCTTTTCTTGAAAGTTCCATCTTTATTTTTCTCTACGGCAGATTCTTTTATAGCTTCTTGATCGTAGAAATAGTCTTCTGACTTAGATAATAGAAAAAGATATTCATGAGAAGATACTGGTCTGTCAGTGACCCCTCCCGGAAGAGGATTCGGCTTTGCCCAAATAATGTCGCTCTTCAAAAACCATCCATCTTTTCTTAGGGCGAACGCCAACATCCAAGGAACCCCGAGCAAGTCTCCCTTTTTATAGCCATTACCCTTCGAAAAAGCGTATGTGTCTCCAACATTGAGCCAAACAGTACCATCATCTCTAAGAACGTTTTTTGCAGCAGAAAAAACAGAAACAAGCCTTTCAACGTACTCTTCAGGAGTTTTTTCAAGGCCTATTTGAGAACCATACTCATAATCTCTAAGATTATAGTATGGAGGAGACGTAATAATACTATGAACAGATTTTGATTTGACTTGTCCGAGACCGTCAATTACATTATCGCATATTAGTTCGTAGCTCAAGTGATTCTCCTTCATCAGGAGTATCGACAGGAGATACGAGTTAACTTGCGCGGAGCTTTTTGATACCTTGCGCTAAACCAGATTCATCCAAAAATCTACTTCTCTTACTATTCGCAAACTGAACAGCGCCGTTTTGATACTTCTGCATTCTCGCATCCGCATAAGATACGAAAAGTCTCTTCTCTGCCCTAGTCATGCCAACATAACAAAGCCTTCTTTCCTCATCAAGGCCGTCTCTTTCCATCAAGGCTCTCTTGTGAGGAAGCTGTCCCTCTTCTAGTCCCGGCATAAATACGACCGGGAATTCAAGACCCTTAGAAGCATGCAAAGACATAAGAGAAACGCAGTTCTCTTCAGTCTTCTTATCAGCCGAAGTTTGCAAAGCAATAGAAGCTAAATATTCGGCTATACTATTGTTTCTTTGTTGAGTATACAAGGCGCAAGCGTTTATAAGTTCTTGTACGTTATCTTTCCTATCATCAAGCTCTTTGGACTCATACTTAGACTCCAAAAACTTATAATAATCAAGTCTAGTAACAAGGTTATGCAGCACCTCTCCAATAGACATGCCATCTCTATTGAAATCAAAAGCCTTAACAACCTCTTCGCATCCCTTAATAACTCTAGCCCTATCGTGGCCGGTTGTAAAATACTCACCAGCTCTCTTCATTGATTCTATTAGATTGATTCCATTTTCATCAGCAAAGTTTTCTATCTTTCCAATAGCAACTTCTCCAATTCTTCTAGATGGTTTTTGAATAAACCGAGCCAAGGCGGTTCCATCAAAAGGATTAACAAGGAATCGAAGCATCGCCAAACAATCTTTGATTTCGGTTCGGTCAAAGAAGCTAAAACCTCCAATAATTTGATAAGACAATCCGCAAGTAATCATTCCTTGCTCAATAGCCCTAGACATAGCATTGACTCTGTAAAGAACTGCAAAGTCATGAGGCTTATATCCCTCTTTCTCAATCATATCGCTTATCTTATGAGCAATCCATGCACCTTCTTGTTCTGGCGTTGGAAGACAATAACATTCAACAGGCTTCCCGTTAGGATTATCAGTTCTAAACTCCAACTTTTGCTGCCTGTTCTTATTGAACTTGATAAGATTGGACGCTGTTGTAATAATCTCAGGAGTAGACCTATAGTTCCTTGGTAAACCAATAACCTTTGCCTTATTTTGCGAAACAAAGTCCTCGATGTTCTGGTATCTTGCGCCTCTCCAAGAATAGATACCCTGATCCGGATCTCCAACTATGAGAACGTTATTATGAGCGCCTATAAGCTGCACAATCCTAAACTGTGCATAGTTTGTGTCTTGCGCCTCATCAACTTGAATAAAATCAAAACGAGTCTGAAGTTTGTTAAGCACTTCTTGATCCTTTTCAAGAAGTCTTACAGTTTCAGATAGAAGACCGCTAAAATCTATCTGATTGTTTCTCCTCATTCTTTTGATATACTCTAAGCAAATCTCTCCCTCTTCTCTAATCTTGAAATTATCAACAATTTCATCATCTTTAGTAAGGCTTTCTCGTAAATTATTGACCTTGTATAGAAGATCCCTGATCTGCTTAGCATTCCATTCAAATCCGGCTTGTCTAGCGCATTGAGCCATCAATCCTTCCTGATCGTCATCATCAAGGATTGTCGTATTAAGTCCATAACCAATAGAACCGCCGTATTTTCTCAATATCGTGGCGCATAGGGCGTGGAAAGTGCTAATGTAAATATCTTGACCAGTAGTGCCTAGTTTTTTGCAGATTCTTTCTTTCATCTCATTTGCAGCCTTATTTGTAAACGTAATACAAAGAAGACTACGAGGGCTAAACCCTTTATCTATGAGACTAAATACTCGCTCAACTATAACTCTGGTTTTACCAGAACCAGGGCAAGCGCAAACAAAGCACGGTCCCTGCACATGATCTACTGCTTCTTGTTGCTCAGGATTAAGAAAGATTTTTCTTGCACCCTGCACAAGGCTTTGGCCTTGGTCTTGACTCATTTGCCTGCCTCTTTATTCTTTCTATGTCAATATTCTTTGATGCAGCCTCAAGATTCGCATTGAAAAACTCTTCTAACTGTTTTGTATGCTCTTGAGCTTTTTCAATAAAGAGTATTGGGCTTATATAGCCAATATGCGTATAAAAAACCTTACTGTTATCATCATACATTGCCTGAACATGAGGCAACTCATCTACATGATACTTGTCGCACAGCTCTTCGTTTTCAGGAGCATCAGCATCAATGTATTCAAAAGGAAAGCCATGATACTCAAATGCTTTTACGATAGACTGGCAACGTTCACAATCTTTTGTTCCAAATATTCTAATAAGGAAGCCAACCATATTACTTTTCCTTTTCGACAGACTTCTTGAAAACATTGAAATGTTCACAAAGGCCTTTACTCAAACCTTTGTATTCTTGTTTTGTGATATTTGGCTGAGGTAGTTCTGGTTCCTTATCTATAACAAAATTGATTTCTTTATTAAGCATATCTTTGCAAAACTTCTTCAAATGATAAGGTTCGACCTCTGTTCTAGTTATATTTAGCGCTTTCAGTAGGTCGCAACTGGGCCAAACATAGGTCTGCACAGTACCATCGTCAAGGTATTCAAGCGTCCACTTGATGAGATCGCTTTCCTCTATGTATTGACTTTCAACTATTTTCACTCGGCGAGGAGGTAGCATCTCTCTTTTCTTGCCCATTGGCATTCCCCTTAAAAGATCCTATCATTTTAACTATAGATTTCAAAACACTTGCGATTACATGCTCTTTGTCTTCGCTAGATGAATTCAGCCTAAGAGAAGTCAACATAGAAAGTCCAGCTTCTCCTAAAATATGAAGAAGTATATGATCATGATACGTTCTATAGCAACCGAGTTGTCCATCATTAATAAACTCTGGCTTTATTCCCAATCTAATATCAACAGAACGAACCTCTATCCACCAATTATCAATGTCTTCTTTTGTTACAGCTCTGCCGTCTTTTGTTTTTACAAGATTGCATTGTTCTTTTGTATCTGGATAGATTACTTTCAACCTTTCATATCTTGGCGTAAATTCTTCTGCGGGAGTTATTCCATAAATCCTACAGTTGAAAGGCCTAGTATCATGTTGAGAACATAGCTTTTCATCCTCGTTAAACAAAACACAGCCGTTGCTTTCTGTTGGGAACAGATATTTTCTCAAACATCTTCCTATGAGATTTATAAACTCTTTGTCTGAAAAATTCTCAGATATATACTTCCAAGAATTCAAAAACTCAGCATACAATACTTGAGGATTTTGCAGTCTGCAACACCAGGCTCCGCAACCGCCTTCTGATTCTGGCTTAGAAATATGCTCCATACAGCCATAAGTATCTGGAATCTTATCATAAAGAACTTTTAGATGAACCCTAGATTCTTCTTGGTCCTTAATCTTTTTGGAAGCGCCATACATCAGAGATTCTCCCTCTTGTGGTTTAACTTTGGATCTATAAAAGCAATTGCTTCGTCTATCTTGGATTGCTCTGGTTTTTGCATTCCTTCAAAACAAAAATCAACTATCCTGCCTATTTCATAGGCCGTATTATCTGTCAAATTATTGAAGTTAACATCTAAGTTCTTAAGACAAAACTCTTCTATTATTCTTTCTCTATTCTTTCTAATGCGAGCATGCATGTCCTCTATAGATTCTCTACTTCTAAAATGACCATACTTTTCAAGAGAACTTTTTATGCAACCTTCTGGAGGTCTATCTATAGATAAAACTCTGCATTCATCAAGATTGGGAAACATAAATTTGAAAAGTCCGGGGATGAAAAAGAGCTTCAATCCCCAGATTTCTCTTTGATTTCTCTTCTTAATGTAATCTTCAACTCTGCTACATACATCATTGATATCAGCATTTTCTAGAAATGCTATATCCTCAAATTCTTCATCTTCAAAATGTCCCTTTGGGTTTAATTTGGAAGAACCTTTCAGTTTATCTCCCATATGAATACCCATAGAATGTAGCGCTCCAGCCAAAGCAGAAGAGCCGGAACCTTGAGGTCCAATAATGAAAATAGCGCGAGACATAATCAAATTACTAAAGAATCTGAAGATTTAACAGGAGACGGCCTTGCAACCGGAACTGCAACCGGAACTGCAACCGGAACTGCAACTGGAGCTGCAACTGGAGCTGCAACTGGAACATCACTAGAATTATCCTTAGCATATGATATGCTAAGCGATTCTTTTTCAGACTCTCTCTTTACATGATCTGAAGCGTTGTTATTGGCTTCAAGTTCATCGAGAACCTTATTGAGTTCTTTCTTCTTGAATCTCCAAGTTTCCTCAGAAACATCATCAAACTTATTAAGAGACTCAAGATGAGAACGTAACCCATTCTCATCAACAACCGTCCAGGTTCCCTTTGTCTTACGAATAGAAACCTTGCCAACACCAGGGAAGTCAAGGGTTTTTGCCTTATTCAACGCCATACAGTTTTTAATGGCATCGCAAAGCTTTTCAATATTTGCTTCTTCAGCGGCAATCTGCTCATCAATAAGAGAAGCTCTTCTCTTTTTGAGTTCTTTCAAAAACTCAACCTTCTTCTCCATTTGAGACATTGCAGAAAGCACTGGTTCAATATCATACTTGTCTGTTAGCGATTGATTTCCACTTAGAATATCATTAAGTTTCAAGAATGACATGCCAACTTCTTCTTCATCGTACATTGCTACATCTCCTTATCGGGGACAAACTTTGAGAACAATCGCAGTCTTCTCCCCACTATCGAACGAGGCGCTATCAAAAGACGGCTCAACCACAAGGTCAAGTCCCTTTTTTGAAGCTTCCCCTCTTGCTATGATTATTGCTTTCCAAGCGTTATTTCCGGACGACGCTCCAACCGTTTTAAGTTTGGCATGACCATGTTTGCCAATAACTGTTAAAATAGCGGATGCTAAACTCTTCACATAATCCTTACGAGACCTATCATCCTGAAAGCTACCCTCTCCTTTTACCTTCAAAAGAGTAATATCATTTGTAGTATCCGACATTTGTTAAACTCCTCATTCTAATGTACCATAAAACTTCAGTCGCTTCTGCAATAGTTCTGGATCTTGCCAGGCTTTACTATTATGACATATCGACTGGAATTCACAATACCTACAATCAAAGTCCTCCTTAGATACAGGTCTAGGAGGCGGAAGGAGTTTATCTTCAACCATTTCATTCATTTTGCTTGCTTGATCCTTGATCTTAAGCCACATCTCAGGATTTCTATCAATTTTGTAGATTTTAGTATTCGAATCATCCTTATTCTCGTATATTAACACTCCAAAATCCAAATCCAAAAGATTACAATAAATAACCAACTGAGTCCTATATACAAGCGATGGACCCATTTCTAACTTGGATTTGAAAGAAAACGAGTTTATAGACTTCATATCTAAGACAACTGGCTTCTTTGGCAAGTCTTCTGCTCTAAATAAAACATCAACCTTATTGCCTTTTGCGAACATTCCCGGATCAAACTGTGAAAAATCAAGGATTTGATCGCAGTGACCATGAAAGTTAAGTTCCTTATCCTCAACTGTTATTTCATGATAACGGAACTTGGTATTACCACAAACGCATACCTTTGGCCTGAAACAACCTATTTTGTTATCAAGACCATACATTCTACCTTTCCTTGGAAGAGCAGGATTTTCTATCCCCGGATTTCCAACAATAAACTCTCCTTTATCATCCCAAAGATGACAACATTCATTAGCGCATTCCCATACTCCCCTAAGAACGCCAATCTGTTCAAAATAATGCGCCCAACGAGAATGCATACTATGACCCGTATCAAAAATTCTGACTGTCTTAGGCTCTTGCTCGGCAGCTTCAGCCTTAACTAGACCCATATCCATATACCTTTGATACTGAGCTTTTCGAAGACATCCACCAAACGAGGACGGATGGTATGAGGTATAACCTCTTGGTGGCCCATTAAGGCTTTTCCATTTCAGAAACGTATTAAGAACGTTCATTATGTTTGTTACTTCAGGTGGTTGAGCGATAGCCATATCTATTCCTTAATCAATCTCTATCTTATTATTCATACTAGCAAGTCTATAGCAGTATTTAAGAACGCCTAGTTCTTCAACTTTGCTTTTTGCTTCTTTAAGAAGTTCCAAATAATCAGCAGGTGTTTCTTTCTTCAAAAACTCATCCGGGTCTTTATGCTTTGGAAGAACAACCGGAATAAAACGAATACCAAAAGACTCTAAACCAAAATCTCTATACATTCTTATAGAACGACTCAGATTCTTAAATCCAGAATCATCAGCATCAAACGACAAGAAAATATCATTACAATATCTAGATAATACGCATAGATGATACGGGCTAAAAGCGCTACCTAGAATTCCAACAGCCATAGTAAAACCTTTTGTATGAGAGCAGGCCGTATCAAACTGCCCTTCTACCACTATTGCTTTCTGTCTTTGTATAATACTTGATTTAGCAACATTCATACCAAACATGAAGAACTTCTTATCAAACTTTTCATGAAGGTGAGGCATTTTGGTCTTATCCTTACATCTGAAATCTCTAGATGTAAGAACGATTAACTTGTCATGTTGGTCATACAATGGCATGATGAGCCTTCCGGCCCAGTCATGCCCCTCTGCTTTCAATCTCTGAGGATAGTATCCGAAGCGGAACGCCTTTATTACTTCATCTGAAAGACATCTCTCTTCTCTCAGATATTTGAGCGCTTCAAATACATCTTCGCTTTCTTCTTCCCACAATGTTTTTTGGGCAAGTGTTGCGATTTTGTTGCGATCTACTTCTGAAAAATGAACTATCATAACTCAGGATTGTCGGCTTTCGGAACCTCCGTTTCGCTCTCTCCACCGCCAAGAATATCATCTACATCTTTTTCTTTCTCGGCTTTCTTTGCATCAGCATCGGCCTTCGCCTTTCCCTTTGCAAGTTTCTCTTTATTCTTGGCAGTAAAGGCAACATGCTTTTCATAGTTCAATACTGCTGTAGGAAGAATTGTCTTGCTTTCGCTAGCATCTTCTCTAATTGCTGCAACGAGTTCATCAAGCTTGTTTTTCGCCATGATTTCAGCGATAAACGCCTTCTTACCCTCTTTCTTAATGCCATTCCAAGAAAATACCCCATTACGAACAGATATTGTCTTAGTCTGACGACCTGCCTCAAATACAGTCTCTTCAACTTGAGGGAAGTAGTGTTCGTAGTAAATTGGAATTTGAATAGCCCCAAAGTGAGGAGGAGCAAAACGATTCTTCTCAATGAAGATATTCGCTGCGCCGGCAATCATCTTTTGCTCTCCATTATCATCTTCAATGTATGTATAAGAATCCTTAGCCGTCTTCTTATTCAACTTAAGGATAACAGATGAAGCATGGGCAATTGCCTTGCCTCCGGGATATCCCTCTGGATTCTTGAATGCAACCCCGGGAGATATTCTAAGTTGATTGATGAAAATAACAAGAACATTGTTTGCTGCTGCAAGACTTGCAATCTTATTAACTGTCTTGCCAAGCAAACGAGCAAGAGCAGCCATCGTATCTTTCTCAGCAGGATTTTCCATTACATAACGAGGAACAAGGCTTGCAACAGAGTCAAGAACAACAACTCCTGCTCCCTTTTTACAAGCATCCATTACGCAATCAAGAGCATATTCGCCATCAAAAGGTTTATCTGGATTCTTCTTATCGTACATCGTTTTAAGACCAAGCCTAGAACGATCTACGCCATTAATCTTTGCAAGAGACTCGCTGAAAGAGTTCTCAACATCAACCCAAATAGCAATCTTACCCATTCTTTGCGCTGAACCGCAAATCGCATACGCAAGAGAAGACTTACCGCCGCCTTCGCCGCCGTATATCATTACTATCTTACCAGTGGGTAGCCCTCCGGTATTCACTTCGTCTTCAGTATTATTCAAAAGACCGCTTGAAATAATGTAATCAAGTTCTGCATGTCCTGTTGGAATAAACTCTGTAGGATTCTCTTCGCCGCCGAAATCAAAACCTTCAAAGTTTGCTATCGCTGAATTCTTTTTCGCCATTTCAATTCTCCTTATCTCTATTCTCTATGTCGTAACAAAAACGCTGTGGCCAGTGTTAATTCACCAAAATTCATCGCCGTGTCACAAGGAATTGAACGGCGTTTATTTGAAATACTATCATATGAAAAAATGCTCCAAATGTAACAATGAATTTCCTGATTCATGCTTTAGTTTAAGAAAAACAAAGAACAAGACTACATACCTTTATAGCATCTGCAAAAAGTGCGAGAAAAAACGCATAGAGGCCTACAGAAAAGGAACTAAAAAAGGAGCCGTTTCAAAAAGGCTAATGTCCATTCGTTTTAATTGCAAAAAGAAGAACATTCAATACAACCTATCTACAGATTGGGTTCTAAATCGCTTAGAAGAAATAAACTGGACATGTGAAGTTACAAAAGAAAAGATGATGTGGAACCTAGAGGGGAAAACTAATCGCAAAGGCAAACCTGATAACGTCTGGAGTATAGACAGAATAGATCCTAAAGGTGGCTATGTTGTAGAAAACATTAGATTTGTTACGCACAAGTTCAATATGTTCAGGAAAGACTGGACAGATAAAGAAATAATTGAGATGGCAGAAGCCATTAAACGACTGTAGTTGCCCGCATATACGGGCAACCACAGCGTCTTTACTAACGATTGTTAGTTTTATTTAGAAGCCAAAGTCATTTGCGCTGGCAGGACCGGCTTTTGCAGCAACAGCAGCGGGAGCTGCGGGAGCATTACCAGTAGCAGCGGTCTTCTTAGGACCAAAGAGCTTAGCCTCAATCTCGGCTTGAGGAGTTGAAGCAAATTCCTTCTCCAAATCCCAAAGCTTACCATCATTGACCATCTTTACAGCCTCCCTATCCTCATCAGTCCAAGGAGTCTGAATAATCGGAGTGGTCTTATACTCAGTGCGTTTCTTGTCCCCGTTTGCAGGGATCTTTACAGTAATCTCGAAGTCAGCGCCGCCCTTGCCGCCGGGTTCTTGACCAGCAGCCTTAGCCCACATCTTGATTGCTTCAAAGACGCTGGCAGGTGCTTCCATAATCTTGAGCTTACCATCAGCTCTGTCGATTACGTTTGTAGCATAACGAAGCTTGGCTTCGATATTATACTTCTGCGCGATAACGCAGTTTTGTGGGTCTTCTGTGATAGCCCTATTGAACCTCTTTGGGTCATCTGGGCTAGCAACGTAATATGCGTAAAATGCACAGGGATCACCAACTGGACGAATGCGGAAAGAAGTTCCCTGAATACTTCCTGATAACTTCAAATACTTGCTATCAGTGCCTCCGCCTTTCTTACCCTTCGGACCATTATCAACATCGCCCCAACCAATAAGCTTACTCATTTCTAATCTCCTTTTCTCGGAACTCTAAAACTGTTTGAGTTCATCTATTTCTAACTTCTACATCTTCTCGAAACCCTGAAACGCTCAGAATCTCTATTTCTCTGTTCTCTTTTCTCGGTTCTCTACTAACTCAGTAACAATAGCATATAAAACCTAAAATTTGAACCATTTTAATCTAACAAAAAACCAAACTTTCCAAATCTAAACATTTATCCTCCCTTTATCCAACTGAGTATCTATTAATCGACAATTTATATCAACTTCTTTAGTATTTTCACCAAAATCTTTCAGTCCATACTAAAGTCTTCATTCAACTTTCCGGCCTTCTTCTGTATCGGAGGTTTTACCTCTGTATTTTGAGCTTTCACGGTCTCTTGTACTTCTAGGCTATCGAACCCCTCAGCGGCCAATTTTCCTGAAGATAATGACTTTTGTGAGGCTTGTATAGCCTGCTTTACAGGGTCTGGTAGAGCATTATAATTCTTTTCTAAGGAATTCGGCAAATTTTGCTGTTTCATAAGTTCGATTGAAATACTCAACTTCCTACTTAGTATTTCTTTTGCTTCTAGAAGATTATGATAAACATCCTTAGCAGATTGTTCCAAAGATTCTACTTTAGCAGCATACATTTCAACATCTCTCATATGTTCATATATGATACCATCTTGCTTTGCTGCTGGCTTTTCATGAAGAACCCTAGCAAGAACTCCCCTAAGAAGCTCTACGCCTCTCTTACAAGCAGCGCATTGTCCTGTTGCAAGAATCTTTATTTGGACAACCCTATCCAAAAAACTTTGAATCGTCGTAAGCTTATCTGACATACCATGTAAATCAGATATTTCAACACGAATACTTACTGTTGAATTTTCAAGCTCTGCAAGTAACTTATCTACATTTATTGGCTTTTTACCCTTCGTAAGGTCTCGAATAAATCTTTGTTTTTCAACATAGAATGAAATAAGCATTGGAGACGGGGCAACAAGCATCCATCCATCTTCATCTGGATCTGCTTTATACGAAGGAGTTACTTGGGAAACTGTTTCGCTCTCCTCTTGAGCATCTTCTCCAGGCTCTGTATCTTGATTATCAACGGCTTGTTTTTGCACCACGGGTTGTACCTCGCTAGGGGTAGGCTCTCCACCGAGAAATGACTTTGACAGTATTTCTTTAAAGGAGTCCTTACTTTTTTCTTGCTCGACTGGTCTTGGCTGTTCTGCTGCTTTAGATTTTTCTTCTGCCTTTGGCTGCTCTGTTGATTGGGTTGTTTCTTTTTTCGAGGCATCTTGCCCCCCTTTTTCTACATAAGAAACCTCAATATTAGAAGCGTTTTTAGGCAAAACGGCGCTCATCTTCTTAGCTTTTTGTTCAAACGTTTCAGCACTAACGTTAGTAACAACCTCTGCATAAGAAGATTCTTGACTTTCATCTGCTTCTTCTTTTATATTTGAGCCATCCTTGGGGATACCAAAAATGTCATCAAGAGTATCGTTTATCGGCATTGCTTCTTCCTTTAACTTCAACCAAGAGCGTCAAAATCTTTCTTTTCTTCCGGAGTCATTGGTCTTTTGTTATTTTCTTGGGTATTTGTAACAAAAGCCTTATATCCATTAAGCTGTAGCTCTGTCAAAACCCTATTAGCAGTATCTTCAAAATCTTCCCTAATCAAAGTTGTAATGTTATTGCTCTTTGACTTGAGAGTAGCAATAGAATCCCATTCGATTTCGTGTTCATGTTGAATCATAACGTCCAAAGTTTCAAACCTAGCAACGTTATACTTTCTAGTTATACTCTTGGTAATCGTTGATTTTCTTATTTGCTGTTCTGCTGACATAGAATTCTCCATTCTCTTGCTTCGACAACTCTTGTTTGTCTAAATTCTCATTTCACCCAAATATGTTCCCTATCGGAACTCCCTTTTTTCGTGCTTTCTTGAGATCTTCTCGTATAATCTCAAATTTCTTCATTATCGTCTCGCTGCTTTGACCCCTTCCCTGTTTAGGCCTGAAAAATCCAGCAGCCAATAAGGACTCAAAAGCCTTCATATCAACCATTTTTGTATCTGTTTTTTCTGCAAAGTCTGCCAAATCTGTAAACGGCTGTTTGGAAACTATATCATCAGCAGCATTCTTACTCAAACCCTTACACTTGATAGAAGGCATGATTTGAGAGCGAGGAATCCCATTTGCAGGGTCCGCTTTGTTTACAATCATATATTCTAACTTACACTGGTTTATCTGTCTTGGAAGAATCTCTATATCCATTTCGTTAGCCATCTTCTCAAGAGTTTCTACCTTTTCATATTTAGACCTGTTAATCTCAACATTCAGATATGCGGTAAGGAATTCTTCTGGATAATGAGCCTTAAGGTAAGCGGTAATATAAGAATTGTATGCGTAACAACAAGCATGCGCCTTATTAAAGCCATAATCAGCAAACGGCATGATTACCTTATCCCAGTAACCAGCAGAAACAGACTCTTCAATACCATTTTCTTTTGCGCCAGATATAAACCTTGCTCTATACTTAGCAAGCAACTCTGGCTTCTTCTTACCAATTGCCTTAATAACAACGTAGCCTTCGGGAATCGAGAATCCTGCTACAGAGTTACAAATCTGCATTACCTGTTCTTGATAAACAAGTAAACCGTATGTCTTTTTCACATGAGGTTCAATATACTGTCTCAAAGACGGATGAAAATAACTCATACTTTCAGTTCCATCTTTTCTATTACAATATGTTGGAATAGACTCCATTGGACCGGGGCGATACAAAGAAATACCAGCCATGATATCATCAAGAGAATCAACCTTGATTCTCACCATAGCCTTTTGCATTCCCGGCTCTTCGCATTGGAATACACCAGTCAACTTGCCGCTTTTATATAGGTCGAATGTTTTCTTATCATCTAAAGGCAAGTTCCAAATATCAACCTTGATCCCATAGTTTTGCTCAACAAGTTTGCAACATTGATTTATAACAGACAATGTACTCAAAGCAAGAATATCAAACTTGATTAGGCCAAGCAATTCTAGATCGTTATACTCAAACTGTGTTGCAAAAGCAAACCTTACCTCTCCATCATCTCCTGCATCTTCGTCTTTAATCTTACTTTGACGCAAAGGAGCTATATCTGCTAGAGGCTCACTAGAAATAACAATACCGGCAGCGTGGACTCCAAAAGTTGATAATAGCCCCTCAATACTATCTGAATGTTGTAATATGTCAGGGTATTTGTGCATGTAGTAAGCGAATTTGCCACACCACTTATTAGCGTCTTTGACTGTCTTAATCGCATGTTCCTGTCCATCCTCTCCCTCTATCTTTAGAAATGCTCCGTACTGGGGAGGTAAAGAATCGAGAATTTCTCTGCCTAAAAGATTTGTTTCCGTCTTCCATGCATCATACCCTTTGAAAAACGAATTCTCCGGATCTAACGCCTTGACAGCTCTAGTTACAAATGATCGAAGTTTCAGCGCAGAATAAGTACCAATGTTTCCAACGTTTTCTCTTCCATATGTATCTATGATATACTTATAAATCTCTTCTCTGCGCTCATAGTCAAAATCGGAATCAATATCAGGAAAGCCCTTACGAGCAAAAGCTCTACGTTTAGGCAAAAACTTTGAATCATTCGCCGGCTTTTTATCAGTCATCCCAAGAGCATAGGCCGTCCATGAATTGATATCATTACGATGACCCTTTTTACCTTCAGAGTGCTTCCATATAAAATGAAACTTTTGTAGAACAGGCTTATCATCAAGCCCCTCTGTCTTTTCCATAATATCAAGCTCCTTCTCAACCAAAGGTAGAAGGCTCTTGTCTTTTACAGCATCAAGGATTTCTTGCTTCATATCCGCCATTTTAAACCCCAAAACACATTCCAGTACGACCTTTTTCTTTTGCGTAGCGACTTTGCTTAACAATCAAAACTTCTGTAGCTGATGATTTCTTTTCCATTTTCTGCATATGCTTTACAACATTTTTCTCATAAAATACGAAACCATCGCTCTCGGTATACAAAGATCGGATAAAAGGACTATCATAGTATGAAATTGCACAACTTCCGTCTATCTTTTTGACAACCTCAGAAAGAGCCTTATGATCAAAGCCTTCAGTTTTATTAACATGATAAAAGGCCTTCTCTACATCCTTATATGGAGGATCAAGATAAAACAAAGTCTCTTGACAATCCCATTTCTTAATACATTCAATATAGTCTAGATTTTCAATATATACACCCTTGAAGAACTTAGCGCATCTATCAATAAAATCAGGAAGAGCAGCCCATGACAAGCAAATATTCTCTCCTGTTCTAGATACACACCAAGTTCCATCTTCTTTACCAAACATTGACTGTCTATTGTAGATAAGATAATTTCTGGCCCATTCAACAGGATTTTCTTTGATAAAATCTCTTTCAGACTCAATGTATTCAACCGCTTTTTCTAATTCTTCTCTTGAATATAGAGTAAGTTCTACTTTTTGTAAAAACTCTTCTTTATAGTCTCGCAATACTCTAAAAAGATTCCAAACATGACTATCTAAATCATTGTATACAAGTCTATAATTAGCATCAGACTGTGGCATAGCAAAACCAACAGCAAAACTGCCGCCAAATGGCTCGCAATAAACAGTATGAACTGGAAGCAACTTAATGATCCAATCTCTAATCTTCACTTTGCCTCCAACTCTTTTTATGATAGTGTCTGCCATTAATCAAAAAGTCCTTTATATGATTCTTTTGGTCGCTCCACTTTTCTAAAGAACGAGAGAGGTATACAAGCCCACAAATCATAATAGCCAGTTTCACTTCTTAATCTTTTTTGCAATAATCCAGTAACAAGGATTTCTTCTGGTTTATCGCAAAAGTTTTCTTTTTCCAAAGAGGATTTATAATTCTTTTCAATCCAATCAAGTATATTTACTCTTTTCTCTACAAAGAGAGAATCTGGATTACTTGAATTATAACAAACAACAATATCTGCTTTAGAATGCTTAACGCCTGGAATCTTATCAGTTTTGTATCCAGAATATATCAATCTGTTATGATTTTTGTTTATCTTGTAGTAAAAAGTTCCGCAAACCGCAACAGAGTATTTTTTCTCGCCGGCTTCTATGTAAAAATCTATTCCGCATTGATCTTCTTCTCTTGATGATTTTATTACAGTCCATCCTTTTGCTTCAAAAAAATCACGAACAATATCTTGAGCGCTCCTGCCTTTATCACTTCCTCCATGATTATCATTTGGATGTTTCCAAGATATTTTGCTTGACATATTTATCCTTTCAATACCTATCTACGCCGCCCGCGTCATCCGTAACATCTCTATCTTCAAACAGTTCCTCATGACCAGAAGCATCTTCTTTACTAACAGTAACTTCTCCAAAGAAATCTTGATCCTGAATAAAATGCTTATCATCAAAACCAAGAAACCTTTCCCAAATCAAATCATACTTCAATGGATCTGGCCCATACGAAATGCCCAAAACTCTCAGAAGAACACTAGCATAACCAGAACCTCTACCGCAACCAGTGAGGATATTTTGATCCTTAGCCTTCTGTATATAATCTCGCACAATAAGGAAGTAAGTGGCGAAATCGTATTTGTTATTATCCCAAGCAACTCGAACGTCTTCAAGTTCTCTCTTCAATCTGTCAATATGAGGTTGACTTTGATCCCATCCAAACTTTTTCATTCCATCCCATGCAAGATGAGAAAGGAAATCAAAAGGAGAAGCAAATCCTTCGGGAATCTTATATCTTGGGAGCCTCATGCCAGAAGTCAGATTTTCATATATATCCTTAGCATCAACCTTATCAGCAACCATCACGGTATTTAGAAGAAACTCTGGATGATTACCAAAAGCAACAGCCATCTCAGGAGCAGACTTAAGATAAAACTCTCGATAAGGGAAGTGAAGCCTCTTTGGATCGTTTAAGCACCTACTCGTACTCATGCACATAAGAAGCTCTTGAGACATTCCATGTTCTTTCTTGCAATAATGACAATCATTTGTTGCAATAATCGGAACGCCCATTTCATTGCCAAGTTTGATTATGTCAGGTATAATAGCTCCCTCTGCTTCAATACCGTGATACATAACTTCTAGATGAAAATCTTCTTTGAAAATATCCTTGAAAAGAGCAACAGCGGCCTTTGCCTGATCATATCTATCGTGCAAAAGATTAGCATTAACAACGCTACTCAAACATGCAGAATTACACATAAGACCTTCGCTATGCTCTGCAAGAAGAGGGATATCAATGCGAGGGTCTATATATACTCCCTCTGTCCATGACTTTTGAGATAGCCTACAAAGGTTTTGCCAACCCTTCCAGTTTTTGGCAACTAAAACAAGATGACGGTTGCCTTTCCTTCCATCAGTCTGACCTTCAATAATCTTGTTGCCTTCTTTCTTTTCACCTCTATGATTATGATTCTTAGAAAGATAGAACTCGCAATTATGTAAAATGCAATCAGAAACATAACTATTGTCTTCTTCTACTTCAAAATTAAATACTTCTGCAACATCTTCTGTTTTTGAAACGGAAACCAACGGCTTGTAAAGATAGCGAGAGTCTTGAAGCGTTCTTGCATATTTCCTGTCTGGATTATAAGGGACAGCATATGCAATTTGACTATTTTCTTGCTTTATTTCCGCAACAGTTGCCCAATGACCTAAATCAGCCAGCAATTGCCTAACACCCCAAGCCAATGATTTAGAAATAACCTTAAAAGTTCTTTGTCCTTCCTGTTTGGCATCTCCATCAAGAACCCCATCTAAAAAGGCTTTTCGTAAACTCGGAATAGCTGTCAAAATTTCATAAGGAACCTTTTTGTCAGTAGCACCAGAACCGCAAAGTCCTTCAAATAAATAAGCAAGAGGCAAACTAGCGAAACTAATTTCTATTCCACCTTTTTCAGGTCTAGGTTGTATATTTATTTCAATTCCAAAATATCTATCTACAATTTCCGCAATTCTATCAGCCAAATCCTGTTCATGAATTCCTAAAGAAAATCTTATACCACCACTTAATGAATGATCTTCATATCTAGAAAAAGAACCTTCAGCAGCAAATAATCCAAGCAAATAGCTTATATCTTCATTCAGTTTTAACTCACATGGTAAATCCCAGGATTTTAATGAATCGTATTTATTGATTTTTTCTATCTTTGAAATAAAACCATCAACACAACCTAATCTTTCCGGCATATAAGAGAGAACATCTATAACCTCATTCGTTCCAAAAAGCTTTGGCAAACATATGTAAGTTTTGTACGTTGACATACCGAGTTTTTTGGATGTTCTTCCTGCTATCAATTGATCTGCTCGAACCCATTTAAGTAAATTAGAATGTTCTGGAACCGCTTTATCTATATCCTTATTTTCTATTGTTCTAACCAATAATGGATGCTCATCTGTTACGGTTATAGTCCTACCTAGTCCTGAAAACTTAAGAGTATAAAAACTTCCATTATGGATTCTTCTGGAAGTAGACAATACCTTACGGAATCTTCCATTATGAGTCAGGACTAAATCACCTTCTATGATATTCTCAACAGATTTAATCCCTTTAGAGGTAACTATTTCTTGTCCTCTAAGAAGACATCCCACAATAGGCTTTATTCCAATACCATTACATTCTTGAATAAACTTGATAGCGCCGCCAATATTACCGTGGTCAGTCAAGGCCAAGGCCTTAAATCCCATTTCCTTAGCAGCCTTTGGAAACTGAGATATCTTATTCAGCCCATCAAACGACGAATACTCGGAATGATTATGCAGATGCACAAAATCACTATTGCTTATGATTCTAGTCATGGTTGATTATCGTCCTAAAGAAATCCAATACCTACAAGAACACTAGGTATGTTTTTTAGGATCAAATCTTTCTCTTATGCCTTTTTCTTTGTCATTAACCCATTTAGGTTTTGTGTTTCGCAGATGTTCTCTTACGTCTGCACACCTTTCCCACACAGGCCTTCCATCTTTTACAGCAGGAGCGGTAATCGCTTTGCGAATCTTCTTGCCACTTTCTGGATCTATAGTTAGAGAATCTTCACTCATCTTTTGAAAGATTTCTATGACTTCGCCGGTAGGCTCGTCTTTATCATTCAGAATCTGATATTGGTAATATGGCATTATCTTTACTATAACCTGCGCATTGAACAACTATAGATGCTATATGACTCTTTTTATATATCTTCCAATTAACCTGCCTACCAAAAACAGTTATCTTGACTGGTTCTATTGGGTTGGTACAGTCTCGTGTTTCGCAATCATTGCAAAGAGGACAAACAACCCCAACTGGACCAACCGGCAATCTATCAAGCGGAACAAGTTTACACTTGTAGATACTCATTCTTCATCCTCATCAGACTTTTTGCGTATTCTCTTTGCGGCAGTTTGAGCCTTCTTCATAGCGTTCTGCCTTTCTTCCAAAATCAACCTTGCCTCTTCATCAGAGATAACCGGAGATTGTTCGGCTTTAGTAACAAGAGATGTTGCAGGGCTACTTCCTTCTACAGCTTCTTGTATCTGTCTAATAGTATCTTCTTCCTCTGTTCCGCCAGTATCATTTTCTAAATCAACTATAACAACCTCTCTTGATGGTTTAAGAGGATTTACAGACTGCTTAGACTGAACGAGGCGAGGCTTAGGAAGGGATGGACGAGCAACCGGAGCAGAAAGCTTAGCAACAGGCTTAGGCAATGAAGGAGAAGTTGATGGCCTTCTCCCCTCTATAACACCCTGAGTAACAAGAAACTCTGTTACTTCTGGGAACATAGCGACAGGAAGAGATGTTGCAACCTCTCCATTTTCATCTAACAAACCTATGCAAGGGCCATATTCTTGAGACTCAAAAAGCCTCAAAGAAATGGAGTAAGTATTTCCTCCGCTCTCATGCTCGTATTCAAAATCTATTCTCTTATTAGACTTAATTGCCATTTGTGTCTCCTATCATTTTCTTTCTTATAAAACCCCTGATTTTTTCTTGATTTCTTCTGAGGTTATCTTTTGTGACTAAAACAAAACTCGGTTCTTTAGGCGGAGGTATGTACTTACTACACTTCGTACATATCGTGCCAAACACGTTCAATCTTTCACCAATATCATTTGAACAAAAAGGGCAAATCATGATAAATCCTCAAGATCTTCATCTTCATCTAGCTCTTCAAACACCATTTCTTTTCTCTCTCCAAATCTTTTATCAAGATATGCTGAATCTATAATATGAGTATCCCATTCAGCTTTCCAAAATTCAAGCCAAGATTCAACAACACCTGGTAGCGGTTCCGGGGTTTTCCATCCAAACTCATTACACCAATATGTAAGGCAGCGAATATCTGTATTGTGCAAATCTTTATTAGATGGCATATATTCAGATATATACACTTTACCATTATTATAAAAATGACATATCAAAAAAGCGAAACCAAATGGACTCAATATTGTAACCTTAGAACGGATCATCCAGTCGCCTTTGTTATTGAATGCTCCCGTCTTGTTCGCAACATCTGACATAATTTTACAAACATCAGCAAAATGTCCATTTGCTTCCAAAAGAGTTAGATCGGAAAATTGAATTTCAAAATCCATTATCAGAAAACCTTGTTCATCTCCGTTTGTATATCGTCCTTTTTTGCGGCCTTTATCCTATCAGATCTTGGAATATAATCATCAAAAATATTGGATACAGAATCTATTCTCTTTTTAGCAAACTCAACATCATCAGGAGAATTATCAATACCAATATAGTTTCTACCAAGAACTTTAGCAACAACGCCTGTCGTTCCAGTTCCCATGAATGGATCTACAACAGTATTTCCCCTATATGTAAATAGCTTGACTAATCTTCTAACTAATTCTTCTGGATAAGGAGCAGGATGATCGTTGAGATTTCTTGTTTCTGGTTGAATAAACCATGTACTAAAAGTCCAATTCTGGAACTCTTCTGAAGTCATATCCGAAAGCTCTGGATCTCCCTCAAGTTTCCAGTTTCCCTTAGACCAAACCATAATATACTCATGATTTCTTCTAATAGCAGGATTTGAACAAGACATATACGAACCAAAAGCGGTAGCCCTACCAGACCAATTCTGTTTGTACCAGCAAATTTCAGTTCTATACTTTAGTCCGACTTCTCTACCAGCGTTTATTAAATCGCCAGCAATCGGTCTCATATATTCTTCATCATCTTGACGATTTCTAACGGAATCTATATTGATGACAAGTCTTCCTCCATCAACAAGAATTCTTTTACATTGAATGAATATATCCTTTAGCCAAGAAACATAAACATGATAAGGATCATTATCGTTTCTATTGCCATATCCCTTAAGATCTATATTGTACGGTGGAGAAGAAACAACCATATGAACGCTTTCATCTGGAATTTTCTTAAGTCCATCAAGTACATCGCTTAGTATAATAGTATTTAGTAAACTCATAATCACTCCGAAAAAATCGTTTTTACCGCTTCAAGTCTTGATTTTGCTATTTCTAGGGCCTTTTGATTTTTGTCGCATCCAACTGGAAATCTATTTTTAATTATTGCCGCTTCAAGCAATGAACCGCTACCGCAAAATGGGTCCAAAACCCTGTCGCCAGGATTACTCCAAATATCAACAACTCTTTCCATAAGTTTCAACGGCTTCTGCGTTGCATATCCATTCTTTTCTGGCTCGTTCCTGCAAATAGCAGGAATATCAACCCACCAGTCCTCAAGCAGCTTACCTCTTTTTTCGTAATGTTCCCAAGGAATCTTCTCTTTTGACCATGCGGCATCTCCGCCAACATTCATCTTCGTTTTATATGGAATTCGAGGCTGGTTAAACGTATAATTTCCAAGACCATACCAAAGAATAGTATTATGCTTTCTCGGCAACCATCTCTTTGTACTCGCAGGATTACTAAAGCACCATATTATTTCATTCATGAAGTTTTCTCTTCCAAAAACTTCATCCATCAAAACTTTTATGTAATGAATAGCTTTATAATCCATATGAACAAGTATACTAGAGTTTGGCTTCATTAACTTTCGAATATTATCAAAACGATTATGCATATACGTTATAAAGTCATCAAAAGTTTTACCTTCTCCATAGTATACATCTTCGCCTTCGCAGCTATACGGAGGGTCCATATAAACAAGATCTACTAAATCTGTTGACAGACTCAAGCAATCAGTATTATGCAACTCATATCTCATTTACTTTTGATCCTCTCAGTTTTTCTATCTCTTCTCTCTTCTTTTTATCTAGATATATCTCGTATCTTATCTTAGTTCTTGCAGGTATCGCTTTCGCTAGTTTTTCTAAATCGTCTAGTCTGTCAACCAGCACATAAGAATCCACCATAGCAAACACCTTTTCAGCAATTGCAAGGTCTTCGCTGTTGAAATCTACTTTTGTTAAGAAATCATGCATATGAGAACTAATAAACAGTGAAGAAGCGACGATTCCCTCATCTTTATCATCCTTATCACCAGATTCAGAGTAAACGATTATTTCTCTGATTATAGAATCAACTACATCATCAATATTTATATTGAGGCCTTTTAGAAGCCTCTCTACTGTATCCCTTATAGATATTTGTTCATATGCAGAAACAAGCTGGACTATCCCTCCAGCGCATTTACATCCATAACAATAAAAATCTTGTCCATCAGGTTTGTCATACACAAAGAAAGATGGAGTATTATCTTTTGTATGAGTAGGAAGAGGACATCTGTATTTATATCTATCTCCCTCATGGCTATTCCATGAAACATTCTTGGAAGCAAGATAATCAGTTATCTTAATTGATTTGGAAATTGTATCTAGTATTACGCTCATAGATCAAAACCTAAATCTGAAACCTGCTTTCTAGATGGTTTCTTTATGGCAGGCGGAGGCGGTTCTAAATCGAATGACAAATCAATATCAGGATTAACTACCATGTCTTCAGCCTTCTTGACGAAACTTGAAGACTCTTCAGAGAAATTATACGTTGCATTGACAGAATAGTAAACCTTACCAATATGAGGATTTACTTCTATCTCAGCTTTTGATTCATTCTTCATAGATCCAAACATAGTAGAACCATATCTGGATTTGATACAAACAAGGAACAATTTATCTTTAGCTTCTGGATGAGGGAACTGCGCATAAATATGATCAGCATCAGCAGAGAAATCATGAGAACCCCTAAGAGCATCAGAACCGACACTCTGTTTACCATCTTTCTGATTTCTCAACGACTTAATTGCTTCTCTATTCAACTGAACTGCCGAAAGAACAGCAAATCCCATTTTCCTTCCAAGTTGTCTAAGGTCTTTGCACATCTGACCGTACCAAGAATGCTCGGCCAGTTTTTGATACCAAGGGTCAGGGCCAAGAATGGAAATATAGTCAATAACAACAAGCCTTGGCCTGAAGAAATGATATCTCTTCTCTATTTCTGCTCTAATCTTAGAAACAGTCATTCTTTCCTGAGCATCTAATATAACAAACTTAGATTCTATCTTCTTGAAATCCTCGATAGCCCTCTTAATCTTTTCTTTATCCTCATCTTTCAGCATTTGAGGTTTCGAAAGCTTCTCCGAAGGAACCCCGGACTCTCTTGATATGATTCTTTGCATAAGCCTATCTTTAGGCATTTCCAAAGATACATACAGCACATTTTCTTGAGATTCTTTACATACATTCAAGGCCATATTAATCATCGTTGCCGACTTATATCCGCCTACGTCAGCTACAATAAGCGTTAGAGAACCAATATCAAGACCAATTGGCATTGTATCATCAAATGGCTTTATTCCTGTAGGAAGAGTTTTCTTCGGGTTTTTAATCTCTTCTTCAAGACTCTTGTACCAATCATCTCCGTAATTAGAAACATCCGCCCATGTTGCAATTTTACCATCAGAAGAACTCGCTCTCAACAGAACCAGATCTTCCGTTAAACCATCAATTGCCATTGCCCAGTCTTGAGACTTCTTACCGTTAAATTTTTCTAATAACCTAGTTGATTCTTTCTTTAGAAATCCCTCTCTAACTCTTCTAACCATAAGAGGGAAATCATTACGATCAACTCTTTCAAGGTCTTTTATGCTTGTATAGTTATTGCGTTCGGCAACAACAGCAAGCTTAGAACTAGAGACTTCGCTTTCTGTCCATTTCCTATAATCGCCATTTGCAACAGATCTCGCAACAAAATCAAGATAATACTCTTCTGTAAACTTTTGTTCTTCTTTATACGAATTGATAATACCATGAACAATTATCTTACACTTTGTATCAAAATGTTCTGGACTAATTTGTTCAGCAATAAACTCAGGGATTAGCCCTTGATTATTCAAAAGAATATTAAGAAGCTTTTGTTGGGCTTCCGAATCATTAATCATTTTCCCCCTCCAACAGAAATAAGCCAAGAATTCTTAGAAGACACCATCTTTTGAAAAGTATATCCAAGGCTATGAGTATAATCTTTTGCCAACACATCAAAACTGCAAACCAAAATTGTTGGCAATTTTTGTTCTATTCTTGTCATCAAAAAATCATCAAACAAAGTAACAAACTGTTGATGATTAAAATCATCTTCTCTTAGGGGTAAACTTATATCATCAATACAAAGCCAATCGCATTCTTTCAAATCATAAGACCTCTCTGTTCGAAGCTTCAAATCTTGCTTAAGAGTTTGATATGAAATTACAGAATAAGTATCCGCTCTATTAGTTGCAAACAATTTTCTCCATATCGCTTCTTTGAGAATCAAACAAGCAATCATTGTTTTGCCTGCCGGCAAGAACCTTGGAGATTGTTTGCCTTCCTTTTTCCCAATCAAATTATCTCCATGAATAATAACAGCGTCTCCATCTGAGAATCGCTTATCCATTTGAGAATACTTGTTATATGATTCTCGTCCTCCAGTCAAAAGGACTCGATCAACTCCGCCAAATAAATAGTTGCGTAATGTATTTTGTATTTCAAGTCTATTATCTTCGCTCCAAACATGCTGTTCAACACCATCTTTGGATACTATGATTCCGCTAGCATTTTCTATTGTTAGATCTCTATACTCTGAAGGGATAACATAGTCAATATTGCCTCGTATTTCTGCTAGCTTCTTACAAAAACAACCCTCTTTGCGGGAACACTGATCTCCGCCAGCATAATGCGGACACGGAGCAGGTTTACCATTTTCGTTACCGGCAGACTTGTAAAAGCTGTAACGATATTTCTTTATGATTAGACTAAGATCCAACATAAATCATTCTCGGCATATTCTGTCATTTTCATAACCAAAGCACAACATCAATTGTTGTAGCACAATATTCCATTGATGAAAAAGCTGTAATTCTTTTCGCAGGAAATACTATAAGAAGTTCTATTTCCAATATTCTCTTTCTTCAAAACCCTTACTCCAACAACGGAAGAATCAACCAGTTTTGATATTGGAGACTTAGATACATCTATAAATCTATGCTTTATAAAAGAGTTAAGTTGGTCTGCTATCAAGTAGCTCATGATTGAAGATTCTTTTTCAAAACATTCAATCTTCTTATATTTGTTTTCAGGAATTTTACATACACTCTTGAGATACGACAAGGACTTCCCAAACTTATATCCCAAAAGATCAACTATGTATGAGGGGTTCTCCAAAAAGTCGTTCATGAATTGTTCGACTTTGACAACCATTTCCTTATGAAGTATTGGAATACTAGTAAAAAAGTCTTCAATATGACTACTATCTATAATAGTACAACATTTTTCGCTTCTGAATGGAACTATACCAAACAATAGCAAAGACTTTCTAAGCCTATCAAAAACTACTTCATTGTTTATAGGCATAGAAACGAAGGGTTTATTCGTTGTTCCTTCTAACTCATCTACAAATCCAAACTTAGAACCTGTATGAAAATATCCTGACAAATAATAGCAAATCATCTCTTGATTTTGCGAGGCTAGGTTATTCAAAAAGCTATCAATAACCATAGCAACAACTTTATTCTGAAATCTAACAGAATCATTCTTTACTTCAGGTTCTACAAGAAATGTATCTTGCAAAAAGCTTGCTAATAAGTGACAAACAACCCTGCTCTTACTATGAAAAAGAACATCTCCGCTCTTAGTATCGTAAAAGCCACCGGCATCTATCATGCCCGATATAACAGCAAGAGTTGTTATGAATCTTACAGAAACCCTTACATCAGCAGTATGAATCTTACTACCGCTTCTTGCTTTTATCTTACCGCTTTTCTTTCCCGGAAATACGTCATTTAATGAGAAGTTCTTTTCGTGTCTAGGAAGAAACTTCGGGACCATTACAAGATCGCCAATTGCTATATCCTTGGCTTCTATGTTGAAAAGGTCTCCATTCCTGTTTACAAGAACATCCTGACTACTTGCTATTTCAATAAAATTGCTTGCACAAGTAAGCTTTATCAAATCCTGATTGGATTCGCAAATCTTAACATCAGATATGTTCATTTTCTCCATTTTCCAAGTGGTGTTATTGAATCCATAAACACTAATTGGAGAATCACTCAAAGATAGGTTCGCCAAATCTTTTACCTTGTGACTGCGACCAAAAACGTCATGAATAAAACAATCTCCACCAATAGATGTTGAACAGTCCTTTGATTCGCTTGGGTTAGACTTTGGTTGTTTTTTCGTCATGATTATGTTCTTTAATGGGCTTAAGTACCACAAAAACAATGTTGTCTGATACTCTCATTTCGTCCCATTTTGCTACATCACTCAAGTCAGACACGGCTTTTGTCAAAAGTTCTTTAGCATTAGCCATGAATGCTCTTTCTCTTCCTTTTAGCTCAATACCAAACTTAACAATACATTTCTTACCAAGCATATTTCTAATCTTCGTCTTCTTAATCTGTATATCATTCTCACCAGTCTTAAGATGAAACATCATTTCTTTTGTTTCAACAGGCTTAGATGAGGTTTTCTTTTTCGAAGCCTCAAACTTCATCTTACCAGCATCTGCATACTTGCAAATAGGCATACCTTGTTGCGTTTTCCCTACTTGAACAAGATCTAGACCCTTGCCTTTCGCCTGAAAAATGGCATTCTTCTTATTGGTCTCTCCAATATTCTTGCCGCTTTCATCAATCAAGACAACAGAGTATCCGTAAATCTCTTCATTTGCAAAAATTCTAACACTCACTATAAAACTCCTTAAACGTACTTCTTTCCTTTGTTTGTAAACTCAACTCTTTCAACCTTACAGGTTTTCAAAAGCTCTTCCAAATTACGATCAATGTAATCTGGCGAATAAGGAGAAAACTTAGCAGTTACATCTCGTATTTTTGCTGCAATAGCGTCTCCTGATCTCGTTGCATCCTTATAGAACCTAACAATAGCCTCTTTTGCGTCAACAGAAGACAAATTCTTCTTCTTGTGAAGCCAAACAAAAGATATAACAAGACCATAGCTCAATAAGAAATTAACTCCTCCAGAGTCAAACATCTTATCAATATTCGAAAAATCAATAATCTTAGTTTCTTCTACGACTAATTGCTTATTATCATTCTCTTTCAAAAACCTACTTATATATCTTTCATACTTCAAACAGTATATAGTAAACTGAGAACTACTAACTAGCGAATCTAATTGAGTTGAAACAAACCACTCAATATATTCTTTGAGAGTCTCTTTGGTTACAACTTTATCTGTCTTCTTCAAAAACTCTTGCTTTACAGAATCTATAAAAGCCGCCTGTCTTGCAACTCCAATACTCGAATCAAATACTTCCTTCAAAGACTTGTCCTTGTCTCCGCAAAGGCTTCTGAAGTATAAAAAGAACTTCTTACTACCCCATTCGCTCACCGGAACTGTTGCATAAGCCTTTTTAACCTTGATATCTTTCCACTTGCATATCTTGGCCGGCTTGCTGGGCACATCAATAATCTCTAATGTATCCTTTGAAGAAACTCTATTGGCCGTATCCTTATGACTTCGCGACAAAATACCCAACATCATGTCATCAGCGCTAGTTTGCATCTTTTTGCCCTTCTTTTCCATATCATTTACCAATGATTAGATACTCGACTCCTGTTGTATTTCCAGAAGCCCTGTACTTATAATCGTATTCTATTTCCTTAACCACAACAGTCTTCTTGTGCTTCTCTATCATACCTGATATCGTCCCGATATCGGACCAGCTACTATCGTTATAGCTAAGCACCCAATAAGATTCTTTTGGCAAGGCAACGAGAAGATTCTCAAATGATTCCCCATACGTTTTAGCCTTTGAAAACTTCTTAGAAGCAAGTTTCAAGTATTCAATTTCATCAAAAGACTTTCTAGCCAAATACTCTTCAAAAAACTTGTACATGAATGCGTAATCGCTCTGCTGCCCTCCGTATGGCGGATCTATATAAAACATATCAATCTTTGAAGATTCTTCCCTCTTAAGAAAATCAAAAACATCATCATTGTACAAATGAGGTTGAATCCCTTTCCTATTATAAACAAGAGGCTTCATTCGATAGAAGTTCATCTCTGAATTTTCATTTCTCTGATGCTGTAATCTATGCTCAAGAGAAGCGATAACTTGACCGCTATTAAGCCTTCCGCCAACAAAGCAATGAGTCATTATAAACTGCATAAGACTCGCATTGGCAACATAGAACTTTGGAGAGTTAACGCCAAAAAGCCTTGCAGAGTTTGTATAAAAAGCATCAATATACTCCGCTTCTCTCTTTGTAAACCTAGAATCTCCATATTTATCGCTTACAAAGAAATCTGTACTTTGTACATCTCTGCTATCAAGCAAAAACTTCCACTCTTCTTCTGTAATAAATCCTTCAGTTGCAAAATTCAACGCATAGCCATTGACAAATGAAGATAAAAGAAGTTCATTTGCATATACCTCTTTGCCCATTTCTCTAAAAAACGTTCCTACAACAAAGCTCCCGCCAAAAAGGTCACAAAGCGACTTTATATCATTGTATGGAAGAGCATCATATATCTCTTTGAAAATAGATGCCAATATCTTTCTCTTGTTACCAATATACGGATTTGGCATAGAAAGAAACTGAGATTGCGCATTGACAGCATCAACAAGCATCAAGTCTCTTTCGCTAGTTGCAAATAGATTACTATAAATTTCAGGTTTGCGAGGCATGACCTTCGCCTTTAAAGTCTCGAATTACGAACTCTGGCTCTGTTTCGTAGATTCTTCTTCTGGCTTTGCTATGAGACAGCATATACTTCATATGATCGTAAAAATCAACGATAAATGCGTCTTTCTTCACAAAACCCGTGGATGGGTCTTCAAACGTTCTAATAACTCTTCCGATTCGCTGCAAAGCTCTAGTCTGAGACTTACCAGATCCTGCCAAAATAAGGCCATCAAGAGGCTTTACATCTACGCCTTCATCAAAAATTGATGTAGCAATAGTTACAGGAATTTCCTTTTTCCTCATACCATCAATATGATCGGCCCTTGCTTTATGACCATGAGTTCCATTTACGAAAAAGCTATTTGGAATCAAAGACTCAAGCAATTCACCATGTTCAATATGTCGCACAAGGATAAGAACGTGCCTATTATTATCTACCATGTTCTTAGCAATATTCGCAATAAGAACATTTCTTTCCTCATTAGTAACTATGCCTTCTTTGTAAACAGTATTATACGCGACATCTTCATCAAAGTTCTTTTTAGTATGAACGAAGTATATAGTTGGCTTGACCAGTATTCCCTTCCTAATAAGGAAGGATGCATTTATTTCGTTAATCAGCTTTCCAAAACAAGAGTCAATAAGGAGGTCATCCCCCATGTCTCTCCAAGGAGTTGCCGAAAGACCAAACCTAAAACGAGCATTAACAGAATGGTCCGCAAGAACCTGGCAAGTTTCAGCAGCCCAATGCTGAACTTCGTCGCAAATCATTCCCTTTGCATTATGAATCAAATCAGCAATTGCGTCTCTTTTCTGTTGCAATTCTTCTGATATCTTTTCTTCTTCATCTTCATCATCAAACTTCTTATACTTCTCTCCAACCGCTCGCACAGCGGTTTGAACAGTCATAACATTTACTGCTTTTATGTCAAACTTACCGCCGCCGATCATTCCAACTTCTAACGGAGAACCATTCATAACTAAGAACTTTTGAAGTTCGCTCTGCGCCTGCCTAAGCAAGTCATTAGATGTAACATAAAATATGAACGGAGAAACGCACAGTTTCTGAATAATGCCAGCGCCTATAGCGGTTTTTCCGCCGCCGGTAGCAACCTTTATAATGCCTCTTTGTTGCTTTACTGCCTTGTTTATAGTATCTTCTTGATAGTCTCTTGTTTGAAACTCATCGCTACAAGAAATCTGAACAGAGTTAGTTTTTGGCTCGCTTCTTTCATCAATAGAAGACACCGGGATACCATACGCCCTGAAAAAATCAAAAGCCCTACTAAGAAGACCTGTTGGGAAATGAACCCCATCCTTCTTGATAGAGCATCTACAATATTTTTGACTATAACAAACTGTTGTTATATAGCCATCCCAGTTTTTAGCGTTTTTGCCTCGCCAAATAGCATTCGGATCTTTGTATCCAAGAGTTTTCTTGAACTCCTGATAAAGATCCTTGTTCATCTTTCCTATTACGAAAGTAGATGAATCCGTAACCCTTAAGGTTACAGACTGAGCATTATCTGTCATAAAGTTCCTACTTCAACCTTTTCTGCAACCGGAACATCTACACCAAACTGATATATCTTCTTAGAAGGAACCTTGTTCTTTCTCTTCAACTTATCTTCATCTTTGTCATTAAGTATAGAAGACTGCCCGTTATTATTTTCGCCGGGTAAAGAACCAGGTTGCCTCTTATAGTCAGATGAGAGTCTAACGAAACTATTTGTTAGTATTGTTTTCACTAGGATTGTTCCTTGCAAGCAAATACTGCAACCTCTGATTTGAGATATTAAGCAAGCTGGATAAGCCTTCTTTACTTGCTCCAACTCTATAAAATGCATCTATAAACTGCCCATTTCTAAGCATTGGAAGAGTATTCTCTGCATTGTTCAAGTGCTTTTGAACCCTTGCAACAATAACCTTTAGAAAATCTTCTTCCGTCATTCCATTATAGTTTACTTCATCTGGCATATTATTTCTCCATCACCACACTCTTGTCTTGGACAACAATTCTTGCAATGTGGCATTCGGCGATACAACCAAATCTTCACTTTGAACTCTAAGAAGAAGTTCAAATGGAAGTTCGGATATACCCCTTGCTCTTCTCTCTTCTTCCACCTTATCCCAAAGCCCCTTACTAAAATCCTTCAAACTTTCTGTTGTGGACCAGTCGGAACCTCTTACTGAATCTAACATCTTTTCGGTTAATCCAAGGAACCAGAAGTTACCAGTCATAGGAGAAAACTGAGCGGTTTTTAGAGAATCTCCCTTTTTCACTCCCAATGCCATATCTTCTATATCTTGAGATTGACAAATAACAGATAAAACGCCTAAGAAACTTGCAACTTCCTCATCGCTACCAAGAGAAACCCCAAGAAAATCAACTATTCTATCTTTCATAAAGAAGTTAGAAAGCATTTCTCTTATAACCGACTCTGGAGAGTCTTCTGGTTTCAACATTATTCTAAGCGCTTCTACAAGTAAAAAAGCAGCCCTAACAGACTCTCTTTCAATATCAAGATTTACAAAAAGATACGGTTCGCCGTCGTGTTCTGACTTAATAACAGCATCAAACTCTGAAGAATGCTTTGCTACTATTCTAACATTTTTGAGTTCTATACTCTTATAAGGACAGAAAATGTTCTTAAGTAACATCCATGTAACATGGAATTGATCAAGTCTCATTTGAAGATTCTTGCCAGTATCCTTTTCTTTACTGCCATACTCTGTCTTGAAATCTCTAATCATTGACATGAAATACTTCATCAATGAAAATCTAGAATCAAGACTATCTATGTTCCTTCCGCAAATCTCGCCCAAAGCGTTTACATATACGGAATATATATCTGCCATAGTATCTAAAACAGATGGCATATTAGGGATTAAGATTACCCCTTCCCTAAAGCAGGCATGAGGGACATCTTCATCAAAAACAACTGGCAAATCTACAAAATCACAATCTAAACGCTTACATAATATCTGTAGCGCCTTCGTAACTATGATAAAATCGCTTATTCTTTTGCTCATGCTTATATATACTAAGTTTTGCTCTTATTTCCTTTGATGATTCAGGTTTACATTATAAGTCCAAGTAAGGCCAACTGTGGGATGGATTCCGAACAGCTTCTGTTCTGGAATATTGCCGGGCATATTGTTAGATAACGAATAAACATCAGCCCCAACAAACGAGCCATTCATGAGAGCCTTACCGCTATGAGTAGTATATTCTGAACAATTATGGAAGTGTCCGCAAACGGTATAATCAGGGATAATTCCTGTTATTCCAGACATCCTCTTCTCTAAGTCCATAAGAGACAAAATGGGAGGATTTTTGGGCTTCATATCATCGCCGTGAACCAAAAGAAACTTGTGGTTCTGTATCTCTTGAATCATCCACCAACTCTTAGTTGTATGCATCTTGAATCTAGGTTGATTCCTAAACTCAGTCTCTATATATTTGTAACAGAAAAGATCAAAGTTATTATACTTTTTCTCTGCTCCGCTTGGCGCAATCCTTCCATGATTACCATACAACGCATAGAACTCAACTTCCTCGAATAAGCTCAGCATGTAATAAATAAAGTCGCTAACGGCTCTATATCCTATCATTACTTGATCCAATATTGGAGTATTAATCCAAACAGGAGACCAAGCGCCAGCAGTATTAGCTCCGTCAACAATATCTCCAAGCGATAGAATATGCAATCTTGGTATTTTGTAAAGCTTCGAATGAAGTTCATAAATATCGGTTATGGCCTTCTTGAGGTTTTCCATTCTCTGAAGAAAGATCTCAAGATTGTACTCAGAAAGACCGCCAGTTTCCTCAAGAGTATGTTCATGACCTATATGAAGATCGCTAAAAACGAGAACCATATCTTCGTCAGTTCTCTTCTCATCTTTATTGGGCTTCTTGTATAGCGGCGGAGGAACTTCTGGAAGGCGTCTAGATGCTTCAACAAGCCTATCTCCAATAATATCAGCTTGAAGTCTATACTTATCAAGATTCTTACTTATACTTAGGTCTCGTTTTTGCGCAGCCTCAAGTAACGTATCCGCTCTTCCTTCCTCGTACTCTGGGCAATGAAAATTGTACTTAGTCCAATCAGTATCTTGATTGAATTTCTTCTCAAGAGAATCAACAGACCTGTTCAGCATTCGAGACAAAACCTTATATGGAGTACCCTTAAGTCTCTCTGTATACAAGGTTTCGAGTTCTGTATCAGTCCATTTTCTTCCATTAAAATTTGACATCTTTCATCCTCTTTCTAAGATCATTCATAATCTTCATGTGGTCAGAAACTTGAGCAATCTTGTTTTTTCTAGTCATTCCGTCAGGGTTTACCCTATACTTGATAAGGTAATCTGTAATATTTGCAAACTTCTTTCCTCCGACAATCGCTCTACACCAAAAATCTAGATCATGAGCGGATTTCATTGAATTATCGGGAGAATACCCCGATAACTGGTAGTATTCATGCTTTCTATACATCGTAGTCGGATTAATCATTGGGCATTTCCCATAAATCACCAATAACGCAACAATATCTTTGTGTGTTAATGGAGGAAAGTCCCATTCTCCAATGAGTTTACCGCCAACGTCTATCTTTTTAGCTCTTCCGCCAACGCAAAAGATTTCAGGATTACTATCCAAAAACTTAACTTGCAACTCAAGTCTATTAGACATACTAACATCATCAGCATCATGTATCGCAATATATTCTCCGACAGATAAATCTATTGCTTCTTTAGACCTAAGCATTACCCCTTTGTTTTCAGAATGATTAACAAACCTTATTCTGTTGTCCTTGAATTCTGAAATAATATCAGCCGTTCTATCAGAAGAACCATCATTAATTATAATCAATTCATAGTCAGAAAATGACTGACTAAGAATCGAAGATACAGATTCTTGTATGAATTTTTCGCAGTTATATGCAGGAGTTATTACGCTAATTTTTGGCATTTACATTTTTACCGAGAAGAAATCTTCATACTGTTTTTTAATAATGTCCCAGTTATATGACTCTTCTATGTTTTTTCTTCCTTCGCCATTCCTATTTCTTATCAAATTATCGGCAAGGATAGAAGCCATCTTGTCTTCAAAAAAACGAGCAACTGTCATATCAAACTTCATCATGCCTTTACTATCTATAGGAGATTCAACAAAGAACCCGCCCTTAAGTTCTGGAATATGACCAACCCCAAGAGCAACCCAAGGCTTTCCGGCAGCCATAGCCTCAAGAACTACAATCGGCCCACACTCTTGTTGCGACGGAAAAACAAAACCATCGCATGCAAAATAAGATTGAACAACATGCGACCGAGGAATATCGTTCAAAAACTTAACCGGGAGACCTTTCTTGTCGCACATGTCCTTAACAAGGGTTCTGAGTCTATTTCCAGGTTCAAAAGCAAGCGTTGAAGAGATAAAAACAAACGTAAAATCTTTATGTTTACTTGCTAATTTTTGTATGATTCCAGGAAGGAATTCTTGTCCTTTACCTGGGAAGAAATTTGATACACAAAGCAGCATTTTTGGCGTTTTTATTCCATAATGCTGCTTGAAATCAAAATCAGTCTTAACAAATTCATTTAGGTCTATCGAGTTATGTATAATACTTACAGGAATTCCCCATTCTTCGCAAGTAACAGCATCTATATAGTTCTTAGCATGGGCTAAAACAGAAAAAGATGCATGATTTTTACGAAAAAGGTCAGCAATGACCTTATTTTGAGGTAATACGGACCTCATCCTATTCATGCCAACAAGAGCAATACTTTTCTTCATAGGAAGATTTACTATATTCTTTAGTATAACCGGCCACATGAAAAACCAATCGCTATATACAAATAGATGATCAAAATTCTCAATTTGCATTCTATGAATAAACTGCTCTTCGCCAAAGGAGCCAATAGGACAAACAGTTACTCCATTATGAGTAACTTGAGACTTGCCATGTTGACTAAATACTGTACAAGAATGTCCAACAGAAACCAAATGCTCTGTTATCTGTTGAACTATCCTTTCCGCACCGCCAGTGTGGAAGGGTTGGGCAAAATTTGTACACACCGCCAGTTTCATATCATCTTAGTGGCTGGAATGTTTTACCATTCCATTTCTTCTTGAACTTCTCATAACTTTGCGCAAAAATCTTCATTCTGTCCGCATTCTTGCCAAGAGTTTGATGAGGAAGGTGATCCACTTTTGCCAAAGAATTCCATCCTATCTTGAACCCGGCCTCTCTAGCTCTAAAGTTGAAATCTGGATCTTCGAAGTATGCAGGATTAAACTGTTCATCAAACAGACCTATTGTATCGACCACTGCTTTTTTAACCATCATTCCTCCACAACCAACATAGGAATATGGCTCTCCCTGTCTCTTGCAATTTCGTCTTGGCATAAAAGAAGAGTCCATAAGCCAAGCGTCTGCTCCTATAACATCATAGTTACCTTTATTCATGAATTCGTGATACTGTTCAAGCCAACCAGAACGAACAAACTGATCATTATCAAGAAAACAAAGAAACTCAGACGGATCAGATTGGAATAAAACATATCCCATATTTCTGCCGCCTATAACACCTGTATTCATATTATTTAGAACAAGCGTTGAGTCAGCCTCTCTCTGTTTTACTGCTTCAATAAGATAGTCAACCGTTCCATCTGTAGAACAGTTGTCTATCATAATCAGCTTGAATTCGGGAGTATGCTCGAACAGAAGTTCAAGGAATTTTTTCGTCAAGTCTTTGCCGTTATATGACAAAACGACAATTGTGGTTCTTCTATCCATTTTTCACATTCTGTTGACTTTATCCAATTTTAGAAGATCATTATCAGAAATTTCACCTGTTTGGCAGAATTTCTTGATCTTATCCAAAGATACACCTGATATCTGCGATATCATTTCACAGTCATTTCCTAAATAAGAAAGCTCTTCTCTCATCGCTTTTTTTGTCTGCAAGAGCTTCGTTTTCTTTACTTTCTTTGCCATATTTTATCTCCACTAAACTATTTCGACTGTATTACTGTCAACCGATTGTCCTACACTAACTCCATCAAACGGTATTATTTGTGCTTTCCATTTCTGACCTGAAGAAGTGTTTGTTGCTGCAATAATTCTTGTGTTCTGCAATGATGTAACTTCCTCAAAGGTTGAAGAACCTCTTACTGCCCTAAACCACTTAATTGAACTTTGATCATTCTGAGTAGAACCCTGGACCTGAGATTCAACATCAACATATGTATAAGTTACCTGAAGAGCAGAAGATGACGGCGCTGTTGGATTAGGAGATACTGTTACATTCCTTACAGAAGGAGGATCGTTTTCTACAGAAACCGCAGCGCTTGTTACTGGATTTCCTATGATATCCCCAGAGGCTGGAACAATAGTTACTTCTAGAACATTACCCATTGTTATTCCAACAACATTATTTCTAACCTCTCCAACAAGAATTTCATCATTAGAGAAACCGCTAACCGTTTCGCCCAAATTGCCTCTCTTAAACTCTACGCCATTTACATACCATATAATGACTGATTTGGTTTTTCCGCTTCCGTCTTGGAATAAAGAATATTCCGCAAAAGCCCTTGTTGCTGTAGTTACATTATCAGAAACCGTTCCGTCGTTCTTCTTTCCCTTAATCGCTATAGTTACTATAGATGGAGGAGCCTCTATAACAGTAACCGATGGAGAACGAATAGTATCGCCAAACAAAACGCCATCGCTCGCTCTTATTGTAGCGTAAACAAAATCTCCAACCTTAAGTATGCTTTCTTCTTTTTCTCTTGCATACTGTTCATAGCTAGTTCCAGCAGGAACTTCATCAGGCCTAAACGAGAAGGCATAAGTCCATATAGGATCATTAGTGTTGTTTATGTTATTCCACTCTCTTAGGTCTCTTAGGTACTCTATTTCAACTCCATTAATATACCAACGAATCTGCGTTTGAGATTTGTCTTCTTGTCTCTGATTGATATCAAAGAATTTATAAGTAAGGCCAACAGATTGATAAAGCGTAAGCTGGGAAGGAATAACTCTAAAGTCAGACACAACTGGAGGTCTTTGCGATAGAGGAGGAGGCAAGAAAACATTCGTGTTGTACATATATCCTAAACCGTCAATTATAACCGGATTATTAGAATCCATATTGAGTATTCTAACTCCAAGTCTTAGATTGCCGGCGTTCTCAATAGATATAAAGAACGAACCAACCTTTTTAGAGTTGAATACTATAAATCCTTCATTTGGATAAACAGCGTAGGTTGCAGGATCTACCGTATTTAGATCTTCATCAAGGATTGTAACCCTCGACGAAACATCCCACTTGCCATATTTTGCTCTCCACATGAATCCATCTATATTTTCCAAAGATTCATTAAGAGACGAGTCATTCTCTTGCTCATAACGTATTGGAATAAAGATCTTTCCAAACCTATCAACATAAGGTTGAGAACCACTATAGTAGTCCTTCCAGTTATACGAACTACTCGTTGTTGCTCCAACTTCTATCGTACTTAAGTCTGGTTTATTTGCTGATACAGAAACAGCAATCTGTTGAGGACTAAAATCTGTTGTATGATTATTGAAATATATGAAGCTTTCAGTAGGAACACTATACTGAATGTTTATTCCCGTAAGAGCAGGAACTCCTGGCGTCGGGATAAGGTCGTATTCATTTTCAATATAAGAACTCAAACCGCTCAAAAGATTAACCTTAAACTTGATGAATCTTCCGCTTACATTGGTAAACGAAACTTCTGTATTAGGATTGAAAGCATCGCTGTAATCTGAATAGTTAAATCCATCATCACTAGTAGATATCTTCCAGTTTCCATCTGTATTAGGATAAAGCTCGTAGTCTAAAGTTATAGCATTTATGATACTTATATTCCCAAGATCAATAACGCACTCATAGAGACCCCAACCAATAGAACCTTCAACTCTTCCTATGGTATTATTAAGAACTTCATCTACAAAAGATGCATCCAAAACCGTCTGGCTTTGTCCTCCAGTTTCGCTTGCAATCTTTTCAAGAGAATCTGTATCTGTTCTAGCAACAAGAGAAGAAAGAGTAACAGGGAAAACGACAGAGAAATTACTAGTTATAACAGGGGTCTTGCCATAGCCATCTATAGCCTGAATATCTTGTATAGCCGTATCTATAGTGTTAATAGATAAATTTTCTTCATTATCAGTATTGAGATATATAACCTTAACATATCTATCAAGGTCTTCATCAAGCATGATTTCGGCATTCTTGATAAGAGCATCATACAAAGGAGATGCACCAAATGGAATCTCATTTTCAATTCTTGATAGACTTTGTATCATATCAGAATATTCACCGTTGTTTACATGAACAACGACTTGCGGTATCCATTCTATATCGCTGAAATAATAAACCGTAGGACTTGATAGTTGAGGAGTTTGAGGAGGATTTAGATCAAACACAGGATTGTCTTTATCTTTCAAGGACTGATCTATTGTTTGATTATTTTCATTATCTCTACCGGGGTCATTCGTTTGCTGATTATCACTTGGCGGAACGGTCTGACTTCCCTCAACGCTCCTACAGCCCTCAAACTCAACAACTGGCTCAGTTGGATTTGTTGGTTCAGACGGAGACGGATCTGTTGGAGAAGGTTCGGCAGGTTGTTCTGGCGGAGGAGTTTGAGTTGAATCTTGATTATCTTTTACATCAACAACTGTTTGTCCGTAAAAGAAGCTATCCAAAACAGTTATACGAACCATAATAGAATAAGGATTTCTAACCTCTCCCTCATTTATCTTCAAGGTCGTATTGCCGTCGCTTCCTCCTTCGCCTGCAACTTGTTGATCTGTAATGCCAAGCTTTTCTTTTATCTCGGAAATTTTCTTGAGTATATCATCTGCTCTTGGTAACATAACAGTAGAACCAATTCCATCATAAATATAGAAGTCATTAGAACTAAACACAACAGGATATACAAGAGCATCTCTAAGAGCAGAATCTTCTGATTGCTGTTGAGAATTATCGCCGCCGCTTGTTTCATTACTTGTTGTTGTTGAATCAGGGAACAGAAGAACACCCTGGACAAGGACTCTAATAGACTGTGTTGGCCTCTCTCCAACATCATTTAACAATTCAATAGAAACAGTAGCGGATTGCTTTCCATCCAAAAGTATATTAGAAGGACTTACAGAAGCATTAATCTGCAAGAAACCTTTTGGCCTTCCGCTCGTAATTCCTCCACATACATACAAATATCTCCAGTTATCACTTGTTCCGCCGAACGCCGTTCGAGCAGTAAGCATTCTAGAAATACTATCATATGAATATGTTGGAGAATCTTCTCCAATACGATCAACAAGATTAAGAACTTGAGATTTAGAATTTGTTCCGCCTAAGAAATAGTGATGATCAACAATGCTTGCTGACATTCCTCTATATCTTGGAATAGGAATCTGATCAAACAAGTAATCATCCAAAGATATTGATAAGTTTGATACGTCTATAACAAAGGTATCAGTTATAAACTCAAGAGGCTGTTCTCCTGTCTCTGCATTCAATTCTCCAGGAACAGCGCCGCCAATAACATGAATTCTCGTTCCATCTGAATCTGCAAATATAAACGGAGAAACCCTTGCATAAAGCGTCAAATCACCACCAGTAAACGCATCGCTCCAACTCCAAGTCAAAGTATCAAAATCAAATACAAGTATTCTATCATTTAGAGCATCTATGCTTCCGCTTTGCCCAATCTTTCTTATACCTCCAATAATATAAGCTTTTCCTTCTATAACAACACAACTTCCCAAGGCAACGCCATATGTATTCTGGTCAAACACTGGCATGTCTGGCAAATCTTCCCATGTATCAGTATATACATTATATCTTTCAACAGAGCTAGTAACAAGCAAATCAGAACCATCTACAGTTATACCACCAAAGACATATATGTAGTTGCCGTCCTCTGCTGACATATGATAAAATCTTGGCGTTCCCATTGATGTCTTAGAAACCCAAATATCAGAAGCTGTATCATACATTTCATTATACGACAAAACAGATTTGCCATTAAGTCCACCTATAGCGTACAGTGTATCACTATAAGCTTCTGGCATCCAATTAAGAGTTAAGCAGCCTCTTGGATGTTGCATAGAAGACTTTGTTACCCATGTATCATTATAGGTATCATATACGTCAAGACTTGCATTAAAAACGTTGTTTATTTCGCCTTCTGGCTTATCAACAACTTCTTCTTCTTTCTTCTGCGATGGGTCATACTTGATTGTAACACAACAAGTCATACTTCTTTCAACATCGCCCCTCTTATCATACTTGGTTTCTGCTTGAACTTGTGCTTCAAAAGCAGATTCCGGTCCAAATGGAGCAACAAAGAATGATGCATAACTCTTTATTCTTCCTTGTTCATCAGGATCTGCTTTAGAAGTATATATTGTGTCGCTTTGAAGTATTATCTTTTCAGGATTCTTACCGGCCACAGTAAGAAATACTGGCGTACCATTAGGAACCGGATTCTCCTTGAACTTTACTTCAAGAACAAACTCGTGAACAGCAACTCCATCGCAAAGAATCTTGTTAACAGACTGTCCATCTCTTCTTATATCAACAACAAAAATATCAAGAGGCTCTTTGAGATCTATTGTTGTTGGAGGAACGCCAGTCTTCAAGTCTCCGCCACCTCGAAGATATCTTGTTTCTCCATTGAAATTAATAGTAGTCCTACCGTTTACAATCGAAAGATCTTTCTTCTTTGCAAGACCAGGCGGAACTTCTATACACTCGCAAGAGTTAACTGTTTGATTGTTTTCACTACCATCATCGCTGCTTGCAGATGATTGAGGCCTTCCTAAAAACTTATTGATTCTAAAATAGAAAACAGTTGTATTTCCTTCTTGCGAAAGAGGAATCTGAGCAAATCCAATAGATTGATTTGCATTATTAACAACATTTTCTCCCAAATCTTCATCATATACAATTTCTAGATTTTCTCCATGAAGAATCTCAAAATCATTACCAGACTCTATATCAACAATTTGACCGTTATCCAAAACGAATATTGGCCTACTAGCATTTTCGGCGCACTGTCTAAAACATCCAGCAGTTGTGCCTCCCGCAATATTTGGGTCATGATATATTGTACATCTAACAAGATCATATCCATCAGCATAAAGAGGATTTACATACTGAGGCATATCCATAAGGAATCTAGAACCAAAGCCTCTTCCTCCAAAGCTAGGCGGATAAATAATAGCTGGTCTTTCTTCAAATGCGCTTAATCCATCATAAACGACAGAGGCCTTAATTGCATACATTTCTGGTAGATATATGATATTGCCAGGGCAAGGGATATAAAGCTCCCATGTAACTCCGCAAGCTGGACCAAAGAAAACATTCCTTGCTGTACCGCTTCTTGTGTACGAAAATACTCCCGGACCTGTTGGAACATTATCAGAAGAATAGAATGGTCTATCTTTTGAATTTCTTCCCTTTCTCAAACTCCATCTTACTACTTGCTGATTAGGAACCGGAATCTTTCTAGGATTATCTACATTAGGACTATCCGGATCTATCATGTAAACATTAGCTCTTTGCTCAGAAACATCAATACAGTTAGATTCTGGCGGCTCAATAGTTGTTTCTACTCTTAGTATGTTTTCGAATACTATATACTGTTTTTTCCTAGAAGAATATCCATTGAAAGAAACCTTGCCAAAAAGCATAACAGCTTGAGGACTTCTTGGCGCTCTTAGCGGAATATCAGCATAGCTTACTTGCCTTGTTGTTCCATCATTCAATCTCTGCAAACCAGTTCTAAGAGGGATTGACGTTGCAGGAGGCTGAACTGCTCTACTTCTTCTTGTAGAAAAAGATGGTTCAAATGGAGGTTGACGAGAGCTTCCAGAACCAGTTTGAGAACAAGGATTACTATCGCTATTATCTTCTGGATCGCATTGAGGGTCTGAAGCTTCAAATACAGCAGCATTACAATCAGCTCCGCCCGGAAGAGATTGCCCTCTATAAGTAACAACCACTCTTGCAACAAATGGCCTTGTTCTTCTTATCCAACATCCATCAAACTCTTTGAACTTATTCGGGTCAAACAATAAGCCGCCAGTTGAAATAAACTCTTGATTATCAAGAGGAACTGTTTGCTTGCAAAGAATCTTGACCATATCAGCGCCAACAATCGGATTATTGTCAACGGTTGGGTCGGCTACGGATGAAGATGAACTTCTTCTCCTTCTTGATTTCTTTCTTAGACCAATAGACGTATTAGTTCCAAAATTAGTCGTGTTATCTCCAATGTTTATCATTTCCATTGTAAACGGATTTTGCATCTCAATTTGAATAGGAAGAGATGTAAACTCAAAAACATTTACGCTTGGATTCTCTCTATCTGGTATAGTGTATGAAACATAAATTGTTGCAGATAGAGTATTTATAGCAGACAAGACATCCTGATCTGATGTCATCCTAAATATACCCTTAATAAAACCATCGCCCATGTCAGATGATGATAAAGCAAAACAGTTCTTAGCTTCAGGAGTCAATGTGGTGTAATTTATTGTCTCTCCAAAAACATCCTCAGCCAACTGAGCGGAACTTACAGTTGCTTTTGCATCAAACTTAATACGGCTAGAATCAGCGATTGCAGCTCCGTACTCATCAGTAATTTGGGCATACAATGCAACTCTTTGATCAAACCATGCCTCTATTTCTTTTTGGAATTTTACAGGAGCGTCCCAAGCCAAACTAATAGCATTTTCATTTACAACTTCATATCTAAACTGTTTTGTTTCAAGTAACGGGATATCGGTTTCGTCAGCGCTATTTAGAGGAACTGTTGAAACATATACAGGAGCGGAAAAATTGCCATATCTATCAGCCGCAATAACTGCATAATAATTGACAATTTCATTTTCTATGTTTCTATCAACAAATGAAGACTCAGATGGATTGCCGCTATAAACCAGCATTGCTGAAGAGCTAACGCCTTGATCATTATTGATTATAGGAGGGCCTGTATCGGACCAGAAAACCAAAACTTGATCTGTAACATCATCATTTATAGCATTCCATGTCAAATATGACTTATGATTTCCTGCCCTAATTTGAACATTTCCAACGCTATTAACAAAAGGAGTAGAAATAGCCGCATTTCTTGCATCTCTATTAGCAAAAGTGGGAATAGTTATAGAAAGTATTGGAGAATCCGAACTGAGACTATAGTTACCTATTGCGCTTTGAGAATATATTCTAAAGTCGTATACTCTTCCATGAACGTAATCATATGGAAGGATAACAGTATGCTCTCCCGCAGAAGCGTTTTCATTATAAACAGCAACTCCATCAGTCTCATTAGATGGCTTTTCTCCAAAACCATTGAATACAAGGACCGGATCCCCAACGGTTCCATCAGAATTTGTAGGAGTAACGTACTCGAAATTGCCAGAGCCGACTTCCTCTTTCCTTATAATCAAAACCTTTCCGCCAGGGAAATTGTAATCATCTGGAACGGAAAATCTCAAAGCAACTATCCTGTCGCCATTATCCAAAACCTTATCATTCCAGTCTTCAGGCACAATAGATGCAGAATAGATATAAGATGAAGGTCTAACAACATCGTGTACGCTAACTTCTGTTATTTTGCCAAAGAAAGAAGAAGTCTTGCCGCCTATGTATATATCCATAGACTCTATGCTATGGAATCCAAGAGTTGCAACAGATCCGTTCCCGCTTGCTTCTCCGTTAATGTAGAATGTTGCCGTCAAAGTATCAAGATCAACAGTTACTGCAACATGATTCCATGCATTACTTGTAAGAGTTCCAGAAGAAGAAGCAAAAGTAAGGTCATCCATAGTAAGATACAAAGTGCCATCAGTATTTGTTCCAAACCTAAATGTCATCTTATCTAAAGATGGGGTCTCTCTAGATATAATAGTTCTTTTGTCTACAAAATCAAACGGATACACCCATGCCATGAATGTGTATTTAGTTTGTACAAGCTTACCATCTCCGTCGTATCCAAATATTCTTGTTGAGTTACCATCAAATCGGATACCGCTTATTCCGCTAGGAACATCATTCTTGTTAAGCCATACAAGGTTATCAAAAGACGAGTTTAGAGTTATAGGATTGTCGCTAAAATCGTAAGCAGACTGACCTACTGATTCATTGAGATGCCACAATCCAATAGTATTTTCATCTCTCTTTATACCAGAACCAGTAATAACCCTATAAGTAAATCCTCCAACTCCGCGAGGCGGGAGTTTGACTCTTGGAGTTGCAGTTAGAAATCTTCCGTTACTGAATACTTGATTAGAATCAAATGTATAAGCAGCATAGAAGTATTCTTCTCCCTCTTCAAGTTCATCATCGAAGGCTCTTTCAACAAAACCTTCTGTTACAATTTCTCCATCAAGGGGGCCTGTTGGATAAGAACCTTTCTTTCTTATGATTCTCACACCAGCATATCCGCTCTCTTGGTCAGCAAAAAAGCTAGTAGCAACCGCTGAAGTGTTGCTTGTATTAATTTGATCATTTTCTACAACAGCAAAGAAGTTAATCTTAATAGGCGTAGAACCTAAGCTGAGAAGATTGTATTTTACTTCGCCGGGGTATGTCGCCTCAAGCCTATCAACCATTCTTCTTGTAAGAGTATGGCGAAGTCCTTGACTATCATTCCAGCTCATAGAACCGCTTTGGTCCATAACAACAGACAAAAGCCTATCCGGAAGGCTTAGTTCAACCTTATTTGATTCGTTGTCTACAGTCGCAATCTTTGTCTGCGCGAATAACGGCTCTAGACTTGCTGTATCAAACTTTTGAGTCCTATTCGTAGCCAAAGCAGAAGCTGGAACGATAATCTTGCATGCATTTTCGTCTATAGCATCTCTATGCGAATAGAATTTGATAGCATAGCTTTTTTCGCAATCAAGCAGCCATTCTTCAGACTCAGAATCATACAACAAAGAACACGTTACATTGTATGGGTCAAAAACCGTTTCTTCATTACTTGCATAATCCCAAATAAGATAAAGGCTATCGCTAATTCCAGAAACAAAAAGAGAAGCAACATAATGCATGTCAAACGATATGGATGAATAACCCGGCAATGGGTCTAAAGCAAAATTATACCAATTATCATCCTTGATTTCATCTATTGTTGTTTTGAATCCATAAATAGGCAAAGAACTACCCGGAAGCATGCTACTATTCATTTCAAACATTCTGAAATGCAAAGTCAAGAACTTGCTTTGATATTCAATAGAAGAAGGAATCGCTTCAGATGTTATTATGAACGAATCAATATACGAATCAGCCGTCTGCGGCTTTATAGAAAGATCAAACCTCCTATCATCTTTTACAACTATTGTTGTCTCTATCCAAGACCAATTTCCAGGAGTAACAGTTCTTGTTTCGGTAGAAGAAGAAAATCCATCTATAAGAATATCAAACGTAAAACTACTAACAGAAGTTCCCGTTTTTACTCTTATGAAAACATTATATTTGCCTGCTTTTTCAGCAATAACAGGATATGTTATAACTGGATAATTTGTTCTTGACTGTATTGGCTCTACATGCAATGCTCCCGAACCATATGATCCGTTTGCATCAACCTCAAAAACAACAGAAGGATCGCCCTGTTCAAGCTTATAGAAATTTGCCGCATCAAAAGCAACATATCCTGTTTGCGGAATAGAAAAAGCCGCCGAAGAATCGGTTGAGCCAACAGTTCTAATAAAAACGGATGCTTTAGTTAATGTCATTGGTAAACACTTATCTTATTCTTAAATGTATTATCGTACCAATCCTTCACTTCACTTAATACGTCATACCAAAAACTCATGGTCGGTTCATCATATGCCTCTTCAAACACTCCAAATTGTCTTATCCCTATTGATATAGCATACTTCAATGTCTCAATCCATACCTCTCTAAACTGCGCGCACATTGCATTGTTTCTATCATAGGTAAGACCAGTAATAGTGCTTTCAGAAGAACCATTATTCCTATATCCCCACGCGCTAAGCCACGGGCATGGAGGATTAAGTGTCCCGCAAGAACGTACAAGATTATGCATTCCCCTTCTCATATGCTGCAATCTAAACCAGTTCCAATCTGTAAAATCAGAAGGATAATAATTTACGAAATCATAGGTCATATAGTTTTTGAATGTCGCAATTCTTGGGTCTATATTAGAAAGAGTTGTATTATAAGTATGAGTCAAATCTTCATTAGCATATAAATCAAAATCATCACTGGCTAGGTTATAAAAGCTAGGAGAACAAGCTAGGTTTGTCAATACTGGAGAAACACTATGAATAGAATACCCGCTCAATGCTCTTTGATTTGTATTTTGAACTCCAAACTTTACAGGATTTACATAACCTGGAGAACCCAACGCTAAAGAGTTTGCAAAAATCATATTCGGGAAATAAGTAAGAGCAGGTTCGCAGCCCCCTTTCCAAAGACAATAAGCATTGGCCTTTCTATACAAAGATGTTGATCTCCAAAATCCCTCAAAAGCCTTTGGCGTTCTTTCATATTCATCTTCGCTAAAATCTAGACAAGGCCAGTCTCCACCATCTCTATGAACAGCTTCGTTCCAAAACTCTTGGAAAGTTCTTTGTCCATCAATAAGGAAACTAGCGTCTGAAGAGAGAGGATCTCCTAAAGCGCAACTCATATAACCCAAATCATTTGCTGTATATTGATTGATACAAGGCATTTCTGCCAAAGTTCCTGATATTGGATATACAGAATTTCCGGGATACAAATCAATACCCAACTCATTCCTAAAGTGACAAAAATACGGACTTTTGAAAGATATGCCAGTAAGAGCGTCTTTGAGCTTGCTATAAAACTCATCATCCCAGCTTACATTATTATCTATTCCATTTTTAGACCACATTCCAAAATTGTATCCATTCAAAACAGATGGTCTTTCTTCTGGCCTATTCCAAAACAGAAACGTATTGTATCCATCCGGGCTACCGTCCCAATCTATAGGATCAGATAATGATCTTCCCCAAGTATAGTTTTCTATTGCATATTCAAAGTCAGTTCTACCAATAGAATTCATCTGACTTATCATATACGGAATTATATCTTGCGAAACTTCATCAACAAAGTAATCAACATTCCTTGCTGGCAATGCAGCGCCTCTCGTATCATATCTAACAAGAGGAGTGACCCAAGAAATTCCCCATAATGATTGAGTAAAATCTGGACCTTGAACAGTTCCGCTTTTGAAAAACGGGTCTTCAAATACAAAACGAGGGTCATGACTTACAAGAGGCTCGCCTATTGGCAAACTCATATCTTGAACAAAACTGCCGAGTTCAGGCCACGAAAGATTATCTCGGAACCCATCGCTTGCTCTAAAAACTTGAGCTTTGCCTCCATACTTTTTCCCTATAAACTCCATTATCAATTCCCGTTATTGAATAATTGAACCAGTTGCAAGTTTTCTAACAAACGATTCTGATGATACTTTGAAATAAGAATTTCCAAATAGCCAAATATCTGAACCATTTATCAATACCTTATGAATAGCGCTCAGTGCAGAATCTGTATGTACGGCAAAATCGCTCGTATATATGATATATCGTCCGTCTGACAACCCAATTACAGCCTTGTCAAAATCAGAATCAATATCATTTACACCTATGCTAGAAGAACTACTTACATCATTAAGAATGTCTAAAAGCTGAAGACCTAGGTTGTTTGTATAAAATGAACCTCCATCTTGATATAACCCATCTGTAGTCCCAAACAACATCTGAGACCTATGCTTTTGAACCTTATTAACAACCTTATCGTTCACTACGCCAGCCCTATTCCAGTTGAATCCATCAGTTGAATAATAGGATTCTCCATTATCAGAAACAGCCATAACAGCATCTGGTGATATGAGTATATTTACTGGCATAGTTGTAGAAACAACCTTATTCCATGCAGACGAAGCTGCTTTTCTTGCATATATTCCATCTTTTGCGCCTATAACAAGATTGCTTCCAAAAACACTTACAAAACCATGAAGCCTATCAGGTAATCCAACCGCAGTATCCTTTGTTACTTGACTAGTTGTTATATCAAAGAAGTACAATTTAGATTCATCTAGAATATAGATGACATTCCCATACTTCTTCATATCTTTGATAAGTAAAGGTCTATCAGACGCTATTGTAAGCCTGTTTACTTCTTTAGTTACGCTATTTATTACAAGAACTCCTCCATATCCTCCAACAAAAACACTGCCCATTTCTGGAACATTTATAACAGAATTTGCATAAGGTATGGACAGATTTCTATTACCAAGATCTGTAAAAAGATCGTAATCAATGGTAGAATTTACTCTATCATACCATGAAGTATCGCATGGAATAACATATTTTGCTTGATAAGCAGGAGCCGTAGAATCAAGCAAACCCGGAGCAAGTCTTTCTCCTCCAATACCGCCGCATATGATATTTGAATGATGAACCTGGCTTAGATGAGAAGGCATACCAGAATTTACCCATTCAAGAGTATCCTCTACAACCCAGTGCGGGTCTCCAACATTCATAAGAGAAGAGTTGATAATACTCATTTCAACTTTATTGTATTTTTCCAAAGCCTTCGGAAGTTCAATTGTTCCATCAATAGAGTTTGCAATAGCTACAATTTCATAACTAGAATAATCATTAGGAAACGAGTCTCCAACCGCACCAGAAACAGGATTATTATACCTTGCAACACCAAAACCTTCAATTGGATCTCGCTTTGTTTCGCCGCCTAAAGAAGATACATTATATCTACCAAACTTAGCTATAAATGATGAACTTTCCGGATTCGAACCCCCTCCAGAACCTCCAGAACCACCAGAACCTCCAGAGCCTCCATCATTAGGAGGTAAAGGCAAGCCTGTGTCTTTATCAAATGGAATAGGTTCAGGAGGCACAACATCAACATTATAAGCAAAGGTTCTTTGTTTTATAAACTCATAAGCAGGATACCAATTTTGCTCCATATCACTTATTGTTGCTAGAGCATCATTATGCATAAAAACATCAGCCCACCAAATAGCTCCTTGACAACCTGCTGTGTAAAGAGATTTATACACAAACTCCGAAATAACCGGACTTACAAAGCCAGAAGATCTTAGATATCCATTCCAAATAAAAGGATACAATGGCTTTCCAGATATTCTTGTTAGTTCTCCAAGGCTTCGAATTGTTAATAGGTAAAATATCTTTTCTTGTATAGGATCTCTTTGTCTACGACCAGTTTGTGAATATAGTAGATTAACATCATATGGAGCTGTGCTATCCCAAAGATACAAAGAAGGAGCAAGATAGTCAATATACTGAGACCAATCTTCCCAATAATACAATTCAAGCTCTCTTTTTGTATTAACCGCATCAGGATTTTGAGAACCATAATCTAGTCCATCTATAGACCAGACTCCATACGAAGGAACTCCTCCATAAAAACCAATCTTTTGAACCGTAGGTCTTGTTTGCCTTATAATGGTATTCAATTCCTGTATCCAAAATAACCATCTTTCTGCCCATTTCTTTTGAAGATAATCATCTTGTTCAGCAGTTGTTTTACCACTAGACCATCCTGGGAATATTTGATCTACAGCCCAAATCCACCAATCTCTTAGCGGCCTTGCAGCCAAACCTGATCCTGGAGAGGATCTTACTAGCGTAGCATTTGCATACTGGCTTATCATTTCCAAACCACTACCAACCTGAACCTGAACCCTTGGTCTAACATCATCAGTAGTATTAAAAGCCTTAAGTTCAAAATTATGAAATACACTACCGCTAAATCCTTCTGGAATATAAGGCTTTCCTCCTGACCTTAAAGTTCCAATGATATTGTTGTAGAAAGTTGTTTTTGCCTTGTCAAGCTTATCTTGCTGAAATAACCATAATAAAGAATCTCCAGAACCGGCAATAAGATCGCTATCAATACCCGGAACAGGAACCCAGGAGTGCCTTTCTCCATTTGGAAGAGTCCAATCATAATAAGCATCAAACTGATAAATACCCAACATATCTAAAACTTCAGGAGGATTAATACTATAGCTTTTTTGAATATCTGATGGCAAACAAATCTTTCTGCCTCCAAGATTGGGATCTCCAACTTTACATATAGAAGTTGAACAATCACAAACATGAACAGAAGTATATGTTACAAACTCTTCTTTCCAATTTAGTTTATTAGGAAAGAAGCTTTCTCTTCTAACAAGACGACCAATGGTAACAGGAATGGCATGATGATTTTTCTCTATATATTGAACATAATCATCATACGCAGAATCTGTTGTTGAGATATCTCCATAATCAGCATGCCATGAATCTATTGGCATATATACCCAAGGATCAAGACCTTCAAAAAGCAAGTCAGAGAACCAATCTCTTCCTCCCTTAGTTAAGTCCTTTGTAAGAAACTCTGATCTATCAATATACCCCTGAGACATATACAAAGAAATACTATTGTCATTCCTAGAGCCAGTTGCCATAGAAACAGACGGATACGCCGTTCTCCATCCTTGTATATATTCGTTTATGTATGAATCAGTTATCTTTTCTGGCAAACCAAGCAACGATATTCCGCTTACAGATCTAAGTCCTCCATCAATAAAGTTATCGCCTTCAAACTCTCTATGCGAAAAATCATCTTGATCAAAAGGCACGGCTTCATCAGAGAAGATACCAAGATTTACCTTTTTGAGTACATTATCTGCTGCAAAGAAAACTCTCAAATCATTTTCTTGTTCCCAATCTTTGATCTCCGCCAAACTATTTCGTAGACTTTCAGGAAGGTTTGTAAAAAAGGCTGGATTTTCTCCCCTATCATTATTGCCCCAACCAGAAATATTCAAATACATAACCCCCTTATATCCATATGTCTTAAGGGCGGGTACGTCTACTGTCGCATCAAGAAGTTCCTTCCATCCGCTTACCGTTTCAGGATGAACATATGACTGTCCTGGTAACGGAAGTCTTCCTTCTAGGCTTTCTTTATCCTGAGAGCTAAACAAGAAATATCTTCTTGGATTATCCTTTGCTGTAAAATAAGCCTTTGGAGCCGCAGGGCCTGCAAGATTTATTCCATATATTCTTCCGCTAACTCTAGGACCAACATCAGGGTCTGGATTATTTGCCCAGAACCATACAAAATATGGTTCATAAGACCTAAGAGCTGCAACTTTTCTATATGATGGGCTTCCGGTATATGCGGTATAAGACCTAAACTCTTCATATCTCAACCAAACGTCCCAAGTTCTAGTTTCTCCCGGAGCAAACTTATCTACAATCCCTTCTCCAGGAACGTTTACGTTGCCTTCTATTCTAAAATAGCCCTTCAGCGTAACAGGATCGTAATCTCCGTATATCCTAAACGGATATGGATAGTTTGTAGAAATACTTGTCATCTGACATCCTGATTCTGGTATGCCAGTTATCCAGTTTTCTACTGACAAACATGGAGCGAACCAATTAATGCCATAAATAGCATTTGGGTCTCCAAACTTTTCACTAGAAATAGGGGTAGATCCTTGCGTACTTATCGCTTCAGGCCTCATTCCATATGAATCATGATTCATATAGTTGCGTATATGCCTGTAATTAGAAGAGCCAGAAGCCCCATTCCATGTACGATGATACATTCCGGAATTCAATCTAATATATGGAGCAGACTGTTCTACCTGAGACTTATTCTTTACTCTAATGTTAAGATTTACACCTCTCCACTCAACAGTCTGTACAGTAACCGAAACCTCCCATACAGAACTAAGATTAACTAGAGGAATACTGTCGCTGCTATTCAACACAACAGATGGTGTATAATCAGCAATAGAGAGCCATACTAATCTCTGTGCGTCGGGAGATCCTGCTTCTCTTGGGGAAAATAACGAGGGCATTAGTTATCCTTCTCCTCCACCAGATGCTCCAAGGTTTCCAGAACCGCCAATGAGATTTTGAGGGAATGCTCCATCTGAATCAAGCTCGCTTCCATAGTTTCCTATAACTGAAGAAACTGAATTGTCGGTATCTCTTACCCATTCTTTGTAAACGCCGAACGTTCCAAACTTACCTTCATCAATATTATCAGATGGGCTGAGCAGCAAAACTCTAAATGGAGGAACAGAGAACGGAACTTCTACTGTTTGTCCCTGATCATTTATCTCATTAACAACTCTTGCTGACTCATAAAGTTGTGATAGGAACTTTTCTATAGAATACAACATTGATTTGACATTTCCCTTGGTAAATCCAGTAAGGCTTGTTATATTACCACTATCGTCTCTTTCTACCGTTAGAAGGGTACTTCTGCTTGCAACAAAAGTGTCTTTAGCAATGTCGGCTCCAGCCTTATGCGCATTTCTGTCATTATAAGTTGGCAAAACAATAGCAGCAACAGACTGAGCCGGCCTCTCAGAAAGACTAATCTCATTCATTTTCCTTCCATCAACAAACAAAGAAACAGCAGCAATATAATTTGTGTCAGTCCATCCTCCAAACTTAGCCTTGTACTTCTTATATTGATTGGCAACAGTTACAACCGCACCAAGCTTCTGTTTAACATCAAAGCAAACATATCTTCTTAGTCTATCCGAACTTGTACTAAATCTGTAACCTATTGTTTGTCTTTCTCCATCAACATAAACGGTTGGAATAACCTCGCTTTTGTTTTCCCAATGAATAGATATCCTGCCAGGTCTATCAGAAATAAATAACTTATCTTCAGAACCAATAAACAACTTATCATCAATAACATCCAAAGACGTTGATGGAAGAATATCTGAACCGATTCTAAGCTGAGAAAATGCAGTTTCAAAAGTAACAGTCGTATCTGTAAAAATATCGCTATCAGCAACTGTAGCTAAAAGACCGCTATCAGTGGATATGTATATTCTATCATTCCATATGACTAGCTTTCTAGAAACATAAGAGTTTTCCATAACTCCTATTCTTTCAAATGTGCTTCCGGTAGGAGACTTTCTCCACAACATATAATCAGTTATCGCAAAAATGTATCCATTTTCGTATGTAAAAGCGTGTATTATTCTTTGCTCTGTAAACTCATCGCTAAATGACCAGCTAACCCCGGCGTTATCGCTTTCAAATACGCCGAGTTCATTACTTACTATTATTCTATTCTTGAGAGCATCATTAAGCATCGCATACGCTTCTGTGCTTCTTGGCCCAAAAATAGGAGTTTGCTGGAAAAAGAAAGAACCCTGTCCAACATCTCTTCTAAGCCTATAAACACCAAGATCGCTACTACAGAAAACCTCTCCATACCCATCTTCTATGATATCTCTAACTATCTTAGTATTTTCAGCTCCAGCAACTTCTGTCCAAATACTAAAGTCTCCAGCCTGCCCTCCCCTACCAAAAAGAATACCTCTATTTGTAGCCGCAAAGTATGTTTCATACTTTTCTGAATAGAAAAACTTCAACACAGGAGTTGTTGTTTCGAATCTTCTTTCCCAAGAAATACCGAAGTTTTCGCTAGTATATATCCCGTCGCTAGTTCCAGCAACAAGAATATTAGAGTCTCCATAGGCCTCGATGATACAATAAAAAACAATAGCATCTCCAAGGATTTCTTCTTCGCTCTCCGGGGCAAACTTATAACCATCATCCACTGTAATCGTATTGATTTGAACAGGCTCAAGTTTCTCTCTTATTCTTCCATCATGATTGATAGAAGGAATCTGAACTTTCTCAAAAACTCCAGCGCCAACTTGTTGAGCGCTAACGCCATTTATCCTATTCTTTGGAAGAATGCCTTGCGTTTCTTCAAGATTTCCAAACTCAACCTTAACTGTTGGCGGAGACGAAAACGGGAAGGACTGCTCGCCATCAACTTCAAATCCGGTTGCAGCCAAAACAGATTCAAACGTAAGAGTCCCATTTTCTTTGTCTATAGAATACAATAATCCAAAATTAGATGCATCTTCATCGTTTAGATATACTGTATATGTTGTTGTTTCAGAGATATCAGTAACAGTTGTATACGTCTGATTATCATCAGACTCCCAATCTGTTACCATCATAGTATTCCCAAGATTGATTCTGTTATCATTATTTTCATCAACATATTGATGTTTATGCTCAGCAATCCTATCTCTCGTCTCTTGCCTTACTGGGTCTTCTAGCATTAGAATATTTCTAGAACCAGTTGTATCTACAACAGAAACCCCATCTTCCGTTGTAACCTTTCCCAAGTAAACAGCATTACTTACCTGAACATTACTTTCTGTAACAAACAGGTCAGATTCATTTCTGAACTTTCTAACAATGTAATATACGCTGCCAGTTTGCTTTAAAACATCCGTATCAACATAGTATGTAACAGCAGGCAAAACTGTAGCAACAAGGCTATAAGAATACTTATTACCAATAGACCTATAAATCTCATAACCATCAAACTGTCCAGCAGTAGGTTGCCAGGACAGCTGTACGCTATGCCCAACTATTGTTGCAGAAAGCGATGTTGGAGGATTAAGAGAAGAAGATGATGTTGGCTTGAGAGTCGTAACTCCAAAGTTTATATACCTATCATTTATTGGATTCAAAGACTCTTGACCATAGATATCAAGCGTAGTTACAAAATAGATATATGAACTATCATTTTGAACTTCATAATCTGTAAAGGTAAACATATCAGAAGGAACAGTTTCAATCAAAGCAAAATCTGACGGATTGATAGAAGAAGAATCATTTGCTCTGTATATCCTATACCCGCTTACTGTATCAGTTTGAGCGCTATTCCATGTCAAAGTATTTTGTCCATCTCCAGCAAATCCAATTTGCTGCGTTGGAGGAGGAGGTTTAGGCAAGTCAGAAAACTCAGCAATCTCATATAGAGTGCTGTTGATTGAACTCTGATTACCAAACTCATCGACGCAATATATTTCAAATGTATATCTATGATTAGAAGAAACAAAAGAAGAATCAAGCACATAGATAGTAGACCTTCCAACATCTATTTCGTCTTGAAGTATCGTTTCGATAGATGTTGCAAAGTCAAACTTCTTAATTGTCAAAAGGTTACTACTAAATATTGATGGAGAGTTTTCCCATTTTAGCACCAAGGCTCCATCAGCCCTTTGAGTAACAGATATGGACTGAATACTCTCTAATGCTTGGAAGCTCCTTGTAACATGGCGAACTCTTTTACCAAAGCTCGTTATCCCATTACTATCTACATTTCTTATAGTAATGTAATACAAGGTTCTTGCTTCGATTGATTTATAGAATGTTTGATTACCCTGCTTATATGCAAATACTTCTATATTTCTTGTTACACTTCCAGCAACAGTTGGAATCCAATCCGAAGTTATAACTGTTCCATCAGCCCTATATTCTTCAATCAATATCTCTGATGCGCCAGAAAAAACAGAATAAGGGTCTGAAAAAGAAGACCAAACCAATGTAATACCATTTGTGGATATTCCAGAAGTTGATTCATAATCAGTTACTACAATATCAACAACATCCTGTGGTCCATCCGAATCCATCGGTTGACCTATTCTCAAGACGCCTTCGGATTCAACATCCCATCTAGTAACAGACTTCAAGATTATTGAATATCTTTGTTCATTTTCAAGAGCATCTATGCTCAAGTTTACATTTTCAGATTCTGTTTCTAAAATGAAAGTATCGCCCGTTGGTATTCTTTCTTCATTTACAGGAGTAATATAAGCTCTATACAAAACAACATTTCCATATGGAGCTGAATCCCAATTCAAATGAATAATACGATCTGAATTTCCGATAGTAACCCTGCTAGGATTTGCGGGTACGCTTAGGTCTTTATCAGTTATTACAAGCAAATAAGAAGAATAAGAACCAGCGTTCCCGCTTATATCTATAGCTCTAACTTTGTAATAATAAATTGAACTTTCTGACAAGCCCGTATCTGTATACTCATTAGTTGTTACTTCATCAATCAACGAATAAGTCATATTATCAGAGCTTCTGTATACTTCATATTTCTGCAAATCTATATCTGACGAAGCACTCCATGTTATGACCGCAGAATCAATTGACTTTGATGACAAAGACATACCAACAATCTGAGATGGAGGAGTTGTATCCGTATAACTAACATTTGCCACATCGCAAAACGGGCTCAGTTGGCCTATGACTCCAGCTCTCAGCCTCATCCACACATAAACTGTGCTATTATCTAACAAGGATTTATTATAGTCGCCAAAGGTTCTAGTTATGAACCTTCCAATCATTCCCCATCCGCTCGAAACATTTAGAGTAAGAGAGGATGGTATAGAAAGTTCCCAACCATTTATTCTTCCCGGCCCTACAAGGTCTGAGATAAAGGCCATATGAGCGTCTATGGTTGTAAATCTTCGCGTATCTACCATCCCGGAGTAGATATCTCCAACCACAAAAGCTTCTAACCCAAAATGCGGGGTACGAACAGGCATTAGATCTTAACTCTCATACTAACAAACTCGTTATTCTCTAGCTCAAACATAACAGAGAAGTTCTTTACAACAGGAACATCGGAATAAGAGCCACAATATATTGAAGACGACAAATCGTTTGCCTTGAATGTAAACGAGTTACTATTGTTTTCAAATACTTCTCCATTGAAAACATCTATTGAGAGATAATAAATCTTTCCTGCATCAATATTAGATAACAAAGGAGTGTAGTTTACTGTAGATGTTTGAACAGGATACATTGTAAATCCCTCATATGGGATTGGGAGTTCATTAACAAACCAGTTAGTCGTATCATTACCGCTGTAAGCAGTATGCTTCAAATCAGTTCTTTCTGGATCGTTGTAGAACCTTATTCTAAAGTGATACGTCTCTGTACTATAGCTTGTATTCAAGAAATCAAAGACTATTGTATCAACATATGTAGTTCCGCAAGACTCTATGAACGAATATGTTTCATCCATAGCCGTTGTGGATACTCCATCATTAACGTCTATTCTAACATAGTAATAAGTGCTACATCTCAAAGCGCTTGAAGTAGATGGGGTAAATGACAAATCAATAGTGCCGCCAGAAGTAACCGAGACTCCTCCTGTTGGGAAAATATCGCCATCTGCGCTAAACCCAACATAAGAGTCAGAACTACTTGCTGAATAAACCAAGGTTGTCATTTCTGGATCTTCATAGAAGTTTACAACAAAGTTGCATGTTCTATCAGTTTCTGCTTCATTCTTAAAGGTCCATTCTACAGCATTGAAAAGTAATGGAAGTCCATATGGGCTATACTCTTCTGGTATCTGCGAAGAAGCCTCGGCCCTAGTCGGAGTTATAAGTCTTATACCAACTCTTAGACCATTTCCAAGTTGATTGTTATCAGTTGTAAATATTCTGTTTTCATCAACTATTTGATACTCAGCAAAATCAGTAGAGTTATTGGTGTTTACTCCGAACACAACATCCGCAGATACAGGTAGCAACTTCGTAGAAGTAAGGATGCCGCTCTTGACTCTACTTGGAAGAACAAAGTTGGTTGTAAAGAAGTGAGTAGAATCGCTTGATATACTCTTGATTACAACGTTCCTAAGCGATGGGCTAAGACCTCTAACTCTGCTCTTCATGACAACCTTGAACTGTATAAACTGTCCAGAGAAGAATGAAATATCAGATGATTGCTCTTTTCCACCAACATAATATTCAAACGGAGCATTAAG